CTTCTGCTGCTGCTGCTCCTTCTGCTGCTGCTGCTCCTTCTGCTGCTGCTGCTCCTTCTGCTGCTGCTGCTCCTTCTGCTGCTGCTGCTCCTTCTGCTCACGCTCCTCAATCTTACGCAGTTGCTCCTCCTCATCCTCGTCGTCCATAAGGCAGAATCCAGTGATCTTGACTGGAGGGCGAATCTTCGTCTGGATGAGCTTCCAAGTGACACCAAAGCCAGTGCCAGTGAACCAGAGGCCACCACACTCAACGAGACCAGCCATATATGTTCCCTGAGGCATCAGGGCAATCGGGTCGTTGTCTTGTGTCTGAGGGCCGAAGAGTTGCTCCTTGTCCATATTGTAAATCTCAATTGTAAACTTGTCATCCCAAAACTGGATCTTCGTCTTCAGCGAAGGTGTCTTGCTGAAGTCAGGCGACGAATCCGTCTTGCTGACCTTGGGATACTTGACAATAGGGGTGAAGAGGGCCTCGGCAACGTCTCGCGACATCGTCTTGCCAAACCACTCCTTCGAGTGTGCTGAAGCATCATTGAGCACCTTGTCCTGGATGGCGGTCATTGCGAGGAACAGTGGGTAAGACGCCTCGGCAGCATCATTCTTCATAGGAATCGACACTGAATACGACTTCTTGCCACTCTCCTCATCGACCATCTCACTCGCTCCCCAAGTGAACATAAGAGGGAACTGAAGGAGAAGCTTCTTGCCTCCATAGTAAATACCACCACTCTTTCCCTTTCCATTCTTATTGACCTTGACGGCACCATACGTCATCTTGTTGACGTCGAAACTCTTGACGTTGGTGATGAGCTCTGCTGCGGAAGACATTGTTGGTTGTTTGTGCGTGACTGGTAAGATACCTTTCATTGTTGTCAAGTCTTTAAATCAATTTTTTGTCAATAGATTTTGTCTAGAGGCCTCCAGATTAGAAAACTCAAAAACTTTATTCATTCTCTTCTTATTGCTATTTACTCTCTACTACTTGACGAAGCAAACGGTATCCAAATAACAACGCGCGACATAACTGTTGCCAGCACGTGAAACCATATGTTCTCCATAATATTGCATGAAATCATTCCAATTTGGTTGAGAATACGACAGTATGGTGACCCCATAAACACAAGTGTCGTGAACCATGTGTCTGGTCTATAAATGTTAATTCCACAAGTGTCTCCATAGTAACGGATGATGAATCCGGAGAAGAAGAGACACCCGATAATAGTGATGAAATACGTAAACCAGATGCTGGCGAGAACTGTGCGAAACATGTTTGTTGATTGGAGTTTAAATGAACCCACTAAAAGCATTTCAATTTTTTAATCACACAGACTCATCAAATGAACTTAAAACTATTTATATAATATATAAAACTAGAAAACAATGGAGCGCCATACTATTCCTCAACTCAAAGTCATTTGTAAGCAGTACAAATTAAAAATATCTGGAAACAAAACTCAACTCGTAGAGAGAATAAACAAGCATTTAAAAGAAACTGCCGCCGCAAAAACCATTCAACGTGTATATCGTGCGAGACTAATTCGTAATTACAACAATTTTAAAGGAAATCATCTTAGAACAAAGTGTGTCAACGAAACCGACTTTTACTCTCTCGACGACTTGTCAGATGTTCCATATGAACAGTTCTTTGCGTTTAAAGATGTTGGCGGGCATGTATATGGATGGAACATTGCTTCACTTTGGAATTTGCTTATTAGAACAAAGCCTGGAGAGAAATTATTGAATCCATATAATTGCCAACCTTTTCCAACAGATGCGTGGGCATCTCTAAATAGCATTTTTCGCATATCAAAGGCGCTGAAGATTAACATAAAATCCAGTTTAGATGTAGACCAAACATATATTAATTCGTTTGAATCAAAACTTCTCTCCACATTTCAACACATAAATTCTCTCGGTAATTATACAGACCATAAATGGGTAATTAACCTGGATTTCAATAAATTACACCGATTTTTATATGAATTAAAAGATATTTGGTTTCATCGCGCAGAAATAGATGTAAACACGCGCAATCTCATCTGTTTTAATCTTCCTTTTGTTAATTACAACCTAAACACTGTGGATTTTGATACATTGAGAGAAATAGCACTAACAACAATCATAAATCTGGTGTATAAAGGACAAAACGAAGAATATCAACAATTGGGGGCTATGTATGTGCTAACTGCTCTTACTATTGTTAGCACAGATGCCGCGAATTCACTGCCGTGGCTCTATGCCAGTGCTGTTTGAGTAAATTCTCTTAAATTCTTGTGCAACTGTATAAAAATTTATAAAACAATAAAGGGAAATTGGTCTTAAAAATTGAAATCAACGCGATAATATATATTAGACCACAAAACGGCTTAAAGAATCTTCGCCATACTTAATCATAACCCGAACAAAGATGTCTTCTACCACAACTACCCCCAAGACTGCTTCCGCCCCCAAGGCTCCTCGTGCGTCCAAGGCATCCAAGAACGCTGCTGCGGCCGCTGTGGCTGAGGTTCCTGTGCCCGCACCTGCCCCCGTTGTTTCGGAGCCTGTCGTCGTGCCTGAGCCTGTTGCCGCTTCGACTGAGGCTGAGTCTGGTCTCTCCCTCTCTGAGGAGTTTAACCAGGTTGTCACTCAGCTCACCTCGGTTCGCACTCTTCTTGCCGGACTCACCTCTCAGGTTCGTCAGCTTCAGCGTCGTTCCGAGAAGGAGCTTCGCACTGCCCAGAAGAGCGGCAAGAAGGTTCGTAAGACGACTGGCAACCGCAACCCCAGTGGTTTTGTGAAGCCCACTCCCATCAGCGATGCTCTGGCCGCTTTCCTCAAGAAGCCCGCTGGAACTCAGATGGCTCGCACTGAGGTGACCCGCGAGATTAACCAGTACATTCGTGCTCACAACCTCCAGGACCCCCAGAACGGTCGCAAGATCAACCCCGACAAGGACCTCCGTAAGCTCCTCAACGTCGAGAAGAACGGCGAGCTCACTTACTTCAACCTCCAGCGCTATATGTCGCCCCACTTCATCAAGACTGCTGCCGCCACCACCGCGTCCGCATCTCAGTAAGGGGCTTATGTAAGAATTAAAAAAAATTAAAAAAATTAAAAAATTAAAAATATGATGTGAATATTAATATTTTTAATTACCAACCAAATATTCAAATGCTTATTCGCACTTTAAAACACAAATCCATTTTGTTCCAACACAAATCGGCACAATTCCACATTGCATTCCTTGTATTCAATTACAAATTTACCTGTATCGATCTCCGATTTCTCTCCGACATTTTTAATTTCAAACATATTCAATATTCTCTCGAACAAATCAACATCTTTAATTGTTAATTCGTTCTTTGACAGTCCTTCACACCAAACATCATAGACCGTAGTTGTTCCTTCTTTTTCATAATCACTACTACAAACCACACACATCGCCCTGAAATCATCGATTGTCATCTTCAATTGAGAGAGAATGCCACTCAACTCGTAGACTACGCAATTCTGTTGGAATACACTAAAATAACGGATAATTCGCTGGCATCCATGAGCAAACAAGTCCATATCCTCACTAATACACGCCCAAGCAACACACGAATTAACCAAATAAGCGCATAACTCGTCTGCTTCATTCACCGCATCTACATATGGAATGCCACACGATTTGAGTAAATATTTTGCTTCATAAATGAGTTTCATACTCAATCTCGTCTTTGTTCTCTCTAATCTTTCAATAACACCGCGCAAAGTGTCATTTATAGCGATGTTCTTGGTTTCAATGTCATCCATCAGCGTCGCATATTGTTCTGCCGCCACGATTCTCATTTTCCGTCGTTCAAGGAGTTTCTCCTTCTTCTCATCGGGTGGCACGCCATCAAAGACAAATAGGGGGATAATGTTGTAATACTTAAAGGTAATTATAGTTTGATAAAGCATTGGAATCAGTTCTCCGTCGACGTTAAGCCGATAAAGAAGGTTGCTCGCGTCAATTACTAATTTCTTGTTTTTCAGTTGGAAGAGAGAACGTTTTGTTATGCTCTCGGCACATTTCTCTTGAAGGAACTTGTTGAGTTTGCGTATCCCCATAATTACGACGTGTTCGTTTAATTATAACAAACCAACACGACGATTATCACAATCAATTTTCCCAAAGTGTCATTCTCATTGTTTTACCGACAACATAATGGGACGTCTTATTCGCTGCCGTTATAAACATCTGTTGCTTGTATTTCTCTCTAATGAATTCAACAAATTCACTGACATCCATCCTATATTTAAATGAACCACCGCAAAATTCAACGAAATCGCTCCAATAAAACAGAACCAACGCTTTCAATACATAATAACAAAAAACGTTTGTCTCTTCCTTATACTTAAGAGTTCCTTTGCCACTTATAATATCATTATAGTCCAGACCCATATAAGCAAGAACCTTATTCATTTGATGGAGAGAAAACGCAACTTCTGCCTGTAGCATTTTATTGACGACAGACAAATCCCCCGACAAAAAGAGGATATTCACAATTTCAGCCCAAGTCTCGGCATACGTCTCATAAAGGTTGAATTCACTTTTAATATCGAACATTTGTTTGACATCTATATCTTTCATATCGAGAGAAAAGTCAAGATTGAACGCGTGAAACGTCTCATGAACGAACACTTTAAACAACTCTTCTTCGCGGAATATACAAATTTCGTTTGATGAAAAACAAGGGCGTGTAACCGCACTGTTTGCGTTATCATAAGAGAGAATATTACCAGAATTCGCAGGCAATTCCTTTTTAAACGGCGTTAAATAACAATAAATCGTTGTCGTTTGACCACAATTTTGCGACAATGAACCCATATCCACAACCATCGTCAGCCATCTAAACATGTCTTCCACTATTGCTTTTTTTCTCTCCACGTTTTCATCATCATAAACCATAATTATTTTGAATTTGCGGTCTTTATACTTATATTCGTATGTCACATAGAACTGGCTTTCCTTCTTAATGTAATCGATTATATGGTCTGGAACAAATGAACTGTTTGTTAATAACGAACACTTTGGAATTTGTTCACGGAGAGAAATGTGAGTTACGTGTGCTGAGTAGTTTATTTTAATTGATTTTATACGCAACATAAGCGCCTTTAAAACTTGTTTTGACTCGTTTGACGAAACTGGCAACTTAATAGCGTCTAATATTGATTCAACGATGTCGAACAACATAAAATATGATGACATTATTATATTCTATTCTAACTATCACAATTATTTATAGTACCGTCGCTCAACTAACCGTTATTTTACGCTTCATTCTCTCCTCCTTCAACTTCACAAACTCTGGAATAATGCTATAGTATCCGGCCTTCTTAACTAAACAAGTGTCAACTATCTTATGCTTAATACTTCTAGGTAAATCATCGTATTTGAATATGGTTTTTCCCGAATAAGTTATTAATCGATAATGTGATCCAGTGTGGTCAAGAATAACATAGTATTCAGGCTCAAACTTCTGAACATTGTCTTCTAATTGTCCGCACAGGAGAACATTTTCTAAATCGTCCTTGTTATAGTTCTCACTTGAGAGAATGATTGTTTTAAGCTTGAGGACTCTCTCCAACGTGTGAATCGCCCAGACATCACCCCAAAATGAACACGTCTTGATTTTTCTTTTAAAAGTTGCCAAGTCACTAATTCCATTCATAAAATTGAATTCGGCAGCATTCGCCTTAGCAACCGACAATTTATCTACGACGTCCTTCAAATACTCTTTAATTTTAGAAATTTCACCGATAATTGCCTTCTTTTTAATGCGATCTTTCTCGGCCTTACCAGTTTCGGACATTGCCTTGGCGTCTTCCTTTATTTTCTCTTTAGTAGCAGTCAAATTGGCGACTTCCGTGTAAATAGCATCGTGAAGTGTCTTGTAATTCATAAACAATTCTTCACTTGCTTCGGCAGCCACCATTTCTCTCAATTTAGCAACTGAGAGAACCCGCCCAATACCAACATAAGCATCTCTTAAGCTAGCGAACAAACAGTTACCACCTCCTTCATTGTCAACTATTCCATATTTTGAACTACGCATAAGTTTTTGAACCCACGCTGTCTTTTCATCCACTGAAAACAACGGTTCTGGTTCTTCATCGTCTTCAAATACACCAAGGGGGACATCGAGTAGTTGCTCTTCAACCTCTTGTTGTAATGGTATAACATATTCATCTGATGTTGGCGCGTGCTTCTTAGTTGTCTTGGACTCTTTCACAATTGCATACTTGGAGAGAAATTCAGGTATAGCAAATGAATAAAGCAGGGGGTCGTTCAAAGAATTCAAATCAACATCACTTTCAGAGTCGAGCACATTAGGCAAATCAACCGACATCATCTCAAAAACACCTATCTGAGAGACAATTTTCTCTCCATCTTTCACCAAATATATTGGAAAATAAATGATGTTTTTATCTGCTACATAGTCATAACGATAATTACCAACGGCTAAATGAATAGTTAAACCTGTGTCAATGTCATACTCATAGAGCTGACCTTCTTTATCTAAATCGTCGCCACTAATTCCCTTTTCTTCAGCATAAGTAATTGAAGGATTTAATATAGATTTTACCATAAGTTATAATCTAAATTAATATTTAATTTTATTTTTAAATGATAAAAATCACTAAAATAAAATAAGTTGTACCACCACCTTAATTTGCCTCAATTATGTCAACCAAATCAAGCATCTTGAAAATCGCCTTGTTTGAAAGGCCTGGGTTTGTCTTCTTGTTAATATTGGCAATAGTATTCACCTTTTCAACAATATCAGCATATTTAGAATGTTTTTTGATGAACGACATTGACCCGCTTACCAACCCAAAAATAGTTGTAACAACCTCCTCAATCTTGTTCATACTTGTCTTAGTTGTCCTCTCTTTCTCAACAACATCATACAACCTGTAAAAAATGTCTACTATCTTGTCTGCCTGAACCATATCAATGATACACAATTGAACAAAAAATCCCACAAGGGCACGACGCTCACCATTTTCAGTGTTAATCTTGCAAAATTCATCGTAATTCTCTTCGGGATTACACCATCTAACGTTATCAAACCGTCCCATAACACCCGCCAAATGTCCCTCAAATACATCACGCATACTCTCATACTTGACAATCATATCCTTCATAAACCGAGCATATACATTGGCAAAAAACGCATTTCCACTGCTAATCGCAAAGATAACCTCGTTAATCTCTCGCATACACGAGTCATTAACATCGTGATTGTATAGAATCTCGAACATCTTATCACGAATAATATCATAATTATCATTTGTCAGCTTATTTAGCTGTTTCTTCATTTCGCTAATAACCAACTCATTTGCGCTCCGTTCTTCATCCACCACGACTGTCTTGTTAAAACTGCGAATTGACGCCCAGTCATTGCCGTCGTCAGGTTGTTGCTGTCCAAAATCCTTGCGTTTCTTGAAAATAGGCGTCTTAATGTAGTCTGGCGAACCCACCTTCTCGGCAAGACGATTGATAATGTTCTTAGCCATTTCAGGCAATACATAGTCGAACCCATTAAAAATAAAGCCATCAATGACATCCATCGGATACTTATAAACCGCCTTTGCTGATGGCGATGTCTGTTCAACAAGATATGTATGGTCGTAATTGTCCTTGTCCATGGCAGAAGCTATACTTTTATGACTCTCTCTATTTAAATCTATTTTATATATTTATAATAAGAGACTTAAACAGAATACATCATTTTATAGTAGTTTATCGCGCCTGCTATAATGGACATTCAGTGTGATGCCGCCGCAGAAATGTCGTTTGAGACGTGGGAGGATGAGAATGTAAATCTCAAGAATAAGCTCCTTCGTGGAGTGTATGGTTATGGTTTTGAGAACCCGAGCCCTATCCAAAAGAAGGCGATTATTCCCCTGTCTCTCGGAAAGGACGTTATTGCTCAGGCTCAGTCTGGAACAGGAAAGACTGGCGCATTTACTATTGGCGCACTACAGGTTCTCGATGATAAGTTGAATGAATCGCAGGTTCTTATTCTCTCCCCAACCCGCGAGTTGTCTCGCCAAACTCATATGGTTATCAGCGCTCTTGCCATTCAAATGAACGTGAATTGTAAGTTGCTAGTTGGTGGTACGTCGATTGACGATGACAAGAAAGACCTCGAGACAAAGCCACACGTTATTATTGGATGCCCTGGGCGTGTCCACGATATGATGAAGCGCGGATATTTGAAGACCAACCGAATTCGCATGTTCATCCTAGACGAGGCAGACGAGATGCTGTCCAGTGGGTTCAAGGATCAGATTTACAATGTATTCCAGTATCTCTCGTCACAGGTACAAGTTGCGCTGTTCAGTGCCACTATGCCAGAAGAACTTGAGACACTTACAAGCAAGTTTATGCGAAATCCTGTTCAAATTCGCGTGAAGCAGGAGATGTTGACTCTTCAAGGAATTAGGCAGTATTATGTTGCTGTTGAAAACGACGAGGACAAGTTTCTAGTTCTTAAGGACATTTTCTCGCTTATTAGTGTCTCACAATGTATCATTTATTGTAACAGCATCAAACGCACTGAGGATTTATATAGTGCTATGAAGCAAGATGACTTTCCAGTTACACAGATTCACAGCGAAATGACAGAGGACGAGAGAAAGGAGGCATACACCAGTTTCAAGACAGGGCAATCACGTGTTCTCATTTCGACCGACCTCTTTTCGCGCGGAATTGACATTCAGCAAGTGAGTATTGTCATTAATTTCGACATTCCAAAGAGTGTTCACACATATCTTCATCGCATTGGTCGTTCTGGACGTTGGGGGCGAAAGGGAGTCGGCATCAACTTCGTCACCAAGCGTGATATGCCCCGGTTGACCGAAGTCGAAAAGCACTATTCAACTAAGATTGACGAGCTTCCCAACGACTTTATGAAAGACGCATATTAAACATATTTTGTTGTTGTATATCTTGATCCAGAATTATTTCCCATAGAGAAAGTAGACCAAAGTGACATAACAATTGTTCCATTTCTGTGATAAAAATAAGATGACATTAATTTTTTCGAGTATTTAACTAAAATCGTTAAACTAAATATTATTTATTGTATGTTTAGTTTAACATGTTCCAATTACCAATTGAGTATATAAAAGATAAACACGAATTACCTGCCACTATAGTGGATGACCTTGAACTGACAACTGTTCGCGATTCTTCAGCAACCAAACCTCTTTATAATTATTTACTATCCCCTCAAACCACATATGGAGAGAAACTTGTTCCATTATGGAGCAAGTATTTCACAACTTGCCCCAAATACTTAAAAGAAACCAGACAAATCTTGTCCGAATACAAAAACATCTCTCTTGAAACCGACAAAATCGACGTATTTGATTCTAAATGGCAGGAGATTAAACGCGACTCAGCATTTGACAGCAAATACTTTTACATTGATGTAAAACTACTGGCATTTCTCAACAAGTATCCCCTTATTTTACAGGGGATTTCTCTCTACAACTTTGGTGCCCCATTTCTCAGCCTGTTAGCACCAGTATTCATGTTTATTTTGCCGTTCTTTTTACTAAAAGCAACCGGCGTCGCAATAACATTAACTACCTACAGAACCATACTTGTAGAACAATTAAAACGACAAGCATTTTGGCGCATTTTCTCTCAAGAAAGTGGGTCAATTCAGCATAAACTATATTTGCTCTTCTCAGTCGTAATGTATATATTTAATGTTTATCAGAATATAGTTATGTGTGTTAAATTTTACAAGAACTTCAACTACATATTTGACTTCTTTAACAAAGCATCCAATTATATGGACTATATTTCGAGAGAAATGAAGAAGTTCGGCGAATATTGTGGTCCATCAAACTTATACGAATCATTTAACGTCGCAACCAACACAGCATATCACGTCATTAGGAGTCATTGTGATAAATTGACTCGTCTTCAGCCGTTTACATTTTCTCTCACTAAATTCGGTTATATTGGTCAAGTAATGCACACATTCTATGAATTTAAACACAGTGAAGCACTACAGTCGGCAATCGACTATTCTCTCCAATATTTCGGCTATTTAGACACAATTAAAGGAATACAGCATAATTTAGAGGCAGGACACATTAATTTTGGAACTATTAAAGAGACGACGCGCAAGACGCCACATATGAAAGGAGTATATTATCCAAATCTGGCTGGTTCGCAGAATTGTGTTAAAAATAATCTGAAATTCGCAAAGAATTTTGTCATAAGCGGACCAAACGCATCTGGAAAAACGACGCTTCTTAAGACAATTCTCTCCAATATAATATTTACTCAACAAACAGCGTGTGGATTCTATACTTCTTGCCTCATTAGGCCGTATCATCGCTTACATTGTTACTTAAACATACCAGATACTAGTGGTAGAGACAGCTTGTTTCAAGCAGAAGCCAGACGATGTAAAGATATTATAGAACTCATTAACGCCGACATTTCTCTCAACCACTTTTGTATATTTGATGAACTATATTCAGGGACAAACCCGTATGAAGCTGTTGCGAGCGCCTTCTCATATTTAGCATATTTGGCGAAATACCAAAACGTGAATATAATGATTACAACACATTTCTTGAATTTGTGTGAATTGTTGGAGAGAAAAGAAAAATATGTTCCTTTACAGATGGAAACTGATGTGGTTGGTGGTGATGCCGTTTATAAATACAAGATTAAAAAGGGGGTCTCTAGTGTTAGATGTGGCATTCGTGTATTAAGACAACTCAATTATCCTCAAGAAATATTAGATAAAGTCGCCGAATTTTCGTTCAATTAAACGATTAATTATGTGTTATTATTCCAAATGTTAAGTAATATAGTTAGTCAAGTTGCTCTATTTGGAACACCAATCATTATGGTGTGTTTAATGATAGCACTTATTTGTATATTTATTTATTTCAATCGTCGTATCGATCGCGTTGTTGACAGAGTGAATACTCTCTCAGAATTAGTGAGTGTTCTTCAGGAATTAGTAAATACGCAGGCACAACACGTTGCTATTGAGACTACTGCTCCTGTGGATGATAGTGCACCCGAGCAAAAGAAGGTTGTCCACGTTGCCGAGCAATTGGCTGGAGAGAAAATAGTTGTTTCGGATGATGAGGATAATTATGTTTCTTCAAGTGAAGAAGAGGATGAAGACGTAAACTTAATGATTGAGGACGAGGATGTTGAACTAAGTGAGCCGTTAATTACCGTTACTAAGATGGAGCATTCACCGGAACCGGTGGAAAATGTGTCCGAACTCGATGCCAATGTGTGCGATCTCGGCGCCAATGTGTGCGATCTCGGCGCCAATGTGTGCGATCTCGATGCCAATGTGTGCGATCTCGGCGCCAATGTGTGCGATCTCGGCGCCAATGTGTCCGAACTCGATGCCAATGTGTCCGAACTCGGCGCCAATGTGTGCGATCTCGGTGCCAATGTGTGCGATCTCGGTGCCATTCAAGTTGATGCCGAACCCTCTCTTGTTGACGATGACGTGATTAGTGTCGTTTCCCTTTCGATACCAGAGCCTCAACTCGAAGAAATCTGCACTAACGCTGTTCTTAAGGAGAAGTTTCTCTCAACCAATTATCGCGGATATAAAGTGAATCAGTTAAGAGACCTCGCAACAGACCTTCATCTTATCAAGGAAAAGGACGCAGCTAAGCTTAAGAAGAACGAACTCCTCACTTTTTTAGATAAAACCTATGTCGGCTTAAAGAATTAAAATACTTATATAATATACACAAATGAGCTGGGCTACTTGTTATTCTGCTTGTAACAACATTCATTATTCGGAACCACCTCTTATGAGCGATGGTCGCAATTTTACAAACTGGATTCCTGCTTGCGACATAAATACACGTCTTGTTAAGAGTATAGGCATTTCAAACAATCACGATTATAGGCAACATCTTATTAACAATGCTGACAACCTCATCGCCAAGAATCAATTGAACGCGTGCGAACACGTCAGTGGAAACAATTCTGTTTATGGTCGAACAACTTTTACAAATGGTATTAAGCACATATACAAGTCAGTCACTGACGCACACGCACCATATGGTTATGAACACAGTGATTTAAAGTCGATGTACTTAACCAGAACTGCTCTTAATGACCGAATGCGTGCGCCTCTTCTCAATCAAGAGCAGTTACTCAGAATGCCTAAATAAAACATATTTAAACGCATCTTATTAAAAATATTCATAGATTATTCAAATGAATATTTTGAGTTTTGATGTCGGCATTAAAAACCTAGCTTATTGCCTTGTAAATGTCACAGACGCTAATTCTAAACAGTTCAACATTCTCGATTGGGGTGTCATTAATTTAATGTCATCCGGACCACAGACTGACTTTCAGCCCTGTGCATTGTGTAAAAAGAAGGCAACTCTCCAAACGGTCTCTAATGATCGACACTATTGCGCAATACACGCAAAAAAAGACACCCATTTTAAGCCAATAGACAATAAATTTAAAGAGTTTTCCGTCATCCATTCTCTCGACAAAATCCCAGTTAAGAGATTAAATGATTTTATTTCTCACAATTCCATCATAATTCCTGGAACAAAGAAACTTCTCAAGTGCGAATTACTGGAAATTGTTAAGAAATTCATTTCAGATTGGTGTTTTGTTAAATATGGAAGTGGAGAGAAAAAGAAGAAAGCCAATGATTTTGACTTAGTTCGCTTGGGCATCGCATTAAGAGACAAATTTGACGCCACGTTTTCACCCGAAATTAGAAGTACTATAGACAAAATCGTCATCGAGAACCAGATAGGTCCACTAGCAATCCGGATGAAATCTCTTCAAGGAATGATTACGCAATACTTTATTATGAACGGCTTGGAAGACATTTCAAATATTTCAGCGTCAAATAAGCTTAAGATGTTTAAACAAGATAGCGAAGATGATGAACATACCAAATATAAGGAGAGAAAAGACAAATCAGTAGAAATCGTCGCAAAACTCGTGGAAAACACACCAAAATGGGGAGATGTCTTTAAAAATACCACCAAAAAAGACGACTTGGCGGATTCTCTCCTTCAAGCACTTTGGTATTCTTCAACGCAATAAAAATAAACAACTTAAAAATAAGAGAATTATATATTTGTATTGCGTCTTACTTAAAATTAAAAGTTCTATCATATTCATAATAAAATGAACTTTGGAGAAAGCGAAATCATCGATATCGGAATAGACACATTGGATGACAATTTTGGTTCTAATAATTCAGGAAACTTCGGTTCTGGTGTTGAAATGTTTATGAACACAAAATCTCTCAATAAGTCGTCTTCTGGAGGTGGTCTGGAGACAGTAGCCGATATCGAAAATGAGTTAAACTCTCTTTCAGTTGGTTTAGAGGATGAACCAATTAAAATAGAGACATCCGAACCTTTTTCCTTCAACCGCTCAAATGACAATTCATTCAGTAAGCCTACCGAAGTAAGGTTTAATAATGCGCCGTCAGAGATGAAATTCAACAATATTGTAGAAGACAACGTTGGTCTAGGAGCAGCAACAAAGAATACAGCCGATGCTTCTGAAACATGGGATGGATTCAAGAAATTCAACGATATTCCAGTTAATCCAACGCTCGATGTTCCAAAAGATGCTCCTATGTCTAGGGATGACCTTTTGAGAGAAAAACACACCTACATTAAGAAACTCGAGTATTTAGAGAGAAAGCACAAGGTTGAACTTAGTAAAAAATACACACTCGAGTCCAATCTCAATGAAATGAAGGCTGAATATGAGACGATTGTTGCCGATCTTGAGAAGCAGAATAGCGTTCAATTTCAGTCCAAGATGTTAATGGCATTTGTAACTGGAATCGAATATTTAAACAAGAAGTTTGACCCATTTGATGTGGATTTAGATGGATGGGGTGAGGGAGTCAACGAGAATATTAATGAATATGACGATGTTTTTGCTGAATTACACGAGAAATACAAGTCAAAGGCGAAGATGGCACCTGAACTCAAGTTGCTTTTTATGCTAGGTGGTAGTGCCGTTATGACTCACATGACCAACACAGTATTCAAGTCGTCAATGCCTGGAATGGAGGATATTATGAGACAGAATCCTGAACTGGCGCATCAACTAACACAAGCCGCAGCCAAGAGTATGGCAGAGAAATCGCCGGGATTTGGTGGATTTATGGGGGATTTAATGGGTTCTAATAGCAAGCAACAACAGCAAAAGCCTCCACAAACAAATCGTCCACAAACGAATCGTCCAGACGTCGAGATGAGCCGTGGCGGAAACAACGTGTCAACTATGGATGATGATTCAGTACCACTTAACGTGTTTGGTGCCTCTCTCGATGATCCTACCTTAAATTCATTCAAACCAAGTACGACGAGACCTGAAATGAAGGGTCCCGGCGATTTAAATGATATTCTGGCTGGACTCAAGACCAAAAATGTGGCTGTTAAACCAACAACATTACAAGCACCGGCTGAAAAGACAAAACGTGGACGCAAGCCGATTTCAGAGAGAAACAGCCTAAGTTTGGATATTTAGGCAAAAAATTGATTCTTTGATGTTCTGATATGTTTAAATCAAATCATCAAAACACAACAAAATGAGCGGACAGCGACTCTCACACGAAATTGCAAACCACTTGCAATTCGACGATTACTATATGAAACAAATTTCATCGCGTTTGAATGAAAAAAACAAGGCGAAGATTTACAGGGAGTTGGCTGTTATTTGCAATTATCCTTCACACAAATATGGCATTGATTGTCAAAATCACTGCGAAACCAACTTTAAGAGTGCCGTCGCGTGTTTTAACAACCAATCCACGCGTGAATATATCCAAAAGAGCGCAACATTAAAAACAATTTACCTTGAAATTCTGCGTGATTACGAGTATGAATACAAAATTGTTATCAATGACAACAATTCATAATAATCTAGACATAATACATATATGAAAAACTTGTATGTTTTTATTATTTTAGTTGTTCTAATAGCAGCGGTTGTATATATGTTTAAGAGAAAGCATAATAATAATCGAAATGCTTTATTGTTGAGAGATGATTTATATTTTTATCCTGCGCGATTCCCAGTTGCTAGACCGCCAGTGAGACACCATGAAGCGCATCATCGGCGTCATTAAACTCCACCAGTTTTTTTTGCTTGTTCAAGAATCTTCAGCGCGTTTTGGATTTCTTCCTCACTAATGTTGTTGTCTCCGTCAGTGTCAATAGCATCGTGAAGACGTTTCATATTTTCTGGAAGAATACAGAGTTTACTGTGTTCATTAAGAAGATGTGTGGCTAATATATGGAATGCGGCAGTTACTATGATTGAGAGAATGATGTCGCGTGTAACTGAAAATGCAATGCTGAATATTACGAGTTGCTTAAATAAAGTGTGTTGTAATAGCTTCTTTTGATTTTTAGTGAGCTTGATTGGAACGAATCTTGAGAGAAGATTTAGTGTAAGCAGTATGATGCCAGTGAAATACTTGTTATTGTTGAGTGCGTTGATGTAGCTTAAAATCATTGAGTATAATATATTGGTGTATAAAATTTATTGCCATTGGGCCTAAAATTTATTGCCATTGGGCCTAAAATTTATTGCCATTGGGCCTAAAATTTATTGCCATTGGGCCTAAAATTTATTGCCATTGGGCCTAAAATTTATTGCCATTTTGTCTTATTACCGCACAAACATATTCCAATTACGAACTATTTTCTTTGTCATTGCCTCACGTTTTAACCTCATATTTCGCAATAAAGGTCGCATTTTCTGCCTAATTCCAGCGGTGAATCCCTCGCTTTCTCTCCTATACAAATGATACGCAACCAACCCAACAACAAAAACAAACATAAGAACTACATTCCATAAGGGCATTTTACTTTATAGAGAGAAAATGCTTTAAGCATAAAACGATTCAGTACCCTTTCCAGCACTGGCAACCGTCCCCTCTGGAGCCTCTGTCGTAGCACCAACAACATCGCGATTCACCGGCATCTCATTTGCAGAGGAAGAACGAAGAGCACGCTCGATACACTCTAAATCCATAGAGTTTAACTTATCTTTACACTTATCTTCCACCAACTTATCATCATCCGTAAGAGGAGGAGGCACCTGAGCATCAGGATTAACATCCATTCCCTCAATACCCTGATGAGCAATGTGAATGAGAGAAATCGCAGCAATAGCCGCTAATATACCCGAATTACGATTGGTATAACGAGCAACAAGGAGAACAGCCACAACCAACGCCAACTTTCCTAAACCAGTGCGAACAACTCCACCAATCATCTGTGGTCTCATATATGTAATTAAAACAATCAAAGCAATGAGTGCGATTTCAGTGTAATGCATTGTATAGTTATATATAAGATAAATAATATATTTTCGTTGGTGTTAATATATTTTTGTTAAAATCAAATAACTAATAAAAAGACCGAAGAAGTTCTTTGAAAATAGGTCCAACACATTATAAAATGCGTTCTTGATATAGTATGGAAACACCGCAACAACTCCGTATAACGACCAAAATATAAAGAAATACCAAAACAACTTTGAACCACTCTCTCCAACATATTTCTGGTAAATCTCATAAAAATACATTAAAAATGGCACAAATCCAAGTGCGACGCCTGTTAATGTTGGTATTATCTGCATTTCACCTAAATATCCCATCACTAACATTACCCAGTTCAAAACTAATATATATGAAATCGAATTGAAATTTGTTTTAAATATTCCAAACAAACTTAACTCGTGCGCAATGTTCTTATGTTCCAAATAAATCAAATAAACTATAAGTGAAAAAAGCATTGTCGGTGTTGTTATACTCCAATCCAAATATCGTTTAGGCGTAACATTTGAAACATTGTTGAAATTGGCGACCAACCAACCATAGAATACTGCTTCTATGCTTTGAACTCCCAACTCCATAGCAAGCACTTGTCTTAAAATGTTCTGTTCTTTTGGAACATCTACATATAACGCGCCCATCTCAATGATTCCTGTTACTATTTGGATCACTACAGATATTACTAGCGTCGTAAAAAAGAGTTTCTTTGGATTTTCAACCAACCCCATAACTTATATATAGCTCTCGGCAAATAAGTTAAAACAACTATTGTGCTATGAAATAAATTAAATAACCTGATTTATTACTAGACTTAATAAGTTCCAACCTACATATCAATTATCTCCCTTATTTTTTTAGAAAGAAATGGTGAAATAATATTGTATACTAAATTAACATACATATTCGTATTTACTATTTGTATTTTTGTTAAATTTTTGCTATATTCACTTGAAATGAGTTTAGCAAGTCTAATTCCAACATCTACCTGCATAAAATGTTTTAATCCAAACCCCGACGCATCGAATATCCATTTCCATTGTTTATCTTTAGGCAATTCACATCTATAATGTTGTATTATGCTTTCAGCGTCATAATACATTTTTGAGTCCGCCGGTCTTGTGTAATAGACATCGTCACTTAATTTTACTAGGGAATGACTTAATGGATCAATGGCGCAATGTACGCATTTGTATGACATGTTGTAGTTCACTTAATTTAACAAACAAAATAAAGTGAATTCACTGACATTTCGGAGTTGAACCTTTGGTTTATGGCCTCTAGTGTTTTTAAATAAATTTACTGAATTATGATTGTGCTGGAAAGAATAAGTATCAAGAAGCCCGCCGGCAGGAATACTTAAAGAAGACGAACCTGAAGCATCTTAAAAACATAGAGAGAAGCAACAACGGCAACAACCGTAACAACGCCAGAATGTTTAGCACCAATGATAGAACCCGCTAAAGAGTTAAGAAAAGGGTAAACTAAAACAACAACCAGGACAACCAGTAAAACCTCAAGAAGACCACTGTTAAGCCACATATCTGTTATACCATATAACAAGAAAATAACGCCAAAACAATCAGTTTAACATTAATTAATTTGGTTATATAAAATAAAAAATATCTCATTTTTTTATAGTTATCATATGACATCGCTTAATTATTCGGAATATAACGTGGATGCTTCTGAAGTAGTAGGATTTGAGAAACCACGCTTTAATAAACCTCCGAAAAATCAAACTATCAAGAAGAAACGCAACGTATCCAATCTCTTAAAGACAATGAATACTCGCCCTTCTCTCGAAATTACCGAACAAGAGGAAGATGAAGAGGAAACCGATTGGAATGCAGCATATTCAGGAAAAATAGAATTGCCCACACCTCCTCAAATGGAAAAACAACACGAAACTTTTACACCAAAGGAGGAACAGCGACCCGCATATGTTCCTTATTATGCTACACAAGCATATGAACCAGTTGCTAAAGACCAAGTTATGGAAAAGATGAACTATATGATACACCTTCTTGAGGAGCAGAAGGACGAGAAGAGCGGTGGTGTAGTTGAAGAACTTATTTTATACGGGTTTCTCGGTGTCTTTATGATTTTTATGGTTGACTCATTTTCCAAGGTTGGACGCAGATACACACGATAACTCACTTATCTCATTCTCGCAACTAATCCACCCAGCAATTTCGGGCGTTGTTTCCACCCACAAATGCTGCCTAAATTCTTCTGTAGAGAGAAGATGATTAAGTATCTCAATCCGCTTCATCGGCGACTTATGCGTAACGAAGTTCTTCGAGTGTTTCCAGAGCCATTCAAACCGCAAAAGGTCATGTCGTGTGGGGAATCCACGCACAAGTATGATTGGCTTCCACGACCACCCCTTGGTTGACCTGGCACCACCGCTAATTTCTGCGTTATGCTGACGAATCCGGCGAGAGAAGCAATTTGTCGCCCCTACATACGTGCGGGTTTCCTCCACATTTTGAATACAATAACACGTTAATAGGTCGTCTGTCTGTGTCTTCGACATATATTATTGTGTATGTCTTTAAATATTATAGCCATACGCAATAAATTCAAGATAAAATAAACGTTTCTCTCGCGTGAAGAGGATGTGACGCATAATTATAGAAATAATACGACGTTTTTGAGTGGAATGATTGAGAACATACAGCCGAAATCGCACTAATGAGCGCTCCATTATGCGCTATACTTTCTATGACCAGCACCTTTGTCCTTATTTTAGTCGCCAATACATTTAAAAAACCATTGATGAACGTGGATTCATCAGTGTTATTAAAACTCGCAATACAATCCAGTGATTTCTCTCCGTCAAATGTCGTTTCAGTGTCCTTAAAAACATAAAGCGAGAGAAGAGCACCGCATTGTTCTGACATCACAGCATACATTTGATACACATTTGACTCTAACATATGTGTAATGTTTGCTGTTGCCGGCATAATCAAGCATTTAAACGTACTTTTGAACGTATGCTCGTATTGTGTGAGGATTGACGTGTCATTAATGTTTAATATGCTGGTAAGCGGGGGCAAAGCAAACGTCTTCTTCCTTAATCTCAGATTGTAAAAGAGTTTCTCGAGAGAAAATCCATGAGTCATATAAGCACACAGTGGAACAATAAAATGCGTCTCTCCTTCTCTCTTAAATAAGCAGACCTGATTGCTTTTTTGTTGGTTAGCATAATACGTGTAAATCAACTTGGGTGCCACATCTTTCTTACGGTGTTTGGAGTCAACACATAAAAAATCCACATAATTCAGTGGAATTCGCGTTGAATTAACCTTGTTGTCATGTGTAGTTTCACTGAAATAACAAGTCATTGGTCTCCCGGTTATGGCACCTATCATCGTCCCGTTTGTATTTAAATACGCTATGTTGCTTGGACGGTCGCAATATTTAAAATGAGAAAGTATATTTGCAGGAGACGGAGAGAAATCCACTTCTTTACTCCTGATAAAATGGGTTCTCACAAGTTCACAAAAGGCCGATACTGTTTCAGGTATGCTGTCACCAATATCCTCAAATGCGATGTTTCGGTAGTAATACCTGCTGGTTTTGCTGACTGGCGCTGGATTTATGACACGATTTGGGGTCAGCCACAACATCGTGTTCCAGTAATGAAACACTGGCTGTTTAGACCAAAAGGGCCATTTTATTGCTATTGCGACCTTTATTGAGAGAAATAGGATTACAATTATGGCAAATGCCTTTAAAATTAGCATTAATTAAACTACATTGAGGTTTAATTAACGGCTATTATTGCGAAATAATTCAATGTCTTTTCTCATATTTTTTAACTGTTCTTCTTCTCTTAACTACTTTTGTCTTTCTAGTCTTAATCTTTCGATTTCGTTTCACGCTTTTTCGCTTCTTACCTCCATGAGGCAACCGAGGGAGAGGCCCTACTACTACATCTGCTACAGGCATAGCTACTACATCTGCTACAGGCATGAAGAAACCATCAGGGTTTCCACTATTAATCAAGTCTCGTCCTGGATAAATAGTTGGATATACCCTGTCGTCGAATATTTTGGCTGATATAAGATTTAATCCTGGCACTACATCTTCTGTATTAACATCTCTAGTGTCAACTTGAAGCAACCGGGAATCAGTGAGATCAACGTGCTCTAAGTATGCACCTCGCATATAGCAACGATTAATAGAACTGTTTTTTAAGTTTACATTGTTGAATGATGTTTTTTCAAATGAACTATTTCTGAATTCACATTTTTTCATTTCACAATCTTTAATATACGCATAGTCAAAATTTGCTACCATTTCAATTCCTGACTTGAACTTGCAGTTTAAAAAAATACAGTATTGAAGATCTGCTTTTCCAATCATAAACTCTGTGTCGTAAAACATAAATGCTCTGCATTCAAACGGATCACTATCATAATCGAATACATCATTACCGAATAATATCATATCCGAATTTATTAATTTATATGCAATATTGTTCCGAACAAGTGAGTTATTACGCATTCTTGTAATAAATTCATTCATTTCCATAGTAACAATTTCTAAATTTTCTGGAGCAATTATCATATCTGGTCGTGGTAGATCTAGATTCATAACCATTTTTGTATATATATTTATATTATATAAAAATATAAAAATATAAAAATTAACCTCTTAAATAAAAATGTGCATTAAGAGAATAATCACTAACTGCTATTATTACGCATTTCGAATGTTGCTAAAATCAAAATGTATCATCGCGCAGTTTGTAAGACTTATTTTCAGGAACCCCGTGTTTTTGCTCGAACCAACGTATTCCGTTTTTATATTGTGGAATAAGATTGGCTTTGCCATACCATATATGTTATCCACTTGTTAGTCATCGCCAATTACAATAAATTTGCCCATATCGTTGATAACCTTTGATGAATGACAATGCAAACACATGATATCGTTTATGAAATCATGTTTTATATGGGTTTACTAATTCGGTCTATAAAGAATATACAAATATTGGTGATCATATTGGACCGGCATCAGGTCTATCTTCCCCTGAACTATGAATCCATACTGTTTTGCGAGAGATAATATCTGGTCGTGTGGCTCCATGTAAAACTGGTGGATATTCTTGCGGACTTGGCTCGTCTTGTCGTCTTTAAGTGTCTCCTCAAATGTCGCACTGTTCTTTGGTGCGTTTAACTTGAAATCTGCCTTGTAATTGAACCCATTAAATTTAACCAGAGACTTCGTAAGGCGTTCTTTCGCGTATTTTTGAGGGGACACGAGCAGGAGAGGGTCGGCTACTGGCAAAATCGGGTTGAATTTCTCTCTATCCACAAGATGTAGAACGAGATAGCCACCAGGTCTCAGCCAACTATAGCAGTTCTCAAAGAATTGCCCCTTGTTTTTGATATAATAGATTGTAAAATACATACAGAGCACGTGGCTAAATTTGCCGTGTTCGAACTGCATCGGCGTCATAACATCCCCCTGGGCGAATTTTACGCCATCGTAGTTAAGCCGGGCACGATTTACCATGTCCGCCGATTTATCAATTCCCTGGACTTTGAACCCCTTTTCTTTAAGAGCAGCACAATGGCTACCAGTGCCGCATCCCACGTCGAGTATATTGGCTTTTGTGCGATCCGCATGAGTTGCCCGCAACATTTCGTTTATTTCATAATCAACTTTGGCGTCATTAAATGTCAATTGGTCGTAAATCTTGCTGTAAAATGTGTCATAGACGTCATCGCCTTGATGTGTCTCAAATGGCTTTGTTTGACCAGTGAACCCCTCTATGTTTGAGCTGTTTTGGTAGCCGTTTAAAAGAGGTACAGTGCGCAGCACATAATAAAGCACAATGACTGCGATTATTAACACTAGCAACTGTGCACTTTTCATGTTATTGATATATAATGGAGTTAAAATATATTCATTTAAAAACGTGTTAAATAAAACGTGTTAAATAAAACGTGTTAATAAAATATAAATTAGTGTAAATGTCTGCTCAAATAACACTAATCGAAGACATTCGCGCCGAAGCCGACTTTAAAGGCAAGTCTTTTTCAGGCTATAAACGAGCCGATGTTAAGAAAGAACTGCTTAAGTCGCTATTCGCCGGGAAAGTTGAGAATGCCTGTTATTGGTGTGCGGAATTGATTTGTTGCGGGGCTTTCATCGACATTTGGGATGTTGTGACAGTATTCGTCGGGAAATATATCCATCTCGCAAATGTCAAGTTGCCTATATACTTGGATATCCGTTATAATACCTTTAAAGACATAGTAGTAGGCGGATATTTAGACAATGAACTAAAATTGCGTAATCACGCCGGAATTCGCGACTTGTTTGCCGAGATTGTGGTGGTTCTATGTGGCTCTCATAAAAAACACAATTTCGAGAGAATCAAAGTGAAACCCGCTGAACTCGACATTATGGAGATGAAGGGGCGACTGAAAGCACCAAATGTTGGCTATGCCAGCGCGTCTTTTAAGAAAGACGACCCCAAGGAACTCTTTATCCCGCTCAACGAGTTCGCTTACCACGTTTCGAATGAATCAAAAAATATGTTGCTGGCTTGCTTCTGGGTCGAGTGGATGCTTGAGTTTGAGAAGGTTTGTAAAAAGAAAAAAGAGGTGTGCCAGTGTCAAGCACGGGATTTTGTAGCAAAGATGCAGACGGACCCGATTTGGATGGTTTGGGACGTGATTTTCGCGGAAGTCGGGAGGCGTCGCCTAAACAATAAAGTCTTACAGTCACTGATGAATCTCTTCTGTATCCGCTATAATGCCGCGGCAAAACGAAAGCGGATTTACTTGCTCTACTTCGCCGTGTCGCTGCTTACGGAGAAGTATGAAGTGAAGAATGACGTCATCCAAAATAAAGACACTATTGAAGTCATTAAGAAGCAAATAGACACGATTTACAAGGAAATCAAGAAGAATGAGATTACGCCCGTGCCAGTCGTAGACAATATGAATTATATGTTTAATAGTGAGGGTGGAAAGGCGTTGAACGCGGGCGAGTTTGAAAAGACTATGGGGAAATTGGAGATGATGTTTGGAAAAACAAATTAATAAACCCCCATCGCTTTCTCCCTCTGTTCCGCGTAATCCACAATGGGTCTCACATAATCCCCGCGGTCTCCGTCTGGTTTATGTATTTCTTTCACCTCAACATCTCGCAATTCAGGCACCCATCGCTTGATATATGTCGCATCTGAGTCATGTTCCTTTGAATGATTCCATGGATTAAATATCTTTACATAAGGCAAGTTGTCAAAAATTGTATTCTGCCAATTCAAGCTATTTGACGCGATATCGTAGTCAACTAGTTTCGTCGCAAAGTAGCGTTCGCCTTCTCTCCAATCAATAAGTAATATCTTTGAGAGAAAACTTGCCACCAGCATTCGCCCCCGATTGTGCATATATCCCGTTGTATTCAGTTGTCTCATCGCAGCATCCACCAGAGGGAAGCCTGTTCGCCCCTCTTTCCACGCATCCAGCCACTTCTTGTTCCTCGTCCACTTGATTGGCGGCCTCTTCAGCACTCCATCCGGGTAAGCAAACAGCACATGAGCGTAAAAGTCGCGCCAGATCAGTTGCCGAAGCAACGCCGGTATGCCCTTAACCGCCCGATACATCTCACGCACCGAAACGCATCCGAATTTCAAGTAAGCCGATGCCTGTGTAGTGGGAAGTGATAGTGTATCGCGGGTTTTGTCGTAATCGCGGAGGGATTTTGCTGATGTCAGCACTTTTAGCCCCGCCTTCCGCCCACCTTTCACCGCGATTTCGGGGTTTGGTGTTGTGAATCGGGTGTATGCCTCTTCTAATGTAATATTACCGTCGCCAGCAACCTTATGCCACTTTATGTTGCGTTTCGAAGAGGGCTTATTTATTGCTATTTTTAGCACTGCCTCATAAAACGGAGTGAATACCTTGTATGCCGTACCGCTTCCCGTCACCACGTCGCCTGGTCGCGTCAAATAAAAGTCTGCTTCGCTAACGATCTTAACACCCAACCCCTCAACCAGTTCTTTATCGCGTTTCACAGCATACGGGGTGTAATCCTCGTTGAATCCAACTGCTGTCGCACCAGTTTCCTTAACAACACGCTTCATCAGGGTCGTCGTGTCGCCGTAAAGTGTGACAAGCGGACATTCGGTCGCCAATTCATCCAGACTTTCAATCATAAATTGCACCGATGCGTCGGATTTATACTTGTTTTCGCTGGTCACTTGTTCCGGTGTGAAAATGAAGACGGGCACAACCGCGTCGCAAACGGCAGCCAAGGCATTGAGAGAAGTATTGTCGACGACACGCAAATCGCGATGAAACAGGAACACTCCGATTTTATGGGGTTTCATTTATAATTAACACATTTATTTTTTATATGAATATACTTCAAACGAATAAAATGTTAGACATCTTCGCCGACATCTCCAAGTTCTCTCGCATTAGCGATTATTTACCCATCCTTAACGGCGCCATCTTAGCCGAGATTCTTATTATTTCCACGTTATTTTACACGACCATCTTCAAAAGCAGCCAACTGGAACGTTGGTACACTAGATATGGCCTGTCCGCAGTAATTGTCGATATTCTCATCTTAGTCATCGGTATAATTATCGCCCGAGCACTTTATTCACGCATATTCGGAGAGAAATTCAACATCATTTGGTTCGTTTTGTTGGTTCTTGGTATTCAAATCATCCACGATGTGCTCTTTTATTTCTTATTTGCCGCAGTTCCAGTTGGAACGAATAAGATGCTTGACCTCTTTAAGGATTACGCCAAAGAAGTAAAGGGGGGTGCGATTCTGGGTGATAGCATCATGATTGCGATTGCCACACTGGCTGCGTCGCTTTTCGCGGGTGGTTCTCTCAATACTAACATCATCATGATTGTGGTACTCACTTATGTCTTGCCGTATATCTTACATACTAAGTAATAAACACTTTATTTTTTCTGTTTGTTATTTTTTGTTATTTTTGTTATTTTTGTTATTTTTGTTATTTTTGTTATTTTTGTTATTTTTGTTATTTTTGTTATTTTTGTTATTTTTGTTTTTCTTATACGTCTTGCGATGCTTCTTTGTTTGACGTTTGTGTGTCTTACGCTTTCTTCCTCCTGATGTTTTGTTTTCCGACAATTTTGTGGTGATGGTGTCTATTTTTGCCTGTATGTATGGAAGTTGGTCACATCTACCGTTTGATTTACAAAAATCTTTATAAATTGAGATGGCATTGTTATAATTATCAAGGGCTTTTGTTAACTCAGTATAATCTTCAAATGTTTCGTTTTTGTCACCTTTCATAAGGTAAGAATCACCTATACGCTGATATAAATCGCATTGACTTATGGGATCGTCGTTGTATTCCATGCTTTTAGTAAACATTTCTATTGCTGCATCATAGTAACCACCCGACTTGAGAGATATACCAGTCATTCGGTATTCTTCCGCCACTGCATTATCCATCTCTGTATAATCAAACTCGTCATCTGCTCGACTGAATGCTGGAGCACTCATAAACAAATCATGTTGCTTTTTATAATGTTGTTTAATTTGGTTCATACGCATATCATGACCGCTTAATATTTGTTCCATTGATATAATATACAATAACATTTTAAATTTAAGAAGGAGGTATTGCCATTCACTCAACTTGATATAGTAACATTTGGTTTATGGCGTAGTCCGTTCTGGGCGATAGCATCATGATTGCGATTGCCACACTACTTGCGTCTCTGCTTGCCGGTGTTTCTCTCAATGCCAACATAATCACTTTGATTGTCGTGAGTTATGTGTTGCCTTATGTGTTACATACTAAATAAATACGTTGTGACCTTGTCTCCAAACACTCGCTCCACTGAATTCACATTGTGTTCCATGTCATCAATGAAAACAACGTGTTCAAAATCGTCAAAATCCAGCACATTAGCAATGTAGTCGCCTTTTGACTCGTTGTTCGTGTAATGTATTGCTGTTTTAGGAGTAATTCCAACTTGTTTCAAGTGCGAAATTGTCAAATCAGCCAAATCTGACGATCGTGCTGTAACAAACACCAAAATGCTACCAGTGGCATTTATTCTCTCCATAAAATCAGTGAATCCTGCTTCATCAACATGAACCGGCTCACCTTTTTGAATTTGATGCACCCATTCTTTTAGCACTTCTTGATCTGAAATATCGTAGTTGCGTGTTCGCTCATAATAGTCGTCGAATCGTTCTCTCCACCACTTCTTGCCGAGTTTCTCAAAGACAATTACTGTGTCGTCTATATCACACAATACAAGTGTATTCCGCTGGATTGGAATTTCTTTAAAGGATTTTACCGATAACATTTTATATATATACATATTCATAAAAATGCGTCATTTGTAATGGAAACTATTTTACAAATCAACTTAAACCAACTTGTTATAAATTAATGTCGTCAAGAAAAACAACACACCGCCCCAAATAGTGTCCATAGCAACGGTAATTGGCGACCATTTGGAGAGAATTGCGTAATTTGTAAACTCATAGACAGCATATGTTGAGATACCAAGCACAAAAGCGTCAAATGGCGTTCCATTAACACGAATTACGAAATAATATAGTGCTAATAATAGAAAAACATACACAATTATGGTAGGAATAACGCGTAGTTGTATCGGACTACCTTGTATTGCTGTGACTTGCTTGTTAAACCACGCAGTCGTAGCTGTCAAGTATATTCCGTCTAAAGCTAGCATTGTAACAGCAGGTAAAGCAATCATTGTAACCGATGGAATACGCATTTATTATGTGGAGAGATATATTTATTAAGAAAGGTCTAATATATAATTCACAAATTCTGCGTTATTCTCTCTACATTTGTTTTTGTAGCTATTGTAAAGGTCGGAACCGCTTAGTCGCAGATGTTCTATCTTCAAAAACAACTCATCTAACACATTAATTGGATATGCCTTCACTATTTCAATTAACGGAACAAACATTCCTTGAAGTCTGAACACCTTGTTCAAATATTTTCTCTTCTTAGTGGTATGCTCGTCCATTCTTAGTTAATTGAGAGAAAGTTTACTCGATACTTGCCGTTAAAAATTAGGGTTTTCGCGAAATACGTGTTGTCGTCTGACATCGTCCTTAGCAACGGATTTTTATGGTCATACCTAGCAAAAATGGTGAATTCGCAAATAATTTTTCTCTATAGGCATTATGATTTTGGGTTTTGGACATTTATAAATGTCCATTTTTCAAAAGTCTTGTTTTCTCCCCGAAATTCCAGTATTTTTTAGAAGCCTTACCATAATGGTCACAAAATTTTACAGAGAAGCCTAAAAAATATGGTGTCATTTTTTCTCAGTCTCATGGATGTCCGATTTTGTCCGTTTATGTCCGTATACATTTGTTATTGAATATGGTGTCATTTTGAATGAAAATTCTAGGCGATTTTTTCATTTCCATTTTTGGAAATATGCCAACTAGTTGGATTGACGGCAAACCAAAACAACGTCAGAAATAATAACTGGCCATTCTCAATCATTTCCATTAATCGCTTGGACCTAGACTACATTATATATGGTAACAAAATGATTACTTTACATTTATGATTGTATTCACTAGAAAGCACGGTAATACCGCGTCCTTAGCAACGGATTCCTATGGTCTCACCTAGCAAAAATGGTGAATTCGCAAATAATTTTTCTCTATAGACACTTCGATTTTGACTTTTGGACATTTATAAATGTCCATTTTTCAAAAGTCCTCTTTTCTCCCTGAAATTTCAATATTTTTTAGTGACCTTACCATAATGGTCACAAAATTTCAAAGGGACTCATAAAAATTATGGTGTCATTTTTTCTCAGTCACAAGGACATCAGTGTATGGTCACAAAATTTCAGGAATTTCCTCATAAAAATGTGACTGAATGTGGTGTTGGTTCAGTGTCAAATTCTAGGCGATTTTTTCATTTCCAAATTTTGGAAATGTCCATTGTTGCCCGACTTCGCCCATAAGACCATATTCAGTCACATATTTTGGCGGCAATCCTTCGCAATTTCCACATTTTTCCTCCAAATCGCCCCGAACATTCACATTCATCCAAAGCAATTTAAACAATAATTTATTAACCTATTTATATTAATATGCCATGTACGACATTTTACTATGAATGCAACGAATGTGATTATATGTCTTATCATTTATATGAATGCCGAACTCATTTCACTGAATCCAGACATGTTATGCGTAAAGTCACAAAGACCGCCACAAATAACCTTTATTACTGCGACGATTGCTCATATGTTTGTTCTAAACAAAGTGACTATCAAAAGCATGTTGAAACCGGCAAACACAAGTCAATAGATAAACCAAAAGCGAATACTTGTGATAAGTGCGGAAAATCATACGAAACAATGTCTGGTCTCTGGAAACACGGTCGAAAATGTATGAAAACCACTTCTCAATCAATGGAAATCATCATAGTTCAGCTACTTAAAGACAATCAGGAGTTTAAACAACTTATAATCGAGCAAAATAAGCAAATGATGGAGTTGGCAAGCAAAACAACCAATACGACAAACATAACCAACAATAACAAGTTCAATCTCACTGTATTTTTAAATGATACGTGTAAAGATGCTGTAAACATGTCGGACTTTATAAAGATGTTAACAGTGACAATGACAGACTTGGAGACAACAGGCAAACTCGGCTTTATTGAAGGAATAACAGGCGTCATTGTGCGTAAATTGCGCGAACTTGACATTTTAAAGCGGCCGATCCATTGTAATGACCTGAAACGCGAGTCTGTCTATGTGAAAGACAACGATAAGTGGGAAAAAGAGCAAGATGACAAGCCAAAACTTCTATCGGCAATACAATCCGTCAGTAATAAAAACATAAAACAACTGCAACAGTGGAAAGAAGAGAATCCAGACTGTGTAGAGCCGACATCCTCTAAAAACGACGATTACTTATATATGTTCAAGAATAGCATGGGAGGAGCAACAGACGAAGAGGAAGACAAAAATATACAAAAGGTTATGAAGAATATTATCAAGGAGGTTGTTATCGATAAGGATAATATACCAGTAAAATGAGATATACACGTAAAATGAGATATACACGTAAAATGAGATATACACGTAAAATAGAAATGTTACCTTCTTTTTCTCTCAATTTGTATATGATGAGGCTTATTCCGTCATTTTATGCACACATTCTAAGTGCGTTTCTTATGCTTGTGGCGGTTATAGTGGCCGCTCTGAATTTCTCGAAAATCATACGACTTGACGCTTATTCTCTCACAAAGTTGTTTCTTATTGCGAGTATAGCAGTTGGTGTGCACGGACTTTCACATCAAGGTTTGGAGAGAATATACAATTACAATCCAATGATTGCTTAAATACTTAAAGATATTTTAATAAATAATTAAAATGTCTTGTTGGTGGCGTGCCTCTACAAATACCTTGTATAATTTGAGCACATTTAGTAAAATAAAATTTAATGATGAAATTTATGAAATAGATTTCTATGTTGGCGATGAAATAGCATTTCAATTTAACTATTTACAAGAAAGAGAAAAATATTACAACAAAGCAAAACACGAAATTATTGAACTATTGGGTTATTCTTAATACATTTGCCTCGCACAAACTATTACAAATTGTTCGTAGTCATTATATTTCCAAATCGTCAGCCAATTATCGGGATTCATTTTATTAAGTACCTCTTCAGTAAATACACCAAACTCTTTAGGAGGACTAACACCATCAACTTCAATATCGCGTTTCTTGTCTTCGATTATCTCATTAATTGCGGTCAATACCGCTTTAGCAGTGGAATACACCGCAGCCGTGTCAATTTGTTCATAAATTTTTCTCTCGGCTGAAATCCACTGAATTGTCCAGCACTTTGTCGTCATTTTGAATATATATATCTTTATTTATATTCAATTTTTTTACCACTTTGTTGTTAAATCCGTTTCATTTTCTCTCGACATATTAAATGGAAGTCATACAAGTTCTTAAATATTTACTCATTATTGTGATAGTCGCTATGTTAGGTCTCAATGTCTTCGCGTATTTAGCGAGAGGCACCGAGATAGCTAGCGATACACTCCGAATTTTGGTGAGACTTACAGAGAGAATAACCGGACAACTCTTCAGAACTACGCTGACTGGCACGAAAACTGGATTGAAAGTGGTTGGTGGGGCGGTTGATGATTTGGAGCGCGTGGTTGACGGTGGATTAGAGAGACAGAATAAGAAGGCATCCCATGTCGCCAAGAGTGGTTTCTGTTATGTCGGCGAGCAGACGTGTGTTAGCGTAACTGAAAATGACACGTGTATGTCAGGAGACGTGTTTCCGACGATGGATGTTTGCATCAACCCGAAATTGAGGACACGACAAGGAATGAATCAATAATTGCCTGCTTAATATTTATTAGTTTCAGTGAATTCACTCAAAATGTAGTAGTCTAACAATTGAATTAAGACACCATAATAAGTTAATAATTTCACTGAGATTTTGAGAAATACCACCGCAAACTGAAATAAGGCGGGAACACATTCATACTCTTATCCGTTTTCATGTTCGGACCTTTACCACTTACATTCATAATTTCAGCCGGAGACAAGCCATAATTGAAGTAACGCAGGTCTGAAATAAGACCAGAAAACCCACCATTCATATTCACATACACATCGCCATAATTCTGCTTTGGAACATCGCTCAATTCGTGGCGTTTTGCAATGTTTCCGTTGACATACACATCCAAATTGCGCCCTTCCAGCCTAATCAGCACGTGTATCCACTTGTTAAGCGGGATGCTGTCAATCTCAATGCGTTCATCGATGTTCTTAAATGTGTTCATAACAACAACCAGAGCATTCTTATTTGGATGAATATAAAGACCGGGCGCGTTATTCGGGAAATTCATGCCTATGCGCTCGCCATCAAACGAAATCTTGTCATTTCCCTTGTGAAAAACGTGCTTATATTGACCCCTCAAGTATTCCAGGTCGTCAATATAAATCCAAGTGGAATAAGTGAATTCGGCACCAGTGTCTTGGTCGACAGAGCGTTTCAAGGGAATAGAGTGCTTGGATGCGGGATTTTGTGGAATAACAACCAGTTTCTTGGCGTCTTTCATTCCATTCACTAGGACAGGTGAATTTTTAGGTGTGAAAAAGTAAACAAGCGTTTGAACACCGACACGCATAAGTAAAACGAACGCAATTATAACCAAGACAAGAAATGCTAATTTAGCAACGAAACTGTTGGATTGAAGAAATTCTTTAGTGGCAGAGACTGCGTGAGGACTCTCAAAGCCGTGAAACGCGTTGGCCATTTTCTTTCTTAATTCATCGGCACTTCCGCGAATACCAGATGTTATAGTTGAATAGCTCATTTTGTATATATAAGAAAAATATTTTAAGTTTGCTTCTAATTTATAACTAAATGATGTATATACCATCGTTTGAAGAATTAATAAATGAAGCTAATTAGTTTTATTTTAAAGTTCCAAACTGTTCACTTCACGGTTGTTCTCCATAAAAGCCATCTTAATGCGATATTTATTGAAGATGGCTCCTATAGAACCAATGCCATAACCAGAACCATAACCATCCTTGTAAATGTTGTATGCTTCGGTTGGGTTAATCGCGCGGCCAATGTATTTCAATGATGCTACATATCCATTGAACCCTCCGTCTGGCGTCACAAGCACATTGGAAGCGGGGTCAGACTTTGGAACGCCTGGCATCATACACGTTCTAACGAGTTTTCCATCTAAATATACGTCCATCGCACGTCCTTCGAGAGAAATTGTGAGATTCGTCCATTTTTGAAGAGGCACGTTTTCTAAAACACAAGTATGAATGTGCCCGGTCTCAGTCTGAGATGACGGATAAACGGCCATACTGATGTGAATGTTATTCATTGATGGTGCTAAGAATACGGATGGAGACGGATCATTTTTCTTGTCTGTGCGTCCGAATATAACCTTAGGCTCACCGAGACGGTAATTCCAATCACTTATAAAGAACCATACGGAATAAGTGTAGTCGGTTGATGTATTGGTTGGTAATCGGGATGGACTAATGACGTCAGATTGTCGAGCATTGTGCATATGTATAAGTTTGGCGCTTGAACTAATACCACCAAAGAAATAAGAGTATAAAACATACACAGCCAATATGGCAATTATTGTAATAATGACATTTCGCACGTTCATATATATTTATATAAATATATTTTTTAATTTCTCTCCCTTAAAGGAATGTTTTCCCATTTAACATCTTAAATTTCTTGTAATTATAGTCAATAGTCGCTTTGCTCACTGGGGAATCATAGTATCGCACGTGTCCAATTCCACCACTGATTCCATTGTTTTCTCCGACGGTCATAATATCATATGACATATAAGGGACAATTCCGCTTTCAGTTGCCACCAACTTGGAATCAATAAATACATCCACTATGCCTCGGTCATACGTAATTACAAAATTGGTCCACCGTTGAGGTGTGATTTTTCCTTCATAAATAGTCTTTTTTTCTACACGAACACGTATTTTCTGTGTGGCCTGGTTATATTCGACTATGGGTTTTGCGCCATAATTGAAAATCGGAGTGTATTTGTTGCGCCCAGGTTGGCTATGAATAAACGACCAAAATGATACGGAATAATGATAATTATGAGTATTTTTTGTGCCATCATTAAATTCTCCAATGCTTCTTAATGAAGACAAATGAACTGGTTCATCAAGAATGATTTTGCCTTCGCCCTCTATCTTTCTCTGGGCTTTTGGATATAACCAGAAAATAACAACGCACGCGGCGACAACAGCGATTGTGATTGGATTTATTGTAAAGTGCAAGTTTAAAAAGCGTTTAATTATGTATTTGTATACAAGAAAAGAAGCACCGACGACAATTGCTAAATTAAAAATGTCGCCAATTATAGGAATATTAAACATTCCGTAGAACGCTATGGTTGCTACAACCAAGGTGACAGTAATTAAAACCCATGACATAGTGGTGGCGTTTGGAATAAGTGTATACATAACCATAATAAATAGTCCAAACAATATAAGAAGGTTGGTTGCCAGTGATGTCTTTGTAAAAACAATATAGAGAGAAATGGCGGCATATATGACTGTTGCTAGTGCCATTTTATGTGTTTTAATGAATTCCAGCATTATATATATAATAAAGATAATTCAAACAAAAAGACGCTAATGTTACTTTAAGTGGTTTTGCATGGTCTTCTTGCCGTGACAATTGCGACAGAGTGCTACTAAGTTATCGACGTTATTACTGCCACCAAATTGTAAGTCAATCACGTGATCCACCTCAAATGTGGCTTCCAGCATATCTCCACAATGCTGACATTTCCAAGCTTGTTGCGATGCCACATATTTCTTCTTTGTTTCACTAACACTGCGTTTATTATTGATGTTTCCACCCGAGTTTAACATTCGTTTCATTTGTGGTTTCATAAGAGGCTCACTCATATTACCAGACATCATATCAAAAAACGGCGCGGAAACGGACTTATCAACAGGCATATATTTCACCAAATTCCCAGCGCATTTAATGAAATCCCTGCTATTTTTGGGGTCTTTCTTCATAAGTAGGTAGAGAGAAAACCCGACAAAAGCAATCGTCGCCATCTTATAGTATTTCGTGTAATTCTTCAACATTTTTGTATATATTCCGTCGTGATATGTGTTATATAGTAAAAATCCGGTTAATCCAAATACGATGAGTTCGAGTTTCATTTGTGTATTATATATTCATTAGAAAAACGGACAACAAATTAACTAAGTTTCATATGTCTTATACAAGTAAATGATTAATCCGCCGAGTGATGCGATTGTTCCGTAGAATAAATATTTTTTGTGCATTTTCAAGAGGGTTTTCTCTCTTTCTGCTGGAGTATAGTTGGCGTGGTAGGCTTCAAGGCTTTCTTGTAGGCTCAACTCCCGCTTGCCAAGCTTACTGTTTATTTTGTTGTGAATAAAGTGAACCCAGTAAATAAGAGACTGGCGATTTTCTAAATATGGCGTAACTGGGTAAGCATCGAGCAATTTCAGGAATTCGTTTGCAATTTCGACATCGGGCATAAATAGCGCGAAATTCTGGATTAACTCGTAGTATTTTTTTCGGAGTGTCTCTGTTGGTGCCATACTGTAATTCATGGCGACGGTGTGTAAAAAGAACCAATAATGAGGACCCCATATCTCCGCATTTAATTTCACCATATTTAAAGTGAAACGATATAAAAATATGACAGAACAGACATATAAGCAAATTATATGTCCAAATATACATTTAATTCCAGTACAAGTAGTGCTGTTACTGGAACCAAGTTCAATAATGCATCTCACGTCACAGATAAGAGTCTATTGTCCGATTTAAATATGATCGTCTCTAAACAACCAATAACAAGCGTCGGCATTATTCCATTTACAATTAACAACCACACGAGAGAAATAAAGTATTTGATGATTCAGAGAAAACACAGTGTCGGGTTTGTGGATTTTGTGCGTGGTAAATATATTCTCCACAATAAGATGCAAATCGTTAGTTTGCTGTCGGTTATGACTGAAACGGAACATTTACGGTTGGTTAATGACGATTTTGGCGTAGTGTGGAGAGAAATGTGGGGAGGTCCAGAGGATTCTGTCGCTCGAGAGAAATTGGAGCATTTGCGCAAAGGAGTGATAACTAATTACAATTTTTATACACTGATCGATTGCATTAAAGAGGCATCTATTCAACAACGTTGGATGTATAATGACTGGGGATTCCCTAAAGGTCGCAAGAATTTTAACGAAACTGACATGAATTGTGCTACACGCGAATTCAGTGAGGAAACAGGAATAAGTGATACACTTCTCTCTGTTATTACCAACATAGTCCCGTATGAAGAAATATTTACCGGCTCTAATTTTAAGGCGTATAAACATAAATATTATTTAGCATACATTGAAAATGGCCAAAAGACGATAAATTTAGATGGATTTCAGCGCGAAGAGGTGGGTAATATGGAATGGAAGACATTAAATGAGGCATTGGACTGTATTCGAGATTATCACGTGGAGAGAAAGGATATATTGAAAAAGGTCGAGTTGTTAATTAGAAATATGAAATTGTTTAATTGATTTCTTGTGATTATATAGTATATAAATGGAAGAAGGAGAACAAATTAAAATTAAGATAAAGAAAAAAACAAAAGACGATCAGCCTAGAAAAAAGAAGGCGACTAGAACAAAGAAGGCGACTAGAACAAAGAAATTTAAGGTGGTTGAAGAGACACCTATTAATGTCGATGAAGTGATTGAAAAACTTAAAACACTCACGGAAGGCGATGACTACAAGAAGTTTCTCTCCAAACTAGAACTCTTTAATCGTCAAAGTTTGGAGGAAATCAAGACGAAAACTAAAGTAGCCGAGTTTGCTTCACTTTATCCACATATCGACGATCCTCTTTTTAATGTCAAAATATCACAAAAGAAGGAGTTTCACGATTTAAAGACAGATGATAAGATCTACGATGTCAATGAACACGGCGATGAATTGTGTAATCAGGTGGATTTCGAGCTACTTCCACACCAGCATTTTGTTCGCAATTTTCTCTCCTTTCACACACCATATAATAGTCTTCTTCTTTTTCACGGACTAGGAACCGGTAAGACGTGCTCGGGCATTTCAGTGTGTGAAGAAATGCGCGATTACATGAAACAAATGGGAATTAACAAGCGAATTATAATTATAGCCCCGCCGAATATTCTCGATAACTTTCGGCTTCAACTCTTTGATGAGAGAAAACTGAAGCTGATAAATGGATATTGGAATCTCAACGCGTGCACTGGAAACAAGTTCATTAAGGAGATAAATCCGATGAATATGCGTGGTCTCTCCAAACAACAAATCGTTAAACAGATTAAAAACATCATCAACTCGTACTACGCGTTCTTTGGTCCTGACAAGTTTGCCAATTATGTAGAGCGAATTTTGGCTCAATTCAAAGACACGGCAGACCCTGAAGTAAAGACGAGGAGAGAAATCACTGCTCTTAAACGTGAATTTAGTAACCGTTTAATTCTCATCGACGAAGTCCACAATATTAGGAGCGAAGACACTGAAAGCAAGAAGGTGGCCCGTTATTTGTTCCAAGTAATTAAAAATGCGGAAAATTTGAAGTTGCTTCTTCTCTCGGCTACACCAATGTTTAACAGTCACGATGAAATAGTATGGCTTCTTAATCTGATGAATCTAAATGATGGGCGACCTGAAATAGAAATAAGCGACGTTTTTGATAAATCAGGTGAATTCAAGAAAGATTCAGATGGAAATGAAGTAGGCAGAGAGTTGCTTAGTCGTAAAGCGACTGGATATATCTCTTATTTACGTGGAGAGAACCCATATACATTCCCATTTAGACTATATATGAAGAATGCCGATGTAAGTCCGCCATCAATACAGATGAATGACGCCGAAATTGAAGATGAGACCCAGTTAAAGCACATTGAATTATGTATGACTCGGTTGGACAAATATCAAACTTCTGCCTATAAATACATTATTGAAGAATTGAGGAAAAATAAGCCGGAACACTTTAATGCCGGTGTCAGTGGTATGGGGTATAGTATCTTAAGCAACCCTATTCAGGCTCTAAATATGACTTATCCAGCGGATTTAGAGGATGAACCAGAAGAACTCGTTGGAAAGCGCGGAATGGCGGCGACTATGAAGTTCGTCAAGGAAACTAAACGCAAATTCCAGTATAGAGACGCTGTCCTCGGAAAGTATGGCCGTATATTCTCTCAAAAAGAAATCGGCAAATATAGTGCTAAAATAAAGTTCATTATTGACAAAATACTCCAGTCAGAGGGGATTGTGTTGATTTATTCGCAATATATAGAAGGTGGCTGTGTTCCCCTGGCATTAGCACTAGAAGAAGCGGGAATAACTCGTTATGGCGAAGAACAAAACCTGTTTTTAAAGACACCGGCGAAACCAATTGATGCGGTTTCTCTCAAGGAGACGGCAGTCGAACATCCTGCGAAATACATTATGATTACTGGTGACGGCGATTTCTCTCCGAATAATGTGGCGGAAGTTAAAGCATCAACTGGTTTGGACAATATTAATGGAGAGAAAGTCAAAGTTGTCATAATTTCGTCGGCTGGGTCAGAAGGCATAGACTTTAAATACATACGTCAAGTTCATATATTAGACCCGTGGTTCAATATCAATCGTATTGAACAAATTATTGGACGAGGTGTTCGTTTTTGTAGCCACAAAGACCTGCCAATCGAGAAGAGAAATGTGGAGATTTACTTACACGCCAGTACATTTGACGATGATTCGGTTGAAACGGCGGATAGATATGTATATCGTCTGGCGGAACAGAAAGCAGTTAAAATAGGCCAGGTTGCTCGTGTTCTCAAGGAAACGGCGGTTGATTGTAATTTGAATAAGTCTGTGTATAGTGAAGAGAAGATGAATCAAACGATAACCATATCTACATCCTCGATGAGAGGAGAGAAAAAGGGATACAAAGTAGGTGATAAGACGTTTTCAACAATGTGCGACTATATGGCAGACTGTGATTATAAGTGTCAGCCAGAATCACGTGTGAATGAAGGAGAAGAAAACATGGATACTTACTCAGAAAGCTTTATTCAACACAACAATGACATCATCATCAATAAAATAAGAGCAATTTACAAAGATGGCTATATTTTTACAAAATTATACATTTATGGAGTGTTGAACAAGTATAAGCCATATCCGGATATGCAGATAAACAGTGCTCTTGACAGGATGGTTAATGATAAGAGTGTTTACATATATGACCAGTTCAATAGACGTGGAAACTTGGCAAATGTAAAAGAATATTATTTTTTCCAGCCAGTCGAGTTGGATGACGTTAAAATTTCTCTCTATGATAGATCACACCCAATTGACGGGAAATTTCCGTATATTAAAGTCAAATTACCAGAAGAAATAGCAGACAATGACAAGATGGAGTTTAGTATAACTAATTATATTCGCGAATTGCGTGTGCATTTTAGTGATTCACAGAAAAAACACGATTACACCGCTATTACGAAAGAAGTTGATTGGTACAAGTCAGCGGGAAATGCAAGAAGTAGGTTGGAAAAAATAATAGAAAAAGATGGAGAATTTAACAGAATTGTAGTTGAACATATGATAGACACAACTGAATTTAATGAACGCATCAAATTATATGAATATATATTGGATGAAGCGCATTCCGCGAAATCAGACCTTAACAAACTATTACACGAAGCAATAAAAAATAGGATAATTTCTCTCGGTGGAAAGAAGTTTGTCTTGTTGATTGAAACTGACGTATTGAAGACATTTGTATTTAATGATGGTAAATTAGAAGAAGCAACACCTAGAGACAATGAACGCGTTAAAGAAGACGTTATTCGAAAAATGAATGATATGAAGTTTAACAATTTATTGGCATTTAATTCTTATTTTAACAAGAAATATATAGTTTTTAAGACACGAGATACGACACAAACACGCAACAGTGGTGCTAGGTGCGATCAGAAGACGAAGAGTGGAATAGAGGCAGAAATAACGGAGTTGTTAAAGAGCGCAAGAATAGATGAGACACTGGCGCCACATAGTGAAACAAAGAAAGGATTAGCAAAAACAAAGAAAATACAAAATGCGAAGGAGTTGTGTGCTGATTTAGAGATATTACATCGTTATTTTGACATGAAGAAATGGAATGACGTAAAATGGTATTTGACGGCTGAAGAATATGCCCTAAATCAACAAAACAAATAAAAAAATTGAATTTAAAATTTAAAAATATGTGTATAGTATATCCACTCTATAATGCAACAACCACCGTCCATTCCAGGCCCACAGACACCACCTGGACCTCCACCACTGGTTAGAAATGTCCCAGCCCCACAGACACCACCTGGACCTCCACCACTGGTTAGAAATGTCCCAGCCCCACAGACACCCGTTAAAAAAGAGCTAGAACTCGTTGAAAAATCTCCATCACCGCCTACACGTGGCATTAAATCGCAAGGAGCAATGATAGCTCCTCCTCCTGGATTGTATCAAGAAAAACCCGAAACAGAAGCAGCAGCAGCCGCATCCTCAGTAGTAACAGATAAAAAGCGTCATCAAGGCATTTACATGCAAACTGTCCTTGTTCGCAAGATTCACTTGGATATCAATGAGATTGGTGGCAATATTGCGGCTAATCTTGAGAAGAAACTCCGACAAGAGATTGAGAGTAAGTGTATTAGGGAGGGTTACGTAAAGCCAAGAAGCACGAAGATTCTATCATATTCGTGTGGCGTTCTCAAGTCAAACAAGGTTGAGTTCGTTGTCACGTGTGAATGTCTCATTTGTCGTCCAGTGGAAGGCATGAAGATATTCAAATGCATTGTCAAGAACATAACAAAAGCCGGAATTCGCGCTGAACTCCGCACTGAAGGCGACGAACAATCTCCAATTGTCGCATTTATAGCACGGGATCACCATTATGACAACAAGTATTTCGCATCAGTGAAAGAAGATGACGAAATAAATGTTCGTGTAATAGGCCAACGCTACGAGTTAAATGACACATATGTGTCAATCATTGCCGAACTTATGGAACCAAAGGAAAAGGCATCTGCCGTGTCCTATTCTATTCAGGGCAAAAAGAAGAAGCTCAAATTAGTAATTAGCGAATAAATACTTAAAAACAACACCATTGATATTTTTATTTGTGAAATGTCGCTAATTCAAACAAAAGAAAAAATAGAAAGCCTTCATAGGCCATATCAAATTCAAATACTTAGGATTCTAAAGAAACACGACGTGGATTTCAACGAAAATCGTAATGGAGTATTTTTTAATTTGGCGAAATTGGACGAAGCAACTTTGACAGATATTGATAAGTATCTCAGTTATGTTGACCAGCAAATAAATTTTCTCTCAGAGCACGAGAAGCAAAAGGATTTATATAAAGAAAACTACTTTAAGAATGTTGACCATAATATAACTATCAATAAAGACTTGATTCTCTAACTCCAATATGTGCGACTTTGAAAAATACCAGAAATTTATGTATACAAATGAAAATGTTGAACGACTAATGAGAGAAACTGAAGAATTTATTAGTAAGACGTCTGATAATAAATTCTTTAAACAAAGAGAAAAGAAACAACAACAGCTGCCAAAAAAACAACAGCTGCCAAAAAAACACCAACATCAACATCCCATTTTTTGGCTTCTTTACAAAATGGTGAGTGTTGAAGATTTTTTCACAAAAGAAACCATTGTGGAAGAACTGAATTTTAGAATCAAGTTTGTTGAGATGATTAAAAAGGATGCTGGCTGGATGAAGGCAAACAAACTCAAAATTTCACAAGTCGAGGGAGAAGCGATGGATGCTGGTGATATTCCACTTCTTGGTGCTTTTTTTAGAGCGGTGTGTCTGCACAACAAAGTCTCAGTTATGGTTATTAAAGCAAACCTTTTTAAAACGATTCTGTGTGATGAAGTAGATGATGTTCCCAAGTTTATAATTCAGTATGATGGAGAGAAATTTGAGTTTGTTGACGAGAAAGAAGTTGAACTCCGAGCAAAACACGCCAGAGACAATTTATTCGAGTTTTCAAAGCCACTTCGTGCGATTAGCGCGTATAAAGTCGACGAACTCAGAGAAATCGCAAGAAGAGTGGGGGTTGATAGTACAGGTTTTCTGAAAAAGCCACTTTATGAGAAGATTTTGTCGAGTATAATGTTTTAAACGTGTGCTATTGACGGTGATTTAAGAAAATTGAATATTAATTGTAAAAAGCATAATAATAAAATATATACCTTTTATATACATATCATGACCACGTCAAACAAACAAGACACATTCAAGATGTATTATGAGAAATTCGTGACTTCACGGAAAAACAATCTTGAATTGGAGGTTCGGTTTGGCACAAAGGGTAAAAGAATTACGAAAATTGACTTTGACAACGTGATTCAAAAACTTTTGTCGGCTGGCTTTGAGATCGAGGATCCAGCACTGTATTTACTTCGTGTTCAGACTGAATACTACGACAAAATCACTGGAAAAATTAAAACTTCCAACATTCGCACGGAAATCGATTCATTTTATGGCGTTCAGAATTATTGTCGCAGCAACGATTTATATGACAAGCAGGGACAGATTGACAAAGACATTTCATTTATTCGTAAGCAACAATTGAAAAAAAACGATTTTCAGGGGCAAGATGAGCCAATGAGACCGATTGACTTCGACGATTTTAGTTTTAGAGTTTCTCTACAAGAAGAGAAGCGTCTTAATCCTGAGAGCGACCATATTCTTAAACAAACAATCGACGATTGGAAGAATTTGAAGAAGGTTTTCCGTCTTCTCAAACGTACTACATTTGTACATCCAATTTATCCAGTAAGAATTGATATGAGCGTTGTTCGGTCGTCGTCTCTCAACAAACGTGGCTATTTCATCTCTGAATACACACTTGACAAGTCGAACGTCTTTAATAACCCAGTTTCATATGAACTGGAGGTGGAAGTTCTCAAAACTAGAGCAACGCGAGATAATTTTGGAGACATTCAAAAGACAATTCAGATTATTACGAGTGCTCTTCAAGGAAGCAATTTCCCCATTAGTCGCCAAGAGCAGGTTGACGTATTAAAGGAGTATTATGTTGCTGTTAATGGTCGCATGGGCGACGACGAAGAAATCCGCGTAAAACCAAAGCATTTTGTTGGCCCTTCGCCGATTTCTCTTCAATTGGAGAATATCCAACAACTAGGAGATACTAACAGCGCCCATAACATTCGTAAGAAATACACGGTTACCGAGAAGGCAGACGGAATTCGCAAGTTGCTCTATGTGAGTAAGAAGAAAGACGGTCGCATATACTTGATTGACCAAAATATGAATGTCCAATATACTGGTCTAAAGACGGATAAACGCGAACTGATGAACTCCCTCTTTGACGGAGAACACATCATCAACAACAAATTGGGAGAGTTTTACAATGTGTTTGCGTGTTTCGACGTGTATATGGCTAATGGCAATGATGTCAGGAGCCTTCCGTTTTATGAAGCGGGTAATTCAAAAGTAAGACACACGATTATGACTACAACTGTAAAAGAACTGAACGCTAATTATGAGAAAAAGAGTGCTTCTGCTGTGAAAATCACTACAAAAAGATTCTATGCGGGTGAGGGCGACCAAATCTTTGAACGCTGTAGAGCTATATTGAGCGATGTGGAGGCAAAGAAGTATGAATATATAACAGACGGACTCATCTTTACGCCTGCGGATATGGGTGTTGGTGGCGACGTCGTGTCAAACGTTAAGAAAACGTGGGAGGCAATGTTCAAGTGGAAGCCTCCCGAGTTCAACACAATCGACTTTTTAGTATCGACGAAGAAAAACGACCAGCAAAATGATTATGTCGGAAACATATTTAATGAGGGGACATCGACACACAAGGGGGCTGATATTACACAATACAAGTCGCTGATTTTGAGAGTTGGGTTCGATGAGAAGAAGCACGGTTATTTGAACCCTTGTGAAGACGTCATTGATGACCGATTGCCCGTTTACAAGGATAATCTGGACGATGAAGAGACATACAAGCCAATTCCGTTTTATCCAACAAAACCATATGATCCAAACGCATGTAAGTGTAATGTTGTTTTAATAGAGGGGTCGTATGGTGTTCTTCACATGATGACTGAGGATAAGACTGAGACGTTTGAAGATGACACCATCGTAGAGTTTCGTTATGACAAGACTAAAGAGCCTGGATTCAACTGGATTCCGATTCGTGTGCGTTATGACAAAACGGCAGAATACAAGGCGGGTGGTAAGAATTATGGCAACGCTTACCACGTGGCTGAGAGTGTTTGGCGAACAATTCACGACCCAATCACAACACAAATGATCACAACTGGTAGCGGAATTCCAGACATTGTAGGTGACGACGATGTTTACTATAATCGCAGTGGAGACAGCAAGACGCGAGCATTGCGCGATTTCCACAACTTGTATGTTAAACGCAAGGTGATTATGAGCGTCAGTCATCCGGGAAACAAGTTGATTGACTTGACAGTTGGTAAAGGAGGCGACTTTTCAAAGTGGATTGCGTCTAAATTGTCGTTTGTATTTGGTGTAGACGTTTCCCGCGACAATATTGAGAACAGGCTTGATGGAGCGTGTGCGAGGTATTTGAACTATAAGAAGAGCACGAAGGCAGTTCCATCGGCACTCTTTGTGCACGGAAATAGTGGACTAAACATTCGTAGCGGAGAAGCGTGTTTTACAGACAAGGGACGAGAAATTGTGAGAGCAGTGTTAGGTGAAGGCCCAAAAGACGAGAAGAAGTTGGGGCGAGGCGTCTTTAAGAATTATGGACAAGGAGAAAGGGGATTTAATGTTGTATCGTGTCAATTCGCGCTTCACTATTTCTTTGAGAACAACAGTATGCTTCACAATTTCCTGAGAAATGTAAGCGAATGTTGCAAAATGGGAGGGTATTTCATCGGAACTTGCTATGATGGACGCGAAGTGTTTAAACTGCTGGAAGACAAAAAACAGGGAGAAAGCGTTATACAGCGTGTGGATGGAAAGAAAATATGGGAAGTCATTAAGCAGTATGATAGCGATACGCTTGAAAACGATGCCACATCAGTTGGAATGGCGATTGACGTGTATCAGGAGACGATTAACAAGACATTTCGCGAGTATCTGGTGAATTTCAATTATTTGGACAAACTTATGCGGGAATATGGATTTGAAAAAGCGTCGTCGGCTGAAACAAAGGACATCGGTGGTAGATCGGTGGGAACTTTTAATGATTGCTATTACTTGATGAAGAGCGAAATTAACAAGAACCCCGACTTGGAGAAAGAATATGGGCGGTCAATGGATATGACTAGCGCAGAGAAAACAGTGTCTTTCTTGAACAACTACTTCATTTATAAAAAGGTTAGGGATGTTGATGCTAAGAATGTGATGGCTATTCACATTGGAACAACGAAGAGCGAAGAGATTGCGGTTGCTGAACTTGAACCCAAGACAAAGAAGAACAAATCGCGTAAATTGGTCGGAAAGAAGGTGAAACTCGTTATAGTGGGTGATGAAGACGTGAAAGTTGAAGATGATGCTAAGTTGGTTCTAAATGACTCGGGTGATGTTGGTGTTGCAATTACGATTAAGCCTAAGAGGACTACTACTGTGAAGAAGCGGGTAAAGCCTCAAAATTAGTTGGGGTCATCATACCTGTCGTTTTTGCCCTAAACCAGATATTTTGTGTAAAAATCATATAAATACAACATCATTTAAAAGATATACACCAATGTGTTCATTTATGATGCCTCGCGTGTATGGACGATTAATGCCCGACAGTTTGAATCTTGTTTTTACCAACAATTGTGATGTAAAGCCAATTATAAATGTCAGTTTATTGAATTACTTATCACTCGCCACGAAAGCAACTGAACAATATTCTGAAATATGGGATACAATGATTAAAATAACAAATATGTATGAGAATTTAGGTGACAAACCTAAATTTTATTATGAAATACGTGAAATTTTGGATGTTTTTAAATTGTCTATAAACAACACCGAAACCATTGTCCAGTGTGACAAACAACTCATTAAAACGGTTCTTGAACGTATTTATAATTGTAAAAAAGGAGCCAACAAAATAATTAAAATAAGCCACATTTTTTCACAGGTAGAAATCGACATTATCTACATTCTCTCGCTCTGTTTCAATGAAGTTTATATTTACAATCCGGCATCAAGTTCCGTTTTTTTGTCTGAAAAGTATGTCGTTTGCAAAGATTTCAAATTAACAAGTACTACTTATTTGAATAACATTTTCAGGCAAATTCTCTGTGAAGTAAAAATAGCAATTGAACAAAATGCGGAGTGTGTTTCTCTTTATAACCGAAAAATCAACAATAATTACATGAACACACTTATTGAAGCGAATTCTGTAATAGGTCAGCAACAGCTCGAAGCAATAAACAATACAATAACACTTATTGAACAAGGAAAGAAGAATGAAAAGATAGAGGCACTAAAAAAACAGCAGGCATTGAAATGTGCGGAATGGAATAAGAAATTCGGAGTGCGTTTTAACAATAACAGTGATAAAGATGAATTGGAGAGCATTTAAGCACAAACAGTGCGATGTTGGCGAAATTTCTGACCACGATTGTTACACACTTGTTCTTTCTTTGTAATGTTGATGTTTAGCGAAGCTTCGCCAGTATATTTACGACAACACTCTCCCCCGCTGTTAGAGTTAATATCGCCAGCAATTGTGTTGTATTTAAGACGAAGAAGCCTCTCTCCACCTGATACTGCGCCTTGTGTGCTGAATTTTGAATTGTTTGGCTTGTATGTAATTTGACAATTACACGTTGAAGCATCTTCCGCGCAATTTCCATATACTTTTCCAGTGGTATTGTCAACTCTTGTCGGTAAGTTGCGCTCATATGTTTCACATTTTCTTCTTAAATATTGCGAATTAGTGTAACTATATTTATTGTCGTTTGTATATGACCCCCCCGATTTTTTACTGTTAATTGTTGATTTTATTACTGGATTATAACACGCACTTGTATTGGAGCACTGAGATAAGTTGTCTTTATTTATTGCCGTTGTAAATTTTGGAGAAGGTGTACTACATTCACAACTCATCCAACGATAAACAGGCAATCCGCGACTACCGTAATTACCACATCCAAAGCAACCATTATTAGCACTTATGGTATTGTATTTAAACATAGCAGAACCTTGTTCTAGTTTAATCTTGGGCATTTTGTGTTATAATTTGCGGAGAGAAAAATAAAAGGATAATCCAAGTTATTTTTGCTGACACTATTATATAAAAATGGAGAGCATTTTGTTTAACACTATTCTAGTTATATTGACTGCTTATTTAATGAGTTATTTAATAAACAAAGTGTGGCCCTATTTATTAAAGAGAGAAGGACTTGAGAATTATCAAGATTATTCGGGGAACACCGATGAGATGAAAATATTGGTGTATAAAAATGCTGGTAACATCGCATCTCTTAAAGACGCAGTTGATAGACTCATTCAGTCGTCAACTGAAACTCAAGGTAGACTGAGTTCTTTAGAAAAAGAACACGAAAATCTCAATAATGTTTTAAAAGAAACCAAGGCAACCGCAGATGAAACCAAGGCAAACGTGAATAGTGCGGTGAGCGACTATAAAGCTCAGGGCGACCAACAGGCAGACGCATTAAACAACTTAACTTTTGAAGAAGACGCTGATAATTAAAAATCTCTCGATACTATAACTATGTCTAATTTCTTTAAAAGTGTAGTGGAAGATGCTGAAAAAGTAGAAGAAGAGTTATTGGGACCGGATTACAAATATTATCAGCATATTAAGACGCCCGAAGAATTAGGAATGAGTGACTCTGGGTCAATTAGTGCTCTTGGAAAGGACATTAATGGCATTATTAATTATGTGGAACTGCTTGTTACTGGTAGAGGTGATGCTAACAAAAACAATGGCGGTCGGCCGCTCGGAGACAGATTCTTCTTAAAAACTGGCGGACAGTGTAAGGACCAGGCAACCGGTAAATTGGTTGACCGCTATATGTATATAGATAATGTGCCAGACGGAGCGATCCCTTTTGTTAGCAGTGGAATAGGATATAAATTTACTACATTTGAAGGACTTATACCAGGCATTCTTAGTGATATTGACAAAATCAACCCGATGGACATGTTTAAAGCGTTCTCTCAAGACAGTGAGCCGGCATGTCGTGAAATAACTCTTGAGACTATTAACAAAGAGGGCAATGTCGGTAGTGAAACACGGTTTTTACCGCTTGACGAAATTAATGTTATAGAAGCCAACAATAAAAAGCAGAAAATAGTAGTGAAACCAACATATAAGGATTCAGATGCGTTTAAACCAGAATTAACAAAGCAGGAGAGAAAACAACAGAAAGAAGAAGAAGCGCGGAGGAAGAAAGAGGAGGCACTCAAAAAGAAAGAGGAGGCGCGGAAGAAGAAAGAAGAGGAAGCGGCAGCGGCCAAAAAGAGGAAGGAAGAGGAAGTTCAAAGGAAGAAGGAAGAAAAAGCTGCTAAACTGGCGGCTAAATTGGCAGCAAAAAAGAAGAGAGAAGGATTCACAAACGAATACGATGATTATACGTTTGTTGAAGAAAGTCAAACCATATTTACATTAGACAATATTTACTTGACATCTGTCGGCTTGTTATATCTTTATATAATTTACAGACTTATCACTAAGCCAAAAGCATTGTGAGCAAGCAGATACAAATGATGCGGCAATTAAAATAAAAGCGCAAATCATAAATCCAATAATGACCATTATATAAGTAATTTAATAGTCATTTAAGTAAAAATTGATGTTTAATGTTTTCGGTTCTTGCGAGATTTACTGTGATTCTTGCGAGTTTTGTGGTGGCGACCGCCAATTCCAAACCATTTTGTAATTTGATTAAAAGCATTCAGTGTTGCGTTTTTCGCTTTTTCACCAAGGGTTTTCGCTTTTTCACCAAGGGTTTTCGCATTTTCACCAAGGGTTTTCGCATTTTTACCATCTGCAGTATTGGCTTTAACAACCGTTTCGTCTGCGACAACAGGTTCGTCTGCGCCAACAGTATCGGGTGGGACAACTGGGGCACTGTTGTAGACACCATTTCCACCACGCATTCGTTTTGTTGTCATTCGTTTACTCCTTCTTAAACGTCTAGTTTTGCGCATTTATTATACATTTTTGTTATATTTTATTTTTGAATTAAGTTTTAAGCATAACGCTTTTTATTATTTCTATCTTTTATAACAGCGAACATCTTCTTAACCCGAACAACATCAGACGAATCAGCAACACTTTTGTTATCCTGAACTAACAAATCGCCTGCGTTTTTAACAGTTGTTTGTTTAACTCCCGATCGACGACCTTCTTGGCGAGCAATTATCTTGAACGATGGATTTCTTTCTACGTTTGACATTATTGTTATATAATTATTAAACAAAAAATATTAATCTGTTCGAAATTATTATTCTTAATTCGTTGATGTCAAACAAGCTTGTTCGGTTAAAATCCTCGGAGACACGTTCATAGTTGTCAATTCCTGAAAGAGCAACTTACACGAATATGGTAGTTCTACATATGAGAAGTCTACGCGGTTGTCACAAGTTTTACACAAATGAATATCACGGCTATCATTGAAACTCGCTGTCATTCCACACTTATTACATACGTGTATTTGGAATTTGTCAGATGAATCATACAACCGTCCCTTTGTAAATCGCGAAATTCCGTGTGAAATCGTGCAGTCGCGCTCCATCTCTCCAAATCGGTGACCTCCATCGCGAGACCTCCCTTCTGCTGGCTGACGCGTGAGAACCACCATCGGTCCAATGCTGCGACTGTGTTGCTTATCCTTAACCATGTGCTTCAATCGCTGATAGAACGCTGGTCCCATAAATACGCTAGTTTCCATCTGTTCTCCAGTCATTCCATTCATTAGAACTTCATTCCCGTGCTTTTCAAAGCCAACTTTGGTCAATTCCTTGCTTATAAATTCAACAGACAGGTCATTGAAACTGGTTCCATCTCCGAACATACCGATTTGGAGCAGAACCTTGCCGAGGAGCGTTTCCTTAAGCTGAGCAATTGTCATACGCGAAGGGATTGCGTGAGGATTAATAATGATGTCTGGCCGCACACCATCAGCAGTGAAAGGCATATCTTCCTCATTCATAATGACACCTGTGGTTCCCTTTTGTCCGTGTCTTGAACTGAGCTTGTCGCCGATGATTGGCTGGCGATATGCCCTCACTCGCACCTTACAGAAACTGTATCCATCTCCATTACAGTCGATGTAGTTCTTATCCACATAGCATTCCTCGCGTGTGCGATATGTGTGGCTTTCATCCTGAAATTTTACGACCTTTGTATGATCATTGCGATTTTCCTTAATAGGCACTACCTTTCCAATTATAACGTCGTTATCCTTAATAAGCGTATTTTCAGGCATAACACCCTTGCTTGTGAGCTTGCTGTAATTGGCAAACTTCATCCCCTTTGTCTTGGACGCATCTGGACGACAGCGAATCTCCTCGTCGCCGTGAATCTTCTTGTCTTCGTCACGCTCAGTGTGATAAATTGTCGCACAAAACAGACCACGCTCGATTGCTCCGCGATTTACGATGATTGAATCCTCTTGATTGTAACCTGAGTAAGTAGCAATAGCAACTATGACCATTGAGCCAGACGGTGCTTGATTTAGCTTCATAATGTTCATAACACGCGTATCAACGAGGGGGCGCATTGGTGTTGATAGAACATAAGCCGTCTTGTCCATTCGTGAGTCATAATTCGTCATATACACACCCATCGACTGCTTACCCATAGCGCACTGATATGTGTTCCTAGGGGATTGATTGTGCTCAGGAAATGGGATACAAGATGCGACAACACCGAAAATAGTGCTTGGATGAATCTCACAATGTGTGTAGTTGTAGCGACAAGTTTTCCCATCGACATCAACGTCTTCTGACAGCTTATCGGGCGTCATCGCAATCATACAATAATTTTGCTCTTCGACATCAATGTATTCAAGAACCGATTCAGACAGATTGTGATTTGTAAAGAGGTCATCCCACGTTAGTTCGTGATTCTTCAAGCGCATTATGACGTCATCAGTAAGCAGAATCTTGTTGTTCCTAACCTTCAAGAGAGGACGAGTAAGACGCCCGCCATCAGTGTAAACGCGAATTTCCAAGTTCTTAATGTCAAAGATGATTGCCGTGTATATGTTAAGGATTCCTTGATACTTTTTCTCCTTGAGGTCAGAATACAATGTAACAGGGTCATCTGTCACTCCAAGCCAATTGCCATTGACAAACACCTTTACTTTACCATAAACATCGGACGGAGTCGTTAAATCTGTGAACTTGATGATTTCAGGGAGAATGTAATCAATTGATGGTTGACTACTGGATGACGTGCTGACGTGAGTGAGATAACTGAGGTTCTTTACGACACCGATTGATGCACCCTCTGGTGTTTCTGCCGGGCAAAGAAATCCCCACGTTGTAGCGTGAAGTTTGCGAGGCTGAACGAGTTTTCCACTTTTGTCAATCGGGGTGTTGATGCGACGTAAGTGACTGAGAGAACTGGGGTAACTCAGACGATTGAGAACTTGAGCGACGCCGACCTTGGTGTTATTGCCGGATCCAGTGCCTTTGGCGCCGAAATCACCAGTAGAAAGCGAACGCTTAAATCCATTGTCCAAAATTGTAGTCTTGACTATCTTATAGACATTTGTGTCGTTGATGATGTTCAGATAGTCATCCCGAGAGCGCCACGAACCAGTCTTAATTTCATTCTTAATTTGCTTGCGCATGTCCTTGACAAGGTTATTGAAAAGGTTGCGCCCAAGATTGTTGAGGAGAACACCGGTGGCGTCGACTTGCTTGTTAACATATGAATCGCGGTCATCCTCTTTAATCCAGCCGAAATAGCACTGAAGAATGCGATTGGCCATGTATCCGAGATAATATATTTTTTGCTCGTGTGTTGGCGCATTAGGGAAAAGGTCATTTGCCAAGACGTCCTCTGTGAATTCGCGCTTCTTCTTATCGCCGTTTGCTTTATTCATTCCGATCTGAGTGAACATTGCTTGACTGGTGATGTGAACCATCGCTTCCTCTTGAGTCATATATTTGCTAGCGTCAACAATGGATGCCTTAAGAACTGAAAGCATTTTCTCCATCTTAGAATCTCCCATATTTAAGACGATGTATTCGCAAATTTTCTTGTCGCTTTCAACACCAAGAGCACGAAAGAGAACGAACACCGGAATTGGGTTCTTCAGGCGAGGAATCTTGATATAGAGGCTGTGTCCAAATCCGTTGTCCTTCGCCGAAATCATCATGTTAATCTGTTTTGCTGAGATGCAAATGAAATCAGGGACAGCCTTGAGTTCAGCCACAACTAGCCACTTGGAATTGTTTTTGCTAGCATTGAAGCAGTAAATCTTATTGTCGGCTGCGCGTTCCTGGGCCAGCACCGTCTTTTCACTGCCATTGATGATGAAATAACCTCCGGGGTCCATACGGCACTCACCAGTAACCTCAGGTGCCAAATGAGGATACTGTGTAAGCACACAAATCGACGACTTGAGCATAATTGGCATCTTTCCAATATGAATCTTGGGGATTACACGGTGAAACGTTTGAGCCCCGTCTACTATGATTTTAATGTTCATATCGACGACCATTGTGGATGAATATGTGAAATTACGCAATCTTGCCTCTTGAGGAAACATAATCTTTGTAGCACCATTGTTTTCGTGAATCTGCGGGCGATAAAGGTGGAAGTTGTCAAACGTCACATAAACGTCGATTACCGGCTCGTCACTTGTGCTTCCTTCTGGAGCATCGAGACTTGGTTCATAATGCACGTGAATTGGATTGAACATATTGATTGTCTTCTTCAATTCAACTGTTATAAATGTATTATATGACTCAATCTGATGACGCACGAGCCGATTGAGATGCTGCTCGTCGAAATACGATTTGATAATCTCCCAGGGAGCCTCAACGTATTCTTCAACGGAGTACATTTTTTGCTTGAATTGTTGGTTGTTGTAGCTATTAATTACATAAATACTAGTCTTTAAGTAGGTTTCAATTTTTTATATAGACATTTCTCTCTCTTTCATATCAACAACCACAACTTGCCAGTTCTTAACTGCAAACAAATACCATTTGGTCCTCATCAATTGAAAAATTAGTATTTGCTACTAGTTGTAGTATACCGTGTGGTTGTTGTTCTCTTATGTGATACCTACGACTTCGGTCATTTTTCTGTAAATGTCCGTGTATATTAGTTTTTATGTGGGTTAAATATATTATACGAATGGAGAATTGGGCGTTAATAGCAATTATATTGGTTATTTCTCTCTGTGAATCGGCTGGTCAGAGTTGTCTTAAGAAGTTGTTCGTTAATCCTGACAAGAAGTACTTGTATTTTGTTGCTGTGATCTTTTACTCGATAGTTTGCTACTTACTCATAATGTCATACAAGTATAAGGGTATGGGTTTGGTGAACATACTTTGGAGTGGAATGTCGATTCTTGTTATTTGTTCGGTCGGTATAGCCTTCTTTGGAGAGAAAATAACACTAATGGATAAGATTGGAATGGCTCTTATTGTTTGTGGTATGATATGTGTTTTATGGGAAGGAGGGCATTAATGAGGTAAATTGCGATATATTTAGTCATAATTTATTATAATGAGCAAAAGCATAATAATAAATACTGATTACTTATCAACCAAGAAAAATAGAGGTGGTGGAGAGAAACCAATTAGAAATACGTCATTGAAGCCTAATAAAATTAAACAGGCGCTTATTAACAGAATAAAGACGTATCATAGTGAATTACTTAATAAAGATAGAATTGAGGGTGAAGCGACGGTTGTAGCTGAAACACCTAAGAGTGAGTTTGAAGAATCGGTGGAAATGTTTAATCAAATGGCAAAAGAAAAAGACAGGCGAGATGAGAGACGTAAGATGCGGTTTAATGCGAATCTGGCTTCTGGAACTCAGATTGACCTTCCATCACCTGCATATTTGGAGGAATCTCGCACTCGTAAAAATCGTCCAAACAACAACAACAATACAACATTTAAAATAACGGCAAATGATAATGTACCATATGGCATACTCAAGGGAGGTTCAAAACCAACGTATCGCCAGTTCTCTCAATCACAACAACATATTCAGAACTCGCCAACACCTGTTAGTGAAACACTAGAAATAAACACAGAGGTTCAAAATGAACAGGTCCCTTCGCTTGAACCCGAAACTAGATTGCCTTCACCCGAAACAATATATTATGAGAGAAGCAAACGTTTCGACGATTTTAAAAAACGGTTTAATCAGAAATTACAGCAAAAGGCGTCGCAACTTGATGCACCAGGAACACGCTGTATTCGCAAAAAAGTAAAGAAACATCGCACACTCGGAAAACACAAGGGAAAAATCAGCATTCTCGTAAAAAACTACGAAACTCGTCGCAAGATTGAGAAGGAATGCGCAATTTTAAAAGAAAAGCCAATCGGTGTTGTAAAGGATTTCTTGAGAGAACGCGGTTTCATTAAAATGGGAAGCAGTGCGCCAGATCACATACTGAGACAAATGTATGAAAGTTGTTTTCTTAGTGGAGATGTGAATAACCTTAATGGAGAGAACTTGCTACACAATTATTTACACGACGACAATCAAAATGCTTAATAACCATATTTCCAAAGTGATTTAAAGCATTCTCTCTACTTAATTTAACAATCCAATTCAATAAATGCCCGCATCAAAATCACACCATTCCTGTTATTTTGATGCTGTTAAAGAAAACACTTCCAAATATGGAGAGAAGACAGTTGTTCTAATGATGACTGGCACTTTCTACGAGATTTACGCTCTCCGTGATAATACCACTGACGAAATTACTGGTTGTAATGGACTTCACGAGATTATGAAGATTACTCACCTAAATTACTCTGAGAAGCACTCTGCCGAGTTTGAGAACAAGACGATCATGCAATTCGGTTTTAGAGATTACAGCATTGACAAATATCTGGCTATTTTTAATGAAGCAGGTTGGACTGTTGCTGTTTACGAACAACACGCAATTGAAGGAGAGAAACATATGGAACGCAAGCTCGACCGCATTTTCTCTCCAGGAACATCTTTTTACACTAATGAACAATCAATAACAAACAACATTATGTGTATTTGGATGAAACGCACGATAGCTAATGTTCGTGCGCCCGAACGATGTGTCTTTGGAATGTCTTCTCTCGACATTTACACAGGAAAAATAGTAATTCACGAGTACGAAGTTCAAAAATACAAGCATCAAACCACCAGTTACGACGAATTGGAGCGATTTTACAGCGTATTTCGCCCGAATGAAGTGATTTTCATTTATGATGGTGTGTCAATAGACGCAGTCGTCGATATTATAAAGTATTTGAATATTGGAGTCAGCACACGCAGGATTCAGCTTGACGCAGATGATGTTCTCTCCAAAAACGTGCGAAAGTGTGAGAAACAAGTGTATCGCGAGGAAATCACTCGGACTTATTATGATTTCGTTGATTATCACGAGTTTTGCGATAGTTCGATGCTGAATATGTATGAATTCGCATTTCAATCACTCTGTTATTTGTTGGCGTTCACGAGTGAGCATAACAACAATCTTACAAAACACGTCAAAACCCCAGTGCTTTTTACTGACAATAAACACGTCATTTTAGCAAATCATTCTCTCCAACAACTCAATATTATTCGTGATGGTGTTAATGTGAGAAACGGTGTTCTCTCATCTGTTGCCAACTTCATTACAAGCAAAACTGCCACCGACATGGGTTCACGTGAACTAAAGAGCAATTTGTTGAATCCCACTACGGATGAGGACTTTCTCAACAACGAATACAACATTACAAATTACATTGTGGAGAGAAACACACGCGACGATGTGTTTTCAGGGCTTCGCACTATTGTTCTCTCCAAAACAAGCGACATCGAGAAGATTTATCGCCGACTGCTTCTCAATGACGCAGTTCCAAGCACCATCAAGACGCTTTACGATGATCTTATGCGAATTGTGGATTATTCAGAGAGACATCTGACTGCTTGCGGTGATCTCGATGAATATCTCCAGTATAAGCATGATATCAGTGTGGCGGATGCCTGTACTGCTTTATTGAAAATCACTAATTATATTGCGATGAATCTTAGAATAAACGCATGCACCAGCGGAAGCAAGAAGATTGAAGAGAATATTTTCGTAGAAGGCGTTAATTTGGAGTTGGATGTGGTGCATTTGTCTAAGACGGATGCTTATGCCAAGTTAAATAGCATCAAGAAAGAATTGGAGAAGTTGATTGAAGCATCTGACGCTAAAACGAAGTCAAAGAGCAAAAAGAAGACCGAAGATGAAGAGGACTCGGGCTTGATTGTCATTCATCAAACTGAAAAGTTGCCACTTAACCTCAAATTGACAGCACGTCGGGCGAAATTGCTGGAGGATTCTCTCAAAATCTCGTCTGTTTCAATCAATGCATCGCAGTTCTCTTTCGCAACAGCATCACAGTCAGGCAAGTTCATTCATCATCCTGTTATTAATCAACTGGCAATCGATATTAATGTTTACGAAGCCAAGTTGATGACATTGATTAACGAGCAATTCAAGCAATTCATTGGGCAACTCACTGAACTCTTTGTTGCCGAGTTTGATTGTGTCATTAATTATGTGACTGCACTTGATTTGGCGACAACCAAGGCGTACATTGCAACGAAATACAATTATTGTTGCCCAGACATTGATATGGACGCAGACAAGTCGTTTATTGATGTCAAAGAATTACGTCATGTCCTCATTGAACACTTACAGACCAATGAGATTTACGTACCAAATGATGTTTGTTTGGGGAGAGAAAAAGACGGAATCTTGCTTTTTGGCACGAATTCAGTTGGTAAATCGTCGCTTATTAAATCCATTGGTATTTCTCTCGTTATGGCTCAGGCTGGCTTGTTTGTTCCAGCAACAGAATTCAAATACAAGCCATACAAGATGATTATGACGCGAATTCTGGGCAATGACAATATCTTCAAGGGGTTGAGCACATTTATTGTAGAGATGACGGAACTCAAGACGATTCTCACAATGGCAACAAAAGACAGTCTGGTTCTCGGAGATGAGGTGTGTTCGGGGACGGAATCAGTGAGTGCCATTAGCATTTTCGCGGCGGCACTGATGAAACTTCATGACATCCGATCCACATTCATTTTCGCAACACATTTTCATGAGGTCGTTAAGTTGGATGCGATTAAGGCACTGGAGAGAATGATGCTCAAGCACATGAAGGTGGCATACAATGCGGAGACGGATGCACTGGAATATGTGCGTGTTATGTGTGATGGAGTGGGTGATACGAATTATGGTCTGGAGGTGTGTCGTTCTCTAAATATGCCAATGGATTTCTTGGATGTCGCGTATGGTGTGAGGAAAATAGTGGCACCTGAATCGAAATCCCTGTTAGATTACGATGGATCGAGGTATAATGCGAGCAAAATTAAGCACAAGTGCGAGATGTGTGGAGAGAACGCAGACGAAGTCCACCATCTTCAGGAGCAACACACAGCGGATTCACGTGGATTCATTGGAACATTTAATAAAAACCACAAGGCCAACCTGATGTCAGTATGTGATAAGTGTCATGACAAGATTCACTCTAAAAATCCCAACAAAAAATTGGTTAAGAAACAGAGAACAACCAAAGGACATAAACTTTCTGACTAAAATGTACAGCAAAAAATGAAAGCAACGAAAATGGTGGATTTGTATTCTTATTGGATGACAGCTCATTTTTTGTTGTATAAAGCGTTTGAACAATATGCACCCACATGGATGTCACCTTATCCAGCATTATTAATCGGATTTTTCGTTCAATTATACATTTTTTATGCAGGACGCAAGACATTAAAGAGATCGTTCATTGTAGCGGTATTTATTTGGAAGTTATCAATGTTATTACTGACGAGGTTTAACATGGATTGGCGGACAATTGTGGCGAATTCAGAGTTGTTTACAATATATTTATTGTTTATTAGCATCAGGGGCGTCTCCTTCAAAAACTTATACACAAATGCGATTTATAAAACGGAACAATCACAGAAAACTTTATCTGATTTTGTGAAATTTAGATTGTCAAATATATTGTAAACGACATTTTATTTTACTTACTATTTTCGGCAATTTTGTAGAAAATAATTTTATAATACAATTATATATAAATGAAACCCATTAAAAAACACGACTAGAAAAAAGAGGATGAGCATCAAAAAACGGAAACAATCGTCTGCTACTACTAAACGTAATTTGAAATGGGGTTCTAAGAAAACCAAGAAAAACATTATTGGTGGTGGAAAATTTGAAGAAAAAGACTCCTTAGAACTTAAATAAAAACTATTTTATCTGTTCTAAATTATATATTCAATGAAAACAGCACATAAACGGTCGGGTTCATCCCACGGAACTCGTAAAAATCGAGGAGGTCAAGGTCAAACTTTTATGCGTGGATTCATCACCATGATGCTTGAGTCGCTCATTATGATTAAACTGTATCACTGGAAGACACACAGTTTCTCGTCGCACAAGGCAACCGATGACCTTTATGCCAAATTAAATGAGAACATGGACAACTTTGTTGAGGTTCTTATGGGCAAGATGGCTGGAACACGCGCCGATTTTCTCTCGACGAAGAGTATTAAGATGGTTGACCTTAGCAACAAGAAACAACTCGTTGGTAGGGTGAATGTCATTAAGGGATATTTGTCTGCTATGGAAAAGACTATTCCACTCGCAAACGCAACTGATTTACTCAACATTCGCGACGAAATCCTCGCCGATTTAAACACGTTCTTGTATTTACTTACACTGGATTGAGTTTGATGTCGCACGTTCCTTTGTTGCACGTTGCTTGTTTAAAAATGCGGCGTTTTAATATGGTCGTCATACCAGTTAAAATTGGCGAAGGATTCTTTGGACTAGTAATCGCGTGTCCGCGTGCTGTAATATGACGTTTAGAAATCATTATCTCTATACTTTATATTAAGAAATTAATATGCTTGACTCGTCACTTTTGTTTTTGAGAGAAAATTGGTCGGATATATTGTTTTTTGTGTTGCTTATGGTTGTTTATATGATTTTTGTGACTCTTAGGAATGGTGTTGATAAAATTGCGAAAGACAGTGAAGGAGATAAAAAGACAATTAAAACTATCGTTATTGAGACGTTTTTAGGAGATGAATTCTGCGCATCTCACACTGGAAACTCGAACTACTTAGATAAAAGTTGCTCTAAATTAAACAAGGGTATGTGTATGTCAACAGATTGTTGTGTTTATGCCAAGTATGATGGAGAGAAGAGTGGTAAGTGTGTTGCTGGTGGAGAAAATGGACCCACTTATTTGACAAGAGAAGAAGATGATACTCCAATGGAAATGGAGTATTACTACTATAAAAAGAAGAAATTAGGACTCAAAGAAAATTGAAACATTTTGATTGAGAATGATTTAAACATATTTCTCTCCAATTAGTTTATACAACGATGATCATTCCAGTCAGATGCTTCACTTGTGGAAAGGTGATTGCCGATAAGTATGAATATTACCTTCAAGAAGTGCGACGACGTCAGATTGCATCGGGCGTTTCTCAAGACGACGTTGTTTACTTGACAAAGAGCAACGTGGAGAAGACGATTCAAGGTCAAGTGCTCGATGATTTGAAACTGACGAAGATGTGTTGCCGTCGTCATATGCTCACTCATGTGGATATTATTTAAAAGTGAGAGATGTTTTTTGTCTTGGAATAATGTATACGTATGCCCAAGACAAAAGCGAATAGAAAAAAGACGAATAAGAAAGTCAGGTTTGCCAAGTTACGAATTACGCGCAAGTTAAGGAGTAGACGCCGACGTAACCAACCAAAGGTTCGCGACTGTAGTTGGATGAATTTGCCAATGACTAAGCGAGGAGGCGGTGACATTCGTCCTGCTGAAATGCCAGCAGCATATGGTCCAATTCGAGAGGTTATTCCAGTCGTCGGCAAACCCGCGATGTATTTACCCGAAACTGGAGCAGGTTCTTATTATGGATACAACACCAATCCTTCTCTCCCTGACCCAGTTGCTAGTAATGACTATTTTCGAAAAGGAATGATCGGAGGCAGCATTTTACCTCGAGATTTAGTTGATTTAGGGAGAAATACTATGAATTCTATTCAGAGATTCTATGGAACTCTTACATCCCAACCTGTTTCAGAGTCTCCAAACGTTATGGATCAGCCAATTGGAGAGAAAACGAACGTGATTATGCCCCAATCATCTCTTGATTTAGAAAATATTTTATAAACAAAACATTTTAAGGGATTTCTCGGCTTTTTTCTGTGGATATGATATAATAAAATGGACAACGCGTTAAAAACTGTTAAGAGCCTTTGCCGCCCGGCACAACTCTACCTCCTTCTCTCTGCTCTCAGCATTCTCTCCGTCTTCATCTCCACTATGAGCCTCTCCAACTTGCTCGTCAGTGTTGTTGTTGCCCTTGTTTGGACGTTTGTTCTTAACAAGATTTGCCAGGGTGGCTACACGACGATTTCGTGGATTTTAGTGCTTCTCCCCATTCTTGGTGGTCTCGGCCTCTTTGTTGGTATGGGCGCTAGACTTGGTGGTCTCTAAATATGCCTACATGCATGGGGGCTTATTTTTTAATGATGGCTCGCCATATGCTGAACGGCGCCACTAGTTGCCACCAAATATGTTAAATATGCCACACCAACAACACCGAACGCATCATAATAAAATGTGTTGCGAGTGTCTTCTTTAATGACGTCATATTGCTCTTTAAACTGTTCACCTGCTCTACTTCGTTGAATTATGGCGTCGAGTTGTTGTTTCTCTCTCTTTAATTCTTTTTTATAGAGAGAAATCTCAGAGTCATATTTCTTGAGTTGGCCGCTGATTTTCTTGATTTTATTATCATTTTCGGCTTCAGCGAGTGACATATCTTTGAATAAGTTGTTCAAGTTTCTCTCTACATTAAGAAAGTTGGAAGTGGCGTCGGTGGCAATGTTTCGCTGTTTTTCAAGTTTATATGATGGGTAGGCTGACTTGAATTGAGAGAGAAGAAGTGTGAATTGGCGTTTGTATGTGTCGGTTACTGACATTTAGTAGTTTTGCTGTTAATATACTTAAAGATAATAAGTATTTTGAGTATATTTGTATTAATGACCCCGTCAATATGTCTGAACATGATTGTTAAGAATGAATCGCAAGTCATTAAAGAGACACTAGTTAATTTGTGTTCATACTTCAACTTTTCACACTGGGTAATATGCGACACTGGTTCGACCGACGGAACTCAACAGATTATTCTCGATTTCTTTGGAGAGAAAGGAATAAGCGGTGAATTGCTTGAACACGAGTGGCACGACTTTGGACACAATCGTTCTCTCGCATTGGCTGCCGCATATAACAAGTCAGATTACTTACTCGTTTTCGACGCAGATGACCGAATTATAGGTGATTTCAAATTACCGAGTGAGATGACGATGGATTCTTATTATATGCGTTTAGGACAAGGATTTTCGTGGAATCGAATTTTAATTATAAACAACCGCAAAAGATGGAGATTTAAAGGGGTGTTACACGAATTTATTGACCCAATCGAGCCAATAAATGGTACAATATTAATAGAAGGCGATTATTACATTAGTCCTGGTCACGGAGGTTCAAGAAGTAACACGGAAAACAAGTATTTAAAAGATGCCCTAATTTTAGAAAAAGCATTTGAAGATGACATAGACGAAGGCATGAAAAATAGGTATGCGTTTTATTGTGCTCAAAGTTACAGAGACGCAGGCATTCCTGATAAAGCAATTGAGTGGTATAAAAAATGTTTAACCAGAAGCAACTGGATTCAAGAGAAATATTATAGTTCATATATGATTGGCAATTTATACAAACAACTGAATAACATGGAAGAAGCAACTAAATATTGGTTGAAGACATCGGAATATGATTCTGAGAGAATTGAAGGCATTGTCGATTTATGTGAATATTATAGAAGTGTCGGCTCAAACTTGCTGGTAAACTTGCTTTATCATAAATTTAAAGAATACACTAAAAATCCTAGCAACAAATTGTTTGTATTTAATGAAAAATATAAAGATATGCTTGAATACAATAATAGCATTTGTGCCTACTATGTAAACGACAAAAAGAGTGGCTATGAGTGTTGCAAAAAAATATTAAAAAACAAGATAGCACCTATCAATATAATAACACAAACAGAAAACAATAAGAATTTCTATAAAGAGTTTATGGATGCTGACAGTGAGTTTAAAGACATTGACCTAGTTGCTACTCAATGTAACGTATCCAGAGAGAAAGCTCAAGAAACATTACTAAAAAATAATGGTGACATTGTTGCTGCTATAATAGAATTAGTGAATGACGCTTAATAACACAACCTGTAGTAATAAGCAACGATTGCTGTCTTGCTTCCGCGTGTAATCTCACACAATTGTCCAGGACGCATTCCAATTGCCATCGCAATCGGGTCAAACCTCGAAATCTCTGGATACTGCTTGTCATCCATAATATTATATGTCTTTGCGATCTTCGCCTTTTCATCTGCCGAGAGAATGCGATGAGGTGGGACGAGCACGTGGTCAAGTGGATTAAACAGGAGCGTTTTAATCTGGAAGATGTTAACATAATAACCACTCTTGTCGTAGATTGACCTCATTTTGCTGATGAGCGTATCATTTACATTGTCCTTAATAATTATAATCAGGGTGTCAGTGGTCTTGTCGAGGATTTTCTCAGTTTCAAATATGTCCTCAACATAATCATCCACATTATTTGCCCGAATCGGCTTTGTAATGTGGTATTTAACATAGACCTTCTCGGTTGAGTTCAATTCTTCGCGTTTCTTCAAAAGAACGTCGAGCTGGTCATTTGTGTACATTGTGTTTAACTCGTGAATGCTGAAATCGGAGTATTCAGAGATTTCAAAGCCCTGTCGCTGGAGCAAGTCGAGCAAAATGTTGCGCGACAAGTAGAGGCGCGAAATGAATGGTTCAGCGTTGTTGTTGGCCATGTTTTATATTATATTAACTTATTATTTAATACAATATCGTGGATTCAATTTTTTTAATTGTTAATTATAAACTTTTTCTCTCCATCTAAGTCGTTTGGTTCTTCTTTTTCTTCTTCTGCTACATCAGTGAGTAAGGTAACTTCTTTTCTCTCTTCCTCTTCTTTTCGGCGCATTTCAACAAAAGCGTCATATTTCTCTGGTTCAGTCATTGGATCATATGGAACATAAAATTCAGGTGATGGTATGTCTGGATTCAGAAGAGGTTCTTTTGAAACAGCTGTTAATATTTCTGGACGCGGTTTTTCAATTTGAGTATCAGTTATGTCCATGGTAATATTTGGTGATTCTTCTGCCGCTGGTTGCTGTTCTTCTGCCGCTGGTTGCTGTTCTTCTGCCTTTGGTTGCTGTTCTTCTGCCGCTGGTTGCTGTTCTTCTGCCGCTGGTTGCTGTTCTTCTGCCTTTGGTTGCTGTTCTTCTCTCTTGTTGGCATCATTTACAAGTGGAACTCGTTTTTTCAAGATGTTCTCATTGGAATTTAACACATCCACATTATTGCTATATGACATATTGTATAATTGATTAATGTTGTCTTCCGTAATAATACGCATACTTATGTTCATCGTTCCTAATTCCTGCATAAGCAACTTAAATGTGTATGGAACGCGAACAATGCTGAAACTTCGGCCATATCGACTCACATTCTCAACGTTCATTGTATCATCTATTGCCGTTGTAAACTTAATCGGCCCATCCGCACCTGGACTCAAAAACAAATCACGGTCTTCATTATAAATAGCCACAGTTCCAGTGTTATTACAAATAGCCATGTAGTATTCATCTCCTCTTACCATATGCGACTCATTTAAGAAGTGATTCAACCCATTTCCAATGACAGCATCTCGCTCCATCTCACCAATACGTAAACCACCATCATTTGCGCGACCTTGAACGGTTTGACGCGTTAATGCTGTTCTTGGACCACGGGTGCGGTAGTTGATTTTATCTTTTACCATGTGCTTAAGACGCATATAATAAGAAGGACCGATGAAAATGTCGCTCTCCATTTGTTCGCCATTCATTCCATTGTATAGCACCTCATTTCCGCTTGAATGATAACCCATATTTGACAACATCTCTCCATATTCCTCATGTTTAGGACCTTTATTTACGAATCCAGTGCAATCTCCGTAAGCACCATAAAGTGTCCCGGCCTTACCCATAAGCGTCTCAATCAATTGACCAATCGTCATACGACTAGGCAACGCGTGGGGATTAATGATAAGATCAGGGCGAATTCCCTCGGCAGTAAACGGCATATCGCTCTCAGGAATAATGAGTCCGATTGTTCCCTTTTGTCCGCAACGACTACAAAACTTGTCGCCAATTGAAGGATATCGTTCCTCGCGAACACGCACCTTGGCAATTCGGAAGCCTTCTTCACCGTCTGTCATAAATGCCTTATCAACATAGCCCAACTGGCCTTTCTTGGGAGCAACAGATGAATCAACGTATGCGTCTGGTGTATCAACTGTATTAGATGCTCGGCCAATGAGAACCACTTTATCGGAGAGAAGCGTGTTTTCCGCGACGAGCCCGTTATCATCAAGTTGGCTGTAATCATAACCGGGCTTCTTTTTAAAGACATTTTGACCCTCGATCTTCATTATTTTGCTGTCAATCATTGAACCAGAAACCTTGCTACTTTCTTCACGCGTTTCATACATTGAAAAATACGTCATTCTGAAGAGACCGCGGTCGATTGCGCCGCGATTAATGAGAATAGCGTCTTCAACATTGTATCCATTGTAAGACATAATAGCCACAATAGCATTTACACCGTAAGGATGCTCTTCATTATTAATGTATTTCATATATCGGCTTTTAACAAGCGGAATTTGTCCATCATTGAGAACAACACCCATCTTATCAATTCGAACTTGGTAATTCGTATGATAGAGAGAAATGCCCTGTTTGCTCTGTCCGCACGAGAATTGATTTCGAGACACTGGATTATTCTCGGGGAAAATGATTTGATTACCCATCACTCCGAGAATGGTCGTTGGGTGAATTTCCATATGTGTCGCTGGTTGAGCAACGAAATCACGTGGTTCAGTCGCGATTAACACTGCGTCTGACTCCATCGTATCGATATAGTCAATCACACCAGCAGTCTCCTGTAGCAACTCCAACGGCATATCCATCTTAATCTTACTCTTATCCTCTAGAAACCCACTAATCAACTGCTTAAATGTGTATTTACCGGTTTTAAATAGATCAACGATGTTGGGCCTGTAATAATTTATTTTATTGTCTTGAATGTGAATTAACGGGCGACAAGGGCGTCCAGCATCTGTATTCACGTGGAATTCATTGCGCAATATGTCAAATCGGATGCTCGTATATAGAGAAAAGACACCATTACGACGAAGTCCCCTGAGACGCTCCTGAAGTTCTTGTGGATTGCTTATAATTCCAACCCACGCTCCATTAACAAACGCTTTAGTTTGGCGATTAAGCATATCAAAATTGCATTCAGCCAAATAAAGCATACCCAGTTCTCTCAGCATCTTAATGTAGGGATAGCCACTCTCTCCATTGGTAATGTGCGTCATAATTGCAAGATGCTTGTTTAAACCTATGCTACCTCCGTCGGGTGTATCAAGTGGATCAATAATACCCCACTGAGTCATGTGAAGAATACGCGGGCCTACCACCTTTGCGCTGCTGTCGATTGGCAAATTCACCTTGCGTAAGATAGAAACGGCTGAATTAAATGACAGACGATTCAAGTCTTGAACGACACCATCGATATGCGTATGCTCTTGAGAACCCCAATTTCCTTTGAATGCCTTGCGAAATCCGGCTTCCAGAGTACGGTCTTTAAAGGCATTCGTGTAAAACTTCTCAATGAGAGAAATGAAATCTTGATTCTGATAAACGTTCTCATGGAAATAGTATTCCTTGTCGAACTTCTTATAAATCTCTTTCGTCTCCAGGTTCCAGTATTCTCTAAAGAGCTCATAGAGAAGATTGCCTGTGGTTTGGATGCGTTTAAACTTGAAACTATCGCGGTCTGTCGCCGTTTCCTCCTTTTTCACAACTCTCAGCAAACGCCTCACAATGTATCCAATGTAAAGTGCCTTATCTTTGAAGTTGAGCTCGCCCAAATGAGGGAGTAAATAATCCATGAGAATATGCATTACTGATGCTGTCGTCTTCGTTTTCGTCAGGTGTTTAATATAGTCAATCGCCGTTTCTTGAGTGAAAATCGGCCCAGCATCGTGAATACTCGCCCTAAATAGTTCGAGATAGTTGGAATTCTCGTCGATGTTAAGGAGACAATGCTGAATGATTTCTTTGTCGCTAATCACTCCGAGAGTACGCATAAGAATAAAAAGGGGCACGGGTTTTCTGACGTTAGGAATATTGACGACTATATTACCGCCTTGGAGAGAAGACGTGCCGCTCATAATGCGAATGGAGAGCTTACGAATTGGCTTGGAGACATCCTCAGACACAGAACGAATCTCGGCTGAATGTGTGTATTCTTCAGTGCCCTTGTCAGAAATGTTGAGCATATTGTCTGCGAATTTCTCTTGACTAACAATTAATTTCTCTTTACCGTCAATAACGAAATAACCACCGGGATCATTGCGACATTCACCCATATTGAAGCGGACATCCGGAGAGAGACCACCGAGCACACATAAATCGCTCTGAATCATAATTGGCAAACGCCCCAAGAAGATCTTTTCAAGCGTTATTGTTTTCTCAATTCGTTCGCCGGATTCAGTGAGAATCGTGAATTCGGCATCGACGTCGTAGTGAACTGTCATTCCATATGTCATATTGCGCAATCTGGCCTCATTAGGATACATATAGTGGCTTCGGTCGCCATCGTCGTAAATCATAGGACGTCCATAGTAAACCTTGTTGCCATCTTTTCCACCAAAATAAAGACGGCATTGATAGTCAAACTCTTTTGTATCGGCGTTTTGCTTCTTATATATTTTAATGGGGTTCTTCTCTCTGAAATTCTGTTTGATACCGTTTTTAACAAAGTCGTTGTAGGAGTCGATGTGATGTTTAACGAGATTATGTGGCGTCTCCTTAAAGTATTTGTCAATAATCTCCCATGATAATTGTTCTTCGTTCATAGTTCTCTGTTATATTATAGTTTTATATTTTTATATTGTTGTGAATTAAAAATAACTATCATTAATCGCGTAACTATGTTTAACATAATAAGGTTTAGAACTGTGTGATGTTATTAGTTCAAAAGTATGTGATTGGTTTTATTTTTCTTCGGGTAAATTATATATGTTAAGAAATCTGTTAATAGTTGATAAGCCAACGTCTTCTCTCAAACAAGGCGCGGCATTTAACCGGAAAATAAAGTCATACAGAAAGGAGGGATTCGCCAACAATTCGATGCTCGACCAACTCAAGAGCGAATTCGACCAGACTCTCGCACAATATTCTGCCGCATACAATCAATATGTCGCCGATTTAATTAAACATCAAAACTCACCGACCGCGAAGTATGCGAATAGTTTAGTATCCACGCTTACTGGAGAGAAATATATGATAAACAAGTTTGGCTATTTACGCAAATTCGCATCAGATAATTCGTGTGTAACTGGCACAAATATGGTTCTGGATAGCGCCACTATAGCGCAGATTCCTGTTGGTGCCAACCTGGCTGAGAAGGAAGTGTGCGGACTTGAAGGACAGATGATTCAAGACTCAGAGACAAAAGAGGTCTCGTGGGTTGATGAAAAGGGAGTAAGACATATGAAAGATAGCACTGTCCCAATTCCCGAGGGATGCCCCACGAATTTGGTCGGAGTTTCACACGACAACTATTTGGCTATGGCTGGTGGCGACAATTTCACATCGTGTAACACGTCGGCAATTAAAGATGACATTCATCCCACTTTAGTAGCGCTAAATGACAAGTTAATAGAACTATCTTCTAGAATACTGAGAGAATCATCTAAATTACGGGTGTCTTCAGTTGGTTATGAAAAAGCAAGCAAGAATACCGATACAATAATTAAGAACCAACTACTTGAACTTAAGAAGCAAAAAGATAAGTTGCGCCGAATTATGGAACAAACCACGACACTTGATGCAACTATGACAGATAATTCAGCCATAGTGTCTGCGAGTTCTCTCAAATATCTGTTAATTGCGGGTGGAACTGCTGTTGCCATTGGATACTTACTATTTGGCGGAGCCAAGAGTACTAGTGTTGTTTCTGAACATCATTAAAGTATTAAATCTCATTAATATATAAATGAGCGGACAATATGACCCAACAAGTTCCACATTAGACGATATTAAACGTCTTCAACAAATGGAAGAATCACTTTATAAAGAGCTTGAAACGACTAGCGCAAAACAGGCTCTCACAACTATTCCAAACGCAGATAGTTGTTATGGGTATGATTGCACGATTGAAGGGCAAAAATGCCTTTCTGGAAAACCAGGTTCAGGAAATAAGAACTGGGTTTGTAAAAATAAAAAGTGGATTGTTGATACACCCAGCAGTGATAATGACGAACAACCCATTGATTATGGCAAGCAAGGACGCATAATGGACCAGATTGACCAACTTACTCAAATGAGATTGAACATGTTCAAGCAAATTCAGGGACAATTTACTGGAGACCAGAGTGATTTAACCGGCACTCAGAAAGGTCTTGCTAGTCAGCTTGCTTTAGCAAAAGTAGCCGAGGCACAACTGACTGATATGAAAACCCAAGTTCGAAAGTTAGAAGAGATGAAAAATGACAAATTGCGTATGGTTGAGATTGGGTCTTATGAAGCCCAGCGTTATGATGCTTATAAGACGGTCATGTTTTACATATTTCTGGCGGCGGTTTCAATGGTTTTATTGAATAAAACAGCACAACTTGGTGTTTTACCGGATTTTCTCTCAACTGGAATAATAGCGGTTGTGCTTGTTGTTGCTATCATTATGGTTGGCCGTAAATTACTTGACATTGGCGCCCGTTCTCCTTTGAACTTTGATAAATACAATTTCTCAAGTGATCTAGTTGTTCAACAGTCGCAACCTGGTTATGAAACAGTTCTCGACCACGACAAACGGGCTTTTGTGAAGATGCTTTATGGGGCAGAAACCAGTTATGATGACGCAAAACAACAATTAAGTGGTTATACAAAATCCGCCGGCGAAGAAATTCAAAAGGTTTATGGCGATGGTGTCAGTGCGTTTGGTCTTAATGGAAGTGTAGACCGTGTTAAGATAGAGAGAATTGCGCCACCATCGGCCAGTTTGTCGATGCCAAATGTTGAGAATTTCGCGGCTTTTTAAATGTAATGGACAACGAGTTATTTCGTCGGTAATTCAAATGGATTATGTGCGATGTTAAAGCCATCGGCCATAATTTAATGCCATCGGCCATAATTTAAAGCCATCGGCCATAATTTAATGCCATCGGCCATAATTTAAAGCCATCGGCCATAATTTAATGCCCACATAATATAACAACAATGGATGCTAAATTGGCCGAACTCATAAAAAAGGCGAATTTTAATATTCAACCTCAGTGTGACGCTGGATGTCAACAGAGAAAACGAGAACAAGACCTCTTCGTTGAATACCAAAAGGCACTCAACCAAATGCGCGAGGCACCACGTATAGTAGACCAAGCTGAAGAGAAATATTATGTTTATTCAGGAAAATCGGCAGAGTATGAGAGAAAAAAGGAAGTAGAATCTAACAGAGAAGTCGCGGAATTGGCGGGAGATTTGAAATCCAAGTTCGCCAAACAAGACGCGATTATAAAAGACCAGGAAATCAGCATAACGGATCTCACCAAATACAAGACTTATTTGTTTGAATTGAGGAAGAAAACGGTGGATGAATTGGAGGCTACGAAAGCGGAAATTGAGAGAAAAACGGCAGACTCTGAAATTGGATACCGTGGTGGATATTATGACGAACAAGATGTAGAGCAGACCAACAAATGGAATCGCTTGTTTCGGCAGATTTATTGGATGGTAATTATAATCTTCGTTGTTGTAGTTATTTATAATGGCTCTTATACTACACGACAACCATACATTTATTTGGCGATGATTCTGTTGTATCCATATGTAATTAGGTGGATTGTTCGGCTTACAAATGCAGTAAGAATGGCAGATGTCAAGCTGGATTATGTGAATAAAGAGGAAGAAATAACGAATTCTCTCAAAAATTAAGTGTTTTACATTTTGTATGAGGTAAATTATATTTTACTTTATATATATGCCATTTATTAGTAGTTATAATGGAGCTATGAAAATATTATCGGCAATAGGAAATGGAAATTGTAAAGAAAGTTGTAAAACATCATGGATACGTAATTTAAAATATGCATTAAAAACTAAAACAAATCCTTTAGGATTAAACATAAAACAACGTAAAAATATGACTGAAAAACTTAAAAGTGTTTCTGGTAAAAATGCTATAAAAACATTAAAAAAATATAAAAATAGAAAATCTCCTCCATACCCAGCAAATGAAAATTGTAATAAAACAATTGTTGGTAATGATGGGAACAAATATATATCTAAACCAAACAAAAATAACATTTGTTCTTGGAAGAAAATATAAATGTTAAAAGATGTAAAAACCTACTTAAAGAAACTATGTTAGTATATGTTGGCGGTGTGTCCGAGTGGTTAAGGAGGTAATTTTAAAAGGTGTTCTCGCATTTAATTAGAACCACACAGCAATTGACAATGATTACAGGGCTCTGCCCACGTAGGTTCGAATCCTACCACCGCTATATATACATTTCGTTTTCAGCTAATAGCCACGGAAATCCCATATTCGTGGTTACAATCGAAAACATACAGCAACAATTTAAAAAATGTTTGGTGTCTCTTACATCAACACACTATACTAGGCGCTCAACGAATTTATGTAACATAAGAGAGGTTTGTTGTTCGTCGGCAGAAAATGCTTTTCTGTTTCTACACAAAAGCATTTTTAATTGGCAACAGTTTAAAAACTTATTTTAAACCGAGAATATATGGTTGCGAAAATACAACCTCTGTTACTTATTTTAGCAATAATAGTTCTTACTTATTTTTTATATTATTCTTTCTCTCTTTCTCTCGACAAACATCCAACTATAATGACAGAAGGTTTCACTCATTGGACTACTAAGAAACATCTTGATGGTCTGACCCCTGTTCAAAAAAGATTCGCAGTTGAACACGAGTTTCTCTCAAAATTGCCTCCAGGATATAAGTTTTTAGACTATTATTACTACATTAAAGGATGTTCGCTATCAACATACCATCGTGATGTAACAAGCGGGCAACACTATTTCAATACTATCCACCCAACATACACGGCGATTATTTACGAATACGATGGTGATTTTCTCTCAATTACACCAAATAGTCACAACCAATTCCCATTTATCTGGTCTCGTTCAACGAATATAAGTGGAGAGAAAAATACTTGCGTGTTATTTAATGCGGATATTCTTCATTGTGGAATGATTAACAACGTCGGTCGCAATCGCAAGGTTATTCAATATAAAATAGTGCATGAAGACGACATTCATAACTTGAGAGAACTAAACAACATTCGCGTTGAAAAAGATGGAAAGTGCGAATTAAACCACATAAATGAACTTGGTCTCCGCTTTATTTCTTATCATTTTGCGTGGTTTATTAATAGCGTGCTTACACCGCTTTTACAGAGACATAAAAAAGATGGAATTGGCCGTGTATTACAGTCAATCATTCCTATTTCGTTTTATAACAACATAATGAATTAATCAATGTTTTCCGCGTTGTCGTCATAAACAATGCGATAACCCTTCCATCCACCCTTTGTAGCCTCTGTCCCTGTAATTTTCGTGATGTAATCATACAACTCCTTAGTCTTCGGTGCCTTCGCTCCCTTACCTTGCTCCACATCAAACCACGCCTTAAACTCCTCCGCTAGCTCTGTCTTCTTAACCGTTCCATTGTCATCCTTAACTATCTTCTCGTTAAAGAACGCCTTAACGTGGTTCTGCTGTTGCTCGTATTTTTGAGTGGAGTGCATTACCATCGGACAATCCTTGACAAACCCGTCAGTCTGATACGCGCGCTTTACCAACATATCCATAAAGACTGGAGCCCAATCAATAAACTTCTCCTCAATTTTTAAGTCCACCAAAAACTCATATTTGCTTGAGGAATCTGGTGTCTCAACGAACTTTGACTTGAAATCCACCAGACGGAATCGCCGCATCGTGCCGTCATCTGTGCTTCTAAGTTCAAACATATTGTTCGTGCAAACCACCAGTGTAAGTTGCGGCACAAATGTAACCTCATCTTGCCAGAGAGCACGACCAGTAATGGGGTCAGAACCAGTAATCTCCTTCATAATTCCGTCATTTAGAATGTCTCCTTTGGACGGCTCCTGCATAACAGCATACCTGATACCCTTCAAATGTGCGATTTCAGGCGAACACGCACCAATGTTTTGCCTCTTTGACGTCACCAACGAAATCGGGACAACACCCTGATATTTACCAAGAATCATACTCATCAACTTCGTCAGTTTGCTCTTACCGTTGCGACCGCCACCTAAATAACAGTTAAATGTTTGGTTGAGATTCACACCAATTAGAACTGATGCCAAGTGGTCCCACGCATACTTGTTGAGTTCCTCGTCTGGGAAAAGTTGTCGCATGAAGGTGTTGATTTCCTCGCGAGCATGAACCATCTTCGGGTTATTCGCATTGTATTCAGTGTAATTCGTCCCAGTTGATAGAGACAAATAGTCCTCGGGCATACCCTTGCGAAACCGCTTCTCCTTGAAATCCACCACACCATTTTCAAAACACATCAAATAGGGGTTGATGTCCAACTTATCCAAGAAGTCCTCCTCATAAAACTCATCGCACGCCTCACGCATCACGTTATTCTTAAATGTCGTCTTTTTCAGTTGAAGTGACAAGTTAGTAAGACGGGTGCACAGCTTCCTGTAATAAGACGCCAGCTTTTTCTCTTCCTCGCTGTCGCCATCAGCACACGCCGTTTTCGGACCCAATTCCGAACTCTTACCAGCATACAACGAGAACACTTCACGCGAAATTTTCGTTCGCAATGTAGTGCCTGAATCAATCTCAACCCAACGGCCATTAATGAATTCATACCAAACCTTATTTTTAATACTTGCGCAGCGAAATTTCTCCTTGTAGAGCGAATACAAAACTCTGGCTATGTCACATTCTGCGGGAGATTCAGCCTCAAGCGACTTCATCAAGTAGTAGTCAGTCGTTTGGCGGTTGATTCGCGTGTATTCCTCGGGCGCGTCTCGCTTCAACCAGTAAATTATCGACTTGTCGCTAAACGTCTTAAATGTGTCGTTGTTGTATCGCATGTGAACCCACGTCTCATAATGTGTGGGTATGTCAAATACGCGAAACTTTCCCTGAGATTTGCTACTAAAAAGCATCCAGGTCAAGAATAGTTGAGGATTCGTGTTGTGTAGTGCCCATCCAACACGAATCCATTCTTGGTAATTATCGTAATATTTCTCAGGAAGAGCCATAACATATGCGTGAACATCGCGGGATTTGTATTTGTCTTCTTCCAAATGGTCGATGTAATAATTTGTAATCTCTTCAAGGTCGTCAACACACGTAATTCCCTCATATTTGTGCTCCTCAAGGTATGAAATCGGCACTCCACCGAGAACTTGCGACTTAATATCATCACCTCCACCACCCGAAACCTTGAGTTTTCGTTTCTTGTCGCTCGCACTAACATTATCATAACGCTTTTGAAACGCATCGCGAATAGGAAACTGCTCGTATCCATCATTTCGTACTGACAACTTCATTGCTATTTCCATCGGCTTGCTATTCACCCGAGACAAGTCTTTCAACTCGTCCCACTCAATTTCGCCTTCATTTGTATATTCGAGACTGAAATACTTCGTGACTTGATATGCCTGATGTCCTGGCTTGCGAGACCCATAAACAGTCCAATTTGTGTGACCATCACTGATTCCGGCGTCAATCACTGAGTCATACCCATTGGTAAGTGGGAGTTCGCCAAATACATTAGCAATGTCCTTGAGAAGTTCTTCTCTCAATATCATCTGCACCTTCTTGTCTGCCGCTATTCCAATGAACAAGTGTATTCCATCCTTTGTTTCTTCCTTGTCATCCTCGCAGACGACATTTACGTCTTCCTTCTCCATAACATAGACATCAAACGCCTTTTTGCGAGGTATCTCGATGATTTTGTTGAGCGTCTCGACAACCAGTTCAACGAGGTCGTTCAAATGTTCTGAACTATGCTGTCGTTCAATAATAGATGCTTCGTAGCGAAAATCAAAATCAAGCACAATGGGCCGTTTCTTGTCAGAGTCGCCCTTGAGTTGGCATTCAGTCAAATGCTCATTCTTCTTGTCAATGAAAACCTTCTTTGTATATAACTTGTAAAACTCATTCATCTTTTCTTTCGGAATGCAATAAGCACCACCGTAAATGCCGAGGTCTTTGTCTGGCATTCGTGTGTGCGTAATCTCTGTTCTTATTTTAGTTTTGTGATTTGCCAAAAAGTCATCCAGATTCTTGATTGTCGACGTCGATGTTGCTGTCATGTTTGCCATTTTGTGTGGATGCTTATATTATGGCAGTAAAATTTTATATCAATTTTTCAAATTGGATGTTTTACACATTTTATTGAAAATGTCGGTTTCAATTATCTTTATATTTAACCAATTTAAATGTTGCTTGATAAATAATATAATTACTAGCAATAATGGATGAAAATGATTTGTATAATGTAGTTAATAAGGTCATCACTGACGAAACAAGAAAACGCCTGTTAAAAGACGTCGTCGATGTTGTTAAGAACCCACTTGCCGACCAAGGTATTTATTATGTTCATTCGGATGAAAATATGTTTGTTGGATATGCGATGATCATTGGCCCAACAGATACACCATACTCAGATGGATTCTACTTATTCAAACTGAACTTCCCGTGTAATTACCCACATTCTCCACCACAGTTGACGTTTATGACTGATGACCGAGAGAGAACCCGATTTAATCCGAATTTGTATGTAAACGGAAGAGTTTGTCTCTCAATTCTCAATACTTGGAAAGGAGAACGATGGACTTCGTGTCAAACAATTCGGTCCATTCTTATGAGTTTGATTATGGTGTTAAATGACAAACCCCTAACAAATGAACCAGGTTATGAAATGTCGTCGCACGCCAACTTGATTAACACATATACAAAAGTAATCGCATATAAGAATGTAGAATCGGCAATTTGTAAAATGGTTACTAGGGAAATTATGCCACAAGAATTTATTTCATTTCACTCCATTATGAAAAAACACTTTTTAGAGAATTTTGAGAGAATACGCGAAAATGTCACAAAACATTTAGAGACTTTACCTGGTAAAACGAGATATGAGTTTGATGAAATAAATTATAGAGGAATGAGCGTTGTCGTCGATTTTGAATCGTTGTTGAATATCCTCGAATCCACTAAAAATAAAATATGAAAAAATTGAAACAAACTGATAAAAGAATTAAATACAATTATTTATCAACCTAATATACAAACACAACATGTATTTCTGCGAAGTCTGTGACAACATGTATTACATTAAAATTAGTGAAGAGGATGAAAGCAAGCTCGTGTATTATTGTCGCAAATGTGGAAATGAAGAGACAAATATCACCGAAGACAACATGATTGTGTCTGAACTCCATTTAAAGGGGTCTGAACAGCAGTTTCATCACATCATTAACAAATACACCAAGATTGACCCCACATTGCCTAGAATTAAGAGTGTTCCTTGTCCGAATGTGAAATGTTCAACTAATGACGCCAAGAAACCGACTGAGAGAAGCGTCATCAACATCCGTTATGATGAGATTAATATGAAATATGTGTATATTTGCACTACTTGCGATACAATTTGGAAGACAGATGACAAGAATTAAAGTTGGAAAAAATTGAAATGTTTAAATCTTTTTAATTGGTTTAAACATTTGTTCTCCTGTAATATTATACAACGATGTCCAACAACGATCAAGAACCACCGAATGTTGAAGAACTTCTTCAAGAAGAAGAAGAACACGTTGAAGGAGATGAAGAAGAAGAAGAGGAAGAAGAGGAAGAGACAAGCGAATCAGAAGTAGAACCAGAAGAACCAGAAGAACAAGAAGAAGAACAAGAAGAAGAACAAGAAGAAGAAGAAGACATTAGTCCTGGTGGTGGTTACGAAGAAGAGGTTGGTGGATCGAAGAAAAAGACCCGCAGAAACAAGAATAGCAAGTTTATTGATTGTGAGACATTTAAAAAAATTGCAAGTGGTGGAATTTCAACTGCAGTAAAACTGGGAGATGAGGAAAGTGAGATGAATTTGCGCAAATTTGAGGGTGAAATAAGCAAAGACTACTTGATTAGCTTTCACCCTGAGATTCAGACTCACAATTATGACGAAATCGCGACGCTTTCAACCATTGTTCGCAATCAAGACGGTCAGATTGTAGACAATTTTCATAAGACACTGCCGTTTGTCTCTAAATTTGAGAAAGCACGCATTCTTGGTGTTAGATCGAAGCAAATTAATTGTGGCGCTGCGGTTATGATTGATGTGCCGGAACACGTCATCGATGGCTATACGATTGCAATGATGGAGTATGAACAAAAGAAGATTCCGTTTATTGTCAAGAGACCTCTACCGAATGGGGCGGTTGAATACTGGAAATTCGCGGATTTGGAACAGATTAATTTGTAGTTAACTGTTTTTTAAATACATATGCTGCGCCGTTATCCTCGTGAGGAGGTATATCTTTTCTAGTTGCACCAACAACTATGTAATCGCCATAAATGTCACTCTCCACACCAAACCAATCTTCATCACTTAAATCTGATGCTAGCAATTTGTAATTTTCTATATAGACTGAACCGGACGGATCTCCATATGAACCATTGTCATTTTTTTTATAAATATAAACAGCGCCGTTCTCTATGTAAGGAGGTGTATTGTTTCTAAAAGCACCAACAACTATGTAATCGCCATAAATAGAAACATCTCGCCCAAAAGTATCATTATCACTTGAATCCGATGCTAGCAATTTACTAACTTGTACCCATTATTCAGTAATAATGGGTCCCCCAGTAGCACAATTCACATTCTTCCGCGTCAAATCGAACTTAGTATTCCGCATAATGTGTGAAAATTCCATTGCCTTTGAGCGTCCACTATGCGTATGTCTATATATATTTTTCTTCTTTTGGGCTGGTGTTAGTTCTACGCAACTCATATAAAAGAAAAATATATATTATTTCCATGGTTTCTTCCTATTTATTATCAGAATAATTGAAATAATTTCTATTTGCTGGCGGTGCCGATGAACTGAGTTGTTGTGGATACAAAGGAGGAGCAGACGCGACAGCCCTCATATCATCGTATGTCGGTGGAATATTGATTGACTTCGACTTTTTCATGGTATTCATTTTGTTCTCTTGATGTCTCTTAAATAAGTTATTTATATTATCTCCAAACTGCCTTTCGCATAATTCAATGGCTTCATGTGGTTCAAACTCATTCTCTCCACCATCACTTGTTTTATAATAAGTCACTGTGTGTCCAACTTCAAGCAAATACATCACCGCAAATGTTTGAAGACGCACGTTCTTTTCAACGTTTCTCATCTTATAACACATTAACTTGCTGTAATTGTTCGGCTGTTCGGGCGCTGCCGGTGGATTTTCTATTGTAAAAAGCGCATTTTGTCGTTTCATTTTTTCGATCATGTGCCTATATAAATCGCAATTTTTCTTGTATATATCATTGTTCTTCTTATCTAGCAAGATACATTCTTCTTCGCTCACTTTATCAAAGTCAGCTATATAATGATATTGTTGTTGCTGGTTTTCTGTTCCAAGTAAATTATTGAGCGAAGATGATATTCTGTGTTTATTAGCAAATGATTTGAGCCGTTCCATAAGAGATATTGCTTATATGTAAGAAAAAAATATTTACCGAAATAAGTATGCTCTTATTTTACATTTAAAACTTCCACCTGTTTCCGCAGTTAATACACGTTACAAATGTGGTCATCGGCTCGTCCGCAGACCTAGTCTGAAGTTGGTAATAAGTGCATTTGTTCTTCTTACACTTGAAACACGTGAATTCATCTGTTGCTGCCTCCAAATTCACCTCACATTTGCTCTTGTCTCGCTTAATTTTAGCGTCGACGACTGGGTTCCACAGTTCAGGGTGAAGTTCTTGGTGTGACATATATGGAATGTCCTTGGCCGCAATCTCCCTGGATTTCAACCTCTGAATGAGTGAGGTATTGCGAACATAACTAGATGGCGATAAATTCATGTAAATGCTCCTCAATTTGTCTTGATATAGTTGGACAAATTGAGGATTGTCCCATTTTTTGACAACATTACGTGTGGTTGCTTGGTCAATCGCCCAGTTGTAAGTCGCTTTTTCAAGATTGGTTGCTTGTGAGACATTTCCAATTAAAGTCGTGAGATTGCTCACAATTTTCTCGCGTGAAATGGTAGTTGTGGTGTCGCTCATTTTTGTATGAATAATATGGTAGTTTAATTTTTAAGTGGTTTAACACACTTCAATTTTTTTCAATAGTCGTCTTCTGAAATATAGTCTTCTTTAGTAAGCTCTTGTTCTTCGTTCTCATTCTCATTCTCGCTGATTTCTTGCTCTTCGTCCTCAACAATAAAGTCATCTTTCTGGTCTTCCTCCTCTTCCGATAGTTCTTCTTCTTCTTCTTCTTCACTATCAATATCCTCAAACCCACCCATCAACTCGGCATAAATTTCTCCCCAGTGATTCACATCCAAATCCACGTGAACACCGTTCAACATAGCAACCACTGCCATATTTCCAAAAAACAACTGCTTGTCAATTGGTGGCGGGCATTCAAACTTGTTCTCGCTACCTGCCTTTCCATCAAGTCGGCCATACACAATAATATCAAGTCCATCATTTAGCCGCCACTTTCCGGACTCATTAAACCCATCCACCTTTTTAAATCCACATTTCTTATACAACTCATCAACAGCTAGACCATTCTTGCTTGTCTTTTCAACACATTCTCCTGATTTCTCTATCAAGACATATTTGAGAAGCGACATTTTTAATGAGCGAACTTATTACTATATTTAAATATCTAAATAGGTTTAAATGGTTTGTAATAACTATATATAATTTACAAATGCGAGTATACTTTACAAATAAGGCAATTCATCAAAAACTGGTTGATGTTGATGATGCTGTTTATGAGTTTCTCTCAAATATCTTGTCTTCAGCGGTCAAGAAACAAATTTATCTGGCAGATGACGGCTATTATGAAATTAAACAAGACCGCATTTACATAAATTGCATCAAATTCAATAAAACTATACAGGCAACATCGCCTGATTTAATAGTATCCAATGTATCGTGGGTAAAATCAGAGGTTAATATTCTACCGACTAATAGTATTAGAGTTGATTTTATTGTTGAGCGCTTTAAAATCAATGACAATGTAACATTTGTAATAGAGAGAAATGACGAGGAATCAATTGACTATTTCTTTGAAATTAAGGGCGAATCAATTGAAGAACGTGAGATTATTTCGTTTCTATCTCAAATAACAAATGTATGTGTTAATTAAAAATGATAATTTGGATGGTCGGTGTAATATCACTTTCAATTGTGTTAATATTCTTAATTCATCAAGTGTATGAATATTTAAAGTTGTCTTTTTCTAAACCACTGGAGAGAAACATTGTTAACGAAACTAAGAGCCATTATGAGCAAATTTACAATACATTGGCCACAACAAGAAACCAAATCGAAAAACCCATACAAATGCCAACTGAGATGTATTCTGCTCCACCTCAACAACCAAACCCACCTGAAACTATGGCAAATGAGCTTATGAACTTTATGAGTGACCTAGATAACGCAGAACTGCCACCGACCGAGGTTAATATACACCCATATGAACAAGAATTAGACGGTGTTTCTACATTTTAATTGACAAACGATTTAAACCTATGGCATAAAGTAGTAATAACAATTAACCAAAATGATTCTCTCTACCGAAGAAAAACAACTCGTTCTCTCCAAATTCCCTTCGTTTAAACTTTGTTATGAAACAATCGCTCATAATAAAGTTGCCGATGACGTTTCTATTGCCGTCTCCATTCCAAAGGGACCCAAGTGTTTCGCATGGTTTTCTCTCCATAATGGCGAACCCACGTGTATTCTAATTGAACGTGATCGAGAGAAAGGTAAAATTAAAGACATTTCCGTTGTATCATGCAGTTTCAATCATACAATCATCGGCACAGTTCTAAGTGGTACTATTGTAACGAGAAACCGGCTGATTGTGCTGGATGATACTTATGTTTATAAGAATCGTGTCGTTTCATTCATGAATCCGATTGAACGGTTCAGAATTTTGGGTGATTTGTTTTTAGAAAGAAAAATTGTGAATGTCGTTGATTTCAAAACGCAATTTATGATTGCTCCTGTTGGCAAGACGCATGATTTGTCGTTTTATTGTGTTCAGCATAGGAAGGACAACGTTTATGTTAATGTCTTAGTTAAACATGTCTCTGTTGCTAGTAAGACACACAAAGTATTTAATGTTATTGCCGAAACACAAAACGACATTTACACACTATTTGACGAAACCGACGTTGATTGCGGATTGGCGTGTATTCCGACGTATGAAGTGAGTAAAATGATGAATGCGCTTTTTAGGAATATTAAAGAGAATCGCAACTTGGATTCTCTTGAAGAAAGCGACGATGAGGACGAATTTGAGAATGTTTCTCTCGACAAGTTCATTACCGATAAGTCGCGTGTAATTAAGATGGAATGCGAGTATGTTCCCAAGTTTAAGAAGTGGCAACCAATTAAGCCAGTAAATTTTTAATAATGACTTTATGTATAAGCAAATGAGCCTTTTGTCGAACAATGAGCAATTATCAGCATTTATAACACACGACACTACACGAGATATTGGTCCTCATGGAAATGAAGGAAGTCTCGATGGCAACAGAAATATTTCTCGTCTTAATGTATATAATATGAATACTGGCGGACGAAAAACGAAAACTCGCAAAATGCGTATGAATGGTGGTGGATTTGGGTTCGGACAAGAGCTGGAATTACTTGGACATGGTCACCACGCCGGTGTTACCCAGACGATGGCTTGTGAGCAACATCCGAAACACTATGAGATTCCATCCTGGTCTGAATTAGCGGGTCAACCTCAACGTGGTGGCTCTTCTCAAATGATGGGTGGCTCTTCTCACATGATGGGTGGCTCTTCTCAAATGATGGGTGGCTCTTCTCACAAGATGGGTGGCTCTCCAGCTGCCGCATCCGAAAGTTATGTGCTCGTAGACCAATCCACCGTGAAATACCCTATGGAAGGTGTAGCCAGCGAGAACGGAGTTCAGTTTTATGGATTCAACGGCGGCAAGAATCTAGTTGATTTCGCCGGTTCTTATGCACCGGTTACACCTGGTGTTCACATGGGCGGTGGTCCCCGCTTTCTCTCCCTCTGGCGCCGTGTTTGCCCTGGTGCCGTTGCCATTTATGAGGCTGAACTTAAAGACGACATGAAGAACCCTAAGGTCGTTTCATTCATTAAGCATTATAGCAAGGTGTTTCGTACCGAAGAGGAGGCTCTCAAATGCAAGCAGGCGTCCAAAGTGAAGCGTATGTTGGTCACGATGAAAAACGCTCTTAGCAGGGCTCGTAATTGTCTTGTTTCTCTCAAAAGCAAGATGCTTGGCACTCATAAGATGATTGCCAGAATGCACTTGGGTCGTGTCGTCAAACACTTGGCTTCTCTCAAACAGACGAAGAAGCGTGGGGAAAAGTTGGATAGCAGACGTAAGACTATGCGCGGCGGATATAACCAGTATGGCAGTAATACGGTTCAGGCTAGCGGATATTCGGCCGTACTTGGTTCTCCGAGTGCCGAGGCATCTCCGCATCACGTTCAACCACACGCAGGCAATGCAGTTGATAATTACAATCACTTTACTGGAAAAGGTCTCGCATCGCCTATATTAGACAACGACGTTTCTGTCGCTGAACCGCTTGAAGCACCAGTTGGCGCTAGCTTAGTGTAAACAATTTGACAAAGTGTAAAAATTGAAATTATTACGCACACCTCATTATTATTCACACCCCATACCAGATGAATTCTCTCCAAACCATCGCAATAAAAACCATAATAAAGAATGACTTGTTAATACCAGTCAATAACAAATACTTAACATCGTTAGTTATTGACTTTTGTGAAAAATACCCAGAAGAACTCGATTCACCTGAAAATTACTGGAAATTCTATGCTTCTTACACTTCACTTGCCGAGAGAAAAGTGGAGTGTAAATATAAAGGACCAAGCACAGTGTTTCCTCAAGACACATTTTTAAACGACGACACAAACATAACCACCAAATTCATCAACAATGAAATGAATAAGTATGTTAAAGTAAAGCGCATCGAATCCAGACACATAGCAAATGCGTATGTCCCATTCAAGGCAACATTTGAGCTTACAAAGAACTTTATTAAACACGCTAATTCAAGATACAAATCACTTGAAATCATCACAACCATTACTCGTTCGTGTGCTCTACCAGTTGGTAAACTGACAAAATATATTCCGTCTAGTATTAGATTTGAATATTTAGAGGTAATCGAAGGAATGAATGATTTCACTGATTATTTGTTAACTTACGAACCAATGATATTAATAGTTAAAAAACAAGATGTTGTCAAACTCATAGCCAATAGACTGTCAAGCGATAATGGCCTTAATAACCAGCGACGCCCGGTCCTTGTGTTTGATAATGAATTACAGTTCGCCGACGACTGCGCAACAATCGGCAAGAGACCAAACATAATTCTAAAAAACTTATTAAATAGAATCCACTGGTTCCGTTCATCACCACATTCGCATCATATGAGCGAGCTTCATTTTGTGCTACGTTCCATCGACGTTGCTCATCGCGTTGCTTGTATGATTAATCTTTATCCAAGCATCTATTTCGTTAATGAAGTTAAAGATGAGTCGCCTGGTGAAGTTCAGACAGATGAGGCTTAAATTCCGCCTTGCCAAGGCTGCTATCCTCAACGAACGCAACCATGTTTGATACAACTTCCTCCTCTAATGTCGCCGGAAATTGGTTCATCAGTGTAAGTTCGCGATATTTTTTATCTTCTCCAGGGAGAAATTTGAGTGCAGCCCGACGACCAGTCTTCTTCTGGGCACGACGAACCAGCTCGTACGCAGCCAACAAAGCAACAACACCGAGCACACGACTCTTGGATAAGAGGTAGATAGCGAGAGCAAAAACAACAACATTGCCGACTGGGTTGTCAATTATACGAGCGATACTGAGAGGCATATCTTGTTCAAGAGCAACAAAGGCAATTAACAATGCTACACCGATGTTGTGAGGGGTCATCTTAGGCATATCCATAATGATGTATATTAATTAGAGAGAAAAATTGAATTAAACGCTTAATGTTATATCTATATAATTATTTCTCTCTGCTTCTAAAACATGGAAACCTATCTTGGACCGCGAGGATATACCATTTATAAGAAAGATTTGTCAATCGAACAAGTGAAAATGATTAAAACAGAACTTACGGCTAAACCGTCAATTAACACGGCTATGGGCGGTCAAGCCAAGACTTTTCCTGTTTATCGGGAGTCACACCAAAAATATTACCTTCCTCGTATTTTCGGTGTAAAACAATTTGGTCCTCCTAAATCTGTGAAAATGCACGAAGGCAGCGACATCGCAATTGAATTTAATGGTGGTCTTCGTGCCGATCAAGTGCCAATTGTGGAGAAGTTTGTCTCTCACGCAAAAGAACACGGATGCGGACTCCTAGAACTTTATTGCGGATTTGGCAAGACCGTTTTGGCTCTCAATATCATCGCTAAACTGAAGAAGAAGACGCTAATCATTGTTCACAAGGAATTCCTCCTTAATCAGTGGATTGAGAGAATTGAGCAGTTTCTCCCAGATGCCAGAGTAGGAAAGATACAAGGGCAAATAATCGACGTAGAAAACAAAGACATTGTCATTGGAATGCTCCAGTCTCTCTCTATGAAAGATTATGACGACTGTGTATTTAGCGACTTTGGCTTTACAGTTGTAGATGAGTGTCATCACATTCTAGCTGAGGTTTTCAGCAATTCCCTGTTTAAGATTGTCACTAAATATATGCTCGGTCTCTCCGCGACAATGAATCGGAAAGACGGAATGACAAAGGTGTTCAAGATGTTCCTTGGAGATGTGGTTGTTAAAGTGGAGAGAAAAAATGAGAGCGCAGTTCTAGTTAAAGGCATTGAATATCGCAGTAATGACAGCGAATTTGAGGAGACAGAGCTGAATTTCAAGGGACAACCTCATTATTCTAAGATGATTGGCAAGTTATGTTCTTACAATCCACGCAGTGAATTCATTCTCAAAGTGCTTGTTGATGTTCTCTCCAAAGCGAAGGCGAAGGGACAGCGAATACAGGTGATGATGTTGGCTCATAACAAGAATATCCTAAAATACATGTATGATGCCATTGAATACCGCAAAATTGGCACAGTCGGATATTATGTAGGCGGAATGAAAGAGAAAGACCTCAAAGAAAGTGAAAGCAAGGACATTATTATTGCGACATATGCGATGGCAGAGGAGGCGCTTGATATTAAGACACTCACAACGCTCTTTATGATGACACCAAAGACAGACGTGACACAAGCTGTTGGACGAATTTTGCGCGTAAAGCACGACCATCCTCTCGTGATCGACATAATAGATACACACGATACGTTTAAGCGTCAGTGGTATAAGCGCAGGGCACTTTATAAGAAATCAGACTATAAAGTGGAGTATACGAAGAGTGATACATATTTCACAGAAGACGTGTTGTATTCTGGCACAGATGATGACGAAATTGAGATTGAAACTGAATCAACATGCAACGGCAAATTCAGCAAAAATAAAGTGCTTACAGGCGTCTGTTTAATGGATGACTAAAACAATTTAAATCTATGACAAATAATATAATATATGGAGACATTGGCTGAAAATAAGAAGAAAATGGAGGCTGAAGGAATGAAAAAGGTGGAAGAACTAAAGAAAAATAATAATGTAACTCAAGAATCCACTCTTAAAGTAGTTAGTGATGGATGTGACGAGTTCAAGAAGGAATATGGGCGTAATATGACCTATTCGGAAATGCGCGAGAGATATGGGTGATTTTTATTTATTTTTTATTATTTGAAGACATAGCGCCTATTCCTAATTGAGCAACTTTAATTATGGCATAAAGCCCAATTCCGCCTACAAGAACGCCAACTAGCGGGTTTGAGAGAAATCCAGAGATATCTAATTTATCTCCACTTTTTTCAATAGTAGATAATTCATGTTGGACAACGTCGAATCCAACTAACGTATCACCTTTACTGTTTACTGGTTGACAATCTATGTATATATCATCTTTTTGCCAATCTTTCTTTTTCATTTTAATATATAAGATATATATAATAAAATGTTGAAAGTAACAAAGAAACAGCGTATTAAAAAAATACAAGGTAAAAGGGGAACACACAGTAAAAAGGGAACACAGAGTAAAGGGGGAACACACAGTAAAAAGGGAACACAGAGTAAAAGGGGAACACACAGTAAAAAGGGAACACGAAAAATAAACAGAAGAATAAATAACTTAAAAAAACCCAAAACAAACCGGAAAAGAGGACATCTTAATTTAAAGAAAAGGACTTTAAAAAACATGCGCGGTGGCGTTCCTGATAAAAGCTCATTCGGTAGTAGTGTTTTTCCAGATTCTAGTGGAAACATTGATGTCAGTTTAAATTTGGTTGAAAGACGAATGACACCAGAAGAAGCAAGAGAGTTTACACCAATCGAAACTGATCAAAAACCTCCTCGTACCATTGCTGATCCATTTGAAGTTGAACTTACTAAAGTTAACGGTAGAGAAATTCTGAATCCACTATTTGAAGGTGAAGATGAAAATATCATACCGCGAGAAAAGATCAAAACATCTCCTAAAATACCCGCTCGTAAAATACCCGCTCGTACAGAAAAAATTAAAATGAAAAAATTAGGTAAAAGAGAAGAACAACTACCTCCGCCCAGTACACAAGATACATCATTTAGCACTGTTCCTGTTTCGCAAAAACCAGTCATTAAGGACAGTATAATACAAGAGACATCATTTAGCACTAGCGATGCTTCGCAAAACCCACCACCGAGTACTGGCGATGCTTCGCAAAACCCAGTCAGCAGTATAATGCAAGAGATATCATTTAGCACTAGCGATGCTTCGCAAAACCCAGTCATTACACGAAAGCCACCACTGAGCACTCTCGATGCTTCAGAAAACCTAGTCGACTCTAATAGTATACACGGGACATTATCTCCTGTATCAGGAGAAACGCCGGTTAGTACTAGCGACATTTCAAGACAAGCAAGCGTTGATGAAGATTATGAAATGGTTGAAAGAGAGTTTAAAGAAACTCCGCTCGATAAACTTATCATGCCTATTGACCAAAACCAAGAAACATTCGACGAGCAGGCTAATGAATATGAAATAATCACGGCGACGTTAGACGATCCAACAAAATCCGCGGTATTATCTAAAATTGGAGAGAAATTGAAAATTTCTGAGGCTACACCAGGAAAAATAGAAGAAGAAATGAAGAAACCTGAGAAACGTGGAATATTTGTTAGACTCTTTGGAAAACTCAAAAATTTAATAGGAAAAATAAGTTTTTCAAAGAACAAGGCAAAAAAAACAGAAATCAAAGAACTTATAAAAAAAAAACTAGATGATACTAAATTTTCAGAATTAAAACGTGAAATGGATGAGTTAAAAGTTGACAGCGACGAATTATTATTCAAAGCTATAATTGAGAACCGTGAATCTACAAGAAGTCTATTTAAATTATTTAATATAGATAAAGAAGAACTTACAAAAATGTTAGAAACTTTTCGCAGCGAAGTTCTCTTGGAAACAATATACTGGATAGACAGAGACGTTAAAACGCAAATTGAACCACTAAATTTACAAATTACAGAATTAATATCTCAGAATGAAGAACTTGGAAAAAAATTAAATGAATTGGCGGAAAAAGCAGAAGAAGAAAACCCAGTTATTGTTGAAGTAGTAAAAAAAGGAATTGATGAAGAAGATATACAAAAAATAATGACTCTTCTGGTTACAGATAAAGAACCTGATTTAGTTAAAGAAACTGAATCAGAAGAAATGAAAGCAACAATAAATGAATTGGTTGAAAAGGTTCGCGATTTAACACAGCAAATACAAACTAAAAAAGCACTCGAAGAAGCCAGGTTGGAGCCCGAAGTCCCGGCGAAACAATCCGAAGAAGCCAGGTTGGAGCCCAAAGAAGAGGAAGAATCTGAGGAAGAAGAGGAAGAATCTGAGGAAGAAGAGGAAGAAGAAGAGGAAGAAAAAAAAGCTCAAGTCCCAGCGAAACAACCGGAACAAATTATTAGCATTTCCCCAGAACAATTACTCGACAACAAAACTATTGTTATTAAAATTATGATGCCTCGTGCGGCCCAAATAGACACTTTAAGTGATACTGGAAATACAGCAGAAGAGCAAATAGCATCTATTGCTGACATTCAAAACCCAAAACCTCTCGCTGAAAATCCAGAAACTCTCTCTGAAAAAGCGAAGAAAGCAGCGATAAACATGGAGGCAGAGAAAGAAGCTGAAAAAGAGAAGAAAGCAGCTGAAAAAGCGAGGGAAGCAGCTGAAAAAGCGAAGAAAGCAGCAATACAACAAAAAGACGCGGAAGTAGAGGAAGAAGCTAGAAAAGCGAGGGAAGCAGCGGCAGACATGGAAGCAGAGAGAGCAGCTAAAAAAGCAGCGGAAGACATGGAAGTAGAGAGAGTAGCTAGAGAACTAATGGACCCTCCTCCCCCATACAGTGTGAAAGGAGGTGGAACTATGAATCCTGCTACATTTCACCCAGCAGCATTATCTAATTAAATCATCACATATTTTAGATTTAGTATGAAGGATATAAACATAGCATAATGATATTTATTTAATTGACAATGATTGTTAGAAAATCAAATGGTGAATTGGTGTGTATAGATGAAACAAAACTATTAAACGACACATCGTTATATAACATTTTATGGTGTATAAAGTTTAATAAAAAGGTAACTTCATCAACAACTATATCTGTTGAACAAATGAAGAAGTATTTGAATTCTAAATGTTTTTCTTTATAACATTTGTTTTCTCTCTAATTAGTAGCTAACAAATGCGTAAAACTTCTAAACGAGATAAAACAAATCACAATAAAACGACACGCAAAACAACTAAAACATCACAACGCACTTTCACGGATGACGATTATAAAAGTGGAGACGGAATGCTAACAAATGTGTGGGGCCCCGCAATGTGGCACTTTTTACATACTATGAGTTTCAACTATCCAGTAGAACCGACTGTAACCCAAAAAAGGCAATATAAACAATTTATACTTTCTCTCAAGGATGTATTGCCCTGTCGTTATTGCAGAGAGAACTTGTCTAAAAACTTGAGAGAATTGAGCTTTTCAAACAAACACATGAAAAATCGCGAAACATTCTCTCGTTTTGTCTATGATTTACACGAACACATTAATAAACTGTTAGGGAAAAAGTCGGGTCTGTCATATTGTGATGTGAGAGAAAGATACGAACATTTTAGGTCGCGGTGCGTCTTGGATGCCGATGTAGACAAAGATAAGATAGATGAATTAATTAAAAAGAAGAAGGAAGAACCTGGATGTACCGAACCATTATATGGTAAGAAGTCGAAATGTCTTATTAAGATTGTTCCACACGATGTGAAGTGCGAAACGATGGAGATCGACGAAAAATGTGTTAAAAAAAGGATATAATTAGATTGATATATTAATTCGTTTTTTTGATTTATAGGTTTTCTCTCAATTCTATATATCAAAGATGGATACTATTAAGGCTGTTCTCTCTAACAGACGTAACTTGATGATTATGGGTGGTGTAGCATTATTTATTGGTGTTGCTGTGTATGTTTATCTCAACTACATTCGTCCACAAGGATTCGTCCCAAATGACGAGTATAACCAATCAGGTGGTGCTCCCACTAAAGAGGCGGACCTCATGCTTTTTTATGTGACGTGGTGTCCTCACTGTAAGCAGGCAAAACCAGTGTGGGATGCGATGAAAGAGAAATATAATGGTAAGGCAATAAACGGAACACTTGTCCATTTCAAGTCATTTGACTGCGATAAGGAGGAACAAATAGCTGACAGGTATGGTGTCGAGGGATTTCCCACAATTAAACTGGTTCGCGGGGACAATGATGTTGTCGACTTTGATGCCAAGCCGACAGAGGAGGCTCTTACGGAATTCTTAAACAATGTGTTGTAATGTTATAAAGATGTCATTAACCACTCATCACCAACTCGTTCTCCTTGTTTCACCATCTCTTCTCTCTTATCTCTCTTAAATAAGGCATCATAACCGTCAGTTGCGTTAATTCCAGCACATCGTATGACAATTTCGTTTGGAATAATGCCTAATTCGACTTTATTAAACTCGCGTATAGTGCTAATTTTGTTAAATAAGCAGTATATGTATTCTATTATGTTGGAATTCTCGTTTATTGTGGTTGTTGTATCGCCGAGGTCGAAACGGATTCCGAGGATTTTGCTGACGTCAGCATCCGGGGCGTTAATGACTTCTCTCAACGGATAATTACAAGCAATCCCGCCGTCAATATAGTATTCTCCCTTGTGTATTACCGGTCTGAAAACAAGTGGCATACAACAAGTCATAGTAACCGCGTCAATTAACAGTATGTCTTTATCCGAAATCTCGCACACTTCAAATGTAGACAACTTAATCGCATAGAAATATAGTTCTATGTTACTATATTCTTTGAATTCACCGAGAGAAATAGTCGCAATGTCCAGTTCTTTGGACGCAAACAAAGGAGACAACGCACTAATAAAGAATTGTTTGTCAAATGCTCCCTTCTTTGTATAGAGTTCAATCGGATTTATGGAGAGAAGCTTGTGCCATGGACGTTCAACAAAATATTCTACTAAATCACACCAATCCATTTTAAGAGCGAGCAAAACGGCGATGAATCCACCGATTGACGTTCCATGTATTCTCTTTACAGCATTGATATCATAAAATCCCTTTTCAGAGAGACGCCGTAACACACCAAGCTCAATCAAGCCGTTATAAGCACCACCGCTTAAAACCAGTGTGGTTATCGTTGTCATCTAAATACCTTAATATATAAATAAGTATTTATGCCGATAAAACAAGCATATATTTTCTGTGCAAGGCATATGAACGACAACGAAGAACTCCTAGAACAAGTGAATTTAGACGAACTCTACGAGAGAAGACGCGAAATTCAAGAGCAAAAAGAGGCCATTTACAAACGCATTCTCTCGCGAATTCTCAAGAAAATCAAGACCACATCCCGTCTTAAACACGAGGAACAATTTTGTTTCTACGTTATTCCAGATGTTGTTATTGGATTTCCGAGATATGATGTAAGAGCGTGTATTAAATACGTAATTGAGAAGTTAGAGGAAAACAAGCTGTTTGTCAAGTATACACACCCAAATATGCTTTTCATTTCATGGCAACACTACATTCCAACTTATGAAAGAAAAGACATAAAAAAAAGAACGGGCGTTCAAATTGACGGATTCGGCAACGTAGTTAATGAACACGAACAACAAGCATCCGAGTTTGATGATTTAACGCGGCAAAACACGATTGCCAACGCAAAGCCCAAACCAGATTTTAAAAAGACTTCAGCTTATAAACCACTCGGGATATACAATGAAGACATGGTTCGTCGTATTAACGAGAAAATCAATTAATTAATCTTTATCCAAGAACAAACGTTATTTTACAAATGTTCTTCATTCATTTCTTCAGGCATTGATATTTCTAGCTCAATACATTTTTCAGAAAATGTGCATTCTTTAGCAAATGTCATAAGGTGTGTAGGTGGATTTTTCGGTGCCGCACGCGACAATGTATACGACCCTTTATTCGGACATCTAATACGGCCACCAATAGCATATTCAATAAAATCATTTGGGTAAATGTCATATGGACCACCAGACGCTCCACAATACGATTCCCAATGTTTGGTTGTATACGTTTCACTAATGGATGCATCCCAACTAATTCCATCTACAGACGCCCACGAATTACCGACAGCAACTTTGCGCGTATATAAATGGCCGTTGCTTGTGCTAGGATTTTCTATAAATCCACTCACAGATGAAAATGTTGTCGTTTTATCGCCTTCACCAAAATTATTTAAACAAAAACGCCGAACCTTTCCAATAAAGAGCCATTTTTTGTTTGGTTCTGTAGTTTCAAGCGACGAATTGTTTTCCAAATCAATAAACCAACTAGAATAATCAGTTACACCATTAGGAAATTCACTGTTCTTTTGAATGTGTTCTATTCGTAACATATAACCGTATCGAACGCCTTCTTTCACTTTATAAGGCAGACTAAACTGAGTTCCGCAACCTTCGTGGTCATACGTTTTTGTTTTAACATTTTCACCAGTCTCTAAAATAATATTTGGCACACCAGACGGCGCATTCCAAATAGACATACCAGTGGATTGTCCTACAACAATGCCGACATATCCTCCATTAAACGCGATTGTTGTGAATGTATTCGGTTTCCATTCTGTTGCTATAAATTCGCGATACATGAAGTGTGGATTTTTTGTTTTAAAATATGCGCGGGAATATGCTGCCGCTGCGTGGTGTATATATCTGGCGGTTGGAATATCTTTTAATTCTACTATGCCAACTTCATTGGGACCAGTCAATGATATTGTGTTTATTAACAACAAACGACCAGACGATTTAGTAATTTTAATAAATACAGGGTATGTGTCTGCTTTTGGGATGTTTAACACTCCTAATTTAAATGATTTAACAATGTTTCGTTTTGGTAAAATTATAGACCCCGCAATACATACTTTCTCTCCTGGAAGTACATAACCAAATTCTATAGTTGTTGAACCAACTGGTTGACATTCCAAAAATAACTCATAGTTGCCAGCTGTTTTAAATATCAAGTCCCAATATACCGTAAATCCAACTACTAACAGTTTATTCGGTGACAAACTACCTATTATTTTGTTAATATTAGGTTCGTAAGCGTGTTTTGTATCAAATTTACCACATTCCATTGTTATTATTATGAAAGTATATTTTTTATTTATTTATACAATTAAAAAATACACATAAGACAACTAATACTCGCATCGTTCTCTAAGCATAACATCCTGATATTTAGTGCGCACTTTAATGGCATCTCGTATTTTCTTAGTCAATTTCTTGGAATCATCGGCAATCGTGCCTTTCTCACTAATAGCCGCACTTAATTCGGCTTCTAATTTATCAATGTCTTCTTCAGGCTCAGCGTTTGCTTCAGCCTCAGCCGCCGCAATTGCCTCCTCAACACACTTATCACGTAAAGCCTTCTCTTTGCGTCCAGGATACTTATTTTTACAATCATCCTTCGCGTTTTTCTTAGACACTCGTAATGTTTTATTGCGCCCTTTGGTTTTCGATTTAGCGTTCTTTATTGTAGCACGAAGACCTGCGATTCTATCCTTATATTCCGAGAGAATTTCTTTGGTTTCTGCTCGCATATCCTTTACTTTCTTCTCTTTGTAGAGAAACGGTCTCACGTCTTCTGGTGCGGCCGACATAACAACCGGCACATCAATCATAATTGGTTGGGCGAATTGGGTCGGGTCTTTCTCTCGGTTAAGATAACTGATGTATCCGCTTAACTGGTTAGCCAACTTCTTAGAACCTGATTTGGAGAGAAGATCATCTTCATCCATGTAAATCTGCTTGAATATCTTGATATCATCTGGGATTTTCTCTTGCTTGTCCTCAATACAGAGGTTAATCAGTTTGAAGAGTTCCATAGGGCTGTTTGTAAAGGGGGTCGCCGTCATAATAAGAAGACGCGCAGAATCCTTGCCAGATTTCTTATAACTGTTCTCCAAAAACTTCTCCATAACCTCCATATCTGGTCTCTCAGCCACTTTGAGATCACCGCCATAAAGTTTGTGTGCTTCGTCAATGATAATCAGTGTCTTGCGAACAACATCCTCTGCTCCATTGAGTTTCTTCAAATCCTCGTACATCTTGTTCTCTCCAGACAAGAGATTGCTAAATTGCTTATAAGACATTGGTTGAATCCAGTTTTTGCTAAGGAGACGTTTGCGAGCAGAGTCATCATCTGGCAATTCCAGCCCTTTTCGCACACGGTCAGCTATTATTGTGTGACAAATCTGGTCGAACATATTCTTCCAAATGTCGCTCTTAAGAGTGGTTCGCGTAACCCAAAGAATAGTGTAGCCTTCGCGCTCAAATGACGAAGTTGCCGTTGCGATGGCAGTGCATGTCTTGCCAGTTCCTACCGAATGCCAGAGAAGCATTCCCTTGTAAGGCGACTCGGGAGTAAAATAGTGGCTGACGAAGTTCTGAGTGGGATTAAATGTTATGATCTTGGAGAGGTCTTTTGAGGGCGCACCTCCTTTAGGCGGTTCTCCACATTTATTCACGACTTCAATTGGAGACCACTTGAATTTAGAGCCGAAGTTAGTGCGAATATAGTCACGCATTTTCTCAAATCCAATGCGACGTTTGGGTGGAGCTGGTCCATCTTTACTCTTCATACCTTCATCAACGTGTCCTTTAACTGCGACTATGTCGTATACTGGCTCATCTTCATCACGAATAGGAACTAAATCCAGAGAAGCCACAATTTCATCCTCTGCCTGTTTGGGCGTTTTTGCCTTAGAAACGACACGAGGAACAGCTGCAGTCCTGGTTGCCCAAGCGCGATTAACTTGAGAACAGAATTCAGGATTCTCTGCCATATATTTACAGAAAAATGCACGCGACTCCTTTTTAGGAATGGATTCTCTCTTGTGGCCGTGTTCTAAATAGACCCTCCTTAAAAATTCTACACTAGCCGGTATATCAAGTGTTGATTTCTTACCACATTTTCCCTCACACTTAACTACAGCGACCCGATTGAATCTATCTCCAATGCCACCCATCTGAATAGCTGCGACTTCGCTATCATACATATAAGTTGGTTCTTCGGTTCCATGAATGTTCTTCGTCAATTCATAATCAACCGAGAGAACAGGCCCCAATTCAAAGAGTTGTGTCGAGAGATTCACCAGCGCCTTATCAAACTTACTGTAATACATTATTCCATCCTTGAATTTAGTGCCCTCTTTAAATACTTTGTTGTCGGCAACCGGTGCGTTAAGCAACTTTGGTTCACGAGCAACGAGTGCTTCCTTGGTGTGGTCAGGGACAACTATGAAATAATTGTAAACATAAAGAGGCCAACCGACATTGGGCTGGAAATTGAGGCCTCGTTGTCCGCAAGTGCGAGTCGCGCGGCCAATCGTCTGCTTGAGGTCGGCAATCGTCATAGATGGCTCAAAAATGTGGACATATTTAACGTCAAACAAGTCAATTCCCTCCTTGAATCCACTGTCAAGAACGATAATACGAACGTCATCGCCGTGGACATTTGTAGGACGAGCATTAAACCTAGCAAGCACTTGCTTCTTAAGTTTGCTTGTAAAAGTGTCTTGAAATATTGTAGTCGAAATGAGATATGCGTATGAATTGTTTCCGTGACTAGCAACGAGAGAAAGAGTCGGCTCTCCACCAGATTTAACCTTAATTATTGATTTGTGTCCGTGTGCTTCTAAGCCAGCAAGAATCACTTTCACGCCATAGCCTTGCTCTTTAACATCAGAGTAAATGAAATGTTTAAACAGTTTTCCGTGTGTTTTCATATCATTTTCGTCTAAATCCTTGATGATGCTTAATAATTGCGCTAATTTAGGTGAATGTTCGATGTATGCCTCATTAAAATCTTTTACATTGAAAGCGACTTTATCCACGCGGAATTCAGGCCGAAGTTTGGAGAAGTTCTCCGTTTGACGCATACAAGTAAACATCTCATTACGTAAGTCAGCTGTATTATCATATGGAACCTTTTTCGCAGTCTTCTGTTTCGCTGAACAATAAATTCTATCTTTGTTACACTGTGAAACGTTTCCAAATATTGCACCATCAACCTTTCCTCCTGATTTATCTGGATGGTTTTTGAGCATCCACTTCTTAGCATCCTCTCTCGTGTATATTCCTAAATCACACAGTTTCTGTTGATTACATTTACTCATCCCTTAAATTATAACATAAGTGTAGAAAAAAATTATATAGAGGCAATCAACTTCTCTTTTTGTTTTTCCAACTCAATTATGCGTCTCTCGGCAGTTTGACGCATCTGGTCTGTAACAATCGCTTCAAACATTGTAAGCCCCTTTTGAAAATCTTGTTCGCACTTGATGTAGAAGGAAATAATGAGGTTTCGCGTTTCTTCTGTTATTTGGTCGAGTTTATCGTCTGTTAAATCGGGATTTATGCTAATTTCCTTCTCTTTTGTCTTAGAATTGATACGAAATATAAAGAGTTTGTCTATAACACTAAGCAGTCTATTTTGGTTTGTTTGTGACGTTTTTAACATTTCGGATACGTGTTTTCCATATTCTTGAAATTTCTTGTCATCCATAGGCCCCATTATAGGTGTTTTGAACCTCTCATATTTCTCGGCATCCGGGTCGTTCGCAACCATTGGTTCTGGTTTTTTCATACAATAAACAGACTTGTGAAACTGAACGAGTGGAATGCTTGAAAATGAAGTGATTTCAGAAGGAACTTCCTTAGCACCAGTAAAAGCCTTGTAAAATGAAGCGAGATCACTCTTGTATTTCTCGGTCGCTTGAGGTGACATTCCAACATACTTCCCAACATTGTAATCATATATATCGTTATAGAGTTCTCTCAATTCAGGAATTCCAGGTTCATCCATAAGACTCTTGGGTTTCTCAGATGACACCTTGTTCATATCGCAGAATTTAGGATTAATTGTCATAGTTTTAGTGGTTTCGTCGATCTCTGGTTTAATCGCATTGAGACGCAGCGAACATATGTTCGTTTGAACTAGCTTCTTTTCAATTCCAGAAGGAATCGAGTTTTTATTAAGGAGAGAAACTCTCTCTGTTTCACCAAAAGCATTTTTATACTCGTAAGTAGGATTAAGAGTTTTTGTTATGGCGGCGAAAATGTGGGCGATTCGCACGTAAAACTTGGCGATTCCAACACACATACGACGTTTTTGCACTTCATTCTGTACGTCAAGATGGTCCGACTTTGACTTATCTAAATATGTCACATTGTCTTTTGCCATTTTGTCGATTATAGCACCCTTTTCAGTGCGTTGAGCCAGATATTTGAGTTCAAGATTTGTAAGATGCGTACCGAAAATCTTAGATGTCAGGATAATCAGCTTATCACAATACTCTTTGTTCTCAATTTTAAGCATGTCTTGAAAATTTTGCGTAAGAATATACTTAGTTGCGACAGCATCAATTGCTTCATGAAGAGTAATTTCATTTTCTGGCGATGAGGTTTTTTGTTCAGATGATGACTGATTTCCCATGGTATATACTTATAAGAAGATTTTTCATTTAGAAAATAATTTACAATACATCAAAAATGATTGATACAATTTATATTGGAGTAGCAACTGCTATATTTACAGGTGGATGCGCATTTTTTAAGAAAGAGGTAAATCAAGTAATGCCCGTTCTTGTGATTATTTCTCTTGCTTGGCCAATTATTATAGCAAATAATATCGTTTGTCTTATAAGTAAAAGTTTAAAAAAATTGATTTAAACATTACTTAAATGAGTTAAAATTACAATTCTAATTACTTTCAGTCAAGTAAGAATGCAGAAACGACTCACACAAAAATCGAACATTGCCCGCAATTCTACTAAAAAAGTAAAAAAAGAAAGGGATGAACCACGATCTGCTATGTGGGAATTGTTTGATAAAGAGGTTGAATGCGTCTATGACCAGAGAGAAGATGAAGACTTGTGTAAAACGCCAGATGATTGTTGCAAAACGTGTGGCTCTCCTCTAATGATGGGTGAAGAAAGTTTCTATGTTTGTAGCAATCCAATTTGTGGCAAAATCTGTCGCGAATTGCTCGATGAAAGCCCCGAATGGCGTTATTATGGGGCGAGTGACTCGAAAGCCAGTGACCCCACACGGTGCGGTATGCCAGCAAATCCTCTTCTCGAAGAGTCATCAGTAGGCTGTCGCATTTATTGTGCAGGCGGTTCGAGTTATGAGATGCGAAAGATCGGCCGATTCACTGAGTGGCAGACGTCTTACAAGGAGAAGTCACAGAGTCACGAGTTTGAACACATCAAGGTGATGGCGAGCATTGCTGGTATTCCGAAAATCATTATTGATGCTGCGTGTGTCATTCACAAGAAGATTTCAGAGGAGAAGACGTTTAGGGGTCTCAATCGAGACGGTATTATCGCAGCGTCGATTTATATCGCATGCCGTCGCAACAATTTCCCGCGAACATCCAAGGAATTGGCGGCAATTTTCCACCTCGACACCACAAGTGCGACGAATGGTTGTAAGAACGCAATGTCGATCTTGAACAGCCTTGAAAAGGACATGTGTGCTGATGACAAAACACATTTGTGTAAAATGACACCACACGACTTTATTGAGCGATATTGTAGTAAGTTAAACATGAACAAGGAACTCACCAAGTTGTGCCAGTTTATCGCGATTAAGATTGAGAAACAGAACATGATTCCGGAAAATACACCACATTCAGTCGCTGCCGGAATCATCTACTTCATTGGCGAATTGTGTAACGTCAGCATTAGCAAGAAGGATGTGAATAAAGTGAGTGAAATAAGCGAAGTGACGATTAACAAGTGTTATAAGAAGTTACTCACACTTAAAGATAATTTGGTACCTAAACAGATTCTTCAGAAGTATCATACTACAGCTTCATTGGCGGTTTAAATGCATCATTCGGCAGCAATGTAAATAAATTTGTATAGATTAAGATTAAATGACTGAAGTTGAATCGTCTTTTCTTTTCTCTCCGTCATCAGAACTGGATGAGATGTTAAATGTACCGGAAATTGTTTTTGTTGTGCCATATCGCAACAGAGAACAGCATAAAACGTTTTTTACTCGGTATATGACTGATTACGTCCTTAAAGATGTGAAGTTTAGATGGCAAATTCTATTCATTCATCAGTGTGATATGAGAGCGTTTAATCGCGGCGCAATGAAAAATCTGGGATTTAAGTATTTAAAGGACACATATCCGAAATACTACAAGGACATTACAATTGTGTTTAATGATGTTGATACAGCGCCGTATAAACCTGGTGTTGTTGACTATCAGACGACTCATGGTGTTGTTAAACACTTTTATGGATTTGATTTTGCGTTTGGAGGAATTGTCTCAATGAAAGCAGGTGATTTCGAAACACTCAATGGATTTCCAAACTTATGGGCATGGGGGTTCGAAGACAATGAACTTCAATTGAGATGGAACGAAATATTTGGAAAAAGTAAAATAGACAGATCCACGTTCTTTAAAGAAGGAGATTCGAACATTTTAGTGATTTTTCATGGGGTTCACAAGTTGGTCTCTCCTAAACAAAAAGAAGAATATGGCAACATCGGGATTAGAAATAGGAAGCCAAATGCTAGATTAAGCAATGGTCTTAATACCATATATGACGTAAATTATGAGAGGGAAGAACTAGAACCAAATGTAATTATGGTAAATGTTAATAAATTTGAAACACAGAACAAAGCGGAAAATTATACATATGAAAAAATAGATTTGTCTCAGGTAAAATATCAGATATCTGGGAAAAGACGAGGTGGACAAATGGGGATGTTAAACACTAGAAGCTAGGAAAGTTAAAATTTTATTTTTGTCTCTATCAATGTATTCTAATATGCTTTTTCTAAGTTGGATCGTATTTATTTGATATGAATTCAGATTGGTTTTAAACACAGGATTGTTATTAATTGTATACCTTTCAGCACCGCCATCGTTTGAGCAAAATTGTGAAATAGCAGGATAAAAATAGTTATGTTTATATACTTCGTTAATCCAATCGTCACAACACCAATTAATAATTTCAGGTGGGAAAAAGTAACCCATGATTTCCATGTGTTTGCGTGAAACAAACGATTGCGTTAGAATTCGGTTGTTGTTGTTTATAGGTCCAGTGAGACCAATATTATTATGACTCTGCAATATCTTTATACATTCATCCACCCAACCCTTTGTTTTAAAATTTATGTCGTCGCCACATTGAAAGAAATAATCAAATTGGTCATTATACGCTTTAGCATATAAACGATTCCACATTAAAGTAAGATGTCCTTTATTTATTCCGTGCATTGAAATAAATTCAACATCCACATTCTTCATTACAGAGAGAAATTTTACAATTTTTCCTTGTTCGGAACGATTCGCAAAAATTCGGTCATCTTCATCATAACCAATATAAAATTTATTTTTTTTGGTTGGATTGTATGTGATTAAAAACGTTTTAAGTGTTAAATTGTACAGATATGTGTCAGTTATTGTTTTCCATTCGGGTCGTCCATTGGAAGTGCATGGAATTAAAATTGCCAATGTCATTTATGTATAAAAAGTGTTAAAAAAAGTGTTTAATTCATTTTTATATAATTACATTTCTCTCTGATCACTATAAATAAATTGAAATGTACTTCATTGTGTCGGAAAAATAAGCATTAAAACGCATACCGGCAGGTATACAATCATGTAAAATAAATTATAATCTCCGACAAACACCAAGACACTTATTTATCATATATTAATAAATTAGTGTACATGATCCGGCATGCATATTTAAGTTTGTTACACTCATTGATTTATACATCGTGATTAATTGTAAAACAATAGGTTTTTCTTAAATACATTTTGATCAATAAAAACCCCATCTCGTTCCCCTTTTGATAAAATAACATTGTCGCCTGTACATAAGTATCTAATTATAAACTTAAAATATTTAGAATCAATGTTTGAGTCTAATATATGCCCTAAAGAATATTTCCATTTAATAGCGAAAGTATCTTTATTGTTTATCCAACAATGTAGATTTAATGGATTGTGACTAGCAGTGGGACATTTGTTTTTATATGTATTACAATTAACAACAACATTTGTTTTAAACCCATTCGACTGAATAGTTTGAATTAGTTTGGTTTCAATATGAATTACATAATCCCAAAATGTTTTACACAACTGAATTCTTTGGCTCATAAAATTTACAACAAAATCCAACAATCTATTGCTAAACTCTATTGGAACTCCAAGATAATGATAATTTACATCACGCGAATCCCAGTGACCCCATAAATCAATGTTTTGTTCTCTCATGTTTTTAATTGTATTTTTCATATTATTAACACCATTAATTCCCAACAACAAACTATCGTTTACAAGCATAATCCATTCATATGAATTTTTCATTTGTTTTATTTTGTTTAAACAATTAAGCCAAATGTGGTAATCAGTGCCTGGTCCTAAGTTTTTTACATAGTTTATTTTATAAGGAAACACATATTCATTTATATTTAAAATTTTTGTTGACGTAGTATAAAAAAATACATCATATTGTAATTCGGTTAATATTCTCAATGATTGTATTACATAATCTTTTATAATGTTGTCTTCGTCATAATGAGCATAAATTACACATGCTTTATTGTGTTCTTTAATTTTTGGAAAATTAACGATTTCATTAGCATTTATATACAATTTACAAAAATCTTCGACTGAATTAGTGTTATTGTTTTCAATGTCAGTTACATTGCAATTTTGTGAAATAAAAAGTGGATATGTTTTTAGAAAATTATAGTCTTTATCTAAATTTATTTCCAATGGCAACATGTTTAATTTTGTATAAATAAATTCATTACAAAATATGCAACATTCAAGGTATTTGTGAATATTTTGTTTAAATGGATTTTCAATAAATAATGTTTGTTTTAAGTATTCAAAAAAAGAATTGTCTAACGGTGAATTGTTTACATCCATATTACAATCTACATTTGAATTATATGATAATCCAAAACTGGAAGTCAATTCTTTTGTTCTAACACGTATATCATTAACAATTTCATTGTCGGTCTTGAACATTATAAATGTTGGATCAACATCATCACACAAACAATTTGTAATAACTGAACAATTAGGGTCTGACATTTTATTTAAAAAAGAATCTAACCAATGTGTTTCAACATTGTCTTCACACATAGGACCAACTGCACTACAATTTATTAAACACATATGTGTGAAATCTTCAGATATTCGGTGTTTAAGAGTTTCTTCAAAATATTTAATGCCATTATGCCAACCATCTAGATAATTCAAACTTGGATGTTTTAAAACATGTATCGAATTATTTTTTGGTATTAAAACTTCACAATGATTATTTACAACAATTAGTGTAGTAATGTCAATGTTTCTCCACCTATTTATGTCTAGACCATATTTAATAAAAAATGACAAATTTGTTTGACTTTTTTGTTGACCAACAGATTCGTTATAAAAATATATAATTCCTATTTTTTGAGTTTTATTTGTTTTTAATGGGAAATTTATATATCTTTTCGAAAGCAATTTGACATATTCATCATATGAATTAAACTTTTTGAGCCATGGTTTATGTAAGCCTATTGGGTCATCACTATGTACAGTTTCCATTGAGAATTTTTTGGCTTCTTCAAGTGACGGCACCTTTTTTTTAAGAATTAAGCAGTGATAACTAAAAAAACCATCTTCATTTATCTGACCTTTATACTCGTTATGTGATGTTGTAATCTCTATCATTGTAGGAACATCTCTTAGTGAGAACCCACCATTTCCTACTTCTAGCACTCCCAACCATTTCGTATACCAAGGTGCACCAACATAATCATATTCTATAAAATCATCAACGTTGTCTTTTAACAACAATGCATCTGTTTGGAAAAAAAGTGCTTTCCTACATCCAAAATTTTCATTTAAATTTTTCCAAAACATAGTTGATGTCAATAAATGATTTAACATCTGGATTGTTAAATTAGAAATATTCATTTTGCAATACTTAACATTTTTCCACCCATACAATCCAGATTTAACAAATTCTTCGTTGTCAGTCCCATGCACAACAATCAACCCCCATCCCTTGTTTTGTAGCAAAAACATAAAATTTTTAATAACCTTAATTAGAATGTCCATTTTCCTAGGCTCAACAATTACACAATATTTGGTTGTATTGTTTGAAATATTTTGAAAATGTTCATTTGACAAATCAAACTGATTTAAATAATCACTCCAATATGGTTCATATGACGCATCCATTTATACATTATTTTTAATGATTGTTTTTATATTGTTTATGCGACAAATGGCTTAAACATACATCAACTAATTGTCTAAAGAATTTAACAATGAACATATTAATTACTGGTGGATGTGGATTTATTGGATCTAACTATATCAATCATGCTTTCAAATACTTAAACAACATTAAATTAATTAACATTGACACACTCAATTATTGTGCGTCAGAATATAACATAGAACATCAAATACGAGTCAATAACAAGAATTATAAGTTTATTAAAGGAAACATCAATGACATTGATCTTATCAAATATATTCTTACCGAAGAGAAAATAACACATGTTATTCATTTTGCAGCACAATCCCATGTAGACAACTCATTTGATAACTCATTAATGTACACTGAAGACAATGTTCGCGGAACACATTGTTTGTTAGAAGCTGTTAGAACAACTAACAAAGACATTTTATTCTTACATTTTAGCACAGATGAAGTATATGGTGAATCGCTTCACACAGATACTTTGTGTGATGCAAAGAGAGAAACATCCTTATTATCTCCAACAAATCCTTATGCAGCAAGCAAAGCTGCAGCAGAAATGTATGTTAATGCATATCAGCATTCATACGGATTAAAAACAATCATAACTAGGTGCAACAATGTATATGGACCAAACCAATATCCTGAAAAACTCATCCCCAAATTTATAAAACTTCTCAAAGAAAACAAAAAATGTACGATTCATGGTGATGGAAGTTCACTACGCAGTTTTATACATGTTAATGACGTTTGTTCTGCGGTGGATTTGATTTTGCAAAAAGGTGTAATCGGAGAAATTTACAACATCGGTAGTGACGAAGAAAATGAGATCAGTGTAATAGATGTTACCAAAACTCTTATATCACTTGTTAAACCCAAATGTAGTGATGTCGCTGAATTGATCGAACATGTCAAAGATCGACCTTTTAATGACAAAAGATATTTTATAAATTGTGACAGACTCAAGGAATTAGGATGGAAACAAACAATTTCTTTTAAAGATGGTTTGCATACACTAATTTTTAATAATTTTTGGAGAAAACGTAATAAATGTCGTCTATGCAACAACGATGGTTTAAAAGAAGCAATTTCTTTAAATGATACTCCTCCTGCAAATAGTTTTGCGTCATCGTTCGAAGAAGAATCATCATACATACCATTAAGTGTTGGAGTATGTTCTAACTGTAGTCATGTTCAACTCATGGAAGTTGTTAAACCGTCTATATTATATGACAATTACGTATATGTTTCATCAACATCACAAACAATGATTAATCACTTGGAAACTAACCTATCACAGTTTTTAAAGTTTAACAATGTTTCAACAAAAGATAATATATTGGAAATTGGTTCAAATGATGGAACATGTATAAAATATTTGTTAAAAAATGGATTTAATAATGTCATTGGAATTGACCCAGCACAAAACATAAAAAGAAGTCACGATATACCAATAATATGTGATTATTTTGGTTCCAATAAATATGAATATTTTAAGAATAAATATGGAAATTTTAAGTTGATATTTGGCTTCCATTGTTGTGCACACATTGAACCAATAGAAGATGTTTTTTCCACCATATTTAAATTACTTTGTGATGATGGGATCTTTATAATGGAAGTAGGATATTTTTACGATGTGTTTAAAAACAATACATTTGATACCATATATCATGAACACATTGATTATTATACAGTTACATCAATGAATAATTATTGCAAATCACATAACTTACATTTAGTTGATGCAAAACAAACAAATATACAGGGCGGTTCAATACAATTTTTTATAACAAAGTCAACTAATGCCACCCAAACCAAAAATGTAGAACTACTAATTTCTCAAGAACAACAATTAAATATGTTTAGTGATACTGTGTTGACTAATTGGTTTGACAATATAAAGTCAATTGGTTGTGAATTAACCTACATATTAAAACTAATCAAAACTCAAAATAAAAAAATAGCAGGCTATGGTGCATCTGCGAAATCAACTACATTTTGTCACCAATTTAACTTAAATTCTAGTGTCATTGATTACATAATAGACGACAATCCATATAAAATTAATAAATTTACACCAGGGTTTAAGATTCCAATAAAATCAATAAACGCATTAAATACTGAACCTGTTGATTTTATAATAATACTTTCTTGGAATTTTAAAAATGAACTAATAACTAACATTAACAAATATATTGAGCATAACAAATGTTCGCCTGTAAAAATAATAGTTCCGTTCCCCAATGTTTTAATAATTTAAAGTACTTAAACATTTTACAATTTTTTTATAAAAAATGAACGACAATAGAGGCCATAGTTTTATGATACAAAATGATGATCGATTCAATCAAATGTATGTCTCACATAATAAAAAAAATGTACTACGTGGAATTCATGTGTCTCCTTATGGAAAATTGTTAACCGTTTTGACTGGAAAAATAGTTGACTATGTAATAAACATAGACGATTTAACATTTGCAAAATATGAATTGAACCCATCTGAACAAGTATACATCCCACCGAAACACGGGCATTTGTTTGTTTCACTTGAAGAAAACACAACACTTTTGTATCAGTTTGAAGGTGTTTATGACAAAGACAAAGAAACATCGATAAATTATCAAGACCCATTTATTAATTTAGAATTATCGTCTGAAGAACAATATGTGATGTCTGAAAAAGACAAACTTTCAGAGTTTTTAAAACCGGTTGATTGTGTATTGTTTGGTTCAACCGGATTTTTAGGAAGTTACACAAAAAATTTTTTGGAAGAAAACAATAAAAATGTCGTTTTAATTAATAATCGGCTTCATGAAACATCAATTATAAAAAACAAACTTTCATTATACAAACCAAACTTCGTGATATGTGCAGCTGGAATATCTGGAAAACCAACTATTGAATGGTGTGAAGAAAATAAATACCAAACATATAAAACAAATGTGGTGGACATTTTAAACTTGGTTGAAATATGCAAGGATTTAGGAATATATATAATAATATATGGTTCAGGTGGAATTTATAAAGGAGATGGATTGCGTGAATATACAGAAACAGACAAACCCAACAATTGTGGTCAATTTTATTCACGATGTAGAATAATGCTTGAAGAATGTCTACAACATTATGACAATGTATTATATTTAAGAATACAGTACCCAACAACGGGCGACGGTCATCCTAAATGTTTTATAACAAAAATGTTAAGTAGAATTAAAACAATTCATAATGTGCCTATTAATGTTACACATATGCCAACAATGCTTCCAGTGTTAATGAGTTTAATTGACGAAAAATGTGTTGGGACATTTAATTTTGTAAACCCAGAATATGTATTTTTACCAGAACTCTTAAAAAATTATACAAATAATTTAGAAATAGTCGAAACAACTGACCATTCCTATTATGGTTTATTGGATACAACTAAATTAAAAACTCTTATATAATTTATGCAATAATGTATGGTTTTTAGCAAATGTCTTGGTCTTTGTTTGAAAAGAATTTTTTTTCAATGGAACACACTTAATTAAACCATACATCAAGTAAATTATGTGGTGTTTCACTTATAAAACTATAATTGTAAAAAAGCAGTCAGAATGTTTTTATGTAATAAGTGTATGTCTGTTTGTGTTAGATTAGAAACAGTGAAGTGCTAAAGGACACCAAGTATGTTTTATTTTAGTAGTTGGTAGAGAACCAATTCCAAGAATTTAGACTGTATTTTTTAAAAATGTTACACCATAATAAGTTCACTCTGAAATGGCATGGACTATGTCTTTTTTACTATTTATTTCCTGAATTTAGTAGTTATTTTTTGTTATATTATATTTTGTATATGTAAATGGAAAGTATTGACGAATGTTTTCTCAAATATGACACTGACAAGTCATCCAGATTTCACAATTATAGTAGACAATATGAAGATTTGTTTTTGAAATTTAGAGACAAACCCATAAAATATCTTGAAATTGGTGTTTTAAATGGTGGAAGTATAAATGCCGCAAGAGAAATTTTTAAGAATGCTGAAACAATTCTTGGGTTAGACATAAACAATGAATGCAAAAAATATGAAAACTTAACAAAAAATATGTATGTTGAAATTGGAGACGCCACAAACAAACAATTTATTTCAAACATAATTAATAAATACGGTACATTTGACGTTATATTAGATGATGGATCTCATATAAATAGAGATATGATTAAAACGTTTGAATCATTCTTTCCATCTTTAAATGACAATGGAATCTACGTAATAGAAGACACAATAACATATAAATATAAACATTATAATGATTTAAGTTACCCAACTATTTTAAATTATATCTTTAATTATACTAAATTTTTAAACCAATGTCGTCAATCTGATTCTGTTAATGGCATAAAGGATTGGTGTGTTGATCCATTTAAGATAAACAAAAAAACACAAAATGTATTTGAACAATCAATTGATAAAATAGAATATGGATGTTCTTACATTGCGGTACATAAAAAAATTAGAACCAACTGGATTTAAAACTTTATAAACCGGGCTGTAGTGTGGTTCTACTCTATCCTCCCCTACTCACGTTCTTCATGTTGTGAACAAATCTCATTCTCTCCAAAGGCCATCGCCAACATGTCACTGACCATGATACGCAGTTTCGAGGCGGTATGGAACTGCTCATGGCAGTGCAGCATCTTGGCAGACACCGTCAGAACCTCAACATTGCTCACAACAACAGGGGCTACAAAGGAGACAATTCTACGCTCTAAAATATATGTTTTAAGTTTATTGAATTGAAGATCTCATTCTTAATCTATTTTGTATACAACAACAAATATTAAATTGTTTGTTCTGAGTTTGAATAAATACATTTAAACTAGACGATTTAAAAAGTATAATTTACATCAAAAACCGTTGAATTTAATTTAAAATCAATTTTAGAACAAATTATATGTCTTCCGATGGTCTTCTTGTTACTTACAGTTTTAACTGGGATCGCAATAATTCACTTTATTTATGGTTTAATTAAGTGAATTCCGTTTAAATTTATCACATTCGAATAAGTTCCAATTCATTTGCCTGGAACTATATAAATCAACATTAAATTTAAACAAAGTACCCGAATAGGAGGTGGCAACCAATCTATTTGTTTTCTATAATTATTTGAAAATAAGCAAAAATTTACTTTAATTCATGTGTCTTTAAAAAATTAAAACACTCAGTTAGAGCAACATCCCATTCTTCATTTAATAATTTTGGAGGAATATTCATTATTGAGTTCGTTTTAATAATATCAATAGCCTCTATTATTTTTTCAACTATACTTATGACATTTGGTTCACACATTAATATTTTATCACTATATCTATTTATTGAATCATTATTTTTAAAGTTATAGTTATTATGTATGCATACCCCATTGCAATAAGACATTTCAAGTGGTGCATATCCTGGGTGTGTCGACAACACAAAACTAATTAATATATCAGAATCTCTAAACAATTTTGCGTAATCTTCTTCGTTTAAAAATCCAACCTCATTAACATAAAAATTATCATCTATTTTATATTTCCCAACTCCATGTCCAAACCCGATTATTTCATAATTTGTTTCATCAACAATTCCATTCATAAAACATGTGCGTAGAGAATCATATATTAGATTCTGTAAATTTCTTTCAGCATGACTTCTTGAATAAAAAATTATTTTAATTTTTCTGTTTGCTTTTTTTTCAACATACTTAAACAATTTTGAATTAAACGCCGGTTCAAAACATACACAACATTTTTTTAAATATTCGTCGTTTGAAAAATGTGAAAAATTAATATCTATTAAACCATCTAACAACAATGATGTATTAACAAATGAGTAATAATCCATTTTATATGTTTCCATTGCATAATTGTAATTGCTATCACCTTTATGTAAAATTAATTCATTTTCCTGTATAAACCAAAAAAAATGTTTATTTTTTAAATACCCTAGTATAAACTTTAACGGATATATAGTCCACCAAGCGGATGCGATAAAAACATCATCATAACTTATTTTTACATGATTGTTTACCATTGTTTCATATTGTATATTTTCATTAAAATTGTTGATTTTATGCGTTATTTGTTTAAACTGGTCTATATCATTATTATACATGCTAATTATTCTAACTAAATAGCCATTTTTGGCTAACAAATTGGCAAAATGTATAATCGTCATCGGACCAGCACTAAAAGAAATTCCCGGCAAAATTAAATTATACCTTTTTGGCTCATTTGTTAATGGAACAAAATCACCTCTAATATTTATAAATTCACTTTTAAAATTTGATGAAACCAGGTATTTACATTTTTCGTTAGGTCTACATGTTTTTACATTATTTAAGAAATGTTTTATTGGATTTTCATCATTAAATAATTTGTATGTTTCTTTATACCATTTTGTGTTAAAATATAAAGATGGGTTGTAATTTAACTTAGCTCCTATTGTTTCATAATGCGTCATTAACTGGTTATCTGGTATGTGATTCAAATCATAGTTATTTTTATACCAAACATTGTTAAAATAATCGCCAGTTGGAGATTGATAAAAAAACATATAATATATATAAAGAAATATTGTATTTAAATATAAACATAATATAAACATTATTATGGAACGTGTATCTGATATTAATTTGGAAGAAAAATGGAATAAAACCAATCCGAATGATGTTGTACGAATATGCAATTATTATAACAAATACATGTCTATGTATTCTAAAGACAATATATGGCATGCAATAATTCTTCCAAAATTAAAAAAATATTTAGAATTATTTACATTAAATAAATACGAACATGCTAATTTCATCTTAGAGAATATTAATAAAACAAACTTAATGTATGGTTATGATGTATTGCAAAATGAATTTCACAATGGTATATTAATTTATTATGACGAGATTGAAAGTACACACAAATGCATTATTAAATTGTTGGAAGAAATGGAAATTAAACCTGTGTATACAAACAATTTATTAGACATAGAAGAAAATCTTTTATTAATGGATGAAAAATGCGGATTTAAGATAGATTTTCCTGAAGTATTCAATTACTCGAAATCTGCAACAATTGCATCCAGTAGAGGGAAAATATCACACAGAATGATGTATGCATTATATTATGTTTGGAATATATACAGACATACACCAGATATAAAAAATGCATCAATTCTTGAAATTGGTGCAGGAACTGGAAGAACCGCATATTATGCTTATAAATTTGGATTTAATAAATATACTATTATGGACATAATATCAACTAATATTGTGCAAGCACATTATAACTTTAATATATTTGGTGCAAACAATGTACATTTATATGGAGAAGAATGCACTGATTCGTGTTTTTTAACAATAATGCCATCCATTGTGTTTGAAACAATTAAAGACAACTTTGATGTTGTCTGTAATTTTGATGGATTAACTGAATATGGGTTAAACACTGCAACAATGTATTTCAAAAAAATTGCAGAGATTTCAACAAAATTTATATCAATAAATCATATATCAACACAACATCAACTTGGAAAAAAGTATACTGTAAGTGATTTATATAAAGATCATAATTGCAAAGTGTTGTTAAAGGAAAATTGTGATTATAGATCAGATACAAATCATTTTTTTTATGTTAAAGAAATTTTAGAATTTTATAAATAATATCAATTCGTCCCTTTTCTATTTATGTATGCCTGCTGACCTGTTAGTGCTTTAATTGAAATCACTCTAATTCACTTGAAACAATAAGTATCAAGATAGTCGGTGGCAGCCATATCAACAAACAATATTTATTGTAATTAATAAAATAACATTTTAAAACTCCGCTCCATCCAAATTGAATGCTGCGTCATCCTTCACGTCGTTAACCAAATTATACTCTCCTACTCTTCTCTCGAAGAAGTTCGTCTTTCCTTCCAGCGAAATCATATCCATAAAGTCAAACGGATTCGCAGCTCCATATAGTTTGCCTGCTCCTAATTGAACAGCCAATCTATCCGCCACAAACTCGATGTACTGGGACATCATCTGCGAATTCATCCCAATAAGACGGCATGGCAGTGCTTCACAAATGAATTCCTTCTCGATGCTGACCGCTTCTTGTATGATTTCGCGGATTTCTCCTTGGGGGAGGGGTGCATTAAGGAGGCTGTGCATGAGAACAGCAAATTCGCAGTGAAGCGCCTCGTCTCTCGAAATCAGCTCATTGCTATACGTCAATCCCGGCATCAATCCACGCTTCTTCAACCAATAAATAGAACAGAATGCCCCGCTAAAAAAGATGCCTTCGACACAAGCAAACGCCACCAGCCTCTTTGCAAACGACGCAGTGTCGCTCTCCATCCACTTAATCGCCCATTGCGCCTTCTTACCAATACACGGGTAGTTATCGACGGCATTGAACAACTGGTCCTTTTCTTTGGGGTCCTTTATGTACGAATCAATAAGAAGCGAGTACATTTCCGAGTGAACATTCTCCATCGCAATCTGAAATCCGTAAAAACACCTGGCTTCCGGCACTTTTACGTCGCTCATAAAACGAATCGCTAGGTTCTCAGTCACAATTCCGTCGCTCGCTGCGAAAAATGCTAAAACATGCTTAATAAAGAACTTTTCGTCATCTGTCAACTTCTCCCAATCATTATAATCGCGTGTGAGCGTGACTTCCTCTGCTTTCCAAAAACTATTTTCCGCCAATTTATACATCTTCCAAACAGAATCGTGTTGGATTGGGAAGAGAACAAAGCGCGACACAGTGGTGTCAGTAAGAATTGGTTCGGACATTTGTTGGTATTATGCGGAGAGAAAAGAAAAGGTTTGAGGTATAACATTATAGTGAGATTATTTTAAGCAGTTTTAATTATGTCAATTTAATGTCCGCTCGTGTATAAATGTAATTTCCACCTGACGGAGTGTGACACTCTGGTTCTAACCAAAATCCACTTCGTTTTATTGGTGTTTCAACATGAATTACTAGATTTTTCTTTGTGTCATCAGGGCAATAGCAATATCTTCCATCCAACACTGTATAGACGTGTATTATATTGAATGTCGTTAGGTTGAGAACTTTCAAGTAGTTAAGTAATTGCCGCAATTTGTGTTTGTCAAACCAATGTTCACCAAGACGGAAACAATTAGGGTCATCCTCGTCAAAATCGGCAACAATTTTATTTATGTCTTTTGATGTTGATGTAACAAACTCACGACAAATGTTGTTAACTTTTGTATTTATTGCGTCACCATAATATGTTGTCATGTTTATTTGGTTATGCATCGAAATATTTATATATTTTTAATTTATATATGACACCGTTGGCCGAGAGAGACAAACACATAAACTGTTTAGAACAGCAGATTAAATTGCACGAGAACTTTTTGGGCGGGCGTGTTATCAAGTTATCAGAAACAGACGCAAACAAATTAAGAACACTTAAGCGTTATTTAAAACATAATGGCTGTGGTGGAGAGAAAGATTTAGAAACAATCAACGCTCTATTAATGCAAAATTAGTTTTTCTCTCTATAAAATATAATGAATACAAGCCAATCCGCTGGTTATCGCTACGTCCCTTCTCGTCGTCCCAAGTCCAAGACTGTTCGGTCGATTAAGAAGAGAACCAAGGGTGGTCGCGTTAAAAAGACTAGACGTCACACTCGTAAGCATTAATTAATGTTCTCTCATAATTTTATCCTAACATATATTATAGATATGGACAAAGTTATGAAATCTCCCATTGTTAAGGGTGTTGTTAACTCACCAATTGTTAAGGGAACTGCCGATGCGATGAAGACGCGCACTGGACTCTATATTGTGTTATTTTTAGCAGTCACCAATGTTCTCGGATTTATTACCATGAACAATGTGAATGCACTTCTGTTGTTTGTTCTCGTTGGTATTGTTGCCACGCGATTCACAAAGAATATGTCTTACATCCTGGTTGCTTCTCTCCTTGTCACCAATGGATATTTGCTGGTTCAGCGTAGAATGAGCCGTGAAGGAATGAAAGCATCTGAAGAGAAAGAAGACCCTGCTAATCCTGACGAACCCGACATTATAGAGACTCCTCAAATAATGGCGATTCAGGCGAACATCCCACCAAGGAGAGGAGCAAGACGCACCGATGACGATGTAAAGACTATGGACATATCTGGTGTTAATATAGATGCTAGTGGAAATCGTATAAATCTAGATGTTCAGCAATTAGCACCTCTTTCTTATTCAACTCGTGATAACGACAAGGCAGCAAGTAACGACAAGGTTCGTGGAGGCAACAATGTCGTTGGTGGAACTAATACCAATAAGAACATGAAGGACGGCTTTGTCAGCAAAAAACAGCGTCTTTCCCCCGGTTCTCTCGAAGCCAAGAAGAAATCGTCAGAAGACGAAGATGTTCGAGTGGATTATGCTTCTACCCTCGAAATGGCATATGACAACTTACAGACTATGCTAGGCGATGAGGGAATCAAGGGGCTTTCATCAGAAACCCGTCGTCTCGCTAAACAGCAGCAGAATCTCATCTCTTCTCTCAATGATATGGCTCCTATTCTTAAGGACGCTCAATCCACTTTGACCAACTTGAAGATGCCTGATATGAACTCGATGAAGAGCATTATGGGAATGTTAAAGGGGAGAAAATAACTTATTTAAAACATATTAAAGATTGCCGGATAATATGTTTTAACCATACATACAATGTTTTCAAGAGCGTTTAGACGATATTTGTTTGCGCATGGACCGAGACTATATGTGAATACCGGCTGTGTCATATGGATTGGTAAGACTATTATAGATACTAAAAAACATCTTGACATTATGTCAGACAACGACATAAAAAAGCATATTTTACCAGCAACAGGATGGAATTTGCTCTATTATTCTCCTAATGTGCTGTTATGGCCTGCTAATTTAGCAATGGATTTATATATATTGAGTGTATTAAAGTATTATGATATGCGTGCCATTAAATAATCTGCCTATATGTATATAACAAATGGCAAAGACGTGTCCTCCTGGAGTATTGTGTATCGAGAACTATACTTTTGTATTCCTGATAATAGTTGTAACAATCGCAATCGGGTGGTTTCTCTCCAAATCCAAGACATTAAAGGGTGAAAGTGAAGAACATACTGGCCAGTCTTTTTTTAACATGCTTCCAAGTGGATTCAACGTGATTCCTGGTTTCGGCGGCGACACCTTAACCGACCCTTATCTGCCTCCTCTCAAGGACAATCGCTATTTCCCTCTGCCACAACACGGTCAATATGGTCTCCCAATTAATATGCGAACCCGCGGGTTTGACACTTCTTATCGTCAAGTTGGCATATTAACCCGTGTTGGTGCTGGTGGTGACCCAAGAGAGACTATTCTACCTATAATGGGGCGTCCATTGTTCGCAAATCGCGATAAATGGCAGTTCTATACGATGAGTGACAGCAACAATTCCGTTAAATTACCAATCAGTTTGGGTGGTAAGCACTGTACCGGTGAATATGGATGCGACGACATAAGCAACGCAGATACAGTTTATGTCGAGGGATACAACACGCCATTTAAGGCGACTATTTATGAAAACGAGTTTCCACGTTATATTCCGTTTGTTTAAATACTTAATTTACCTTAAAACTGAGAGAAATCAGTCAGAATAGGGCGGGGTTCATATGCTGATGTGACTGGTCCAGGTGCGACATTATAACCAGCCGAATAGTCCTTGTTCACAAATGGCTGTGGAACCCATCCAGTTGGTGCTTCTTTGCTGGGGCAAACTGTCACATCAGGACATTTAGGGCAAACCGGTGGGACTATCTGCGTTTTAAGAATATACTTGTCGTTGTCTTCTTCATCAAGTGTCTTCTTCTTATTGCGATGCGATACAAGACCCTCTTTAACTGAATATCCTAAATTAACAAGCATTAGAATACCAATAACAACAAGTGCTAAATGAATTAACGTCAATTTCATGATTAAAATATGTTTGGAAAAAAAACTTATTTTATTCAATCTTCTTAATTATGACAAATAAAACAAAGATCAAATGGACGCCTGAACAACAACGACTTCTGATAAATTGGGCTGAAAAAGCCACCGGATATGCTTGGCTCCACAACCGCAGTGTAAATTACTTTAAAAATCGGAATCTCTATATAGCAATTCCGGCGTCTTTTTTCGGCTATATTGCCGGAGCCACATCATTTATATCAAGCAGTGATGGTGGTGGCAATATTTACATTAGCACAATGATCGGTGTCTGTGGTATATTGGCTGGATTACTTACAAACTTTCAAGAAATATTCACATTTAAAGAGCTTGGAGAACAACATCGCATATCTGCACTGCGGTTTCTCTCTTTTTTCCGTGATATCAGTTGTGAACTCAGCATACATCCGAATCATCGCACCGATCCAATTGAATACATAACAATGAAACGAATGGAGTTGGATAAACTGCTTGAACAGAGTCCAATGCCTCCTCAGTCAATTATTAACGAGTTCAACCGCAAATTCAAGAAGGTTCAAATACATAAACCGGATTTGGCTAACAATTTACAAACTATTATTCCATACGGCGCTGAAATGTGTAATAAAACGTTTGAACCTCTTAAAACAAAGAAACAACTATTGAAGAAGTATTTTAAAATATGGAAAAAGAATGTTCTTGAAACAAAACACACTACAGGTGATGGGCTAATGGAAGTAGCTAATTCTGAAACCAGTAGCATAATATATAATCCAAATGATCATATAAATATTAATGTAGACAATATTAACGTAGACACTGCCTCGTCTGAAACAGTTTCGTCACAGTCTGAAAATGATAAGCAACCACTGGTTGTTCCTATATTCAATGATGAATTAACTAGAGACGCAAACATTATGCCATTTACAGACATAATTGCTAGGTCTCGAGCATCACAAATGTTGGATTTACGCAATGACAAGTATTATTTACCACAAGCTTACAATGATGAAATGCGGCGTGAATTGGAAAAAGAACTTGAATCAAACAAAACTACAAGTGCTGTATAATTTTATGTTTCACTGATAACCAAAATCACACGTATATTTGTCTGTTTCCACACAAATCTGCGTTTCTTCCGTAATAATCACCTGCCCATACAACTCGACATTTGTAAAAGACACCCGTTGTTAAAACGCAATCACACACTTATTCTTGAGGTATAAGCTTTACCACATTCAATACCGAATGACTTCGGTTTCGTCGTCTGGCTGGTTTCCGAGAATGGTAGCGATACATTGTGAATAAGACTATAAAATGAATTAAAATGCTTTAACAAAATTGAATTTAATTTTTACACACGAGAAAATTAACAAATGCTTTAAAATGAGCGAAAGTTACGCAATTGATGTTGGTTTTGATCCAAGCAACAATGACAATGGAACTATGACCGACTTTATTGTTGCTTTCCTTATATCATTCTTCCTCAATTGGATTGGATACATCACAACGTTCTTCATGAATAACCGCATCGCAACTCAATCAGGTGGTCTTTCAGGATTTGGATTGTCGCTTGTAAAAGTTACGCTCATTATTCAGTACATACAAGAAAAAGAGCGTCCTCTTGGGCTATCACTTTTGATAATCTTGTCAGTTATAATCGTTGGCATGTCATTCTTTATGTACGGGTTATATACTTACAGCATCAGTTCCGTGAAATTGAAAAATTGAAATGATGTATTTTTCTTTTAATTATAGCAAATCACATCACAAAAATGTCTCTTAAGCCGTGTTTTATGAAGGGAATCATTGAGGCTGGTATTGATGAGGCTGGACGTGGGCCGATGTTTGGCCGTGTTTATGCCGCTGCGGTGGTGTTGCCGGATGAAGATGCTGGGACTGGGTTTAACTTTTCACTTATGAAAGACAGCAAAAAGTTCTCATCAAAGAAGAAGATTAAGGAGGCATATGAACACATCAAGCAGTATGCCAAGGCGTATTCGGTGCAATTCTCGGAACACGATGAGATTGATGACATCAACATCCGAAATGCGACGTTTAAAGCGATGCATTCCGCGGTCAAGGCGCTTGAAATTCACCCGGATCACTTACTTGTAGATGGGTGCGATTTCAAACCATACATTTATATGAGTGATGAAGAATATGTATCAATCGCAAATACGTGTGTTGAGGGAGGAGACAACACATATTGCTCAATTGCCGCGGCATCCATCTTGGCCAAGGTTGAGAGAGACCAATACATCGAGGATATGTGTGATAAGTATCCAAAGTTGGATGAATACTATGGAATGAGAAGCAACAAGGGGTATGGTTGTAAGAAGCATATGGACGGAATCAAGGAGCATGGAATTAGTCGCTGGCATCGCCGCTCATTTGGCATTTGTAAGACGTTTGATGAGTATAATGACGCGGATTCGGTAGTGGCTGAAGCCGTTGCTAAGGAGGACTCGCCAGCCGTTGCTAAGGAGGACTCGCCAGCCGTTGCCAAGGAGGACTCGCCAGCCGTTGCCAAGGAGGACTCGCCAGCCGTTGCCATAGCAACCAAAAACGCCCCGGATGCAAAGTTCAAGTGCGACAAATGCGGTAAAGAATACGTCCATAAGGGTTATTTCGTCAAGCATCAAGCAAAATGTGGTGTTGCTTATTCTACAAACGAACTAATGATTCTCTCAATGTACAATACTGCCGTGTCGAATGGAGAAACGCCTTGCTATGGCTGATTCGAACCATAATTATCCTCCAATAAAAAATTGAAATTCTTTTGTATTTTCTCTCCAAATTTACTTGTCCTCAACAAAACAAAACAAACAATGCTCGTTCTCGTCTTTGACACCGAAACCACCGGATTGCCGCCAAGGACTCCCCGCAACGCGCCATCACCTCCAATCGAAGAACTAGCCACAACTTGGCCTCACATTGTCCAGCTTAGTGGTATTCTATTTGACACCAAGGAAAAGAAGGTTGTTGAAATGTTTGACCACATCATCAAGCTTCCTTCAGACGTCCCACTTCCAGATGAATCAGTTGCCATACACGGAATCTCTCGAGAAATGTGTGATACTAAAGGAATCGACATTAAGGCCGCCCTCATCATATTCACCATATGCTTTGAAAAAGCGCATTGTATTGTCGGCCACAACATCGAATTTGACAAAAGTGTTCTCCAAGTGGAACTCCACCGCAACGACTACGTCAACATATTCAACAAACAACCCAAGCTTGAGTATTGCACAATGAAGTACGGCGACAAAATTACCAACCTCACAATGATAAGCAAAATCAGCGGAAAATCCATCAAGAAATTGCCTAAACTGATTGAACTACACGAACACTTGTTTGGAGTCTCTGAAAGGCCACTGAACCTCCACAACTCGCTGATTGACGTGCTAATTTGCGCTCGATGCTACACAAAGATGGCTAACAAACAAGACATGTTTCTCTGGGAAGATGAGACTATTGAGAAGACGAAGACTATGATGTATTTGTAATTTTAACAATAAAATGAATTTTTTTTATACATTTTGCATAACCAATTCCTTGTCTATAGTCACTTCTTTTGCTATATTTGTTATAATCTTGTTTATTTGTTTTTTATCATATTCTTCATCATCAGTAACACCCATTGACCGGTTCATTATTACTAAATATTGGTCACTTGTCTTTGATTCGCCGTTCATGAATTCTGGATTCTGCTTCATCCATTCTGGTAATTGCTTAATATTCTTGTTTGTTACACTTTCAATTGCATTCTTTATTTTCTCATTACCCTCTTCTTTTTGCCAGTTGTCTTGCTCCTTTATGTATATTGTTTCTCTCTTAAAGTCACTACAGTGAATTGGACGTTTGAATATGTCCAAGTTTTTAAGATTTCTGATGAATATGTTGGATATTCCAGCTACATACCCTAGTCGGCCAGTATCTTCTAGGTCTGTCAATTGTAGTTCGAGAGATCGGACAAAGTCGGAGAAATTCACTGCTTCTTTGCAGTATTCGTTGAGAAAGACCATCAAATTGAACTTGTTGTAGTTGATTGTGTTGTTAATTACGTTCTTCTTTTCATTCGCTAGTTCTATCAGTTGCTTCTGAAGTTCTTGATTCTGTTTCATCATCTCTTGTAGAAGACCCGCTAATGTTGTGTGTTCTTGTGTTGCCACCGTTGTTTCACCTGTGCAGTCGTTTGCTGTATCGCATCTCTTACGATGCCTCCAGAGTCCTGACCTATCAGTGTAAATTTTTCCACATTCACACTTGATTTTTCGCTCGGTGTCAGTAATGTGCGAAATGTGCTTTTTTTGTTGACAATCGGTTGCTAAAAGCACCTTACCATGTTTTTCGGTCTGAATATGACGATTCCAATGCGTTTTGTTAGTGGTAAAATATTGACAATTTTCGCAATTGTAAAAAATGTGCTTTTTTGTTGACATCCGTTGATTATATATACCCTAAAGACCTTGTTTTTAACCTCCTTACTGAAAACTTTTTAGACCATAAGTGAAAAATCTCTGAAAAAAGTTGTGACCATTATGGTAAGGGTCTGAAAAATGAAGGTTTTTCGGGGATCTGGCGTTCACTTTTGAAAAATGGACAAAAATAAATGTCCAAAATCGAAAAACGATTTCGGAACCCAGAAAATTTTTTCGCAATTTTGTATGGTGTGAATAATATAGAACAATCGTGTTAAAATGTGGTGTCGTTGTGCTAATGACGCATAATTGTGACACATACTTAGCAGGCTTACTGATTCGCATAAGAACAGTGGGGCAACAATAGTGTGTCTTTAGACTGGGATGGTAAGACACCATACCAGTAAGGATTTCACCAAATATTAGGCACATTATGCCGAATTTACGGGTAAAAATGAATGTGCTTTTTGGTTGATAAAATGGTTGCTAAAAGCACCTTACCATAAAAATCGGGTCCTGTCCCCTGATTTCACATCATATTTCAGTCTCATTGTGCCAATGTTAAAACGAAATTTCAAAAAATGTGCTTTTTTGTTGAAAACCGTTGACAACTGACCCCCGAATTGACCCTCCTTACTGAAAACTTTTTAGACCATAAGTGAAAAATCTCTGAAAAAAGTTGTGACCATTATGGTAAGGGTCCAAAAAATCAAGGTTTTTTCGGGATGAACGATTCACTTTTGAAAAATGGACAAAAATAAATGTCCAAAATCGAAAAACGATTTCGAAACCCAGAAAATTATTTTGAGAAATTCTGCTAGGGAGACCATAACTCTTAAATGTCTATCAAATGTTCTTACTGAACTCCGTGCGGAAAACAAAATGTTTAAAATCGGGATACCCGAAAAACATTTTATGACGTAAATATGGTGTCAACCACTAAGAAGAACACATTTCACAGTCTGGCTGGTTGGTCTCCTTACCAACTGGTTCAACTGTGAATTGCTGTGCTTTTGCTTTAGGTTTTGTGCGAAGATAATACATTCCAGTCTTGAGACCCGATTTCCACGAATACATGTGCATCGCTGTCAGATTCTTAAAAGTCGGCTCAGCCATCCATAGATTCATGCTCTGACTCTGACAAATAAATGCGCCTCGGTCCTTTGCCATGTCAATTACCTTTTGCATTGAGATTTCCCACGCTGTTTTGTACTTGTCCTTAATGTTCTTAGGAATGTCGAGTCGTTGAACACTTCCACCATCGGCAATCAACTGATTCTTGACTGTTGTATTCCATAATCCCAACGCCATCAACTCAGACAACAAATACTTGTTTACTATGATGTGATCTCCGGCATTTGTGCGACGAACATAAATATTTGATGTAAATGGCTCGAAACACTCGTTGTTTCCAAGAATTTGAGCAGTCGATGCGGTTGGCATTGGAGCAACAAGCAACGAATTGCGGACACCATAATCAATGATAGATGTCCGCAGTGAATCCCAAGCGTATCTACCAGGTGTGGGCTGAACTCCCCATAAATCGAATTGGAATTGCCCGTTAGCAAGCGGAGAACTAGTGAATGAACTGTATGAGCCAATTCGTGTTGTAGTTAGTTGTTCCATCTCTTCTTTGATTGGTTTAAGATTGTTAAATGATGACGTTAATGCGCCATTTGTATCATTAATCAGTTTAATAGATTCGCCATCAAATTCCCAAGAATGCTTGTATTCATTTTTGAGCTGTTGCAACTTCTTTCCACGCTCAATTGCTATTTCATTGCTCTTTTTGATAGAACCATAATAAATGCTTTCAAAGATTAACCGATTGATTTCGCGTGCTTCGGCTGAATCGAACGCCAAATTCATTAAAGCAAAAACGTCGGCCAAACCCTGTACGCCTATTCCAATAGGTCTATGACGTAAATTACTGCGTTTCGTGTTTGGCGTAGGATAATAATTGATGTCAATGACTTTGTTCAGGTTTTCAGTGATAATCCCGGCGGCTTCTACGAGTTTCTCGTAATTATAAGTGTTAGTTTCTGTATCAACAAAAGAAGCAAGGGAAATGCTGGCCAAGTTACAGACCGCAGTCTCTTCGGAGTTTGAATACTCGACAATCTCAGTGCACAAATTGCTCGATTTGATTGTTCCTAAATTCTTCTGGTTTGACTTTCGATTGCATGCATCCTTGAAGAGCATATATGGAGTCCCTGTCTCAATCTGACTCGTTAAAATGCTAAACCAGACATCGCGCGCCTTTACAACTTTATTGCCACGGCCTTCTCGCTCATAACGCTCATATAGCACTTCGAATTCTGCTCCATATGAGTCGGAGAGACCTGGACATAAGTGTGGGCACATTAGAGTCCAGTTGCCATCCGATTCAACCCGACGCATAAAGAGGTCTGGAATCCACAACGCATAAAAGAGGTCGCGTGCTTTCTTCTCTTCGTCGCCCTGATTCTTCTTCATCTCTAGAAATTCCATTATATCAGAATGCCACGGCTCCAAGTAGATGGCAAAACTTCCGTTGCGTTTACCGCCACCATTGTGAATTACCGCAGTTGTCGTTAAATAATTGTGTGTTTTTGTCATTTGTAGGTCATAAAGTGTTGTTCCCGGAGTTTTGATGTTTTTAATCTTGGAAATCTTGGAAACAAGTGTATTCCTGTAACGTGTATAATCAACTTCAATACTATTCATTTTGTTTAATCCGAACAATTCGCAAATTTCTCGTGTTTTAGGGATATACACTAAGTAAACTGTTTTTTTTACAGTGGTATATACGTAAAATGTATCTATTTTACAGGTCGGAAGGACGCCCATTTTCAACAAAATGTACTTGATTCCTTCTGCGAATTCCTTGCTTTCAGTAGAAATAAATGGCTCACCATATGAATCCACTTCATATAACGCAATTAACAATTTGGATACTTTTTCCACCGGCAAATTAAGCCATCTGTAATGAATTTCTTTGTTTCCATTTCTATCACGGAAATCACTATACTTGAATGGCAAATTCACAGTTTTCTCCCAACTTACACTTCGATATGTGCTGTTTAATTTCTTGTTGTTATACTTGTGTAACGCATAGATTCCTCCTTCATGTATGCTGTCATAAATCTCGAATTTAATACATTTTTTCGTAAAATAGTCTTCGATCCACACGGTGAATGATTCGTATTCACTCGGAACTTTAATAGAAACTCTTGGTGTTGAATCGTAATAGCCACCGAATCTAGCGATAACTCCATACAAGTAGCATTCTTGCCATGTAATTTCGGATGTATCCTTTATATATTGAGGCATTGAAATAGCAATAATGTCGTTTTCAGTTAATCTACCTGCTTCAATAAACTCATAATGCTTATTATCGACAATCGATAGAATCGGATGTTCTGGCGTTATTACAAGTGGGTCAAACGAATTGGTCGTGTAAATTTCCAAAAGGTCGATGTTGTAGTATGCGTGTTCAAGCACATTATCGACTAGTTCTTCCAACCCAGATGAATTAATAATAGCGCTTTCTTTTGGAGACAATTGACTGATTTTTTTGATGCCTTGAGTTGTATAAATAAGTGTATCTGGAGAAACACATTGGTCGACGTATCTAGCAGTATTGTTGTAAACACGCAACATTTCCACAATGCCATTTGAAGTCCCCCCTGTACCAGCGATTTCAGTGCCATTTGCCCTAATATTGTGAATATGAAGACCAATTCCTCCAGCCAACTTGGAAATAAGCGCACATTCCTTTAGTGTATCGTAAATTCCTTCAATGCTGTCTTCTCTCATCGCAACTAAATAACACGAACTAAGCTGTTGCAATGTTTTTCCTGAGTTAAAAAGAGTTGGCGTAGCGTGAGTGAATACCTTTTTACTCATCAGGTCATATGACGTCTTCACTTTTTCAAGGTCTTCGCCGTGAATTGCGAGAGAAACGCGCATCCACATATGTTGAGGACGCTCTACGATTTTTTTGCCAGCCCTGAAGAGATATGCTCTCTCGAGCGTTTTGAACCCAAAATAATCAAACACGAAATCACGTTCATAATCAATCATTGCTTCAATAGCATCTGCATTATCGCAGACTAATTCATAGAAAGCCTTGCTAATTGCGGGCATATGCCTACCAGAAACAGCGCAACTGTATTCATATAACTCCTTACAAACAGCCAACATGCTATTAGATGTGCTCTTTTGATGGTTCGAAATAAGGATGCGACCAGCGAGAACACCGTAATCTGGGTGAATGGTTGCCATAGTCGCCGCCTGTTCTCCACACAATTCGTCTATTTTAGCGGTTTTGATGTTGTCAGTCAATTGTTCGATCACTTTGATTGCGAGAGTTGTATAATTCACATTGAGAGAACCGTGCTCGTCGAGTTTGCGTATGCGCTTGACTATTTTATCAAACAATACTGGTTCTCGTCGTCCATCTCGTTTAATAACGAACAATTCACAAATGTGTGCGGGATTCATATAATATAATATATAAACAAATAAGGGAGTATTTAAATGAATTTGGGAAAATGTTTTTAGTGCTTGGCATAAATAAAAAATAATTCTATATATTATAACAATGTTACGGTTAGTAGTCTTATTCATACTTATTTTATTGTTAACTGCTGTTTTTAAATTTCAAACATCAATACAAGAAGGAATGGAGCCATCTAAAAACAACAAGTCCGATGACGGCTTGTTGTTAAAAGGATTTTATAGAACAAAAGAGAATCCGGGCGTATCACAGCATGGTTCAGCTGATCGACTGCGACTTTTCCCGAAAACGGCGATGTCAAGTTATGAACAAAAAACGAATAACAAACGACATTGGTTTACTCCGTGTGATGGGAGTAGTGTACGGGCTGATATGTGTGGCGGTTTATACAAGGGGAAAGCACTTAAAAAACAGCGTCACGTTGTTCCAAGTATGACATCAGGACGAGTTAATATGTATGATGCTGCTGAGTTTTAATCTTTCATCGGTTCTTCATCTAAATGATCTATGTTCGTTGTGATGTTGATTGTCAATTGTTGCTGATTTTCGCCTCCTTTTTTACAGATTGTCTTTTTTATGGGTTTACGATGGTCAAATCCGCTCACCTTTTCTCTCTGAATTGTCTCCCAAGCGTGGCGTAATTGTGCGACATTTGCTAAGAACCATTCGCGATTGCGGGGAACATACACGCACGACATTAATTCGAGTCGCCAATAAATGTATTTTACGAACAATTTCTCTGAATTTCTCTCCATTATATCCTCCATCCAGCGTTCATACTGGGTGGTAGTTGTTGTGACAAGCGGGCAATACTCATATACAGGTGAAGACCCTTGATAAAACATCGCCAAAACACCCTTAAACGCACCAGACGCGGTTTTGTTAAATGTGTTACCAACGTCTGAGTAAAACTCCATATATGAAGGATATTCCTTGAAAACACACTCCAAGAAGTCGCAATCAGCGAGGTCGCACACTTCCATCTGGAGTTGCATCTGAATCCAGTATTCTTTCTTAGGGATGCCGGTTATTTCGCGATTGACGATGTTCTTAATCTCTAGCATTCGGCCATATAAAGGCGATCTTGAGTCAATATTGATGCCGTCCGGTGAGGCACCGAGAAACTCGTGAGCTGGATGAGTAATACATCCAAATTCGCCGAGTTTCGTGTTATACAAGTGTTCATAAAGTTCTACAGACACGGGTTCATATCGTTGTCCCCAATGAAGCGGCGAATCAACGTTAGTTGCGGCGTATGGCTGGTAAGGCACGCACTTACTATGGACGAATGAGTTGAAATTTGCCTGCGAATCAAGCACTTTCCAAGCGGAACTAGCCGTAATTAGCCCGTGACGACGTTCATACCACTCTGTCGTGCGTTGCTCAGGTTGAACATCATCGCGAAGTTTGGCGAGTTTGGATGGCAGCTCTTTTGATGGTGTGGCTAATACTACTGAATCACGGATGCATTCGCGGGGATTCTGCTTATAATATTCTTCAATCGCTCTCTCCAATTTTTCCTCAAAGTCGTCTTCATCAACGATTTCGTCTTCAATCAGTGCGTCAAAATGTTCTCGCACGCACGATTTCATTATTTCCTTGTATTTGGGTTCTGCCACTATGGTTGGGTTGTTATGAGTGATGACCTCTGTGATTTCTCTCAACAATTCGTGGTCGTGAGCGTCTTCTTGGATGAACTCATTCTTTCCGTAATTTATTGATACTGATTCATCTAGAACCATTATTATAGAAAGCAGTTCTTTAATGTCATTTAGGGGAGGACATTCGGGTAGGTCAACTGCATCAATCATATCATAAATCGTTTTCTGTCCGTTTTCATCATACAACATTTCAGAAATCATTGAATAAATGTTCTGTTTCTTTAAATCACTGTTATCGGTGCTGGTCTCCGTATATTCAATAATTTCGCGAATTTGCTCGTCATCACATTTTTCGGGAAAGAACCTGTTGTATATGGAAATGATGACAGAAATAGTTGTATAATGTATTTCGTCGAACATATTTGTCGTGTAGATTTATTGAGAAAAGTGTTTAATATCTTTTAATTATTGTTTGGTTCTATTTCAATTTTGAAAATAGGCAATTGTTTGTCGGATGAATGTTTTAACAGATTAATCTTGTTTTTTATGATGTAAGCAGCAGATAGAGTTATAAGAAAAAGTTCAGATGAACTCCTTATAATCATTGGTAAATCGTTGTTGTTTGTGCTGTAACAAATCCATATACTAGATGAGCAAATGTTTAAAAGACAAAAAATAAGAGACAGTGTGTTTGTACTTTTATTTTTATAAAGCAAATACATAAACAAAATTCTTGCCACTATAGAAAGTGATGTGGCACTATATGGCAAATCTTCGTTACTGCTCATTTTGTCTACTATTATTAATTTGTTTGAATGCGTTTAAATCGTTAATTTTTACATTCAAATAGTGGGAACATCCACCGCAGTTGTCTTCATTTGCCATTTCAACTTTGTGTTTTATAACATTATTACAATAATTTATTTTCCATCGACCGATTTCTAACTCTTTAGTGCGTTTTGCGAAGGGAAACATCCTTCTGATGGAAGCTACTAGTGCTTGCATTTTGAGATTGGTTTGTGGTTTGTGTGCTTTTACAAATTACATTTCAATTTTTACAGCGGGTTCATCACAACAAATAGGCTTCTTTTTTGTAGGTGCGAGGTTTTTGAGTGTGCTTGGCTTCTTCTCGGTATCTTTCAGTGTGAATTTGCGTGTTTGCCTGTTGAATATGAGTCCATTTACCGTTATTAATGAGCCATTTAAGAATACTACATCTTTATTTTTTTGTAATTTCTTTCGACTTATAGCTGAACGAAGATATTCTTTGGTTGCTATTACTTCTGCGTCTGATAACTCATATTCGCTTGAGAGAACGTTTGAAACGTAAGTATTTAAACACATTGCTTTATCTGATTTGGGTAGTTTGTTCCAATTAGCCGGTTTATCGGTTTTCTCGGTTTCTAATGCGGCAGTAATATTTGTGGTGTTTTCTACATCTGATGTTAATTTCCCTTGAATGAGCATAGTTCTATATTTTAAGTTTTTCAATTGATTCATTTTCGATTGCTTAAAATAATATGGTGATATGGATTTAACTATATTTCACCATAATTAAATAAGGATAATGAGCAAGATAGTTGTCATTAAAGAAAAGGAGACGGTGGAGAGAAAGCAGATGATGGAGGTGGAACCAACGTGGTTTTCAGATGATTTACAACTAAATTATGTGAAAAATCTGCTACTTTCATTGCATTTTGAGGCGGAACCATTGATAAAGCATGAACTATCAACAAAATTGGCGGGATATAAGCAACAAGATGTGAAGAAAGAAAGGTTTGATGGAGAGAAATTTATCACATTTGATGAATTAATTGAATTACTTGTAGTCTCAAAGATGAGATGCAAATACTGTATGAAACAGACGTTTATTCTTTATGAGAAACAACGAGAGAAGGTACAGTGGACGCTTGACCGGATTGATAATGACAGAGGACACAACCAAGATAACGTTATTGTTGCGTGTTTGGATTGTAATTTACGGCGAAGAAGACTGGATGCTGATAAGTTTATGTTTACGAAACAGATGAATTTAGTAAAAATCGACGACTGAATTTCTCTCTAATAGACAAATTAAAGGATGGAACGGGATTTAGATATTTTAATGTTGAGACAACAGATTGAAGAAGAGCAACCGCGAATAAAGCAACAACAACAACAACAAGTTTGGAGTTATGGAGAGAAACCAATGAAAACACCGCGGGTTGCGCAATACCAAACAATGACACAATCCACACCAGAAAATAAGAAATTCACACGCGATGCGATTAATACACGTATGGGTGACCGCGACTTGCTTGTTCAAGTGGGAGGCAACCCATTTCTCTCCAACAATAACTATGTTAAAGACATAGCCAATAGAGATCAATACCTAGTAGCACGGGATTCTAACTTTAATTAAACAAAACCACGAAAACTGACTTAAATAAGTATTTTTATAACTATTCAGCATAAAATAATGTCATTGGCACTCTCAACACAAAATGACCTACTTATGAGTAGGTTAAAGATGTTTTATAGTGAGGATAATTATGGTAATATGAAGCGGATTCTTCCATATATTAATGGTGATTCTAGTATTTCTCTCCGTTTAATCGATTGGTTCGTTACAAATTATTCCAAGAAGAACTATACTGTTTATGCTGTTGAGAGAAACAACTCCAGCGTAAGATTCAAAGTATTTATCGACTACAAACTGCGTCTTAGAGCATACGGTAAGAAGAAGTTTGACCCCTTTTGCCGATGGGAACGAATCGCAATGCCCTATGAAAATGATACAAAGATAGAAACAACAATTGGTCAGCTCAACTTTTTTAAGTGGGCGCTGGAAAACAACATTATGAAATACATCGAAGAAAATCGGAGAGAAATCGAGGAAGACATGAATACGCGCAATTTAAATGTTACTATGAAGAATAATGTTAATTCAACTTCGCAGGTGGCGACAACCAATAAAACCCGCAAGAAGCGTCAAGAGTTGTCTCTCTCGGCAACTAAAAGCATCAAGAAAGAAGAAGTCGAAATCATTGTGAGATTTAATACTTAATTGGCGAATTCTTTATTTTTAAATGTTTATATTTAAAAATTATAAGCATTTTAATATTTATTATGGGAAATATAATTGGAACAGCAAATTCCATAAAAAAAGTGAATTACGAGGACATTCAAGGAGCAAACTTGGAACACGTTCTTATTATTAATACTCTCGAAAAACATGAGCAAAAATGTCTGATTAAGGGGACGCTTGATTACACGAGAGAAGAGGACACTATAAATATATTGATTAAAACAGGCGCCAAGGGGAAACCAATATATATTTATGGGAAAAACTATAACGACGAGAAGACATATTTTAAATATAATCAACTGACACTGTTGGGGTTTACAAATGTTTACATATATCCAGGTGGATTGTTTGAATGGCTACTGCTTCAAGATATTTATGACTTAAAAAACTTTCAAACAACGTCAATTGAGCTGGACATATTAAAATATAAACCAAAGTCCTTCTTTTTTAATAATTTCTTGACAAACGGTTAACAAAAGTGATTCTGGAACATCTGCTCATTGTGGGTGGTCGTCTTTGTCGTTTCAGCAATGTAGCACTCTACTTGGTTGAGAAATCCATTGTATTCGTCGCTTGTAATGTCGTGGTTTCCATCAAGAATTAGCTTGTTTTCCTTACTAATCAACCAGTTCTCGTGATAATCGTGGCACTTGTCAAGGTATTCCAGTGGGATTCCATCCTCTCCAGCGCGACTACGTCGTTTAATTCGCACATCACACGTCGTCGGATCAGTCTTCACATAAATATGTCCGAGAATTGGTACCTCCTTGAGAAAGCAGTCATACCACTTCAAGTAAATCGCAAAGTTGACGTCCTCAATTTTTCCAGAGTCAAACATCATTTGTGCGAAGACGTGTTTGTCAGTGTCAGTACATCTCTCGCTTATAATGATGGCATCTGGATTTGCGCCAATTGTCTCTTTGAGAATCGCTAAGCGTGAAACGTAGGCCATCATCTGAAACGGAAACGCATACTTTTCTTGATCGGCATAGAACTTCTCCAGAATTGTTGTTCCTGACTTGTCCTTAATATCATTCCAAATGCTCACCGGCTCTTGAACGCAGATGACTTTGCGTCCGTTAATACGCTTTCCTGAGTATGACTTCACAATGTTTGAGACAAGCGTTGACTTGCCAGAACCGATGTTTCCCTCAATTGAGAATATGTACGGCATCGTTGTTGTTTGGATTGGTGATATACAACTCGTATGTTGAATTGGTTTTAATTCAATTTTTTACAAAACATTAAAACAACCTATATAAAAACATAGCAATATATTCATTTAGTTTTTAACAATGGACCTAAGACAAACAAAACTTACGAGGAAGGAGTGGGAGAGTATTGAAGTTCCAATTATTGGCCTTGAGAAGGAGATCTTGACACTCATCAAACGCAGTTATTCAAACCCTAGTTATCATTATAATAAGAGTTTGAGTTTGTTGTCCTATATGAAGTTGGTGTCTGAAGAAGACGACAAAAAGAAGTCTGACAATGATAAATACCACATCTTTCTCTTTAATAAGTATTTCAAGGAGAGGATCGAGAAGATGATGAAGAAATATTGTGTGACAGGTATTACTGTGGTTGCTAAGGAGTCCAAGAAGGATGTTCTTAAGAAGGCAGACTTAATTCGCATTGAAAATACAAATAAGAAGATTAGTGATGACCTGGATGTGTATGAGTTCGTTCTTATGGCAAATTGTCAGCAAATGCTAGCAAAGAAGTCTGTGAAGCACTTCTATACATTGACTCAACTTATGAAAAATGCGATTTACAACTTGAACACATACATTGTCGAGTTTATTAACAAAATTATGGAGCATATGGGTAAGGAGTTTGAGAACGAACAAATCATTAATGGCGCGTATGATGTCATTGAGAGAAACAGTGTTTTGCTTGACTATAAAGATTACACTCCTTATAAGCATCAGCAGGATGTGTTTAAGGAGATTAAGCGTCCAGGTGCTAAGTTGATTTTTTATCAGGCGCCAACTGCCACTGGAAAGACGTTGTCACCAATCGGTATATGTCAAGGTTATAAGGTCATTTTTGTGTGTGCTGCGAAACACGTCGGTCTTCAGCTTGCCAGGGCGTGTATTAGTGCGGAGGTGCCTATTGGTGTTGCGTTTGGTTGTAATGACAGCGAGGACGTGAGGCTACATTATTTCGCAGCAAAAGAATATACAATCAATAAGAAGAGCGGAGGTATCGGTAAGGTCGACAATACAGTAGGAGACAAAGTACAGTTGATTGTTAGTGACGTCCATTCTTATTTACATGCAATGCGTTATATGTTGGCATTTAATGAGAAGGAGAATATTGTTATGTACTGGGACGAACCAACGATTACACTGGATTATGACGAACATCCTTTTCATAGTATTCTTTCGGCGAATTGGAGAGAAAATGAGATTCCCAATGTTATTTTGTCGTCAGCAACGCTCCCCGATAAGAACGAGATTCGCGATGCCGTGTCATTTTTTGAAAACAAGTTTGATACGAAGAATGTTGTGTCAATCAAGAGCTATGAGTGTAAGAAGACGATTCCAATTGTTGATGTAGATGGATTCGCTGTGTTGCCACACTATTTATATTCTGATTATGCCGAGTTGATGACTTGTGTGGAATATTGCCGACAATCACAGACTATTCTTAGACACTTTGATTTGAGAGAAATCTGTGCTTTTTTGTTGCTGGTTAATAAACGTCTCAGGAAACCACGACAAATCAACAACTATTTTGATGACATTAGCGAAATTAACGTGGAGTCTATTAAGTTGTACTATTTGGATGTTTTTGGTGATTTGGAGGCTTGTTGGAGAGAAGTTTTTGACGATGCTGCTAAGATGCGACAAGCAAAATACAAATCGACATCACAGATGGTTTCTTCAGATGCTCTAACGCTGACTGACGGTCCGACACTCTATTTGTGTGATGATGTCGATAATGCAGCGAAGAAGTTTTTTTCTATGCTCGATGTGCCAGACGAAGAGAAGAAACGAATAGTCGACATCATTGAATTCAATAATAGAGTAAATGAGCGTATTCACGTTCTAAATGACGAGATTAACAACATGAAGAGCGAAGAAACACACGAAGTGTCAAATGAGAGTGATGATGATGATTTTAAACATAAGAAAACACAAAAGAAAGAAGAAAGGACCCAAATGAAAGAAAAGAAAACGCCATATGACGACAAATTGATGTTAATTGAGACTTTAACAGGTCAATTGAAGCGGGTTCATATGAATCGGCGCTATATTCCAAACACAGAGCAACATATGGAAAGGTTTCATAAAACGGCGGATTCCACATTAAACAAGTTTTCAAGTCGTGTAATGGAGAAGGATGTAGAAATGATTATGGCAATTGATGAGTTGGATGACGTCTATAAGATGTTGCTTATTGCTGGAATCGGAGTTTTCAAAGAGAATATGAGCACGGATTACCTTGAGATTATGAAGCGATTGGCATACAATCAGGCACTTTTTATGATTATTGCGGGCGGAGACTATATTTATGGAACAAATTATCAATTTTGTCACGGATACATTGACGACGCAGGAATGACTCAGGAGAAACTGATTCAGGCATTTGGTCGCATTGGACGAACGAATAATCAGCTGGATTACAGCATCCGTTTAACTGACAACATGACAATTTCAAAAATCTTGAAGCACGAACCCAATAAGCGCGAGGTAATAAATATGAATAGATTATTTTCAGTGTAAATTGTTTGACATCGTGATAAGAGATGTTTCTACATCATCGTGATTTAAATAAACACAAAAATGGTGTGGAATTGATTGTGACATTAAGAGATGGTTGTTAAGCGTAAATGGAGAGATAATCGGTTTGGCATGTTCTTTAATTGAGAATGAACAATTTTCTAATTTTGTTATAGAATAGTTAGTTAGTGGGCAATTGTTTAAAAATGGCACAAACCAAAGAGGAAGCTTTTGTTTTCTGTTAATTATTTCTACAAGAGGGATTTTAAAGTATTTGTATTTTGTTGTTAAAATGCTTATTTCAACAAAATCTTCTACGTTAGTGTCGTCTTTAACTATTTTTGGTTCAGGCCTATTTACTGTAGTATGTGAGTGTGTTACTTCTAATTCTACTATTGGAAATGCATGAGGAACAAAATTAATGTCATCGCCGAGTATTTTATTCTTTTTAGAGGCTGATGACTCTGAAAAGAAGTATGTTCCTAAGTATATTGCACCAGAGAAGACTTGTTTTATTGTCCACCATGTAATGCCGAGTGTTATGTCGAGAGAAGCAGTTGTCAAAGCAACAATCATATTGTATATTAATACTAACATAAAATATATTTAGATCGTGATATCATTTAAAGCACCAGATGAATCGTGCTCTCCTTTTGAATGTTGTAGTCGCTCAGACTTCGAGCGTCTTCAAGTTGTTTTCCTGCGAAAATTAGACGTTGCTGGTCAGGAGGAATGCCTTCCTTGTCCTGAATCTTTGCCTTTATGCTCTCAATCGTATCTGCCGGCTCGACTTCGAGCGTGATTGTCTTGCCTGTAAGTGTTTTAACGAAGATTTGCATGGTTGCTGATGTGTTTTAACTTAATGAGTTGTCTTTAAGTATTTATATTTTAAAAATATGGCGCACAACTGCTTCTCATTGTAAATCCGCGAATTTTGCGAGATGTACATTGCTTTCGTGTGAATTTACGCGGTAGGGCGAAGATTTTACAGTCACGCTTGCGAATACAATGCTTGTGCCTGGTTGTGTGTTTTTTACACGATGTTATCTTCATCTGTCGTTGTATTGTAAAGAGAAGTTAATTCAGGGTATTTTGTGATGACTTTTTGAATGAACCTCTTAAGTTCAGTTGAAATATTGTAGTTTTCAGGTAGAATCATTTTGAGAGAAATTCGGGGCCCTCCTGAATCATTGCGTTTATCCAGTTCAAGATGTGGTTTTCCACGAGCATTGCTGATTCGAATGTATTTGGGGAGGGTTACAGTTTCATCGGATGATGTTATTACTGTTTTAGATTGCATTGAAACTGATGTTGGCATTATTCCATTGTTCAAATCATCAACCACTTTGTTGGCGTCCATTAACTTTTGATAAGCACTTACTTTCATTGATTTTGTGGTTGTCCATGTTTTTCCTCCGAGAGCAGGATGACCTTCAACCTCGAAAAAGTCTCTCCATTTTGTTCTGTCGGCATTAAGATAACCAACATAATAAACGACATATTTTTTAAGCATGTCTTGAGTAATTCCATCAGGTAGGTCTCTTGCCCCCCTTTGCCTGGTTCGCTTTGTATCTGGTATTATTCCCGAAGTGTTTTCTTCTTGTTGATGGCGTGATGCTATACTTAGATTTTCATACCGGTTATCAAGTGGATTTCGGTTCTTGTGATCGACACTTATAGTTCCAGTACCTTTGCCATTTCCATAGCAACCAGTGATGATTTGATGAATATACACATTAAGACGACAGCATATATATTTGTTTTCAGCAAGATACCATGTGATTGGATTTCCTTGATTTGCAGTTTTCTCAAATTCCTTGATAATTTCATATGATTTCGGACAAAGAATACAAATAGTATTTGTTTCACAATACATAAGTAGAACTTCGTTGCCACTGGCATCGGTCGCTTTCCACATAGGGTTTTTTAATCTATATGCATGTATTCCCAATGTTTGCTTGTGTCCGCCGATATATTCAACATTTTTATAATTTTTAAGTAAATGAGCATATTTCTGAAGAGGACTGATTTCAACATTTTCGCGTCTTAAATCATTTGTGTTGTCATTTATAAAATTAATTATGTCAATGTCCGGGTTGAACTTGAATAGTAAATTCACTGCTTTCTCTCTAGACTGAATGTTTTTATTCATAATTGTAACCATGTCTGTTGTATCGCACAAGATTTTGTCATATTTAAAAGTGACTTCACCGCAATTGTGTTCGGCATTGATTGCAAAAGTCGGCTTAAATGAGGGCGGCATTCTGAGCAAATCCATGTTATAATTTTATATCATGAATTTTCTTTAAGTCGTTTTAGTAATTATATGTTTAAACTCGATTACAACAACCAATTGCTTAGTTACTGTACGCGACGCCAGCCATACCGCTCATAACGCGGAGGACGTTGTAGTTAGTGGCATAAACGCGGACCTTGGCGGTCTTGTTGCCACCGATGGCGTTGTACGACACGACAAGCTGGAGGTTAGCGTTGTCAATGCGGGAGAAGTTGGCAGTGCCAGAAGGCTGCTGTTCCTCAGGGCGAAGGGCAAACGAGTAAACGTTGATACCAGTGTCGGGGTTGCGAGTGTGGTGCTGGTAGGGCTGGACGAGGTCAAAGTAGGTACCCTCGCGCTCCGAGAAGCGGTCCTGGCCGTTAAGCTGGAGCTTAGCGGTGACCACGGGGTTCTGGCCCCAGCAGTGCATGTTGAGGGCAGTCTCGGCAAGGACGAAGGCACCAGCGTCAGAGACGGATGATTCTACACCGGTGTTTCCAATGACATCACCATAAGTGGCCTCAGTCAACCACGCGGTTCCATTAATAGCCTCAGCACCAGCGTCAAAGAAGAGACCAGAGCCATTAATGAACTCACCAGAGCCAGCAGTGGCGGGACCGGCGAACGCGTGTATAGCGTTGGGGAGAGCGTCAACAGCGTCGGTGTAGTTGAAGGGCTGGGCGCCAAGAGCTTTGTGAAGGAGAGTGCCAGCACTAAGAGAAGTGCAGAAATCAACGTTCTCATCAGGCTGAACAACCCACACTAACTCCTTGCAGGGGTGGTTGAAGTTGAGCTTGATCTTGTTGCTGGAGCTACCGATCGACTCGTCACCAGTGAACTGGAGCTGCTCGATGAGGTACTCGTGGGGGTTCTGAGCCATACGGCGGCGCTCATCAGTGTCGAGGAAGACATAGTCAACATAGAGCGAGGCAGCGACGAGGGACTTGGAGTAAGCACCGGTAGCCTTGCCTCCAGAAGTAAGAGTGGTGTTGACAGCCCAGAGGCACTCGTCAATGGGGCGGATCTCAAGGTTAATCTTGACCTCGTGGTACTGAAGGGCGATCAGAGGAAGAGCAAGACCAGGGTTGCGGCAGAACCAGAACTGGAGAGGCACGTAGAGGGTGGTCTCAGGAAGAGTCCTGCGGGGAGTGCACACGGCAGCGGGGGCAGCGTCGTTGCAAGGCTGGTCAACCTCAGCGAAGTTGGGGTCAGTGATGTAGGTAAGCTGGGTGGTCTGGCCGACCATCTTGTTGTAGCCGCGCTCAGCCTCAGTGGTGAGGGTAAGCTGGTTCCAGATGTGCATCCAGTCACCATACTGGCGGTCAATGCGCTGGCCACCGATCTCGACCTCAACCATGTTGATCAGCTGCTCGCCGGGGTAATCGAGCCAGCGAGCGAAGGAAGCATCGGTCTGGGAAATCTCGGGGAGAGTCACCTGAAGGTAAGTCTTGTAGGCACCGTCACCGTTGCGGGAGACAGTGCACTGGACACGGCGACCGAAGTCAGCCTGACCGTTGAAGGTGTTCTCAATGGACTCCATCGCGAAGTTCGTGTGGCGTCTGTAAGTCACCTTCCAGAAAGTAATTTGGGGCTGGCCCGTAAGATAGACGTCCTGAGCGCCGTAAGCAACAAGCTGCATTAATCCTCCTCCCATTTGATTATACTATCACTAAAGAAAAAAAATTTGAAAAATGCTTAATTTGAAAAATCTAATTATTTCATATTTTATATAAAAATGTCGTGTAATCTTGTCGGTTATTAAGCAAGATTTATAATTCTGCCTTCATGTTTTCGCTTAAGAACTTTTTTAAATAATTCTCTAAATAAATTTCCTTTTTGCCTTCATGTTTTTTTGTAAATATGTATGCGTCTCTCTCTTTTTTAATAGTCCAACCTTGCTCGATAGCATTGCTGATAAACATTATTTTCCTAAATTTAATGTAGTCCATCTTAATGCTTTGTTCTTCGTCCATATACTGTCATCATTTTAGAAAACAGAACGCCGATTTATACACATTCTTTCTAAAACAAACATAATTTGTTAAACAATTCATTTAAATACTTTTTATAATATTTTAAGTAATGCCAACATTTAAATATAAGACTAATAAAAAAATAGATGTTGACGACAAAACACTGGTCACATTAGATAGCAAACACAGCGAATTCGTTTCCAAGTTCGATAATTATGAGGAAGAGTTGATACCATCCTTATTTGAAGAGAAGTCGTTTTTAACATCTGAAATCACTGGTAATTCGTTGCTTTCTCTCGATGAAATTCTTGATATGAAAGATAGAATAAAGGAAATAAATGCTGAAATAAGAGAATTAGAGCGAGAGAAGAAAGAATACTATTTGAATAACACAAAACACATCTTTAATTATTTCGAAAAAAAGAAACAACAACAGGTTGAACAAGTTAAACAAGAAGTATCCGCCAGACAACAGCTGCTTAATTCGTTTTTTAAAAAAAAAGATAATCAGCAGCAACCACAGCCAGCACAGAACCAGTCATTTCAAAGTCACGTTTCTTACTTGAAAAATGTAGATGAACGGTTTATCGACGTTAATGATTACATAATAAATCACGAAACGTGTCCTTGTAATGGTGGAGAACTAATTCCAGTTGAAAGCGACGGAATATTGGTTTGTAACAAATGCGGCCGACAGTATTCCTACCTTATTGAGAGCGATAAACCGTCTTATAAAGAACCACCACAAGAAGTGTGTTTTTATGCTTATAAACGCATTAATCATTTTAAGGAGATATTGGCACAGTTTCAGGGCAAAGAAACGACACAAATACCTGAAGAAGTCATTGAGAACATCAAATTACAAATAAAGAAGGAGAGAATTTCGGCGACTCGTGAGCAATTGTATTACAATGTATGTAAAGATATATTGAAGAAGTTGAATTATAATAAATATTATGAGCACATCAACTTTATAAAGCATAAATTGGGGATTACGCCACCGATCATGTCGCCTCAACTCGAAGACAAGCTGTGCAATTTATTCTTGGAGATTGAGAAGTATTTCTCCAAACATTGTCCGAATGTTAGGATAAATTTTTTGAATTATTATTTTGTTTTATACAAGTTCTGTGAGTTGCTTGGAGAGAACAAGTATTTGAGTGAGATTCCGATGCTTAAGGACGACGATAAGAAGGTGGAACAAGACGAGATTTGGCGGAAAATATGCGATGACATTGGATGGGTGTTTTATCCTACTTGTTAGAGTTTGCCATCTCGTATGCTGGTGACATGAGCTAAATGAACCATTGATTCAGGAATTCCGTCTTCTTGTAATTGTGTTAAACTTCTCTCTAAACATAAAGCAGTCTCGCGTTTAAAGGTAGACATTTGGTTGTCCAAATGAATCAAGAAGTCATTTTTTCCTGAACGGCGGTAATCGTTGATGATTGACTGAGTTACTGCATCATATTCTTCCCATTTACCTTGTCGGCAGAGTGTAACGAGTTTCTGTCTCAGATCGCTTCCTAAACCTCCTCCTCTTTGGGTTTTTCTTGTAGTTCTTCGCTTTCGATTTCGACGGTTTGTTGTCTTTTTACGCTTAATTAATGTTTTACGCATTTATACATTAATTAAACAAACAATTTAAAACCTCTTAAATTCTTATACTTAAATTCGCGGGAATCCCACGAGGTTGCCACCAATACCGAAGCCGGCACCGGTTCTTGCGGCAACAGCCATACTGGGAAGGTAAGCATCAAGGATAGTGAATGTAGCAGCGGCGGTTAACGCAATGAGAAGCACCTCATCAAGGCGGAGAGAACGCTTGGGGATGGCATATGCGGCAATTGCGACCATAAGACCCTCAACAAGGTACTTAACGGCACGGCGGAGGAGTTCTCCTAAATCGAGTAAATTCTGTAACTTCTCAAGCATTTTATAAATATAAAACAGAAAAAAAGAGATTCCCTTAATTTAAATTCGAATAAAAACAACTTAAAGTAATTGAATCAATTATATACATCTCCTAAATGTCTTCTTACGAGCCAAAGAATAACTCCGACGGAACACCAAATCCTAAGTATGTCGACCTGCTTTATGTAGATCCTCCTGTGGCCGAACAGAACTTTGTTTGTATGTCGTTTGTCAGTCCCGATAAGGTGCTAAAGCAGAAGAACTCATTCTTATTTGAGCGATTCGTTAGGAACTTTGACCTGGATAAGAGTAGCAAGAAGTTTGTTCAGTTTTTGAACTTCATTAGTTACAAGTATAACCTCAATTTCAATAAAGTGATGGACGACTTTAACGATTTCCTTAAGAGCGAGCAACCTAAGTTGGTTGAAACGACGATTGAAGATGATTACAAGAATTTCTTGGATGCGAACGAGAAGACACTTGAGCAGGAGTTTAATCAGTTGGTAAACTTCCAGACTAGCACGCACGGAGTGAAGGTTCGTGGTGTTTTCCCCTCTCAAGAAGAGGCTGGAATGCGTTGTAAGATGCTCCGTGAGATTGACCCTAATCACGACATCTATGTGGGTCCGGTTGGTGTTTGGGTTCCTTGGGAGCCCGAGGCGTATAGAACTGGTAAGGTTGACTATATGGAGGATGAGCTTAATCAACTGATGCATAAGAAGATGGAGAATGAGACAGAGGCTAAAAAGCATTTCGACCAGCGTGTTATTGAGAGCAAGAAGAAGGCTATTGAGGAGAATATTCGCAAGGCGAAGGAGACTGGCAATAAGCTCACTCAGAATATTGACGAAAATGGTAATCTGGTTGGTATTAATAATACAATTGATGCTTCTGTTGGAGAAGGAGCCTCATCAAGTGATATTCGCAATGAGTTGTTTGATGGAGACAATGTTGTTACGGGAAGTGGAAAGAACAAGAAGATTAACAAGCGAAATGGTAGTAAGTAAATGAATTAAAAAATTGATTTAAAGTATTAATTTTTATACAACTTTAAATCAACTAAAATGGGGTGGGATATTCTCTTATACAACAGCATCGGCGTTCATATGGAGGATGAAAGTTGGTATCTTAGTAATCTTACTTACAATTACTCCAATCCAGAATGCATGAAATACTGGTACGGACCACGTGATTATGATGGTAAAACAATAGGCGAAGCAATGGAAGGAATGCGAAAATCAATTTGTGCGATGTTTGCCGATGGAATTCTTCCACTAAGTGATTTCTCCAAGGAAACACGAGACAACTTTATAAATAGTATGCTTGCATGGCTTATACGACATAGCACTGAGTTGTCTAAATTCTCGAAAGATTGGACTGTTAAATTGAGGTGAAACTACCATTTATTCTTTTTCACGTTAATTACAGGGCCTTTTTTGGCCGATTTTGGATTGTATGATGGTTCATCTTCATCATCTGAATTGAGTTCCTTTGACATCTCCCAGAATTCCTTTGAACCAAGACGGAAATTACTGCGAGGCTGTGCTTTATACCAGAATATCTGGTCGGTCAACTTGTTCGACTTTGAATTGTTGTCTATAACAAGGCATTCGAAGTTTTCAGTGCACTGATCCATCACTTGATTAAATGCTTCAAATGTTGGAAACATACCAGCGTAATTCTGCCAGATTCTCTCTCGATTAGCTCGATATGGTTCTCTCAAAATGAATACATAGTCGATATTCGTTCGCAGGTTGGGTGGGACACCAAGTGGATATTGCATAGTAATGACGAGCATAATCTTCCAGTGGCGTCCATTCATGAAAAGCAATCGCATCATCTTATCACGCGCCCATTTGTCGTCATATAAGCAATCGTCCATAATAACAAAGGCACGCGGGTCAATTGTGGCTCTTTTTTTATAGACCTCTTCGTGTTTTTGCATTTCTTTGAGGACGGATTTTTGTCGCTTAAGAATGTTTTCAATAATGGATGTATTATATTCGTGGTGAATGAAGAGTTTGGGGACAATACGACCATAAAAGCCGTTGCCTGCTTCCGTGCCTGATATGACACATCCAAGTGGAATGTCTTGATGGTGATAAAGCAAGTCATTTACGAGGAAACTTTTGCCAGTATCACGACGCCCGATGAGAACAATGACAGGACCCTTGTTTTCATTGGGGTCAAACTTGATTTTACGCATATCGAACTTCTTTATTTCTAAGTTCATCCTTAATGCTGATATTTAACGAGGAGAGAAAATACCGAAGAAATAAGCGAAATTCAAAAAATTGAAATGGCGTCATTCGTCTTTATTACAGGTATCTTTCTTTCACCAAACAACAAAATGTGCAACACGTGCTCTCTCGGTCAAGTCAAGTTTGTTACACCGGTTATATCGAGAGAAGTTATTCGCATGTGCGACCCGTGCCCATCTTGTGGAAGCCTGGTCATTCGATTGGACAAGTTTCCATCCCTCATTTCTAGTTGGAAGATCGTGAGTCCTACATTTCAGCCGTGGGAACGAATTGGAAACACTGTGTATGATGTCCTCATTATTGTTTGATTACTAAAAATTGAAATAAAAATCGTATCTTATTGATATTTTTCATTTATAACTTCAACAAACAATGAGTTCAACAAAGCAACGTGTAATTATCTCGTGTGAAAGATCTCTGGCTGACTGGCGAAACCACATAAACAAATATGCTTTATGTCGTTGCCGCGATAATTGGGAATACATCAAAAACATTGTGGCTGACTCAGATGAAGAAGCCGAAAAATATAAGCGAGTTATCAATACCGCAACGGGAGAGAGAGACATCCATATTGTTCGTTGTGGACATGTATGGTATGGTGTTAAATAGGTTTAAACCACTGATTATTTATGTTCTTTTTCTTTAGAATAAATGTTTCAGTTGAATTACCGGAAAAACAGGAATGTGGAGTTGTTTAAGGATATTCAAGAAAAAATGGGGGTTTCAAAGGTGCAAAATTATATGCCAGTTTATCAGCACTATTTTTCTCTCAACAACACGAATTACAACAGTATGAACTTGAATACTTTTAAGTCTATAAGTCGCATTGAAACCAAGATTGATGAGAACACATACAAGACTGATGTAGGTGTTGTTCATGTAAAATACGCACCGCTTTATGACACATATAAATACATGGTTGGCAAATTACAGGACATTAGTGTCAATGTGTTGCCTTCATTTGATGTAGCTCCGACTTCTGAGAACGAGAAAAAACTGTATGACAATAACAATTCGTCATATACAGACGGTTTCTTCTATTTTCTCTCCAGTATCCTTTTGAATCAGCACGGATTTACAAACGCAATTGACTTTTATGGTTCTTATTTATGCATAAAAAGGGATTTCAAATTAAATATAGCGGATGATGCTGAAATGTTATATAGTTCTGATTTTTTCAATAACAATAGGGGGAAACTGTTTAATGTGAATAGCGACCACGAGGAACAGTACGCACGAGATTTCACGCGAAATTGCAAGAAACGGCTTGAACTTGGTGAAACAATTGACAACAGGTCAGTGGATTCTCTCGGAATAATTGATAATTTAAATGAAATGTTTGTTGAAGATGAGCAGACTACGAATAATGTGGAAGAGGAGAATGTTACAGAAATAGACAATGTAGCAGAAATTGGAGAAGATTCAGAGCTTCCTTCGAGAGAAAGAGGGACAAGTGAATGTTCATCGCGTTATTCAAATAGTAGTGAAGAAGATTCTACGAAATGGGAAGACATTGAAACCGATTCATCTGAAAGCGAGTCGGAGAGCGAGGATGGCGATATTGATGCTGTTATTGAGGCTTCTATAAGTGAGTTCCCAGCCAACATGATTTTCATAGAGAAGATGGAAGGAACATTAGATTCATTGTTGGAAAAAATGGATAAAGAAGAATTAACGTCCGCGTTGTTTCAAGTTATTATGACTCTCTCTGTATACAACAAAGCATTTGATTTTACACACAATGATTTACACACAAATAATGTTATGTATGTTAAAACAAATATTAAACACTTATACTACAAATTAGACGATAAATACTACAAGGTTCCAACGTATGGAAGGATATTTAAAATAATTGACTTTGGGAGGTCAATCTACAGATACAACGGACAATTGTGTCACAATGATAGTTATGCTGTGGGGAATGATGCTGCGGGTCAATACAACTTTGAGCCTTATTATACTGACAGTAAGCAACGCATTATGCCTAATCAATCGTTTGATTTGTGTCGATTAGGGTGTTCAATGTATGACAATTTCTTTGATTTTACAGTTGAGGAGGACAATGTACCAGAAGACGAGCTGCTAGTTAAGCTGATTGCTGACTGGTGTAAGGATGATAAGGGTAAGAATGTGCTTTACAAGAAGAGTGGCGAGGAGAGATATGAAGGATTCAAGCTGTATAAGATGATAGCTCGTATGGTGCACGGATGTGTGCCGAGAGAAGAGGTGAAAAAGAGGGTATTTTCGGAGTATGTTATGAAAAAGGCGAGTAAAAAGGATGTTTCAGTTATTGACATAGATGCGATTCCGTGTTATGTGTAAAAATTGAAAGGATATAAAAAATATTATACTAAATCATTTATATTCATCATGTACAAGTGCGACATTTGCGACAAACGATTTGCGAAAGAGGTTCAATTGAAATCACATTTTCACCCGATGAGTTGTTCTTGCAAGCCATTTGACACAATGCGTTGTAAATACTGCGTAGAAAATGTCAGTCATAAATACCAAAGTGTTCCATGTAATGGAAGATGCGGGTTTGGGACTGATGTTAATTGTTTAGTTGAACACTATGAAATTGTTAAAATAATTAAAAATCAGGCTCCCCAGTAAACACTTTAACATTGTCTCCGGCACTGACATCGGGTGAAACTATATTATTTACTATGTAAATTCCACTAAGAGACGCTAAATATGCGAAAAATGCTCCCTTAACCAGTTGTTTCATAGTGACCTCATTTTTTGATATATATTTAGTCTCAATAAATAAAAGAAGCGTGTATACTATGGCGATTACGAGTGATGTCGTGTATGTAGATGAATCAGTCATTTATACTAATTGATTCATCTTTATTTTCTGGGTTTTAACGAATTTATTCTAATATGTCTATTTCTAAATCTTCATTTTCAACTGAAGAAGATAATTTCATAAGTTCATCATCAAGCGATTCAATAGCTCCATCAAGCTCATTTGGGTCTAAGTCGCTGTTTATAGTTAATGTTTCAATGTCGTCTTCTGCTTCTTCTTCATCCTCTTTCTTTCTCTCCTCATTGCGTATATTGCTAATTGATTCAAGGCGATCAATTGTTTTGGGTGCTTCAACCCGTTCTTCTTTGTTGGTGGACATGTTTAACACTTTGTCGACATCATTAAATGAAAGAGAAATATGTCTTTGTTGCTCTGACGCATTTTGTTCTTCAAGAGTATCTTGTTTAACTACATTATGTTCTTCTATTATACCTTGTTGAACTATACCTTGTTGAACTATACCTTGTTGAACTATACCTTGTTGAACTATACCTTGTTGAACTATACCTTGTTGAACTATACCTTGTTGAACTATATCCTCTTTAATTATGTTGTTGGGTTTCTCTTCAACAACAGCTGGTTTCTCCTCGACTATAGTGGGTTTCTCTTCGACAATAGCTGGTTTCTCTTCATGAATAATTTCCTCTTCTAATGTCACTTCGGTCTCAGTTGTTTTGTCAATATATGACCTCAGTATTTTTTCAATTGGAATACTTTCGCGTATGACGTTGAGAATACATTCTTTAATAATGAGTTCGCATTCTCTCATATTCTTTTGGTGATTAAGAGGACTCGCCTTTAGGTCAAACAGATATACATTTTTATATATTTTTCGCGATGTTTCAATATAAACACGATGTATGAAAACCGATAACTTGGGAACATCCAAGTCAATCTTCTTCTGCTTTTGTCCGACACGAACTGATGTAAGCACCTTGAGTTGTGTCACGTGAACGCACGTCAAGAGGTCTTCTAAATAAGAACATTTGCTTTCGTTTACTATTCTCTCCGTTTCTTTCTCGACGAGGCTGTTATTCCACTTTGATACGCGCGAGAGAAAGTTTTGAAATGTCATCAAATACTTTTCGCGCTCATCGTTTTCATCGCAAAGTTTATAAGCCTCGTTAAAAATGGATTGGATACCCTGACGAATAAACGGAGTGAGCGTGTTAATTAAACGAGCTGAATACTCGTTTTGTGCCTCAGACAAATTTGCTAACTTAAAATCATCCATAATTTCTTCTAAATTGACATCACATTTTCTAAAGAGTGTTCGTGACGCATAAAAATATAAACAAACATAAAGAACATTAAATTTTTTTCATTTCTGAACTGGGTTTTAATTTTATCGAAGTATGTTAAAAGACGCATTTGTGTCAATTCGTCGTGTGGTGTGCTCTTCTTTTCTAAAAATTGTAGTATATCAAGCCCGGATACACCAGCATAGTAGGCGTCTTCACTCTTTTTAAGATAGTACATCTCATCGGTTTCACCGAATTTCACGTTTCTCTCAATCCAATTTAAGTTTTTTATTTCAGTCCCCACAGAATAAAGATGTTTGGTAATATATTTGTGTAGATTGACGTGGCGTGTGCCGATTTTAGGATAATTCACATGGATTTCACAGAATCTGGAGAGAATTGGCTTAAGTATTTTGTCTTTGTCTTCGACGACTATGAAGAAGCGAGTATTATGACTAAATGTCTCGATACATCGTCTCAGTGCTGATTGCGCGTCGTTTGTAAGTTTCTCTGCGTTGAGAAGAACTATGCTCTTGAACAGTTCACCCTGCTTGCTGTTGATGTTTGTCTTACCAAAGAAAATGAGTTCTTCGCGAATGAACTTGATGCCTTTTCCGTGACTACAGTTGACTTTGAGAATGTGTTCTTCATTATTTTGAGTTTGAGGATAGATTTTGGAGAGAAAGTCTGTAATGATTGTTTTTTTCCCGGAACCAGATGGACCATAAAAGATAATGTTCGGAACCTTCTTTGTTTCGATAAAATAGTCTAATTTATCGTATATAGCTTTATGTATTTGAAACTTCATAATTATTAGTTTTTTAAGTTAATAAATATGAATCAAAATGCTTTTAAATTGAAATTGGAGTGTTATCAATTGTTGTTGAAATCATTTACTGGATAAAATGTTTTAGTTCTAAGATATGTGGCCATTTGTGCTTGCTTTTTAAGGGGAACTAGCATATTGCTTTCATAACCAAGTGTTCCATTGCTAACACACGTTAGATAATTATTGTCACAACAATCCGAATTAGCACCATAAACAAGGAGAAAACTTTTGATTGTGTTGCCATAATCTTTATAAAGAGATTTGTCGATACGCTCAAAAACTTCTCGATGTTTTATATCTCTAGAAACAACTCGTCTATATCCAACTTTGTTGTTGATTAGAAATTCTTCATAATTTTGATTATTATTTTTAATAAAAGATTCGGTTGGCATATAAAAGACGGTTACGTTTTCTGGAAATGTGGACACATCTGTGTCATATTCTTCTTGTGTTTCATTGTTGAATTTTTTGAAAAAAACAAAATTCAGATAAGGATGTTTTTTTGCACAAAACTTAATAAAATCTCCATCATCGTGAGTCATATCTAAGATCCAGCTATTTTTTGGAAGTATATCGAGTTCAAGAGAAGCAAGGAGGTTTTGAAATGTTGTTTTTTCAGAGAGAGACGGTTCGATGATATAAAATGAATAAAAAACATACCAAAATAGATAATTTACGCGGTCAAATAGTTGCGTTGCTCTGAAAAATAGTGGAGTTGCTCGGTCATATAACTCTCGAACCCAGCTATAATCCAGATGAATTTCTTTTAATGAAGACAAAGACATTGTATAATGTTGTTGGTTGAAAATAATATATTCTGTTTAAGTAAATTTAACAGAATATATGGATATTACGCAATTGTGCCTATCTGGCGAGCATACGGGTTGCTATTCAGAGCCGAAAGCATATCCGGAGTGTTTCTCTCCAAATTAAGGGTACTTCGGGCTTCCGAACGGTTGGTTGTCTTACCATAAATGTCAGAACCAACTGGAACCTTGTGGAGTTGCTGTGGAACAAACATACGCGGTGTGTTTCGGTCGCTATCTAACTTGTCTATTTGAATGTTCATATATGGGTCAAACATCTTGTGATTGCCGACACTTGTCCTGCTCTGGGCAATAGCCTCCTTATTCGTGTTGAGATATGCGTTATATGCGGAGTCATAAACGGGGGCAGCATACGCAACACCACTTCCGGCAGCACCCGAGTAATTTGTATGCGAAGTATCAGCGCGGTGGGTGTTGGTTGGCTGATGCTCATTTGCCAAATACCCATAACCCTGCAAATGTGTGTTGCCAATGTTGGCAGGATATGGATTGTCAATGGTAGTTTCCTTAGTTGTTGTCTTGGGGCGATCAGCCGGATTGAGAACATAACTATTTGGCACAGTGGTCGCTGCATTGCCAGAAACACGATGGTTGCCAACAACGTTTTCCTTACGAGATGGGCGTAACATATCCTGAAGTGGCAGAACTATTGCGCTCATAATTCGGCCGACTGAACCAAGATTAGGCGAGCGTTCGGTTGTAAGAGAGCGAGCATTAGGTAAAAGGTCATAACCCTGAATGCCGTAGTCACCGTTTGTGGCACCAGTCTTACCGGGAGCATATGCGTTGCTAACGTGTTCTGAGTATGGAGCGAGTTCAGGGCGTGTAGAGGCGTGATAAGCACCAGGAACATACGACGAATTTCGTCCATCACCACCGAGTGCGCCATAATACTCTGTTGTTGTATCAACTCGGTTAGTGTTTCCGAGCATCTGAATACCACGCGCCATCTGCTTCTTTTCTAAGCCGGTGGTTGTTAAATATCGGTCAGGCGAGTTAATGAAGAATGTATCAGGGCGATTTTTCTCAACAGCCCCCTCAATACCACGATTTGTAGTGTAATGCTTGACGCCTGTTATAACACCGTCATATGTCAATTTGGGATTATTCGTTGTTCTCAATTCATCAACTGTTTTAGGAGCCCATTGCTCACGAGCGGACATACCGGCATTGAATCCACCAGAACCGGCAGCAGTATAACCGTCATCCATACCAGGTGCAACGCGAATCTCCTGCCAAGGCTTAACATTGTTCATATTGCGGCCTGGAATAACGCGTGATTGAATAAAATCGCTACTGTTTGGAGCGCCGTTTGTCCAGGACATGTGTGCGCTTGGTGCGAATAAAGGAGCACGGGCTTCTTTTTGAAAACTCTGCGAACCGGTTCCTTGCTTGGAATCTAAAATGCTTTCATTGCTATTGAGGTCAAATGTGCGCTGTTTAACGGTGGAACCAAAGTATGGTTGCATATTATTGTGCGTAAAATTGTCTAAAGAAACTTGTTCACCCGTGAGAGAATAAAATTTGTTAGGGTCGGCATTTGCCTCTTGCTGATAAACATCCTGCTGAAAATAGCGGTCAGTCGCTGCATTGGCGTTTTCATAATTATTTAAGTCCTCAAAGTCGTTTGCTGCGCGGACAAGAGGATAATTCTCGGTATGTGGTGCGGTAATGTTGGTATTAACTACTTTGTTCTTGAATCCCTCAATAACACCAGAATCGTTTGGCTTTGGTGTTTCTTTTCCCTTGTTTGAAATAATATACATACCACCTAATGCTAAAATGGGTATTGCCAGTTCCATAATTATTATATATATGGACAATAAATTAAATAACTTTTGATGTTAACAAATATAATTTGTCTAAGTATTTTATAACTGATGACAAATACGTTAACAACAAAAGAGATTGATAACATGAAAGACAATGTTAAGTTTATATCTATTGGAAGCATTTTGTTTGTAATAGTGTTCGGGTATATTTTCCATAAATACGCTGTTAAACATGGACATCAGTTTTTGTCTATTTTGCTCGTAACAGTTATGCCTATTATTTCGATAATTTACAATACATACTACAATACTAATGTATATAAAAGTTCGCGCAATCGCCATAGGGAATTGAGAGAAATCAGTACTGAAATGAAAGCGGAATCCAAGTTTTACGAGATAATCGCCTTTTTATTGTTTGGACTGGGCTTAATTTATGCGGAGTTTAAGAAATTCATGTATTTAAGCATGGTTTTGCCTTATTTGTTGTTCGCATTGTTGTTTGGCACTATATGCACATCATATATGAAGCAATTTATATTTGATTATAACAATTTGGGGCGGCTTCTAAACATTGACGCATTGACGTTCTGTGCGTCGTCACTTGCGGTTGGATTGCTTGCGGCTGGGTTGATTGTACCAATTGTTTATCACTCGGCGAAGAAAGGAATAGCTTTTTAATTCCAAGGAACAGGTATCTTCGGAACAAAGTTGTCCTTCTCAAGCATTCGCGTGTTCGTATTGTTCTGGAAAGTCATACAAGTGTGTTCCTGAGGGTCAAACAGAGGATACTCCCAACGGGTCTGTTCTAAGTCGCGATACGCCCAGGCTGGATGAGTTGCGCGTGTTTCGTCTGTAATTGGCAACTTTTCGACGCCATAACGATTGGCAGCCGACGTTTTATTTCGATATGTCTTATATTCCATTCGGTCGTGCTTATGAAGGGGTCGAGTCAGACCCATCAAGTCGCTATCCACGTCAATCGCGTTTGTATATAAGTTGGCTCCCCAGCGTTGAAGGCGAACCTGTGGGTCAGCAATAAACGGTATATTATCACCATTTCCAGGTGTATTGAGCATATATTTGCCTGGACCAGTGCTTTCTTGAAGGAGTTTGCTTGTTCGGGCGTAATCATGATTGAAGCGAGTATTGGCCATTTGTTATATTATGAAGAGAGACTTATTTTTAGTTAAAAATAATTAAAAATAAGTGTTTAAGTCAAATTAACGTCTAAATATCTCGGGTCTCTGGTTTCTCTCCACAATAAGAGGTTCAGGCATAAGAACTGGATCTTTCTCAAAGTATGAAACCTCGCGAACCTTCTTAATCCGAGGTGTAAACCCACGCTTGGGGTCATCGAGGTTGTTAAAATAAGTTCCCTTAAGAAAACTGTCGACGTCTGCTTGATTATTGGAGAGAAGATAGGCCGGAATGCGTCCCATGTTTATTCCAGCGTTGGGCAGTATGCTTGTGTTTGTTTTATAGTCATAAGTCACCCATTCGCGGGCAGTTGCCTTGTTTCTCTCCTGAATCTTATAATCACCAGGAGCATTTCTAAATCGCGTGGAAGCCATTTGTAGTATGTATACAAAATTATTCTTGTTTGAAACCATATCCTCCAATATATCTAACATCATCCATTATGAAATCATATTTATGATGAGTATGACCAGCAACAAGTGTAAGATGTGAATTTCCTTTTATTTTGTCATGTAATTCATTTGCGAAATACTTTTTAGTGGCTTCCGATTGGTTGCAATATATAGGGTCACTTGTTCCGTCTCTTGTAAGAGGAAAATGTGTAACAAGAACAATTGGCATATCACGATCGATACAAGAAATTGCATCCATAATAAATTGCATGTCGCGGTTATGAAGTTCATGATAATCTTTAACACTAATTGGTTTTAAATAGCCTGAATCATTGTGAGTTTTTATTCTTTTAAAGTCGTTTATTGAGAGAGTGAGAGAATAATCAGCACTACCCCAAGCAGTGGTTCCAATTATTGCCCATGTTTGCTCATTCCAAACGATACGCATTGAATCGTTGATAAGCAAGTAAGTTTTTGGCCATTTCTCTCCGATTGTTGTTTTATAAAGGTCTAATAATTTCAGCATTGACTTGCTATTGCTATAAAACTCGTGATTTCCGAGGACATATATGACTATGTCCCAATTTTCATTTACATACTCCATAAATTGGTGCCAAATTGGTCTGCCAATATGTCCGATGTCGCCGGATAAGATGAGACAGGGTGTTATGGCGGGCCATTTTGTTGCAAAATCAGGACACGATGTGGCTGTTTCCAAGTGAATATCGGTGATGACTTGGAATGTAGCATTGAACTTGTCAACATATGCAGTCATATATGAATAAGATTATTAAACAAAATTTAAATGGTTTATTGTGAAAAAGCATCTCAAATGAAAATGAACGTGGCAATTGTTGGTGGTTATGTCGAAAGTCTTGCGAAAGAAATTGGGGTGCCTGTAAAAATTTATTTGCCGGACTGGAAAAGCAGTGAGACCAATTCGTAACTGCCAGATTATTGAGAGTGCCGATTGCGTAATCGCATTTTGAGACGCGGTCTTCCATCAAAATCGCAGAGGAACTTAAGAAACCCACCACAATATTCATCTATTAAGAGTCCGACATCATAAAGTTAGCTAGTCGATGAAGATTATCCCAAGAAAATAGAATAAATAGTGTCTCGTCGGTTGTTCTAAAATTGTTTTTTTCTTTTTCTTCATTAAGCATTGTCATAACAGCATCATTCTGTTTGATTTCCTCTGAAAATGAGTCCATTTGTGTGCTTATTGAGTTGTCGTCGTATGATTCCAATTCAAATGTGCGTAAAAATTCAAGCTGGTATGTGAGATGAGCTGTGTATTCATCATCATAATCTTGGTATGTTGTTTTAAAGAATTTCATTGTTTAAAACACAATGTTTTATGTATTTAAGTAATTTATTAAATGTATTCTTATTGGTTGGAAGATTTTAGCATCGTTTAATATTATCCCCGTCATTTTGGAGTGAACTTTCGACATGAACCGTTTGTTTATGGCGTAGCGTTTTCTCAATTAAAGCGGAAATTCATCTGGTTTAATTGATTGTACTAGAAAGAATAAGTACAAACAAGCCCACCTACAGGCATACAGTTTTATTAGTTTTAATAAATAAACCCTAATGGCAGTCATATTTAAAACCTACCAGGCATGTGTTTCTCCTTGTAATCCTGATCCTTTATGATGGAACGTGTGGGAATGCCACCGCGGATCCAGTCTGAATGAGCGGCTTCTTCCACTAAATTGGCCGCATTGCTTATTGTTGCCTGGAGAGAAGGCACAAGAGGTGTGTAATGACGCTGGTGAACTGCCGTATCTGCGATGGTTCCACAACTCTTGCGATTGCGAATGTAGTCACCTTGCTGAATACGCGCCTCAAGAACTGGCTTTGGAGCACCACGACCAACATAGGGAACAGTGGCAAAAGGACGTTGCTGAAGGCTTATTTTAGAAGTTGGTGCCGTCTGGATGGAACCTATGCGAAGGTTAGAATCGGCATCAATGTTGCATCCACCTATAAATCCACCGTTATAAAACACATTTGGCTGATTGAGTGCGAATGAAATTGGCTTCTCCATAGCGCAGGGGTAATAATTGCTAGTCATATGGCTATTGAAGCGGTTATTTTGTAAGTTTCTCTCAGAAATGTCATAAGCATCGTCCCCTAAACGAGAGAGATTGTCAAAAGTATAATTAGATACCGAGAAACTCATGCTGATATATAATTATAAAAGATTTTAATTGAATAGAACGTTGATTTAATAAAATACTTGGCGATTCTGTGTATTGTTCTTTATACACTGAAGAGCGTGGCCTTCTTTACAAGATGGCATATCCCCATAACAAAACTCGGAAAATGCTTTCTGGTCGTTTGGAATAGTTGTGCTGGGATTTGTGTGAAAATTCCTTAATGATGTCTCGTATGCCAAATTATCACCTAAATCCTTGAAAATTCTCGGATTGACTGCCTTGTCTTTCGCGACTTCTAGTATTTCCTTCTCAACTGCTGGGTTAAATGATGGTGCCGCGTGTTTGCGGGTGGGTGCATCAACGTAGTCTGTTAAAAGCACGTTCATCAATGGATTAGTTGCCGTTGGAACAGTGAATTGTTGCTTAGTTTCCTTATAGACTGCTGGGTCTGAACTGGTAAATGCCTCTTTCTTAAGTTTCTCGTGGGCCTTTGTTCTCTCGTTGCTAATGAAAAAAAGGGCCAGTACGCTGAGGGCGATGATGCCCGAAACAAGTATTTTAATAGCACTGGTTACAACAAAGCCAGCGATTGTCAAGAGTATAATGAGCCTCGAAATTGCGTTGATTTTCTCTACAAATGACTGGCTTTCAGTTGGATACAAGTCAGCCAAATATTCCTTCTTAAAAAGCACCATTGGGTTATATAACCAAAATTCTGCGCGGGTCTTTGTCATTGTTATATATTTATAAGACAAATGATTTTTGACTTATTTAACACTTGTTTTTGTAAAGAGTTTTTCTTTAATATATGTTTGAGTTACTTCTTCTTGTTTCGCTTGGTTTTCTGTGGCTTTTCGGGTTGTTCAACTGGTTTTTGTTGCTCTTCAAGCAACTTTTTTGCCTTTTCGAGATTACGTCTCTCTAATTCGGCACGCATACGCTCTTGTTGCTTACTCTTTGAAACACGTCTGCCCATTTCAGCCTGCATCGCCCCTGTTTGTGCTTTTGACATGTTATTGAGACCAAATTTGGCGAGAAGATCCTTCAGTCCCTCGGCACCTGGCATATCCTTGAGGTTGTTCATGTATTGTGATGCTTCTTCGAGTAACTCACTCTCTTTTATCTCTCCACTCTTAATCTTCGCATCCAACTTGTCGCCGACTTTCTTGGCCAATTCCATAAGTTTCTGAGGGTTCTTGATGAGTTTCTTGAATACATCCTTCATGTCAGTAATTCCCTCGGCATCAATGTCGAGTTCGCTGGCAACCTCAGTCGCAATATCTTTGGCGAGAGTGCCAATCTTACCGCTAAAAATTCCCTTCAAATGATTTTCGACATCCTCGCGATTGGGTATGTTTTCGGAGCTGATTCCTGAAATATCATAAGACATCTGTGCGAATCCATTGAATGTTTCCTCTATTTTAGAGCTGAATTCCTCTTCATTTATTGCTTCAAACAGTTTTGCGGTGTCTCCAAATGATTCCATGTTTTCAGTGTCTGGTACAACTGAAAAGAGAATGAGCTGGAGATATTGCCATATGACGCTCTTGGTGTTTTCGCTAATGTTGGATTTCCAAAGTGGAGAGAAATCAACACCCGGAAGCAATTCAACTGGCGACGTCACAAACATCTCATCATTTTTGTAAAGGATGTTGAAGAAATGCTTGGGATAGTTTACCTTACAGAACTCATATGTTGCGTCATTTACAGAGATTTCTCCCAATTCGGGAAAAGTATTTGTAAGATCGGCACAAAAATCATTAGCCAACTTGAAGAAGTTGTCGCGGTTGCTTTGTTCTGCCATTGTTTATTTATAGAATAAAATGTTTATATTAAAAATAATTTAAATTGTTTAATTGAAATTCATTGCCTCTGGCTAAAATTCATTGCCTCTGGCTAAAATTCATTGCCTCTGGCTAAAATTCATTGCCTCTGGCTAAAATTCATTGCCTTTGGCTCACATACATCGTGCTAATCTTCGTAAGATTTTGAATGTATTTCATCGCCTTGGCTTGGTTTTCAGTCCCCATATTTCTAACAGGGTTGCGGAGTTTATCAATAATACGCTGAACCTCATCGCGCTTATCCGAACCACCTACATCTTCACTATAATCGTGGTCAATGAAAAAGGAAATGTCGCCTCCTTCAATTGCCTCAGCATACTTAGATACATACTTGAACCAAATCTTGATCACTGCGGTTGGATTAAATGATTTCACATTGGAAAATGCGGTTCGAGCCATCTTAATATCACCATCATCCGGGAAAATAGAAATGAGATCTTCGATGAATTCGGTGAGATGATTGTTAAATGCGCCGACGAGAGTAGTCATTTTTGGTGAGTTATTAAACTATGAGTTGATTTATTTATATTGTTTTGTATTTTAATTAAAAATATTTTTATATACCATTTTAATTATAAAGATGTGTTCGTTCTTGATGAAAAATATTATAAATAACAAAATGGTTGATAACGAGATTGGTCTATTAAACAATGAGAATTGGGGAATACTTTACCACGCAGACAGTTACAACCCCGATGTAGTCCTGTATCATACAAATGACACTGAAAAGATGAGAAACAAGATTATAACGCTAATGTATGCTTATTATAAAAACCAATACTCTTTTAATATACATAACATCATATTGTTTAAAATTGTAGATGTTAATCCAAAGTTGGTTACACTGGATTTACTTGATAGAACGCATTCCAAGTATTTTTACATTATAAAGAATTGTAAATTTAATAAAACAATTAACCACGAAGTCAGTTTTCTTATAGGTGAATTCGCCGGGGTAATACAAATTTTGGATAATTATGCTGTTGTTTTTGAGAGAAATGTGTCAAGAACAACGCTTATTGAGTTTTATAAAGAGAAAACGGGAGTTAAATTCGTTAAATGGCATAAAACAAAGTCGGAAATGCGGAGAGAACTGACTAAGTATAATTATGATGAAATTCGGAGTGAATTGAATAGAATGCTTAGTTTTAGCGTCTAAGCATAGTTTTCAGCTTCTAAGCATAGTTTTCAGCTTCTAAGCATAGTTTTCAGCGTCTAAGCATAGTTTTCAGCGTCTAGGTATTTGCACTTGACTGTTGCGTTCTTGCTTTATTCTCTCCAAATCAACTGGTCCACTACCTCTATCTTGGCTGTCTGGTGGTGTTTCTATTGAATCTACTTGGTCTATATGAGCAAATGTATGCATCATTGCTAAACCACCATTTCCTTGTGTTGACATTTGATTTGCATCTAAGCTTAAATACGAGTAATTATCAGACATACCATTCATTTCGCTATATGAGAACGCCAACGGCTCAGAATTGACGAAGCCTCCTAAAGAACTCACTGTATTTTGTGCCCTTGGTAATAACTCTCCTAAAATCGGTTCATCTCCTTGAATTAAGTTAAATCCTCTGTTAAGAAGCATTAATGATGGGACGTGTGTTATATTAGGTGGCAGTGGAACTAATTGTCCATTGTCAAGAACAACACTGCGGGTTCCATCTTGGTTTTTTACACGTTTGTCAATACATATGTAGCAAATGTCTTTCGCATTATAGTTTCGTGACAACGAATAAAGCACATTTTTGCTGCTATTACAATTATTGCTGTAATACAATATATATTTCATTTATATATTTGTAATAAGTGTGTTTGAAGCAAAATACGCAAATGAAAAAATTGAATTATAAAATATATCACTTAAATATAATTAATTTATCTCTCTTTAATAGACGACTATGCCTAAACTTGCCAACCTCAACGAAACGGACGGAGTTCTCTCGTTCACATTGTCAGATGTGAATGTGAGTTTCGCAAATTCACTGCGTCGCATCATGATTAGTGAGATTCCAGCTGTTGTTATTCACACGTTTCCGGACGAAGAGAATGACCTCAACATAACAGTCAATACAACACGTCTCACGAATGAACAAATCAAACAGCGTGTCGGCGCAATCCCGATTCATATCAAAGACCAGACTATTGACTTGGCAGACTATCAGATTGAGTTGGATATGACGAATACAACCGACAACATCATTTATGCTACCACTGAACATTTGAAGATTAAGAAGCTAAGTAGTGATAAGTATTTGGACGATGCCGAACTGAAAAAGGTGTTTCCAGCTAACAAGATGACTGGTGGATTCATTCCGATTGTTCGTCTGCGTCCGAGAATTAACAGCGAAACAAAGGGCGAACACATCAAATTCAATGCAAAGATGACCATTAAGACTGGTAAGGTGAGTGGTATGTATGTATCTGCTAGCACTGCGGCATACGGCTTCACACAAGACAAGTTGCGTCAAGTTGAAGAGTGGGCTACAGTTGAGAAAGAGATGCTAAAAACGATGAAGCCAGAAGAGGTTGAATTTGAGAAGAAAAACTGGATGGTCAGTGAAGGACGTAGGATTACTCTCTCTGACAGCTTTGATTTTGTGGTTGAGAGCGCAGGTGTCTATGATAACATTGAACTACTAAAGTCGGCTTGCGACATTTTGAATAAGAAGTTGTCTGTTGTTGATGGAACTGAGCTGAAGATTCAAGAGGCAAAAACTACTATGAAACATTGTTTTGACATTCTTTACAATGGCGAGGATTACACTCTGTCGAACGTAATTGACAGCGTTTTGTACGCCGATTATTATTCTACTGGAAAGTTGGCTTACATTGCGACTAAGAAGCTTCACCCTCACAACGATTATATTGTGATGCGGATGGCGGTTAAGGAAGACCCCGCGATTCGTGATGATCAATACATTGGAATTGCTAAGAACTACATTAAGGAATCGTGTGTAAAAGCAATGAGAATTGTTAATGAAATCGTTGATTTGTTTTAAAATGTCCTAAACCGTTGATTTCACATTATTTTTGTTTGAATAACGTGAGATTTGTAAATAAAGAGATTAAAATAACTAATATGTAAAACTATTATATTTAATTATTATAGATAATGGACCAGGAACCATCAACAACAGTTATAGAGTTGGGTGACATTATACAAGTTGAAGCACCAACAAATAGCGATATACACGACAAGATTTTTTTCGTTAATTACATTGATTCTACACAAATTCAGGCATTTGACAATAAAGACATGAAGAAACAAGTATTCAACATATTGGAAGGGATGCTCACTGATCAGAGCATAATAAGCATATCCATCTTATTCAAACACCCTGAAAAGGGCTATGCCAGACAAAACAGTCTTCTTAAAGACAAGTGGATTACTATAGAGTTCGGTGGCGATGTTCCTGTTTTAATGACAGGTCAAATCACTAATTTGGAGGAAGATATGATTGAAGTGAAAACTTATCCAGAAGGAGAGATGATTTACATTGATTTTGCGTATAAAGGTCTTCCTCTCGATATTCCCATTCAAACCATTAAAATTCGCAGCGAACCTGTTATGTTGAAGGAACTTGCGACAGAAGAATCAACAATAACACCCGAAGCAACTGTAACAGAAGAAGCTGAAGGCGCTGAACCAGACGAGGACATAATTATTGACGAGAATCTCATCGGTATATCCACAAAAGACGTGAAGACTAAGTTGCGTCAAGTGATTATGGATGCAGATGACATTGTCTTTGGTGAGGATTTGGGTGAAGTCGATGAGGTAGTTGATGTTGGAGAGAAACAACGCCGTTATGGGATTGAAACACAGATGAATGATTTAATGGATGAAATGCTTTCAACTATTCCAAACGCAGAGAGAACTCGCACTGTTCTTAACCGTATTCACAAGTTAATAGAGCGTTTCAAACAACTGCGTGGTCAATTCTCTCAGTTTGATGAAGGAGGAAATGCTAATAGAATTCCCAAGAGGTGGGCCGACACAAATAAACCAGCGATTGATGTGTTGATGCGTTTATCTCGTAATTTAACGTGGATTCTCCCCATTGTAACAAACAACAAGAAAGTGTATGACTTGATTGATAACGAAGAATCGTCAAATATAGTAAATAAAAATCAGCTCAATGAATTAAATGATGAATTACAAGTAAACGAAACTGATTATGATAAGAAAACAACGCAATTGTCTAAATACCGCACACCATTTGTCACAGTCGCAGAGGATGAGACACAAGTTCTTGGGAATGTTAATGTTGAAACAGACATTGATGTGGTGGTTGCTTCTCTGGAGAACTTCGCAAGCACTGTTGTTAAAAATAACATCGCTAAAACGCGGCGGTTTGTCATTAATCGTTATAATTTGGGGGAGAAACGCCTCAAATCGTCGTTAATTCGTGGTTCTAAAATGCACGCAGAGGAATATTCCATTACTAAGAACGACCTGGCTCAAGTAACCGGATTCGTCGTATTACCTCAGCAATATGTGCGGTTTTCTGGCATTAAATTACCTGCGACCAATATTTACAACAAAGCCAACATGTCACAGGCTAGTCTTAGATATTGGCAGGTGTTGAACGAAATGATTGACCCAGTTGTTATCTCATACAACACAATTGATGAAAAACGCGATCTTGATAATTATTTCAGGTCGGTTTTCGTTCACAAAACATCTGGAGCCAGCATTTCACAAATGAAAAACAAATACGAAGAATTCTTAAACAAAGTTATTCCGCGCACATCGTTTTTATTGGAACTTCTCTCGAGCTACATTTCAGATAAGTTGTCGTATGACGAAGTTGTTGCGTATTTGGAGCCTTTTATGATTTATGATGACGCAGTTACTTACAACAATTATGAGGAAATAGCCGCTTTTGTTCACACGAATATAGTTGAATTTCGCAAGAATTACGAGAAAAACAAGACAGAGTTCTTGAAAATGCGCAAGTCTCTCACTGAAGAGAACACTCAAACATTTTTGAAAGACCCATATGACTCCAATAATAGAATATATGACTCATCAGTTCCAGTAATGTTCAATGATGATTCAGTTGGAACGTTTTATGACCCTATATTTCGTAATTTAGCACCAATGCGTGATCCAACTGGACAAAACCCGGTCTTATATAATTCATCCGAAATTCTCACCAAAACAAGTGAGTTTGACTACGGTCGCGCTCTTCATTTAGGAATGGCTTATAATGGCTCACAAAACTTGGTTGGCTTTGATGTTGATTTGGAGAGTCGCATTAAATCTCAACTTACAAAAGAGACCGCTTCAAACGATGAAGTAAAGAACGACGATAAGTGTCAGTCGTATGTTCTTGCTAAAAAGTATGTTGATTTACAAGAATTAGAGGAAGACAAAGGTCGCGATGAAATCTATTTTGATAAACAGTATGACGAGACACGCTATGACATTATGCTTGAATATACGCAGGAGCGTGATACTATGGAAAGAGAAGAATTCATCGACTTTTTAGAGAAGAAGTTGGTTGAATCCGTTGGACTATCAGAGCGTGCGGCAAAACGCGAAGCAAACGCGATTTATGACGGAAAACGCAAAGTAGAGGATGGCGATTGGGCTGTTTTAGAGGTTGAAAATGGTTCAGAACTCATGTATTATGAGCGTCGTAGTGGAAAATGGGAGTATGACCCCAATGGTTATAAGGAGAATCACCATCTGGCTACGATGAAACAGGGCGAATTTTGTCAACTCAACCCAATAGACAACTGTTACAAGGATGGACCAGATTGTAAAAGTTCCGATGTTCTCAATGCTAAACTGAATAAAAAATTAATGGATGAAATGGCGCGTGAAGTTCAGATGGAATACCAGCAGAACATTGTTGATTTTAAGAAAAACATAGAGAGCGAAATGAAAGATTATTATTACTATGGTAACAAATATAGTGAGTCTGATACGGGGCGTTTTACAAAGTTGTATGACATTTATTATTACAACAAAATCAAAACAAACTTGGTGAAGGCATATATTGGAGAGACATTGGAAGAGAGAAATGTTGTTGTTTCTCCTTGGCAAAAGTTGTTCCATATTATTCTTGGTCAATCGGATTTCATAAAAAAGCAGCAGGATATCATTCGTTTCGCTAACAGTTACACCAAGGAGGACAAGACAAATCCTTATATGTTGGTATGTAAAGACACTGGTGTTCCTCTTGTTCCCACATTTATGATTGAACTGGCAAACTCAGCAACTGGAATGAGTTCAATGGCATACGACAAAGTTCTTGACCGCATATGCAAAGAAGAGCGCGCAACAATAAGTGATAGCGGTGATTCTTTTGTCGACAAATACAGCGGTTATGTAATAAAGAACATTGAATTCAGCAATGAAGAGGGGTATGAAGACAGTGGTTATAAATATGTCTCGAGAGAAGTTCTTGAACAAGATTTGGGTGAAGCTTTGACAACTATGGCACCGTCGGCGGTTGTTTATACAGACATCAAATCTCGAATGATTTCGAACGTGTTCAACGCTATGACGAATCAAATGAACGTGATTTTAGATAATGAACGCGATTTTGTGGTATTAAATGCTCTTGACGCTATTAACAAGAAATTGCCGTCTGTTACCGACCATAAGGCAATGGAAGAGAAGATGAAAGCCAAGGGCAAGAGATATCCTTCATATGACGAATATACAAACGCAATAGTGATGTATTACACCCTGGCATTTACACTTATCGCGGTGCAGTGCGCAATTCCAAGTGTAAAGACGAAAAAGACGTTTCCTGGCTGTATCAAGTCATTTAAGGGATTTCCGGTTTATGACGAGCTGGATATGAGCGCACTTACTTATATTGCGTGTGTCGCTAATGCAATCAAGTCATCGTCTGACCCTTGGAGTGCTATTAAAGGCAAGGGAACTAATGTTGAGACTCTCACAAAACAAATCCGCACTGCTCTTGATGACATAATTAAAAACGTTGCTATAAGACAGAAGATACAAACAAAGCGTGATTATTTAGTCGCAAAACCAGATGATTTGGATGATATTCCTAGCGAATTGCGCGTTAATCGCTGGACTACATTTTTGCCTTCTCTGAACCGTGTTGAATTGGAAGCATCGGCTAAGAAAGCAATAGCTCCTGAGTTTAAGTCGTCGTTGATTGATGCTGTTAGCACAGGAGATGCATCTCAAGTTGAAAAGATGAATACACTTATGAGCAAGGTTTTTTACTATTCTCTCGCCATTCAAGATGCAATACAGGGGTCTGTTGACAAAGAAGAGTTGCTTTTAAAGACTAATAATGGAATGCCCTTTATGGAAAATGTTTGCTGTAATGACGGGTCAGTTGATACATTCAAATACTTCAATGATAAGACGGATGGTGAAATTGAAAAATACAACAAAATGGTCAAGGATATAAAGAAGATTTATGCCGATTATATGACAATAATTAAGCCAGTGTATTACCTGTCAAAAGAAGACACAAAAACGAAATATCCTTCAGTTAATCAAGAGTTTAATGAAGATACTATTTATAGTGCTTTCATACATTTCTGTAAATTCAACAAAAATATACCTCTTACTGACGAGATGATGGCTGTCTGTCTATCCAACAAGAGCACGTTCAATGTGTCTGATTCTCTCAAGACGAAAATAGAAACACTCAAGAAAGAAGGCCGAACATTTACTCTCGCGAATCTCCATTCTCTCTTGTCAATAATCAATAACAACAATTTGGTGAAGGTTGAACTGAACCGAGAGGCATTGAGCCAGAAAGAGAAGTTGTCTGTATTATTGACTGAGGAAGAAACCAGTTCCAGCACATTAACAACGTTGTTGCGTGGCTTGATTGACAACTTTGATGGTATTATACTCAAAGAAAAGGATGAAACTTTGACAGACGAGTTATATAATTTCTTACACGAACAAGTCAAAGACATGAAGACAAGAATAACACAATTTATAAAACGTTTTGCTTCGACGACGTATAACAAAATGCGTGTTGACAAGTTTCTCTCTGAAATCACTGGATGGAAGGCTACGACGAACCCGATTACAATGACAACAGAAGATGAAACGAATGTTCGTATTATAGACAAAATTAAAAATCACTTGTCGCAGGTATGCTGTGAATTGCCGATGTTGGTGATGAATAAGGTGTCATACTCGTCTATGCATGTGCCATCTCACTGGGGCTTGTCGGATAAGCACAATGCTGAGATAACAACGACGATCAACGAGTTAACAGACAAATTAAAGGTAAATTACGTGGATGCCGGTGACTATGATGAAGCCGAAGTTGATACAGACGACAATATAGCAAACAAATTATTCGGTGAGGTATTGCGCACTATTCGCGAGAAAACCAAGCAAATTTACGTTCTAATGAAGAACACTCCGATTTATGCCGCTCGTAATGCTACTAAAAAGCACATAGTTGGCAGTGAATTAGTAGCAAAATTACACGAATATTACTTACTTTCAGCATTTATCGAGTATATTAGAGTTGCTGAAGAGAGAAAGAAACCGCTTTTGAGCGAGAAGATTTCAAAATTATTGGTTACATATATTGACATTCTCTCGATGAGCAAGAATGTAGTCAATATGAATAAAGAAGATATTATGGCACAAGTGTTGCGGTCTAAAGAAATTGAGAAGAAGGAGATTACTGATTATTTGGGCGCTCTTTCAACTGAAAAGCGCAAGGTTGAGGATCTGTTTAAAGCCAGCAAGTTAGGCGACAAGTGGTCTATGGGTCTAACTGAGGCAGTGTATAAGTATGACCCAGATGTGTATGACAAGGAAATGGAGGCGGCAGCTAAGCGTGTTGCGGCGGATTCACGTGCCGATGGCGAGGGTGTCGCTGATATTCTTGGTGAGGATGTAATGGAAGAATATGATATGAGCAAAATGGCAAATGATGACGAGTATGCCGAAGGTATGGATGGTGATGAAGTGTATTAATGAATTGCTTAGTTTTTTATAAAACTTACTTAAAAATATAATTCTAATGTATTATTAGCTAATAGATGGATTTCATATCATTTAATGCGTCTCTTATGATAAATCTATTCAACGGCTGGAAAAACAATAAAGAAAAAAACATTATAATAGACCCGATGTCTTGTTTGATAAAACTCGGTTTGCTTGCGTTTTATCCTGTTGGGACAAAAATTAGCATTGTTGGCAATAAGATTACTCTAGCGGAGCCCTCAATTTTTCAGGGGGCTTTCCGTTTTTTAAATGGTGATGGCCGCGAGGATTTACATAATTTATGTGTACCAATAATGAAGAGCATTGAATGGTATTGGAACACAGAAGATAAAGAGATTGGCGCATTGTTTGATTACGCAATAACAGGGTTAGATAAATTAAGAAGCACATATCCTGCCAACAGCATAATATCGCACTGCTTGGATTTATACTCTCAGTATCTAGTGTGTAAGAAGGTGAAAAAAATGGATGAGAATACAACGACTAGTAAGAAAAAGAAGATAGCAACAGAAATAGAAGACGACAATAAGATTCACAACTTTTTAAAGACGCTGTGGACGCCGCGGGAAATACACATTATTATACAGACTATGTTAGAATACGAATCTAAATTGAAGACAAATAAGCAAGAAATGGTAAAGTTGCACTCTATTTTAGAAATGACATCAGCAAAAGAAATGGAATTGTCGGCTTTTTTAAAGGGTCATGCAACAAGTCTTTGAAAACAGACGGCTTTTTGGCGATTTGTGAACGACATATTTTTATCATTGTATAATAGATAAGAATATGGAGACTGCTGACCCAACAGATTTTCTTTCGGCTCAATTGGCTAGACCGGCGCACGCTTTTGGTGGATTTACTAGTGAATTTGTCCGCACTCACAAAACATCCAGCGCGATTTTGTTGTTTTCGGCAATATTTGTCATTGTTCAGGTGATTAAGCCGTCTTTTTTATATAATCGCGATGGTTCTCTCCGTGCTTTTGGAATTGGAACAAAAAATAAGACGGTTGTGCCAATGTGGTTGGTTGCTATAATTCTGGGTATTATGTCGTATTTTGTGGTTCTGCAAGTATAGATTGGCCTAAGAAATTTAGTTTGATTGATGCTTTATGGTATTCGTCATTTACTCTTTTTGTATTTGCTACAAAAGACACCAGCTCTTCTCTCAATTCAGTTGAATAATCGCCGTTTCCGAAGAAACGACATTTAATCACATCATATATGAGTTCCTTTGATGGATTATGTGGTTTTATGATGGATAGAAGAGGAATTGTGTTGAAAACAAAGAGGTGCATCTTATTGCGAATTTCATCGTATCTATTTGGGTCAGAATACTCCGATTTGTCGTGAATTACATGTGTTCCGGCATAACTATAAAGCAATGGAAAGAGGTCCTGCTCATAAAATCCATTTAAAGCACACAACTCGGCTAATGGATGAGAGAACTTTAATTTATGTGTAGTCATAATAACAATATAAATGAGTTGTCTTTAAATGAATTAAAGTGTATTTGTAGTCAAATTCAAGCCGAATAAAATTTTAATCCCTTACATAATAAACTTTCTCTTTCTTCTTTTTCTCCACTTTGTCTGCTTCCTTCTTCCATTCATCGTGTTGCTGTTTCATAAACTCCGCACTACGCTTACATTTCGAGTTGCTTATGTAACTGAATGTAATCGACGAAATAAGTATGCCGGCCAAAAGGTACCAAACGAATTCAGCTACAATATCCTTCATTCGAACGAGCTTAAACAGTCTTTCCTTGGATTCTTGTGTAACCTTCGCTGAAAGCATTCCAGATGACTGCATTTTTTCCCAGAAATCGTCGAAATTCGCCGGGGTTATCTCATTAATCATCAGCGAATTGTCCTCATATATGGCCTGTAATGCTTTATTGCTTATTTTTGACGGTAAAATTGCATTAAACGCGTCCTTGATTCCACCCACTCTGGCCGCCAAGTAGCCAAATGTATTGGAAAACGGCGACTTCCACCCCGGAAACATCATAAAGAGGACACTGAGAGAACCGAAAATAATAGTCCAGGGAAATATAGTTGTTGTAAATGCGAGAGCAGGTTGTTTAAAGCCACAAATCTGGTTAGTCAACGCTATATTGAGGAAGAATTGCGATATAAAAATGAGGGCAAAGTAAATTATTGTGACGGCCCTGTTATCAATAAAGTATTTAAGGATTGAATATGCCAGTGTGAGGACAATGAACAAAATGAGAGAAAGTATGGAAAGATTCATCATCGTATATTTATATAGATATTCGACAATAAAATTTATTAGTAAATCGTATATATGAGCAGTTCACCAACATTAATAGAACCGGGTGTAAAGTATTTTTTCAACCAAACCCTTAAACAATGCAATGTTAAGCGGAACAATCTCTACAATACACTCTGTAATTTGGGACTATTTGCCGCATTTTTAGGCATTTTTCTCTCCATTCTGTATTACAAAAAGAAGTCTAAGAAAACTGCCACTGAGTTAGAAGAAGAAGAGCAACAAAAACAGCAAATCATTCTCTCTAAAATAACGAAGTTCAATGACGTTAAATTGAGAGAAAGCCAGCAACTCATTACGAATTTACCATTAATGAAAGGGCAAGAACTATTATTACAAGGATATTCTTATTACAAATAAAAATAAAAATTTTTAACACATCTATTTATATACAAATATGACAACATTAGAAGAAGCAATTACTACATATTACCAAAAAAAGGCTACATATGACAGAGAATATGAACGTAAAAAGGAGACTATTCGCAAAGAAGGGGAATTGTCAGAAGCAGAAAAGCGAGAGAAAATAAAGAAGATTGTCCGTAAATGTATTGTATGTGAATCGTCAGAAGGCACAATTTTCTCTCAATCTGGGAGGATTCTAAGCGCTATTTGCGGAAATCGTGCAAACCCATGCTCATTAAACATAAACATTGAGAGGCCTAGCGTTAAAATGTTCGCCGACGTTGAAGAGCAACTGGATGAGTCAATCAAAAAGTTAAAGGATGACGTCATCCGCAGTAAATACAACATTTTATTCAATTTCTCTCAGTTTGACTCGGCGTTCGTAGACAGAGCAGATGAAATCCGTAAGAAGATAAAGGATTATGATGATTTGAAGAAGAAATACACTGAATTGTATAGCAAGGCATCGCGAATTGAGGAGAGAAAGGAGAAAGCACTTAAAGAGGAGTATGATTTCTTGGTAAAGGTCGTCGAATTAAAAGCCATTTTAAAAGAACCAGACTCTTATAGAAGTGCGACAGAGCATTATGCTAACATCTTGTTGCCAATGTTGAGCAATATTCGCAAGGAAAAATATGATTCGATTGATATAGTGAGAGAAACGACAGACGGCAATGTTCTTATTAACGAGGACAAGTCTGATAAAGGCGAATACAAGCGTCTTATCCGTGAGCGTGTTTCTCTCAATAACGAACTTATATCAGTGACATCCGGTATGATTAACTCTAACGAATACAAAAAGGCAAAGAAGGCAACAGCAACAGCAAAAGCAAAGAAGACATCAACGACTAAAGGCACATTGAAAAAGAAGAAGTTGGTTGTTTCTGAGGAAGCAGAAGAAATATCTCCTTAAAATGTATACACTATGAGATTTATTGACGTTCCTACATTTATTGTAGCATTCGCAATTGGCCTCTTTTTCGTATATGTATCTGCCCCTAAAAAACAGACCATATTCGTTTATCCGACGCCTGACAACCACAAAGACATTATTTACAAGGATCGCGCAGGAATGTGCTTCTCATTTAAACCGGTTGAAACCGAAGAACCAGCTGACAAAGGTCTTTTAGGCATTTTTCCAGTCCAGTCTATCAATAAAGGCCTCGTAGACCAGCAATAAAATATGAGTGTAATGTATCTAGAAAATGAACTTCAGTCGCATTCTTCACTCCGAATATGGGCGCTATATAATCTCAATAATACTAGGACTTGGGTTGGCTACACTCTTTCGTAGGGTATGTAAGGAGAGAAATTGTCTTATGTTTAGAGCGCCTGATTTAGAAGAAATAAAGCAGAAAACCTATAAATTTAATGGAAAACACTATAAATTTGAGGAAAACCCCGAATCGTGTGATGGACGCAAGAAAATCGTTCAATTCTCTTAAATTACTTATTTTTCGTTTATATAAACAGGAAAATGAATGCCAATGCTACGCGTATAGATGATTTACCTGGTGGAAGCGGTCCGGCTGTGAGTCCTTCTTTGCCTTCAGCGCTCGAGCCAATATCAACAAGCGTTCACGAGCAAGCCCAGAGTGCTCCAGCGATGTTGCCGCAAATGGGGGGAGGAGCACCAATTTATAACCCAAATGCGTTTTCTCCTTCACAAACATCACAACAGGTTTCAAGTGACACAATTAATCAGATTATGAGCACGATTAATATGGCAGGGAATCAGTTGCCCAGTCGTGATATTCCAATGATGAACCCACACGACAACCAATCGCGACCTAATTACATCCCAGAAAACAACAATTATGTTCAGCAGTATTCTGATTTTGCTGAAATTGCTAGACAAAACAAGGAAAAAGACGGAAAACAGGGCGACATTTTTGAAAGACTTCAAACTCCAATTATGTGCGCTGTCATCTTTTTCTTATTTCAACTGCCAATTGTGCGTAAATCGCTGTTCAAATACTTGCCTTCTCTCTATTTTACAGATGGAAATCCCAAGATAAGCGCACTCCTTATACAGGCTATTTCGGTTGCAGTCGCAGTTTACTTGCTTAACACGTTTACTCAGTGAAATTATTGTAGCTCGTTTTTATATTATGTCAACAGACATCGAAATATTTAACAAGCAAATAGGGCTAATGATAGACAATTTAGAAAAACCACCTAAGTTTGGCGACGTCAACTTGGTGTTTGAGGGCGGTTCTCTCAATGGCTATTATTTATATGGTGTTGCCATGTTTTTGAAAGAGTTGGAGAGAAGAGGGGCGATGCGAGTTGTGAAAGTTTCGGGCACAAGCATAGGAGCTTATATAGCGTTTCATTACTTAAATAATACACTCAATGATGCTTATAAACATACAATTCACGCTAAACAATCTATTATAGAACGGCTCAACATGTCTTGCTTTAAAGATGCAGTCGCAGTTGATTTGTCTGGTATAAAAGTAAATCATCTTAATGGACGTCTGTTTGTGTCATATTATGAAGTTGCTCCCGAGAGAAAACGCGTCATTCAGAGTGAATTTGCTGATGCGAGCGATTTACGAGATGCCTTGTGTGCGTCGGCCTATTTGCCGGTGCTTATGGATGGTGGAATGACGTATCCATGCAATTCCGATGGGAGACAGTGTATTGACGGCGGGATGCCTTATTTGTTTTGTGGTGAAAACGAGAAAACATTGTATGTTAAGTTGAGTGGGTGGGATAAACTGGGAAAAATGTTTAGCCACCGTGGAGAGAAAAACGCACGCGGACGAGTATGTGAAGGTATTGTGACGGCATATAATTTTTTCTTATATGGCGAAACTTCTAGTGATATGTGTAGTTGGGTGGAAAATTGGGGGACTCTTGACCGTCTTTTGTATTATTTCAAACATTTATTTTGCCTAATTTTGTCGCTCGTTATTTGTAGCATCGCACTAGGATGGCGATGGTTTGTCTCAAATAACCCCGGATATGATGCCATTATTTATGGTCTATTAAATGACGCCGATTTAAGTATTTTAAAGGCAGTGGGCCAACAAATAAAAGATGCATTAAAAGATATTTTGATTGTTATAATGAAATAACGGGTGTAATGAAATAATAATTGACTTTTTCATTGCGGTGGTTGTGTAAGTGGCGCTATTGTTTGTGTATCATTCCAAGTTCTTACTGAACCATTCCATTCCAACTTATTAGTGCTCGGACTACGCTTATACTTTAACACTGAGAAACCGCCGGGCACGATGGCAGGAAGCACCCAGTTTCGTTCCTTGTAAATGATTGTTCCATCACCATCAACTTGTTTTCCATCAATCAATTCAAACGCAGTGGTTTCCATGAGAGAATCAGAATTAAATTGCATGAGACCGTCGATTGTGTCAGCTGGATTGAGCGCATCATTGATTAGCTTATTCTTGGTGCTATCACTGATGTAATTGTCCTTGAAACCGATAACAGTTGCTTCGAGGTTAGGACACAGCCAATGAGACTTGTAAATAACTAGAACATTGGTATATCCATAGGTGTTTGCTCGGGAAAGCACTTTTCTTGCTGAGCAATTTCGATGATAAGCAGAAACAGACGCGTAGCCAATGATTCCGGCTAGTGCGAGCATTTTTAGGTGAGTTGATTATAATATAAATAGTTTCATGCCTTTAAATCTGTTTCGACTGATGCTTTTGTGTCGCAATAATACTTATGTTTCAACATAAATTCTTTCATAAATTTGGGTTGAAATTTGCAAACCGGGACGAGTTTGCTATCTTTTTTTAATTCATTATTATCAATCACACGAGGATTTGTTTTTACGCAACGTAATTTATTCTGAAAAGTATAATTAACAGGAAAACAGACATACCACTCAGTAAAAGAATCCATTTTTGTTTTGTGTTGTGTTATTAATGTTTGTGTGTTTGTTTTTATATCAGTTGCGTGAAAACATAATCACGTCCATCGTCATAAACATCCATTTCGGCAACCTTTGTCCATGTATCATATTTTTTAGCATAAATTTCGTCCTTATATTGTGGATGAGCGGTTTCTTCAATTGCTGCGCGTAAATCATGGATTGACCGTATGTTTGCCGAATTTCCAGTTAAATCCTCAGGAGTTCCATACATCGTTTCATAATACACGTCTCCTCTGTATATCTTGTCCTTCCAAAAATTATAAGATTTATATTTGTTCAACTCATAGAACGCTCGCAAATCATGTGATGCATTGGGCGCAACTGGCATAATGTTGTAAAAAGATGAATCGCTGGTGCTTACAGTCGCATACCCCTGCTTAGATCCACATTCAGGTTGGCATTCATTCGTGTTACATATGATGTCATGTATAATGCTATGTGTGTCGGTTGTCCCATTTCTCACATAATTGCGGCCATAGTCAATAATTTTTACTAAGTATTCACTTGGAAATTCATAAACCTTGCCCTTTGAATGGTATCTCATTAAAATGTAGTTATTTCCCGAATATGGCTTATATACGCAGACATTTTCACCATGTAAATCATAGTGAGTATACTTGTCACCGATGACAGATAGGGCGAAATACACTTGATAAAACAAATATGGGAAATCGTACTCGTTTTCTATGTATTTCGTTATCAACAGTTCCTCGATTGTCATAAAGTTATTGAAATGTTGTATTAAAATACTAAATGATTCGGAATCCACACACGAATTTTCAAATACTTTTTTAATTTCGGCGACATCTAATAAATCTCCATGTATAACACGGTCAATCATTACTGACAAATCGGTCACGTGTGATGCTTTGAATGAGGTTAATTTTCCTGCGATTTGTTTAGTTATCCGCAACTTCAGTGGTGATTTATATTTATAACAATCATATGTTTCAACAAAAACGGGAAATCTCGCAAGTAGTTTATTGATGAACGTTGTGCCGACATAATATTCGTAAAACAAGTTGTCTGCTGTTGGAGAAGCTGACGATTTTAGCACTGTATAAGCAGTATAATTGTTTTTATAGAAAGGACATTCTAAAACGAACCCATTTGTCGATGGTTTTCCTAAACTTCTAATATTGTCAACATTGATAAGAGACAAATTGCGGAAATCTTCAAAGAGCGACTTGATCATAACACCATAGTGGCCGATGGCTAAACAATTGTCTGGATCTTTACAGACGACTTGTAATACTTTTGATAAATTTTCAGATGGATTTGCCAATTTTGAAACAAGCAGATTTTTAAAGGCTTGATCTATTTTGTTTGGTTGGGGTGCAACTATTTCAACCTGAGATGCGACAACAGGTCTTCCAGCACGCATGGGTGTTTTTGTTTTTTTGGTGCGCGTATAGCGTTTTTTATTACGCATCCTTCTGTTTTTTTTAGTGTGTTGTTTTGTTTTTTTGGCTGTATGTTTTCGCATATAAAATGAACGTAGAAAAAAAGTTTAAAAAACAACTATGTAAAAATAATATATATACGTTAATTAAAGGATTATGAACTACTATCCCGAAGAACCAGCAATCTATCCCAAAGAACCAGCAATCTATCCCGAAGAACCAGCAATCTATCCCGAAGAACCAGCAATCGATCCCGGAGAACCAGCAATCGATCCCGGAGAACCAGCAATCGATCCCGGAGAACCAGCAATCTATCCCGAAGAACCAGCAATCGATCCCGGAGAATCAGCAATCGATCCCGAAGAATCAGCAATCGATCAAAAAATAAAAGCAAAACGTATGAACTTTAGCAAATTTATTAATTATATTTTGTCGTCGAATAATCTATTGCAAAGAATAGAACAGATTGTTACTACCGCTAACGATATGGATGATATGGTAGGATTTATTTATGGTGGAAGAGCCTGGCATTATAATGTGAATAAATATGGAATTTCTGAAATTTTAACTCCCGACGAAGCGATTTCAGTTATTCCAGGCAATATTGATATGATGTTATATAGCAACAACCCAGAATTTGAATCGAGTAAGATTTATGGCACATTAATTACAGAATTTAACGAAATTTATAGTGGTATCAAGGAGATATTTGAAACCATGACGTTTGTCGGAACAGACATTCATATGTCTGAATATTTTAAAATAGAACCCCATTTCGATATTAAAAAAAAAATGAGAACACTAAATGCAAATTCATCTGCAATATTTTTGTATTTGACGGACAACACAGACATTCCTAGAATGCGTAGAACAGATCCTTCTTTCGATGCATATGATATTAAACACATACTAAAACTCGATAATGACGAAGAACAACTTATTTTATATGTTGAAATTGGAACTCCATATGTTATTCGATCGAAACAATTCTTTCGTGGCGAGTTTGACGACATTTTAGAAGAAATGTTAGAAGATGAAGACCTAAAAGATGAAGACCTAAAAGATGAAGACGCTGATAGATCTGCAATGTTTGTTCGCAAAGAACAAGAAAGATTCATTAAAACTATTGATGTTGTAAAGTTTAAAGAAAACATGGTTGATGGTAGTAATTATTTGTATCCGAGTTTATTTGGGTTATTTGTAGCAAAATCGTTTTTAAGATCGGCAAGAACAAAAACAAAAGGGTTTGATGTTGACAGTATTAGGAATGATCTGTTCGATAAATATTTTTTTAGAGAGATTCTCAAAGTAGTTGGAGACCCAGAAAATGTAGAAACACGAACACTATTTTTAAATGACTTTATAGAAAATTACTTCAAAAACATATTTATTGGGACCGATAATAGCACGTTTGGAGATTTTTATTCAATTGTGTTGGTTGACATAATAACTAAAATGTTTGACGATCCGAACGTTTTTGTTGTTGATGAGAAAGGCCAAAAAATAGCTGATTTTACGAGTTATATGAAATCATTCGACAGTGAGTTACTAACTCACGACTGGAATAATATGCCAAATTTTAGAAAATGGATTGAAATGTTATCTTTTTCGCTAAATATGATCATGGAGAATGATAAAACAATTGAAAATTCAGGTGGAGATTCATTGAGACACTATTTACCAGAAAAAATCACCACAACTGCTGACATTGATTTCAAATTGTTTTACACTAAATTTGGAAACATTAGAGAAAAAATCATATTCTTATTGATGATTATGATTGATTTTATGAACACAAACAATTATTTCAAATTTGAACAAACATTTTCTGTTAATTATTACGGAACGAGATATGTTTTTAATTTTAATAGCACTAGACAAGAAAATATCTTGTCACTCAGAACATTGTATGACTTTATTGTTCCGTTAATTAGTATAGACGGTAGATTATCGTTTACTATATTAAAAGATGATCAACCAATAACAACAACAAAACATCGGTTTTCGCCGTTGGATATTGCTTTTTGGAAAAAGAATCTAGATGAAATAACATTAAAAAAAGCGGAAAATTCAATTCATTTTAGTGCCGATCAATTTAATTCGGCAATAATTAATTCTCTTTCACTAGAAAGTAGAAATTTAACAGACATTGAAAGACAACTAATATATTCAGGCGATGCAGAAAACATAAATGCGGATGGAATATATTTAACATGTCCAAGCATACATATGTTCTCTTTAATTGAAAAAACCAAAGACGAGCGTACTGTTGAAATTATTAGGTTAATGAAAGCATATGCAAGAGTTGATGAAAGAGATGACCAAAATAACAATTTAATGTTTATAATGCCGCAACCATCTTTTGAAAGTTTATATACAGATGTCAGTACGTTATTAACAGATCCTGTAAAACTTGAAGAGCGTACTCTTGTTGGAAAACACGAAAAAGATTTAAAACGTCTTGAAATGTTGGAGGAAAAAATGGCCTATAAGGAAGACAGAATAGTATTAGAAAAAGTGTTAAGAGATGTTGATAGCGTACGTGTCGTATCAAGAGAAACATCATTATATCACGTAATATTTAATTCTTTTACGAGGTTAATACTTTCAGTGTTTCAGATTGATAGAGTTCGTAGAATGTTTGATTCGAAATTATTGTCGAAAGAAGACAATTTGAAAAAATTTTTGTCGGACGAAAGTACAATCGAGATAATTGACTATTTAATAAGCGCTGATTCAATTGATGACGTTGATACTAGTATAATCTTAGCAAATGCCAGTTTAGACGTTAAACGAAACCAAATTATTGAAATGATTCGTTTATTTTCAAGATTTTCTCAAAAATTACAAAAAAGAAGGCATGCTTACACTCCGTATTCAGAATCAAAGATGAACATTTTGAAAATGGAGAATATTTCTCAAAAAGCAATAAGTGAATTTTTAAGAAAAGGTGGAGAAAAACGACGATCAACAATTAAACGTAAAGTAAAACCCCATTCCAAAACAACAAAACATTCCAAAACAACAAAACATTCCAAAACAATAAAACATTCCAAAACAATAAAACATTCCAAAACAACAAAACCTAAACGCAAACAGTCACTTCGTAAAAATAAAAAGCAAATAATACATAAAACAAGAAGGATTTAAAACCATTTCGTCGATTTCCGCTTTTTCTGTGATATTTTTCGCGTCATTTTTCGCTCCTTTCTCACAATCGCCGCTTCGTAAGGTGAATATTTGAGGAAATACTTGTCATATTCCTCTGTTCCCTTTTTATCTTTGAGTTCTTTGTATTTCTCGACTTTCTCAGCACGCATATCTTGGAGGATGGCGATGGTTTGTCGCAAATAACCCCGGATATGACGCAATAATACAAGGATTGCTTCATGAATCAGATATAAGTATTTTAATAACCATTTGGGTAAAAATAAGCGACATATTAAAAGATATAATAGTGATTCTTATTAAATAAGAGATTTTGGGATTTGTTATTGAGGTGGTTGTGTAAATGGATTGGTCAATGTGTTGTTTGTTCCATTAGCAGTGATGATTACATTGTTCCAAGTTCTTACTGAACCATTCCAATCAAACTTGTTTGTTGTTGGACTACGCTTATACTTTAACACTGAGAAACCGCCGGGCACGATGGCAGGAAGCACCCAGTTTCGTTCCTTGTAAATGATTGTTCCATCACCAACAACTTGTTTTCCATCGATCAAACTAAATGCCGTTTTTTCTAGGATAGAATCGGGCTTAAATTGTCTGAGACCATCGATTGTGTCAGCTGGATTGAGCGCATCATTGATTAGCTTATTCTTGGTGCTATCACTAATATAATTATCCTTGAATCCGATGACAGTTGCTTCGAGGTTAGGACACAACCAATGCGACTTGTAAATGACTAGAACGTTGTTGTATCCACGCGTGTCTGCTTTGGAAAGCACCTTTCTTGCTGAATGGTTGCGATAATAAGCAGAAATAGATACGTATCCAATGATTCCAGCGAATGCGAGCATTTTTGTGTTAATTAATATTTATTGTGGTATGCCTTTAAATCTGTTTCAATTGATGCTTTTGTGTCGCCATAATACTTATATTTCAACATAAATTCTTTCATAAAATTGTGTTGAAATCTACAAACTGGGATGAGCTTGCTGTCTTTGTGTTTCTCATGTATGGCAGTTGGAATGGTCTTGATGCGTTTGAGTTGTGGAAGAATTATTTTGTTGGTGTCAACCGGGTAGCAAACATACCATTCGATAAAAGACATTTTTGTTTTGTGTTGGTTGTTTATTATTGGTTGATTTACATTTAAGCCCTTTCAATTTTGTTTTAAATAACCTTAAATTCATAATCTCGTCCGTCATCATATACATCCATGATAGCCGCTTGCTCCCATCCTTCATATTTTTTCTTCATGTCATTGTTATAATTTGGAAATGCGGTCTTTTCAAGTGCAGCCCGAAGATCATGGATTGATCTTATGTGGTCAGCATCTCCAGTTAAATCCTCAGGCGTTCCATATTCTTCTTCATAATATAAATCTTTATATATTCGTCCTTTCCACATTATGTCATTTAAATTTGCAAACACTCTTAAATCATGAGACGCATTCGGTACAACTGGATTAATGTTGTGAAAATCAATATAATCTCCTTGAATAGTTTCGTATCCTACTTTATCTCCACAGTCCGGTTTGCATTTTGGTGTATTACATATAATATCGTATACTATTTCGTTGGTCGATATTGTTTCATTATTTATGTAGTTTCGTCCATAGTCTATTATTTTAACAATGTATTCACTCGGAAATTCGTGTACTTTTCCATTCGAATGATAACGCATCAGAATGTATTTTTGTCCAGAATATGGTTTATAAACATTTACATTTTCGGCATGTAAATCATAATGAGTATATTTATCACCAATAACAGACAACGCGAAATACAATTGGTAAAACAAATAAGGACCGTCCATCCTATTGGTTTTATAGTTCGGTGAGGTTTCATCGAATATATTTTTAAATGGGGTTAAATTATTGAAGTGTTGAATTAAAATGCATATTGTGACTGGTTCACTACATGAATCTTCGAACATTCTTTTCATTTCTGAAACAGATGTAAGGTCTCCATGGTCTATACGAGTAATAACTGTGTTCAAATCTGTTATACCAGTGTTGGAAATTTTTATTTTTTTCTCTGCTATTTGTTTAAATGTGCTTGCTAATGAAAGAGAATTATACCTATAACAATCATATGTTTCAACAAACACCGGAAATTGTTGTAAATATTTGTTTATAAAGGTCTTCCCAACATAATACTCGTAAAACAAGTTGTCTGCTTCTGGTTTCGCAGCAGATTTTAGAACTGTGTACGATGTATATTCATTTTTTTTAAATGGAATTTCAAATACAAATCCGTTTGAAGATGGTGATCCTAAGCGGTTTAACGATTTAATGTCAACAAGTGATAAATCACGGAAATCATTAAAAAACCGTTTCATCATGGGTATATATGCACCGAGAGCAAGACAATTATCAGGGTCTTTGCAGACAACAGACAACATTTTGCCTAAGTTTTCCATGGGATTTTTCAGTTTGCTTGACAATTCTTCAATGCGTAATTGTTCAACAGGGCTACCCCCTTTAATTGTTAGTTGTTTGTAGTGTGCTATTGGTTTGCGATTTGTTCGCTTATGTGATATACGTTTGCGATTTGTTCGCTTATGTGATATACGTTTGCGATTTGTTTGTTTGTGATTTCGGCGGGTTATTTTCTTGTGTTTGGACATTTAATTTATAGTTATATAATAAATATTTAAAAAATTGTATATTTATTTTTTCGTGTGCGTCGAGATAGTTTCTTTTGTTTTCTCTCTTTTGCATCTTCGTAAGGTGAGTATTTGAGGAAATACTTGTCATATTCCTCTGTTCCCTTTTTATCTTTGAGTTCTTTGTATTTCTCGACTTTCTCAGCACGCATATCTTGGACAGTCTCCTGTTTTCCATAACAATTTATAGAAAACCGGCGAAGAACACCTTCTTGAGAGAGGCGATTTCTCTCCTGTATCTTAAATAGAGCCTCACACATACAAAGAATGCGAGTTGGGTTGTAATAAGGACGATTCACATATAAGAAGGCTAAATACAAGTTCAACATAGTGTCAATTGTCGCAATCTTCATTGTTTTTCCACTGACTTTGACAACATTATAACTATGACACGCTAATGGCTGGTAAATGAATACGACTGTCTCTCCAGCTACAGTTATTTCATAATGGGGCGCTATAATTTCACCAATTCCAGGGCGTCTTATTATCTTAACTTTTACAAACTTGTTATATTCAAGACGCTCTTTTAATATGCGTGCTGTTTTCGCTGGATCGATTGAGAGAACATCAAAATCAGGGACATTTGGGATGTTCTTTTTGGCAAACTCAGGCAAATGTTTCATATATTGTCTCTGAGCAAATGAACCAAAGAACACTACACCATTGTCTGCTAGCATATTGAGACAGACGTGAAACAATTCGTCTCTCTCGGTTTCAGGCACATTTGTATCAAATAAGCGCTGAATTTCGATATCTTCGCATTTGACATCTTCAAGAGGATAATTTTTGTTTAAGAGCGCAAGACGTTTGGCAACCTTTTCCCAACGCGAAACATCACCACGAGGACGCGATAACTCTAAATACATCGCCATTCGCAGGAAGTTTGGAGGACAATACAATATTCCGTCGATAGAAATAGCATTTTTACGCAGATTCTTGTATAATTCAGGCACGATCTGTGTTAAATCAGCGACTGGGATGAAATTGACGAATACTTTAAATGTTCCTACGTGAACCCCCGATTTCGCCTCGACCTCGTTGTATCCCTTGCGAAAATAAATGTCAGCCAGTTTCCTGGCGTGGTCAAGTGCTTTTGGTGAATAACAGTCATAATCGGGGATTTCGATGTCGTGATTGTAGAATTGGTCTTCTTCTGGGAGAATATTGTTGATGGCCGTTCCACCATAGCAAATAAGTTTTTCATCGCGCATAAAATCCTCCATAATGGCAATGATGTCGCGGACTTTGGGGTCGTCTACCATAGATTTACCCTCAAGCTCCTCAATTGTGTCAACCGCCGTACGCACAATTGCCAGCTCACATTCTTGCAACGATTGACGTTTTTCACATTTAACCCGTTTCTGCTTTAAAGTATTTCTGGATGGCATTTATATTATTTGACGAGATATTTGGTTTTATTGTTCCTTGTTTTTTTTGGATTTTTGCGTTTGCGAGTTATTCGCCCACCTGACATTGTCGGGGTTAATTCCTTATTTATTAACAACATGTCTAAGTTTGTATAACGTTTAGCTGGATCATCTTTATAACTTTCTAAGACTAATTTTGGATACTTTGTAATCAATGATACTAAATACGTTTCATATTCCGTTTTTAATGATTTGTCGCTATTACCGTAAATGTTTTTCTTAATTAGGGCAAAATTGAGCTTGTTCTTTTTTAAATTTTGAGCTAAATATATTTGTATTTTTTTATGAACCGCCAAATTTTGTTGAATAGCAGCATCTTTCTCTAAACAAAGCTCATCATAATTATCAGACGAACTTAAGTTTTGTATGAGTTTTTCATTATCATATGGGTTGCAATACATTGGCACATTTAACAAATTATTAAAACACGATGAAAACAATTTTTCATCATAATTAAATCCCATTTTTTTATATAAACAATATGCACTTGAGTTTGTATATCCTCGGTCAGTCTGCAATATTACATTCTTAATATGTGTATTGTCATTGTAAATAGCATACATTATGATGCCTATTAAATATTTGCTAATGCCTTTAATGCTGGTGCATATAAATTCGATGGAACACGTGGGCTCGCCTGCAAAATCACCGGTGCTTACGCACGAATTCACTGGTTTAATATAAATAAACCCATTAATTTCTCCTGTTTCCGATTTATTTACAATGAGTGTGTATGGAGACGCATCTTCCACCATGTATTTCATAGCCTTTTTCATGCTTTCACTTGAACACACTGGATCGAATGCCTCTGTTGTTTTGGGTTCCAAATGCTCATGTAAATTCAATGACGCGTTAAATATGTTCTTTTCTTTTAATAAATCGTTGAACTTTGTTATTGTTTCTTCGGAAATTTGAATTTTCTCAGACATTTATACAATATGTATAAGAAAATTATTGCTTAAATTATGTGCTTATAATACGGCTTCTCAATAGTCCTAGGTGCGTAAGACAACTTCGGGTCTTGTGGTGTTGGCACTGGAATTGTAACGGGGAAATATCGCAATTTCTTTGGCTTCAAGATAAATGCGTGCCCGTGCTCATTAAAAAGCGTTAAATAATACTTCAAATGCTCGTCTAACGTCTGGTAATTCATACAAACGAATTGGCATCCATACTTGTGGTGGAGAGAAGCTGGCATATTCGTACTCTGATTCGTCAAATCAGGTATAACAATGCTCATATTTTTCTTATTGTGCTGTGTGAGTTCATCCGCATCGTGTGTGTATGTTACATCATAATTACGCAATCCTCGCAAAAACACTGACTTGCTAGTTGTATTTACCAATTCTTCAAACACTGGCACATTACGAAAGTGGTCGTTACCGGCATCGCACATAATTACCGCCTTACCTACGAATTCTTTAAATGGAACAGCCCCCAGGTTCTCTCCATGTGCCTCATTTTTATATTTCTCTCCAAGAAGGCGATTACTAAAGTGCGATTTAATTGACTTCGCCATACTCTTGTAAATATCCTCGCGGTTTGACTTGATTCTCAGGTGAATAAACAGTGGGTCGTTAGCATTTGGACAAGTTGCCGAAGAGAACGCATACCGAGAGACTATATTCATTACGTCATCAAACGGGAGACTATTGTAAGTTTCCTTGAGATTGTAACTGCTCTCTGACGACGCGGCGACAACGGGTTTGCCATTTAGAGAATAGATTTCAAAGTCGAGAAGACGAGCGCCCTGTTTGATGACCTGTTTAAGAGGGACATAATCAACATAGTCGTTCTTGAAGTCTCCGCCACAGCACGAGTTATAACTGCTGGCTACATAATAGTCGCGCAACTTACCCTTAAAATTAGAAGGGGCATTCGTTATGGACACTTTCATATTGCCAAGAGAATACTCCATTTCATTGTTGTTTGTGCGTTTTTTGTTGAGTTGAGTGTATATGTAGCTGATGATCCACAGAACTAACATAATTATGATGACATATATAGTGTAATTTATTATATCAGATGTCTCCATATTTTTATATAAGATATAGAGAGATAAACAATTAAAAAATTTACATATATATATCAACAAATGGGAGGAGGACTATTGAATTTAATGGCTCATGGGGCGGAAAACCTCATTATAAATGGTAATCCTAAAACGACATATTTCAAAACAGTATACAAAACTCATACTAACTTTGGCATACAGAAATTTCGCGTGGATTACAATGGACAGCGTATGCTCGACCTTAATAAGGAGACTGAATTGACATTTAAGATACCTAGATATGCTGACTTAGTAAATGATGTGTATTTGGTGATGAATTTGCCCGATATTTGGAGCGGGGTTTATGTTGATTCATCTGGAACAACTAGTTATAAAATACCATATGAATTCAAATGGATTGAAGAAATCGGTGTTCAAATGATAAGTGAAATAACCATTATGCACGGCGGTCTAGTTCTCTCCAAGTATTCTGGTGAATATCTCTCTTGTTTGGTGGAGAGAGATTTAAATGGCACCAAAAAGGAACTATGGAATAGGATGGTGGGGAATTTAAAAGAGTTGAATGACCCGGCAAATGCTTCTACGAATTATTACAAAGAATATCCAAATGCTTTTTATGACACTGATGTTACAACACCAGGACCATCCATTCTTGGGAAAACACTTTATATTCCTATAATGCCATGGTTTGGAATGAATTCAAAACAATCTTTTCCATTAGTCGCTTCACAATATAACGAACTTTTTATAAATATAAAAATAAAACCCGTTCGCGAATTGTATATTATTAGGGACGTTGAAAATTATTACAAAGTAAGTATTGCTAGTGAAATTGATTTGCCCGAGTATATAGCACCGAACACAACAAACGACCTACATCAATTATATAGATTCTTGAATCCACCAATAAATACTGGACAGATGACACGCAATAGCACACGTAATGATTGGAATGCTGACATCCACTTACTGTGCAATTACGTGTTTTTAAGTGATGAAGAGCAAACTAAAATGGCTGGAAATGAACAGAAATATATAGCACGGCTACCATATGAAAGAGATTATCATAATGTCACTGGAAGTCGCACAATTGACATCGAATGCCGTGATTTAGTAAGTAGCCTTATGTGGCGATTTCGTAGAAGCGATGTAAATGAGATAAACGCTTGGAATAATTATACAAATTGGATTGGAAATTATCCACCCGACTTCTTTAGCACGAATGATTTTCCAATTGTTGCACCACCAGGGACATTTAAAGGAAGACAAACCGCAAACGCAAATCCAGCCAATCAAAAAGAAATTATGTTGGATTGCGCAATATCATTTGATGGAAAATACCGAGAGAACACACTCGACGCTGGTGTCTATAATTTAACCGAAAAACTATACAAGACACCTAGCAACGCAAAAGACGGACTTTATTGCTACAATTTCTGTATGAATACAGACCATACTGACCCGACACCATCTGGAGCAGTGAACTTGGCAAAATTCGAACACGTCACACTGGAATTCAACACGATTCAGCCGCCAATCAACGGAGCAAAGCAATTTGATGTCTTATGTGATGAAGACGGAAATGTAATCGGATACAGAAAAGATGCTTTTAACATCAATGAATACAACTTCGATTTGCGTGTTTTTGAAGAGAGATACAACGTCGTCTATTTCAGAAGCGGACACGTGGGATTAGTATATGCGAAGTAAATAAGCATTCAAAATCCACTTTATTTATGAGTTAAAATAAGGTGGTTTAAATTAAATACCAGCCGATTTAAGATATGTCGGTTGGTCAAATGACGTCGGCCTTAAAAATTTGTCAAATGCCGTGTCATACTGATAATTGTAAGCCTGAATTTCAGAGCAATGTTTAACAAGGTCGCCTTCAGAATTCTGCTCACAGGTGCTTAATATTCCAATTTCATCGTCGCTTTTTATGAGTGCCCTGTCAATTCCAGTATTTGCTGCCGTCATAGCACCTAGATGACCGCTTTGTTTTTTTTCTAAAACACTGACTTTAGCATTATCAGGCACAGAAAAAGATTCCTCCGTTACGATGTTTATCTTGTCCCTAAACAGAAAATATAAAAATGCGACGACCAGTGAAAACAAGATAATATTCTTAAATGTATCGTGTGAAACCATTGATATATAAATATATGATAAATTAACGACAAATGAATTAGCGATTATTTTCCACCAAAATAATTGTTTAATTGTTGAGAAACAAGCACAAATGTCGTGCATTTCGGCATATTCTTAATATTATGTGCGTTAATGTAGGCACACGTAGAGCGAACTCCTCCCAAATAATCTAAAACGGTGTCATTGAGAGAACCTCGATATGGAACCTTAATGGTTCGTCCTTCGGATGCTCTGTATTCCGCCATTTTACCATAATGCTTCTTCATCGCGTGGTCTGAACTCATACCATAAAACAGTTTGTATTTCTTACCATCTGCTTCCTCAATGATTTCACCTGGATTCTCGTCGTGTCCAGAGAATTGACCGCCAACCATAACAAAATCAGCGCCACCACCAAATGCCTTGCTCATATCGCCTGGACACGTGATTCCACCATCGCCAATAATGAATCCATTGACTCCGTGAGCGGCATCGGCACACTCAATAATGGCGGACAACTGTGGCATTCCAACACCAGTCTTCTGACGAGTTAAACACGCACTTCCACCGCCAATCCCGACCTTTACAATGTCGACCATTCCATTAATGATAAGTTCCTCGGTCATTTCACGGGATACCACGTTGCCTGCGATGATTATGGCGTGCGGAAACATTTCACGCATCTTACGGCAAAATAAAACTAATTTCTCCATGTATCCGTTGGCAACGTCAATGCACAACAACTTAAAACGGAATTTGTCGGAATTCTCCTTAAAAGCAGTCATCTTTTCCAAGTCTGCGTCTGAGATTCCAGTTGAAATTGCGAAATAATCATCTTTTAGACAATCACTACGGCGTTCTTCTTCGGCAATAAAGTCTTCTACAGTGTAAAACTTGTGGAAACAAGTGATGATTTTGTGCTTAACGAGCGTGTTATAAACATCAAACGTGCCAATTGTGTCCATATTCGCAGCCATGACAGGAACACCTTCCCAACAAGATGGTGAATGAGGGAATTTGTTGATACGACGACTTAGAGAAACTTCGGAGCGTGAGGAAATAGTACTACGCTTGGGGCGAATGAGGACATTCCCAAAGTCAAGCTTAAAATCCGTTTCTATTTTCATAATGAGCGTAAATAACTATATAAATCGAGCTTGTTTTATATAGTTTTTATTTATTAAACAGAACTCGTTGTTAATTCTTTGGGATTTTCTACATAAGGTGGTGGCAAATCATTTGGAATTGGAATGTATTTGCGTCGTTCTTGAGAATTGTATATAATAAACAACAACACAGCCCAACTGGTTATAATAAAGATACACAGTGTGAACATTGTGCAATAACCAGTCAGTTCGATCCATTCGCTAACCATTGGATGTTGGTTGTCACGTAAATCAACAAAACACTGAAATGTGGCAGTTTTATTGAGAGAATCATACCATTCATCAACACTTTCTTTCGTCATAAACCCTAGTTGCCAGTGCTTTAATGGTGGATAATATATAAATCCAGCGTATTCTGTTCCGTTAACCGTGGCAATTACATCTACGGCTCCGTGATAGAAGAAACCACCATCAACTGTGTAGTTTTCTATAGTTGATCCGTTGCAAGTTCCGGGTGAATATTCGCTTATTGACCGATAGTCCATAATGACAGTGCTTGTAATTGGCAACGTAATTGAAACAAAGGATGCGAGAGAAACGACGAGAAATATATTCAAACAGTGTCCAGCCATTGTTGTTATATATAATTCATAGCATTATTTTTATTTAGTTTTATGATTTTTATTTAGTTATTGGACTTTTTAATTAATTGTGAATCATCACATTTTAAATATCTTCAGTTAAGTTATACTAATGTCATCCACTCAAGATAAAACGTCTATGAATAATTTAAGGGAGAGAAAAGATGCTGGAGGTGAAAAAGTCCCCAATTATCCAAACTTCTTTAAAAACCTTCTAATTATCATAGTTTATGTTCTCATTTGGGCGGTGCTGAGCTCAAATCTCATTTATTTATTGCATTTTCCTGCTCTTGGAAAATCTCTCCCTCACGACCCATTACAGTTGCCATATAGTGACGCAAAACTAGGCGGTGCTCCAAGCATTCACGGCGATCACGGAGGAATAAATAGTATGTTTGACTCATACAAGTTTGATTATGGTTGGCCATATAATCTCAAAGAGAGCAACTTTGTTGGGAGCTGGTTTGGTGAAATGATGGCTACATCGTGGTCTAGTTCAAGAGGACTCTTATATAAAACGTTTGAGCTCATTAAAAATCTAGACGAGCGAGTGTTGCTTGTAATTGGTGGGCCTCTTATGGCTCTTGCCATCTTCATATCGACTGGTGTTGGTTTTTTTTCCACTATTTATGGTTCTCTCCAACTGAACCTGCTTTCAATCATTTTAACCATTTGTTTGTTCTTGATTGTTCTTATTATAGGTTGGTTTAATGGAATGATAATGACACTTATGTTGATGATGTTCTTGTTTGTGAAGCCATTAATATCAAAAGAAGGACAGGATACGCTGAAGTATCATTTGGCAAATTATAGTCATTTCATTGCTATGGCAATAGGCATATTTGCCACAATTAATGCGTTTGACAATTTGGATGCGTCTGTTGCTGGAGGAATGTTGGTTGCTTTAATAGCACTTATCGTTAAAAGTGTGTTTTTTTAAAGGAAACTGAATCATATAAATCCGCCGTGAAAAAATAGAGTTCAATGTCGTCTTCGTGGTAATTGCTGAAATAAACAATATACTTTGTAATGATTGGAATCACTCTGTATTTTGTGTCTTCATCCACAATAGCCGAGTTTTTAATATAGTTGAAATAATTGTCTAATATGTCAACAACAGAATAGCCCTTGGAGATCATAGAGTCCAACATAGTCTTAGCAATAGTTAAATTGTCAACATTATACGGTGAATTAAATACGATTTTTGTGAATTCTTCAAAGTCGGCATAACTTATGATTGAACACGCAGATTTGGCCAGATCGATTGTTATTTTTTCACCGATCAGCATTAGTTTCTCCATATAATTAAGTAACATACTAACAGAATTATTACACATTGACAAGACGAACTCAGTTGAAGCATCATCGATGTCGACGTTTTCGTTTTCTTTGACCTTTCTATAAATCTCCTTAATCCCGCGCGAATCAATCGGAACCAGGCGGACAATGTTTAATCGTGATTGGATTGTGTCAATAATTCTTTGGTTGTTGCTACAACTCGTGATGAATATGACGTTATTACTGTATTTATCTATGTAATTTCGCAATATTTGCTGACATTGGTCATTTACAATAATATCCATGTCATCGATGACAACTATCTTCTTTTTGTTCGCTATTTTAGACGATATTGAACAAAACGTTTTTACTTCATTTCTATAGTAATTAATTCCATTGTCAGACAGACTATTTATATAAAGGACATTTTCGTAATAATTGACGACATCTGAGAAATAATCGCACACCATAATTTTAATGAGGGTAGTTTTGCCAGTGCCACTATTTCCAACAAACAGCATATTTAATGACACCATTTTATGTAAGATTTCCTTTAAATTAGCAGGAAATTGAAATTCATCAATTGTTTTCGGAGTGTATTTATGTAAAATGCTCTTGTTTTGAGGTGTCGGCGTAATACTGTTTTTACTGACGACAGAACAACACTCTTCTCCTTTTCTATTTATTTTCTTAATAATTATGAATTTATCCATTATAAATAATTATATTCATCTATAAGTATTTAAGCATTTAATTGTTTATCATTAATAATGAATTATTATGAGACACTAGGAATAAACGAAACAGCTAGTCAAATAGATATTAAAAAGGCATATCGTTCATTGTCATTGAAGCTACATCCCGACAAACAAGGAGGCAACGCGGATGAATTCAAAAAAATAAATGAGGCATATACGGTGCTTTCTGATGCGGAGAAACGCCGAGAATACGACTTTTCTCTCCGTTTGCCTAAACAATCGACATTTAATTTTCAAAATCCGCCTGCCAATGTCGGAGACGTGTTTAACATGATGTTCAATAATGAGGGATTTAGTAATTTCATTAAGGTAAACCTCGACAAAGTGGCTAAAAATATGAATTTAAAGAAGCCAGTGCCAATAGTAACCACAATTGAACTTACCTTCATTCAAGCATACGAAGGCTATAACTACCCTCTACGTGTTGAACGGTTTTTAGTGGCAAACCCAGATGCTCCTGACGAAAAAACGCACGAAACTGAAACTGTTTACATTACAATTCCAGCAGGAATCGACGAGAATGAAATAATTGTTGTGTCAAACAAAGGAAACATCATTGGAGATAACTCAGGTGACATAAAATGCTGTATTAAAATAGTAAATGAAACTTTATATACACGGCAGGGCATGGATTTAAGATTTAAGAAGGAACTTTCTCTCAAAGATGCTTTATGTGGGTTCTCATTTCAAATAAATCACTTGGATGGCAAAACATATAACATAAACAACAATGTTGGAAAAATCATTTCACCAGGGATGAAACAAATTATTCCTAAATTGGGAATGAAGCGAGGCGACTCAAGTAGTTATGGAAATTTAATCATCGACTTTGAAATTAAATTCCCCGAAACATTAACAAAAGAACAGAAAGAAACGATTTTAAAGACTCTTTAACTTTAAGAAATACGTTTTTGTGGTAAATCCTTGGAAACAATGTAGATTGAATTCTCAGTTAGGATAATGTATTCGTTCTGAACCTGAAGAATCTTGGCAATTGGACTGGTATACTCTTCAGCGCTCTTAACAAGCAACTTCTCCTTGTTGCTAGCACGAACACCAATGAATGCCGTCTTATCACACGAAGCAGTCCAATAGTCCATCATAATAGGTCGGTCTTCTGTGATGGCAATCTTAGAAGCGTGTTTATACGTTGTTTCAGACGGAAGAGGATACTTGAACTCATTCTCTGCGACTTGGGGAGTGGAATTGGTCTTCATAGTATTAGTGCGAACCAGTGTGCTTTGTGGTGCTGACGATGCGGGAGGAGGTTGGCTCATTATTTCTTATATTTATTCATATTAATTAAATCTTTAAATACAAATACTTAAAAATATATATTAAGACCATCTTATATGAATAACGACCCTTCAAACAAAATATTAACAGACGAAGAAAACTACAAGTCATCGTTTTCTCTCTCTGATTTAGACTCTAGTTTGATTGTATATAATAAAATAATAAGCACATTCATAAAGGACATAGCAGAAGATATTAGTATTTCAGAATTAAGTCAGTTTATGTTTATTATTGAGAAGGGCATTGAGACAATAACAAATGTATACAAGACCATCTTGATTTATACAAGAAACATCGAAATAGCGGAATATCACTCCGAAAAAGCCTGTTTATATTATATTGAATTTGTTTCTCAACTGATTGGCACGGAACTGAATGTGAGAGAATCGGTTTTGTTTGTCTACAAAAAGACCATCTTTGAAATTAACAATGAATGCAAAAAACGGATTGTAATTAGTGCCGAACAAAACGTGTATTTTACGATTTTAGATGAATCCTGCTTGTTTATCAACAAATTTATTAAATCTGTCTTAACAGAACATAGCGTCAATGATAATAAAACAATTATGACAGGCATTTTAAATGAAAAATTAATGGAATATTCGCGCAAATTGAATTTTCCAAATGATTTAACCGACGTTCGTCTCGTAAAGCTGAAGTTCTTGAATTCACTTATATCGGGATTAAGTATTTTAAAAAGCAGTCACATAAGAGTATTTAACATTCTTGATTCCGTGTTGAAGAAAATGATGAAAATGCACGGTGGGGAATTCGACATTTGCTTTTCAATTGAAAAATTAACAACAGCCATTGATAGCGATTACTCGCCTCTTAAAACGGCGTCTCAGTTGCTTTTAACATAAATAATCTTCTTCTTGCTTTTTTTAATGGCCAGCTTTTCACGTTTTTCAACGATGTTTCCAATAGCAACATTCCTATATTCAGTTTCCAAAATCTTTTTAAGGTATTGATAAATGTCGTTTAACAAATCTTCATCACAATGACCTACAATGAGAGTGCTTCCAGTTCGGAATATCATAAATGCGATGCCACGACACTTTGACTCTAGTTCTGTCACCTTTTTCCTCTTATTAGCGCACGATTTCACACACTTGCAAATGCCCTTTGCGTCTGGATATTTGTCGTTTTGAAAATACACACATCGAATTCCTGGGTATTTACATGGGTCATATTCACAGTGAATGCCGTAATCATAACGAAGAACCTTGAACAACTTGTCGCGGTCTATATAATAACCACAATTGAAGTTGGAGTTTATTAGAACAGTGTCTGCTTCACCTTCATTACACGTAACAACTTGGTCTGGAAAGAACGGCTGAAGCATCTCGTTGAGTTTGCGTATTGTAGTATCTAGCAAATCATTTAAAAGCATTCCAGGAAACGACAATTTTCCAGTGTTAAACACTTTCACATTTACCTCTTTGAACTCGTCTCCATACTTAATACGGAAAATTAGAACCAAACAGTTGTAAAACGCACCCTTGTTCTTAATGCGATGTGAGAGAATATCTTTGTTTGACATGCCAACACTCACTTTGCAGACATATTTGTTCTTTTTATTAATTTGCGAATCACCTTGTTCAATAGTTTCTTCATTTGAAAGAACAATACTCTTCTTGTTTTTGCGCATAATGCGATTGATTTGTATGTTTGACACGGTCGACGCCTTTTTCATCGCCTCGTCGTATTTTTCAGATGTTTCGCACGTTAGTTTGATTTGTTTCTTTATAATACCATCTGCTTCTTTTGTATAGGACATAATTGGTATAGCCCAAAACAATTCAGCAATATCAATGTCCTTTATGTTTAAATAAGTAATCTTCGTCTTAGTTGAGATGAAAATGTCGCCACATTTAGGAGGATTTTCATTGTCAACAGGTTCTAATTCAGTCTCTTCTTCTGATATAGTGCCATCATCATTAAGAAATGCTTCCCATTCTTCGTCAACAACGGTGGCCATTGATGCTTTTGTAAAGTTGTGTTTAAAAAAATAGCTTGTTTGGTTTCAATTTTCTATTTGAATTGCTTTAAGTAGTTTTTTCTTACATATATACATCATCACATATGCTTCGATCACAGCCCATACCCATCCCCGTTAAATCAAGCAATGTGTTTAATCCATCAAACAACTCGCCGTCTAACAAGTTTATTAGTCAACTCGAGAGAAGATATAAGCAATATTACAATAATATGTCGCCGGTTTTAATCTTAAGCAATAAATAAGATAGAATATATTCGGTTCTGACCGTTAAATTGTGTATTATGTCGCGAAATTTTTGTAAGTTCGCCACATTTTTGTTGATTGAGTAATAAATGATTTGCTTTATAAAATAAGTCTTGCTTATGTTGTGGGTTTGAACTAGCCCGTCAACGTCGTTTAACAGTTCTTTAATGTCTTTGGTTGCGACAGTCTTTAAAAAGTGCTCCAATGTGGCTTTATTAAATATTTTGCTGTTTATTAAATTCCTATGATTGCACTGAATATAATTTATCATACTGCGAATGTCTGATTTATATAAGTCTATAATATGTTCTATGTCCATCTCGTCTACGTCTTCGATGTTTTCGTTTTTTAAGATATTTTTAAGAAACAGCATTATTTCTGATTTTGGCAATTCATTAAAACGTAATGTAATTAAAACGTCTTGGAGAGAAGAATCGATGCGACTAATGTAATTGCAAATAAGACAATAACGAACATTGCTTGTAAATGCTGTTTCTTGAATGAGAAAACGGAGTGCTTGTTGAGCCGTTTTAGTCATAGAATCAACTTCGTCTAATACAACAAATTTCATTCCTTTTTTAAAAAGGCTCGATGATACGACGAACTGCTGTATTTGATTTCTAATTACATCTATACCCCGTTCATCTGAAGCATTTAAATGAATTACACATTCATTCATTTTCTCGTCGCACCATAGTTTTTGATATAAATTTACGAGATTGATGATGGTAGTCGTTTTGCCTGTTCCTGGAGGGCCGTAGAATATTAAGTTGGGAAAATGGTTGGTTTCAATAATGTTTGTCAGAATTTTCCGGTTTGTGCAGTCTAATACAATGTTGTCAAAATTAGTTGGCCTGTATTTTTCAACCCATGGTATATTCATCATTATTAAGGAGAGAAATAAAATAATGTTTAAATATTAATTTACAAAATTGAAATAAAAACTCATTACTATGTTAATGACAACAGCTTCTCTCCACATTAAAATGACCCAACACGCTTCTACTGGATATCTCGAACTCATCCTGGGCTGTATGTTCTCTGGTAAAACGACGAAATTGCTGGAGATCTACAACATGTACTTGATATGCGACATTGAATGTTGTGTTGTTAATTATGACAAGGACAAGAGATATCACAGCGAATTGCTGTCAACCCACGACAAGAAGATGATTCCATGCATTAATGTAAAGAATTTAGGAGAAGTTGCATCTCGAGAAAACATCGACAAGTATGACGTCTTCCTGATTAATGAGGGGCAATTTTTCGTGGATGTTTATGAAGTTGTGCTTGATTTGGTTCAAAACCACGGAAAGAAAGTGTATGTTTGTGGATTGGATGGCGATTACAAACAGCAGACATTTGGAAAGTTACTGAATCTTATCCCACATTGTGATAATTACAGCAAACTCCATGCCATTTGCAAGAAGTGTAAGGATGGTACTCCAGCATCATTCAGCAAACGCATTACAACTGAAACCGACCAAGAGGTCATTGGTTCAGACAACTACATTCCAGTTTGCCGAAAATGCTATACAAGTATTTAATAGTTCGACCTATCTGTAAAATATATTATTTAAACCATTTAAAATGTTGATGATTTAAATACTTACACCGCACACATTTATTTAATGAACCAGTCAGCAGCAGCAGCACCTAAAAAGAGAGGACGCAAGCCCAAGGGCGGAAAGATCATCGTTCCAGTGGTTGAAGAAAAGAACGTTGTAAATGTAGTAGAAGAGCAAAACATCATAGTTCATTTAAAGTGTAGCACAAAAGATTTGGATGAATTGAGTCATTTTGAACAATTTTCGACAGTGTATGACCCGACGTTTACCAATGACAAGCTGGATTCATATGACTTTAACGAAAATAAGTATGATAATTGTGTGGCGGTTGACAATAACAAGACAAGCATAACCGCTGGATCCAATTTTATTTATAATCCGTTTGCGTCGACTGACCCAAATGATGAAGGAGTCTTTAACAACAAGCTCATTTGGACAAAAGTCAAGGAGTTAAATAGCAATTACATAAACAACGAAATTTACAATAAGAATAGCAGTTGTTTCTGGTGTACTTGCCCCTTTTCTCATCAGCCAGTGTATATTCCAAAGGCGGTCGTTCAAAATGACAGCATCGAAGTGTATGGACATTTTTGCACTCCAGAGTGTGCTACCGCTTTTCTCTTTAAAGAAAGCATCGATACTTCGTGTAAATGGGAGCGTTATCACATCTTAAACAAGATGTATGCAAAGGCGTTTAACTATAAGAAGAACATTAAACCAGCGCCGGACCCTAGATATTTGCTCAATAAGTTTCTTGGGACTCTTTCTATTGAGGAATATAGGGCATTGTTGAGAGACGACCGCTTGTTGTTAGTGGTTGATAAGCCATTAACGCGTGTTTTGCCGGAACTTTACGAGGACAACAACGAACACGAGGACCTCAACAAGAACTTTAAAATGAACAGTAGTATAAGCGAAGTAATAGTTAAGAAGTCAATTTCTAAATCAAAACCGGTAAAAACAAAAATTGTTGCTGAGCAGTTCTGTGTGGCTTAAGATGAATTTTTAGCAGCAACCAGTTTTTCATACGTCTCGTTTACCTTGGCTTCCAGTTCTTGTCGGCGTTTCATAATTTGTGCGCTTGTATCAAGCAGATTTCGGAACTCAGTATAGATTTTTTGGTTAGTGGTTTTATTTGCTTCTGCTTCCTCGCGAATTTCATCTCCCCTTGTCTTTTTAGCGGGCGACATGAAATCTTTTATGAGAGCCAATATGTTGTATTTGAATTCTTCGAGTTTCTCTCTTGCTTGTTCCATTGTATAGGTAGTTTGTCGCATAACAAGGTTGGCGAGATATCTCTTACGGAATTCAAGTTGTTCTTCTTGTTTTCTTTTGTTGTAGCAGATTGCGCATTGTTCGGTTTTGAGTAAGTTGTTGAGAGACGCATCGACAAAGTATTTCTCTCGGCAAACAGGATGCCAAGAGTAATTACAAGAAGAACAGTCCATACTTGGTTGTTCGTTTGAATCTGATACACACTTTTGAAAGCAACACTTCTTGGCTGGAGATTCTTCAGTAACGGTTATGCTCACGTTGCTTTCTTCGGACATTTATGCGTTTATTAAAAATATTTATCATTTGTTTAAATCATAATAAAAAGAAGTTGTTTTATTTTTTTATCAAATAACTTTAACTGAAATGTGTTTATTCGAAACAATATAAACAATTGACACGATAATATGGTATCTTACCAACAAACAATATGGACGCCGTCGTGAGCAACATTACCAACGGATTTTTGAATGACATTTTGAAGGCCATCGCATCAAGAGATGAATTGGCTAATTATCAGAATATCATTCTTCCAGAGCTTCTAGCGGCGGTTGCGAAGTATTGTGCGTTTAAAGACAGTATTCTTGAGCGGTTTAAGAGCCAACCGACACGGACTGACACAATTTGCAAGTGTGAGCACGATGTCTTTATGACTAGATTGAACGAACAAGAATTGGCGTTAAAGGAGTGTGTTCGTCTCAATCAGGCCACAACAGAACGGCTTGATAATTATTTGGTTGAAGATACGCCGAACATTCGAATGAATATTGTCGATAGCATCATTCAAGAGAAAACGGTAGAAGAGGAGGTTGAATCAGACGCAAAAGCTGAGGAGCAAGAAGCTCGGGTTGATGAGCAAGAGGAAGAAGCTGAGGAGGAAGCTGAGGAGGAAGAGGTTCAGGTTGATGAGCAAGAGGAAGAAGCTGAGGCTGAGGCTCAGGTTGATGAGCAAGAGGCTCAGGAAGAAGCTGAGGCTGAGGAGGAAGCTGAGGCTCAGGAAGAAGCTGAGGCTGAGGAGGAAGAGGCTCAGGAAGAAGCTGAGGCTGAGGCTGAGGAGCAAGAGGCTCAGGTTAATGAGCAAGAGGAAGAGGCTCAGGAAGAGGCTGAGGCTGAGGAGGAAGAGGCTGAGGAAGAGGAAGAGGCTCAGGAAGAGGCTGAGGAGCAAGAGCAAGACATCTCCGAAGAAGAGATTGAGGTTGATGAAGAGGTTGAAGAGTATACATACAAGGGAAAGAAGTACTACGTCACAAACACAACAAGTGGTAAGATTTACGCGTGCACGGTTGATGATGACATTGGCGACCAAGTTGGCATTTTTAACAACGGCAAGCCTATTTTCTCTTAAGATATAATATAACAAGATGGCATTAGAATCAATATGTACACCGGCACTCATTTATTTGGTGTTTTCAATCATCCAAATCATATTAGATACTGGCAAAGGCCTTTATAATACAGCGTTTCTTAAGATATTCGTTACATTTTTATTCACCATTTTTCTCAATTACTTATGTGACAGTGGTTTAGGCGTAATTTCGTGGATTATAGTGTTTATTCCTTTTATTTTAATGTCAATCATAATCAGCATACTCCTCCTAATGCTTGGTTTAGACCCAACAACAGGCAAATTAAAGATGTATGGAAATGAAGCAAATAAACCAGTAGCAGACCCTCGTAAACACCAGCTACAAACAAAAACGTCTCTTCTCAAACACTTGGATGATGAATTGAATGCTATTGATTATTCGGAACTTGACAAGTGTTAATGTAAAATATCTATTTAAAACCCATTTAAATAATCAACTCTAATAACTTTAAACCGGTAATGTTTACATTTTTAGCATTTGTTTTATTTGGACTTTACCATGTTTATATTACAAACCCACAAGCGTTCGATAGACTGAAGGTAGCTGCGATCTTTGGCATTATTCAGTCTCAAATGTTAATTGAATACACAATTGCTAAAGGAAACAAGATTTGGAAAGCGTGTGAAAAGTATGTTCAGAAGAATCTAATTCCCCGAGAGAAAATCTTTTCCAACGAGCACATCCTTGATTGTGTAGCTATTTCATATCATTTAAATGACAGTGTGGGAGGTTCGATGGTTAGGCACCAATTCACTAAAAAGGACATTGACGAAGGAAAAATTATTCGAAACAATTCAATTATTATAACAGAAATCAAGTTTGATACACTCGATGTAGTCAAGTTGATATATCATTATGGCAGAGACTATTCAATGAAAAATATGCATGAACTCATTGAAAATCAGTTTGTGGGAGGATATCCCGACCCTTTGCGTTGTCCCTTTATGTGTGTTGATGTTGTTTATGCCGATAACAGATATGATATAACTGGAATGTTGAAGGAATACCTCTATTCTGGAAACAATATTCTTAGTACTCTTACTTTGGGATTTATTCGCATGCTTATGTTGGAGCATTTTGACGTTTTCATTAAGCCCAATACTCCATTTTCCATACACATAGTTGATCACGAAGTTAACATGAACAACATTTATTGTACTGGTGATGAAGTGGATGGTTCTTACTATTATAAATTGTAAATGATTCAATGAAAAAATGTGTTCGTTCTTCGCCAAACACATTTTTTTCTTTTTATTGAAGGCAACTACATAAACAGGGTTCTATTTCTCTCTTTTTTTGTTGTTTTTGTTCTTCACAGAAAGCGGTTGACGAGCTTGAGGTCCTGTGCCAGTCCAGCTGCTAGACGGCTGTAATCCGCGGGACGCACAAAGGTGTCTGGCTCTTCAATTGCGAGCACAACTTTGACAAACGCAGTGTATAGGTTGCTGTTGAAAATCTCGCGGCCTCTCGTGGTCTCTAGCAGGGGGAGGTAGTCGCAGGTCAAGCCTCGCTCGTACTGGCAGAGGAGGTCGGTGTCTGACCCGTATCCACCGTTTCCAGTGAGCCACGCGACGTGTCCGAGGAACTTCTTCTCAGTGTCTCCTGCGACGCTCCCTCCAACCGCGAAGAACTTCTTCACCTCGTTGTTTGGTCCCTTGTTGGCGTTCACGGAGAAGAGGAATGCTGCGAGCTTGCCATCTGTGTCGGTGAGGATGTTTGCGACGTCGATGGTCTTGTCTACCTGAATGTATCCCTCTGCGGGATTGTTGCTCCTAGCGATGCTGGTGATGTGCTTGCCTGTCTCGTCAGTCTCGAACTTGATGTAGCGCTGGATGTCGTCGTTGCTCACGTTGTCGGCGAACCACGTGTCGTTGCTCACGATGCTTGTTGCTTCTGCGAGTCTGAAGCCGATGATGGTCTCGAACTGCATTTTGTTTGGTTGGTTGTTTGGGCGCTGGAAATTGCCTTTTATACAAACAAAAAAAGCATTTCAATTTTTTATTTTATATATTACGACGTTAAGAAACTAATTATAGCGACGATGCCTCTTCTACTTTTTCATTGAGAGCATTATTAATCGTTCTTAAAATTTCAACACGTCTTTCAAGTTCATCGACCAGTTTCTCTAAATCTTTGATTCTCTCGTCTTTTTGTGATTGTTCAATATCCAATCCACAAATCTGTTCGTCTTTCAGTTTGAGCATAGATGACTTATAGATATACGCATTACGCAACTTTCTAATGTGAAACATCGTTGCATTATCCTCGATTTTTCTCTCAAACAACACATTTTGCATACATTCACAAAATTCATCCGAAAACACTTTATTGTATGCAGCATTTTGAATGAATTTCAATAAATGTATTGGAGTGTCTTTTGCTGCCAACGCAATATTGTCAGAAATCATATCTTGCATAAAATCCTTGATATTCTCGTAATCTGGATTGTTGCCGCACATTGCGATTGCCTTGGTGAATTGTTCTTTGACGTAGGGCTCCATCTGGGATGAATTGAAATAAAAGAAATATATTTAAGTTGGTTTTATTTCAATTTTTTAATTCAATTAAGCGCATAAGTGTTTATTCCAACCCATCCAAATATCTCGTGGATGATTTTCCACATACACAACAGAGCAGTAAAGATTTATTTGTTTGTGATGTATTCGTGGATTTTAATGGAGTTGTCGTATGAGCAACTGATGATGAAATTACCAATTGCGAAGACAGAGCGGACCCAGTCGGTGTGACCCTTGATGGTGTTGATAAGTTCCCCACTGTGGATATCCCAGATCTTGATGGTCTTGTCGTCTGACCCGCTGATTATGAAATTGTTTATGGCGAAGACAGAGCGAACCCAGTCTGTGTGACCGTTGAGGGTGTTGATATGCTCACCACTGTTAACATCCCAGATCCTTATGGTCTTGTCGTATGAGCAACTGATGATGAAATTGTTTATGGCGAAGACTGAGCGGACAGCGTTGGTGTGACCGCTGAGGGTGTTGATATGCTCACCACTGTTGACATCCCAGATCTTGATTGAGTTGTCGTCTGAGATGCTAATGATGAAATTGTTTATGGCGAAGACAGGGGAGTTGTGACCCTTGAGGGTGTTAATGCATTTGTGTGTGTTGATGTCCCAGATCTTGATGGTCTTGTCGTATGACCCGCTGATGATGAGATTATTGATGGCGAAGACAGAGAGGACCCAGTCTGTGTGACCGTTGAGGGTGTTGATAAGTTCCCCACTGTGAATATCCCAGATCTTGATGGTCTTGTCGTATGAGCCGCTAATTATGAGATTGTTTATGGCGAAGACTGAGCGGACAGCGTTGGTGTGACCATTGAGGGTGTTAATGCATTTGTGTGTGTTGATGTCCCAGATCTTGATGGAGTTGTCGTATGATCCGCTAATGATGAGATTGTTTATGGCGAAGACAGAGAGGACAGGGGCGGTGTGACCATTGAGGGTTTTTGTGGAGATGATGTGTGTCATTTTAGGTTTGTTCGGATTTGACTAAAAACAAAACTAATCAACTGAATTCAATTTTTATTAGGAATGTATTTCAAAACAAAAGGGTGTTTTTCTTGTAATGTCGCTAATATCTAGTGGTGGAAGCACACACTCTTTTGGTTTGTCACAATTATGACCGAACGTTCAATCAATCCTTCTCCATAAAGAACAAATTATTGTTTCTCTCCTGACGAGATTTCATTAAAGATATGTCTCAATGTTTAAGCGAGTAAATTAAAGGAAACTATATATTAAAGGAAACTATATATTAAAGGAAACTATATATTAAAGGAAACTATATATTAAAGGAAACTAATATAAAACTAAAATCTAATTTTACTTTAGCTCTCTCTCCTCCAGAATGGCAGAAAACACTGGGTTTCATCCGCTTACTGACAAATGGGTTCTTTGGGCGCATTTGCCACACGATACAAATTGGACCCTTCCCAGTTATGTCAAAATTATGAAAATTGAGACAATGGAGGAGATGATTGCGGTGGTTGAGAACTTGCCGGAGCCCCTAATTAGTAATTGTATGTTGTTCTTTATGAAAGAGGGTATAAATCCAATGTGGGAGGACAAGAAGAACCGGGATGGTGGTTGTTTCTCATTTAAGAGCAATAATAAGAGCGTGGTGAACGCTTGGAAGAACCTTTCTTATGCGGTTGCTGGAAATTGTGTGACAAAGGATGACGACATTTACAATAATATCACTGGTATCACGATTTCATCTAAGAAGTCGTTTTGTATTATTAAGATTTGGATGAGCGGTTGTTCATATCAGAATCCGGCGAAGATTGAGAAGCTAAACGGTCTCAATTTCCAGGGTGTTCTGTTTAAGAGGCACGCGAACAATGCTTTGGGAATAAAATATTGAGTTCTCTCGCAATGACAACAGTTGTTTAATTTAATTCTGCTTGTTTTGAGTTAAATTAAAAAAATTGAAATGCTTCATAATACTTATTTAAAAAGCAATTCACCAACCACAAGCACATTAATCATGTTTCCCACTCGGTCTCTTCGTTCGTCTGGCATTGGTCTTTCATACATTGCGCGTTGATTGCGGTTAGTCATTCTCTCAATCTTATTGCATCGGTAATGGATCAACGTGAGAAAAAGCGTGAGGAAGAAGCAAAGAAAGATAAGCAAGCCACTAAACCCAAGAATTGAATTAAAATACTTTTATCGCATACATTTTTAATGAACGCACGTGTGTTATTTTTGCTTACTTTTCTCTCCACAACCATCTCAGCACAACACCCTGTTGTTCTCATGCACGGCATTGAAAGCAACGCAGGAAACATGGTTGAACTCGCTGATTGGGTCAGCACCACATTTAATCGCCAGGTTATCAACGTCGAACTCGGTGATGGAGACTCTTACAGCACCGACACGCCCTTGTGGGAACAAATCGACGCATTTAAGGATGTTGTTTGTAACAATACAATCCTTCGCGATGGATTCGACTTTATAGGCATCTCTCAAGGTGGTCTAATTGGTCGTGGATATGTTTTACGCTACAATTCACCACCAATCATCAATTTAATCACACTCGTCTCTCCACACGGTGGTGTATATGACAAAAACTTGGGATTCATTGACCTTTACAATCCAATCGCACAATCCACTCTCAGTTTCGCCGGATATTGGCGGGATCCAACACATTTAGTAAGATATCAGCTCTTTTCGTCGTTTTTACCAGAAGCCAACGGGGAAAAGCAACTGAAACGCAATAAATATTTACAGGCACTCACCAACTTCGCAATGGTGTTCTCTCCAAATGACGATATAATCAAACCACAATCAAGCGGAATCTTTGACACCTTTAATGCCGATTTGACAATATTGCCACTAGAAAACAACCCAATTTACACGGAAGATTGGATTGGTTTGAAAACACTCAACGAAACAGGCCGACTTCACACACATCAGACGAATTGCACGCACGTTGAACACCGAATGCCCGTCTGTTTCTCTCAATTATACCCGATTTTGTTTAAATACTTGTAATATGTTAGTCCTTCTTATCAGATGTATTGCTCGGTAATGGAGTAAGACACATGTTAAGCTCGCCGAGAGAAGCCACCTTATATGTGACAATAAGCGGCAAGTCATTCTCAAGAAGCATTTCAATTGAACTACACAAATTCGTGCATTTAATGAAATAACTCAGATTCTTCAAGGCAAACTCGCCCTGAAAAATCTTCGATGGCGCGACTTGCTCTACAATGTCCATATTTCCATCAGATTCCGCTCGTTTTATCTCGCTTGTGGCGAATGGGCCTTTACACACGAAACTCAGCTCGTTTCCGACCGATTTAATCTCAATTCGGTCTGAAATGCTCGACATATCGCGCACAATCTTCTGAAAATCCGAAGAAGGCATGTTAATTATGAGAGAATACTTCACATCAGGCATCTCCATGTTCTCATCATCAGGCTCAATCAACTTGAGAATGTGGTTATTTGCCTGCTTGATATCACCGTTTTCAAACAAGAGACCCAGGTTATTCACAACGCCATCATCATAATCAGACGCTCTAATGTAAATTGTCAATGTATCATCATTATCAATTGTATTAATAATCTTAAACAAGTGTGTCATATTAACGCCAATAATGATCTTGGGATGTTTACACACATATTTCTCAAAATTGTTGGCGTGTAAGAAGAGATTGACAAGAATAGTGTGGGATTTGTCCATATTCGTGATACTCATTCCGTCTTTTTGGAAAACGATGTTTGTTTCAAGGAGAATATCCTTGAGAGCAGTCATTAATGTGCGGAACGGAGATATTTGAACAGTTTTAATCTCCAACACATAATCGTCTTCCTCGAACATTATTATTGATTAAAAACATATATACGCCATTCTTTATATATGTTTGCGTTTAAATACTTAAACGCACGCACCAATAGAATTGTATTACAATGGAGTCCGAGTGTATTCAAAAAATAAAGGATCTATTCTCTCATTACAATGGCGACGAATTTGTTGAAAAGAAAATCCACGAATTCGTGGTTGATATATTGCCAGCGAAAGTGGATGCGCTTATAATTGAGAAATTCAAGCGTGAAGTGCGGAGAGAACATCTGGACGATTTAAGCAATAAATTCATACAGTCATTTCTCTCTAATAACGAGCAACAATACTTTTACATTTCAAACACTGACAAGCACGTGGCATATGATGGAACAACTTACACGCATATTAACGCAGATAGCATCTTGTTCAAAGTATTAAAGGCTATTAAACAGGCTCCAAATAAAGAACTGCTTCAGTGGAAATACAAGATTAAGACACACATTATTAAGCAGATTAAGGAGAGAAATATGCTAAAAAATATCCCTGAATCGGCAACTATTCAGGCTGTTATTGGCCTGCTAACGGCCACGATTTGTAAGGATAAGGCTACAGCAAAGTATTTTCTCTCTGTCGTTGGCGATAACGTCTTAAACAAACATCACAGTTGCGAACTCAAGTATTTCATCGACGAGAAGTTCAAGGTGTTTATGAATGTTGTGAGCGATATGACACTGTCTTCATTTAAATACGCGTTTAATCCTGTTGATAACTTCAAATACAGGTTCAATATGTCGCACCATAAAATGGACGATGCGAGAGTCATTCACTTCGAAAATCAAGCTAGCTTGACTGCGTGGAAGTCGCTTATGAAGGAGCATTTCTTGGATTTTATAAATGTTGCGGCACATTATTCTGTGCGATATGGGTCAGCCGATAAGTATGCTGAGGAGTCGGATGTTTCTCTCCGCGAGCGTGTGTTTTATTTGAGAGAGAATCAGCCAGATGACATAGTTGGCAAGTTTATTACATCAAATCTCGTCTTTATAGATGCAACATCACCAGAATCACTAGATGCTAAACAAATTTACTATTTATGGAAGGCGTATTTGAGAGAAAAACAGTTGCCTATTATTCTGAATAGTTGTGAATTAATGACATATATGCCGGAAAATGTTGGTATTAAGAGTAAAAAGGAGTCTTATATGCCGAAGTTTGTGAATTTTTGGAACACTGCTGTTGTAGAAGATGATGGAGAGAAATATCTGGAAATCGGCGAGCTATTCGAGATGTTTTTGAAGTGGTTGAGAGAAAACGGTGACGCTTATGAGAAATTCGCTGCGACTTCTCTCAATGAAGAGGCCATTGCTGATCTTATAAAGGATTATGCTTGTGTTGATATAGTTGACAACAAATACTTTGACGGATATAAGTGTGCGCTGTGGGACAAGCGAACTGATGTTGGACGGTTTTTAAATGGGATGATAGTGGATAACGAGGAAACAAAGGCGACTTATAAGAAATACTGCGAATGGTGTAAAACAAATAATGCTAAAATTGTGAGCATTAATTATTTCAGGTGGGTTGCTGAATAGGGCATCCTTTTGTGTGTTGTCCCACAATTGTTGGATATTTTTTAAGTAATTCACAATAATCGCAATCATTAAAAAGGGGAACCAAGTATGGCATCTTAAATTTTGATGCTTGTTCGCTTGTTTTCTTTAATATTTCGCTCTTAAACATTTTTAATATAAAGTGATGACACTATTTATATTAAAATTTTGCGTAATTGTTGTTGGATTCATATGGTTTCAACAAAGACAACTTGTCTCCAGGCGGAAACACATAATTTTCCATTACAAGATAACAAGTATCGCATAGTTTTTCCGGTATGCAACTACAATTTGTAACATGTCCTCCTAACCGGTTGTGTGCATAAAAACTTCCATCTTGATTAACCTTAATTAATTGTGGTTTAAGCGAACCTGTTCTATTCTTATATAAGCAAGGGACGCAAATCGCACTTCTGTTGCTTGCTGGACATTTCTCCTCGTATATACAGTAGTCCGACGGCAGACTTGTTCCGGATTGATTAGAACCCATTTAATATAAATAGACTAGTTAGTCTTTATATTAAAACATCCATTTAATATAAATAGACTAGTTAGTCTTTATATTAAAACATTACGCAATTATTGCGAAATCGGCCGCTTAATGCTTGCGGGTCTTCTTGGCAGTCTTCTTAACTGCGCCGAATTTGCCCTTCTTGGTGAAGTATCCAGCCTTTTCAAGTCGCTTCTCCTTCTTGGCTGTGCGGTGCTTAACGCTGGACACAATGCGACCGTGCTTGTTCATCATAAGGTGTGCCTTGGTGAGGCCGCCACTGGTCTTATAAGCAGTTCCGTGCCAAACCTGAGCGCGAGAGCCCTCAAGCATCTCAAACTTATTGCCGTGAACGTGGTACATTCCATCCTTCTTTCTCTCAACGCGTTTAACCATTTTAATTATACTTAATAAGAAGAAAAAATAAAAAAGTGCGATGGTTTCTCTCTTAATTTTAGCGCATTCGCGTTCCGATTTTGAGCCGCTGTGCGGTTCTCACACGACAACTTGTGTTGCTATTTCTATCAACCATAGCATTATTATATTGCTTATTCTTGTCAAAATACCCAAAACACACTGGATAATACTTTGGCTGATGATTGAACCTTGTTCGTCTTGTGCGACAATGATACGTAGTTGTTATACTCTCAGTGTTTGTCACGCTCACATTGTTTGGACAAGTGAATTGACCCGAGTATGACAATTCTGCTGCCGGATTTGAGTTACCATTACATCTATAATAACGCTGACCTGGATGAGAACTCATTGATATATAATATATATAAATTACTTAAAATCTCACATTATTGTTATAAATAAATATGGATCGCAGTGAATTCAAGCAGTTTCTTTCTGACAACTCAGGAAGACTGGTTATCGTCAAGGCATATGCTCACTGGTGTTCTCCATGCAAGCGAGTTTCTCCACTGGTTGAGAGTGAAATCGCGACGCTAGTCAGTGAGCACGGCGCTGACAATGTGAAATTACTTCAAATTAACATTGATGAAGACGTGGATGTTGCCTCTTTTATTAAAATACAGAAGTTGCCAACTATGATTAGTTATATTGGAGGACAACCTATTCACGCAATCGTGAGTGCTAATGAACAGGAAATCCGTGATTTTTTTAAGAAGTCTAGTTGTTCATATTCGCTTTCTACAAATTCTTCCGGAGAAGCGAGCTTTTAATGATAAATTGATTTTAGCCTTTATAATCATTTCATCCAACAAACTGAAATGCTTTTTAGTTTGATGGAAAAGAAAAGCACTTCACAACAAACACGTGCTTCTTGCTATTTCTAAACAAATAAAGACATTTTTCTCATTCACACAGCAAAATGTTAATATTCAAAATACTTAAACTTATATTATTTATATTATCACAAAATGGTTGTTGACACCGATGTTGACATTAACATTGATAATTATAATTTAGACGAGATTTTGGCACTCTTCGATTTGTCGCACGATTTTAAGTTCGAAGATCTCAAACAGGCATTCGTCAATTATGTTGCGCCTCTTCATCCAGATAAGAGTGGTCTTCCGTCGGATTACTTTATATTTTACCGCAAAGCTTATGGACTTCTCATTAATCTATATAAAGGATGCGCTGATAAAATAGAGACAACTGATTATTCCAAATACGTCGATAAATACAAGAACGAGTTCAAGGAACAAGAGAAACAAAATCGCCATTATGCGGAGACGTTGATGAAATCCGAGAACTTCAACGAAGCATTTAACAAGTTATTCGAAAGCAACGTTAAGAAGACAGAAGAGGAGTCTGGTGGATATGATGATTGGCTGCGTGGCAACAAGCCAGAAGAACGCATTGCCGATTATAACCAGTTAATATCACATCGCAATCGGGATGTCAACCAATTCAAGCAGGAAATCCGCCAAATGACGAATAGCGAGTTTCAAATGGAGTTTGAAAAAAGACGAGCAGAAATGATTTCGGGCAATGAAATTGTATCACGCGATGGATTTGGGGCGATTTCATCGGCATCATCTGTAGGAGCGTCTAATTTGCTGAGTGGTCCTGTTGGAGACTATTCTAGCGCGCACGGTTCAGCTGGTTTGGCGTATCAGGATTTGAAACGGGCTCATACTGAAGGTCTCATTTCGGTTGATGTTAATGCGATGTCTGACCGATTTATGAGAACAGGTGATTATGATAAGTTCGTTAAGACTCGTCAGGACAAAATCGTCCCGATTGGTAAAGAAGAATCCGAACGGCTTCTGAATGAACAATATAAGAGCGAATCGGAAACAAATCTACGCAATACATTTAAACTCATGCAGCAACAAGAACAACAAGAGAAAATGATGGACAAGGTTTGGGGAAAGTTAAAGCAATTAACTTATAGTGATAAGTAATGCGTATTATTTCATAATTTTGTATTCACTATATATAATTATGAACGTATATCTCAAATACTTACTCTATTTTATTGTTTTAGTCGCTGTTGGAATTGTTTACGATAAATACAAGCAAAAACAAGGGCTCACTGAAGACCAGAAAAACTATGATTTAGTGAAGAAATATTTACTCAATGACGACACGATTTTAGGAAACAAACCGATTTTATGGATTCACACTGTTCGCGACGTGAATGCCCGTCATTGGCCATCTTTTCTCTCGCGAAACACGACTGACCTCAATCAGCCATATATTGGAATGTGCATTGAAAGCATTATAAAACATTGTGGTAACTCATTTAATGTTGTTCTCATCGATGACCACTCATTTGACAAGGTCATTCCAGGTTGGAACGTGAGCATAGCAGATGCGGCAGATCCAGTGAAAAGCCACTTAAGAACCCTCGCCATTTGTAAGTTGCTCTATTATTTCGGAGGAGTTGTATGCCCCAATTCATTCTTGTGCTTGAAAGACTTGAAGCCATTGTATGACGAGAAACTCAAGGATGGCAGTGGTTTCAAAGTAGACGATGTAATGTTCGTAGGCAGTCGCAAGCATTCACCTGCTATGCGCGATGTCCTCAATTATTTAGAGGCTCTCAATTCGCACGATTTCACGAATGAACAAGACTTTTTAGGCAATGTTAACCGCTTTCTCTCCACGAAATTTACCACGATAGACGGGAAATTGTTCGGCAAAAAGACCGAATCTGGTTCTGACGTTTTAATTGACGACTTGCTCGAAACGTCCTATGTTGATATAGCTGAAAACGCATATGGTGTCCTCATTCCGTCGAAGGAAATTTTAACCCGCAACAAGTACAAATGGTTTGCCCGTCAATCAAAGAATCAGGTTCTTCTTGGTAATTTAGCGCTGTCTCAATATTTTGTGTTGGCTTTAGGTGAATAAGATATTCAATCTCATATGACGATTTGTCGTACCGAATTTTCGACTCTACGTGAATGTCGTGATATTTACAGAGTTGTCGCAGCGCATTAACAACCAATTTATAGTTTATTGCGTTGACATCGGCGTATTTCTGCTTGGATTTGTGGTAATGTGGTGCGACATCGGAGATAAACTCAGTCGCAAGTGCGTTCATTTGTGCCCGTTTAAAGCAGACTTTGGAGAAAATGTATGATGAGTCATCAAGTCTTTCGCACAATTTTAATATGTATTCTTTTAATTTTTCGAGAGGATATGGAGTTTTAAAGAGTTGCGACATATATTACTAATATAAATTTTAGGAATGCGTTTAAGTATTTGATAAAAAAATACTTAAACGGGTTAAACTATATTTGATAAGTTGCAAATGTCTATTAACAAAAAGGCCTCATTGGTGGCAAAATTGAGAAATACTTGTCCTTTAAATGAACATTCTCATCGGGTTTATGAGCAACGTGTTTTCACTACCAACAACCTTAAACTGGTGTTGAAGTCTGATGATGTCGGCTATAGATTTAAAATCCGCGGATTGTTTATTCCGAGAGAACTAGAATACTCTCAGGATGCAGCGGCTGAGATCTGGATTGATGGTTTTAAGGTAAGCAGTATCCCAATGCGACTTATTTCGGCATTAAACAACGCACTAAATTACACTGATTTCAGTTTTGACGTCTTTTTCTGTGATTCGATTTATTTACATTTAATATGTCTCTGTGAATTGAGATTTGTTAATATGCCGAAAGAAATAACTGAGGTTGAAGTGCTTTTCGATGGTTGTTGGCTCAGTAACAAGGAATTGATGAGAATGAATGATTCCAATTTTGACCACTTTTTTAAACAGGTTATGTTGCCCGGAAAATTGGTGCCAAACAACTTGTCAATTCAAAATGTGCTTGTTTGTGAGAATAAGGCAAACATAAAGAGTGTAACGTATGATTGTTATAGTAAAAGTGATTCGTCACACGTATCAGTGTTTGACTATGATGAACGTCTTGTTGATGTTTATGGCGTAAGTGTAAATGATAAAATTACGGCGTTCAGTATGAACCCCGGAAAACCTTGGGATTGCCACTATCCAGAGGGGAATTTGAACATCTGCCAGTTTGAAAATGAGAACCTGGTTATTGAGAGAAAACGCGATGATGCGTCACAGTTTGATGTCTATTTGTTAGCGACTAATCAACTGCATTATGAAAAAGGAATGGCTAGTGTGAAACATTTATAAACAATGATGCTTATAAACAATGATGCTTATAAACAATGATGCTTATAAACAATGATGCTTATAAACAATGAACCACTCGTTTTTCGTCAAATCAAACGAAACCCGCTTTTTTGAAGGTGAATTTTTTTTAAAATGAGGCAACATCGCAAGCTGTTGATATACATCCTTATCAATGTCAATTGAATAGTTTTCATATTCATTGTTGTCCCAGTGTGTCTCATAATTTATAGCGTATTTTACTGTGCACGATTCGTTTAAAATTATTCGTATTGTCAGAAAGTGGTCGCTCTTAACATCTTGATAAGAGAGCCAATCATTTTTAGTATACCTTATTGTTGCTGGTTGCGAAACAGTAATGATTATGTTTCCTCGCACAATTTTTACTTGATGCGCCATAGCGTAGGTTTTGTGAATTAAACCGAACTTTGACATTAAAAAGTTGCTTCAATTTTTCTTGTATGACGACGCTTAATCGTTTTTGCTTTAAGCGCCATCTTATATGCTTTGCTTGTTTTATGATTGCATCCTTTGTTTATGATGTCAAAGTCAACAACAGCCGACTTTCCGCCAGTTATAGCGCTCGCTAATCTCGCATATCCCCAGGAATGCGCCGTTTGATTTGGTCGCGAACCTGATGAAAAATATGCGCCCTGACCTTTCTTTGTTATTGCCTGTAATGCTTTTATTGAACACCCGGTTTTCGCCGCAAGCTCTCGCGATGGACGTATTTTGTCTATTCCGTAAATATGGCGCGCATTCAATATGTGTGATGATTTTCGGTGGGGATAAGATGCTACTTGGCGACGAGTGTAGTATTTACCGCGTTTGTAGAGTCTTTTAGATTTTGCTAGGTCTGCCGCGATTTTTGCGCGGTCTTTGTTGGATAAACGAGATGGCAAGTATTTTAGCGGTACTTTGACTGACATTTATATATAAAAACAAAAAAATCAATTTTTATTAGTCCCAACTGTCAGCTTCGTGCTGAATGAAGTCATTCACTGACAAGGCGAAATCAGTGTAGTCATCATTTTCAATATCCTTGAACATAACCAGCATCTTGGTCAAATACATGCGACAGCACACTTCATAAAATCCGACCATATCTCCGATAATGTCTGGTTCTTCTTGGTTGTCAATTATAGCATTCTCAATCCACTCAAAATTTATGTTCAACCTGTTCGACGGCTCTACATTCAGCCCCTTGTCAAACACTTCTCGTTTAATGACTGGCAATAGGTCTGGAATATTTTCTTTCAGGCGAATCCACCAGTTGTCAATGAAAGCAATGTCTTCATTCGGTTCAAATGTCTCGTCATTCGGTTCAAATGTCTCGTCATTTATCGTCATTTGCTCATTCTTCATCGTCTTGTAATTAAATCGGCACATTGGGCATTTAGTATTCGTGTTGCGCATAAAGCATGAGAAGCAAATCTCGTGCTTACCACCGCACGGAATGACTATGAAACTATTCTTCAATGCTGGGTCAATGTCTTCAGTTGTCGAGTAGCAGACACAGCACTCGTTAAATGGAGACATTGTTGATGTGGGTTGTAATTTGCTTATAGAGAGAACGGCTCAAAGCATTTCAATTTTTTACAAAGACATTAAAAAATATCATTTATTCTTTAAGTTGAAATCATCCTTAAATATATAATTCTCCCCCCACCCCCCTTCACATATCCGGACAATACGTCTTCATACAGTATTGCCTTGGATTGTCTTCACCAATGTCCACACCACATGCGACACATTTGTTTACTGGTTCACGACCACCATTGTTTATAATCACGTTGAACTTGTTAGTAATTATGTGGGAAGGAGTAAACGTGAGTTTTTCTTGTTGGTTGACAATATTGCTTTCTGACGGGGCGGGTGTTGATGACATGACGGCGTTGTTTGAGAGAAAACAATAAGCGTTTTAGTATTTCAATTTTTTGGATTATAACATATATAACAACTTCTTAGCACTGTATTTTGTATTTTTATCACTTTCTTCAATGCCAAGTACTTGAAGCGTTCCATAGTAATCATATTTTAACAGTTTATCCAACATTCCAATCTTTTTATGAGCAACAGCATAATTAATAAGGATTGAATAATCGTGATTCAAAATATACAACTCATATTGAGAGAAAAGATCCTTCGCATCCTTATTGCCGTTTTCCAACATTGAGAGACATATATCAATTAGCATAAAGACACAATTAAAATACGTTTTCTCGTCGTCTTCTTGCAAACACTTGTTATTGGCGGCCACCTTGTTCCAACGGTTAATGTTTGTATTTAAAATCCTCATATGATAATGATTACAACACCTTATTAAATCCATCGCATAGAGAGAAATATAGTGTTTTATAGATTCTTCAATGTCAGTATAGCGTTTCTCTCGTTGTAATGAATTGAGAGAATCACTCCATTTTTCAATAGGTCGTTTCAATATGTTGTGTTCTGTTATTCCATAAAAGTTTAACATACTCTGCTTAAATGACAGCCAAAACTGTTCAATGTCATGGTCTTCGTTCATTTTTTAGATATATAATTATACCATCAATTGATTTAAATAGATTTTTGTATATTAAAATACAAAAAAGCATTTTAATATGTCAAAAACACAGCAGAAAAAAGTTCCGTTTGGAAAACCATTTGTAAGTGTATGCACTCCCACATATAACCGACGCAAGTTCATTCCTATGCTTATTAAATGCTTTCTCTCTCAAGAATACCCGAGAGAATGTATGGAGTGGATTGTAGTGGATGACGGAACTGACCCAGTCGGCGATTTGTTCGAGGGCGTGCCTTGTGTCAAGTATATTCGTGTTGAAGAGAAGATGAAACTGGGACGAAAGCGCAATTTCATGCACGAACACACCAAGGGCGAAATCATCGTGTATATGGATGATGACGACTATTATCCACCGGAGAGAGTCAGTAATGCCGTGAACAAGTTGCGCGCAAGACCGGATGCTATTGTCTGTGGAAGCAGCCGAATTCACATCTATTTCAAGGATACAGGCAAGATTTTCGAGTTTGGTCCATATGCTCCCAATCACGCAACAGCTGGAACATTCGCATTTAAACGTAAGTTGCTATCTGAAACGAGATACGATGACGAAGCCGAGATGGCCGAAGAGAAACAGTTTCTCAAGAATTATACGTTTCCTATGGTTCAGGTTGCCACTGAAAAGACCATTCTTGTTTTCTCTCACGACCAAAATACTTTCGATAAGCGCAATTTGTTGCTTAATCCACACCCGAAATATGTGAGAGAAACCGCGATTAAAGTGAAAGACGTCATCAAAAACAAGGAATTGCGTGATTTCTATTGTAATGCTTAACCAAAGGTGCTGACGCTTAACCAAAGGTGCTGACGCTTAACCAAAGGTGCTGACGCTTAACCAAAGGTGCTGACGCTTAACCAAAGGTGCTGACGCTTAACCAAAGGTGCTGACGCT